TATACAATGTTTTTTATTCCTGTTTCTCCAGGCAATATCAGTGATAAATCTGAACGTTCATCTCCATTAAGATTGATGCTTGAGAATGGATGAAGCTGTTGTATCAGAACTGTCTTACCACATCTATTCTTTCCGTATATCTGTATAATCTGTTTATCTATATCAGCGAAGGATAACTCAATCTTTTTGAGTCCCATAGCGGCATCCACACCAATAAAGTTTACTAATTTAATATAAATGATTTTCAAAATATTTTCCTCCTATATATTTATATATTTTATATGTCATGAGAATAATATGTGTATAAAAATATTTTTATTTGATACATATATAATTTAATTGATGTCATATCACAGTATCTGTGATAATGAACATAAATCATTATTATCAAAGAAAGGGATGTTAATTATTATGGAACATCAGCAGAATTATGAAGAAAGACGTAAGAACTTTATGGAGGTATTTCAGGGTAATACAATACTCACGAAAACCATCCCTGAAGTAGCAGCACAGCTCTTCCATGATGAGTTCGGTATCAACATTTATGACCATTCACATATTCCGATTGTATTCACTGTGGGTTGGACAGAAATACTGAAATTCGTTGGCTCACAAAAGGTTGATGAGTTTGCAATCGATGTTTGTGGTATCTCACTTGAGTATGTTACAGAATACTCTGAAAGTGATAAGTCAACGAACATCGTACCTCAACTCATTCACAAGAAAACTCCTATCTTCATGAAGCAGATGCATCAGGTGACAACAGGAAGTACATTTAATGATGAGCTCCTTAACAAGTATAATGCGTGGAGAACTGTCAATCTTGCAGAAACAATTGACAAGATTGAGAGAGATGCATATGCAATCGTGCTGAATGAATATGGAATCAATCTCATGGTATCAGCAACAATCTTACCCTTGATGTCAGCGACATATGCTGCTGGTTTACAGGTTGCTCGTGAAACAAGACAGACGGTCAACATGTACAACATATTCGAAATCGACGTTGTTGATGATGATAAGGTGTTACTGACACCTCTCTCAACGATCAAGCAGTATCTTAAGGATGATTCGAAAAAGTAATTCATAATCATTCGATAAGACAGCATATCATTAAATAATGACATTAAGAAATCTGATTCGATATGCTGTCTTATCTATGATAAATAGAACTGGAGGAAATTGAAAATGGCTAAGAAGATAACGATTGAACTCATCATTCCGGATAATGTGGGTAATGGTGACACAGACCTCATTCACGAAACAAGAGAAACATTTCACAACAACTTCACAAGAAATCCTGACTATGTTGATTCCAATGTGGTTGTACATGATAATCGGAACGGTAGTGAAGAATTCACAGAGACCGGTCTGGTTGTAGACTTCACAAAATGCAAGGACAGAATTACTGCAGCCACTGCACTTATGAATATATTTGAAGAATTCATACATCTTCCTGAATTTGTGAAGATGGTTCATGATAATAAGAATCTCACAACCGATCTTGAACACAGAAAGGCTTTTCGTCATGATGCTGAATCACTGGTTGATCCTGTTACGGGTCTCACAACATACCACGGCAAGGTTGCTGGTTCTGGTTCTCTCGAGGAAGCTCGCAATGCAATAGTAGATGAGATCTGTATGGAATTTGAGAAAGGAATGAATAAACATGAATAATATGATAATATGCCTCGGTGGTGCAGGATGTAACTGTGCAAAGGAAATCGTAAAGAGATCCTCACTCTCAGATGTTAATGTATATGCGGTCGACAGTGTGACATCACATATCGATCTTGAAACCATTAACAAGATCAACTTCATATCTATCATAAGTGATGAAAAGAACGGAAGCGGAAGAAATCGTGAAAGAGCACAAGCTATGTATTCTTATCACGAAGAAGGTGGTTCATTCGGACAGATGTACAAAGATGCTGTTGATGCAAAGGCTCCAGTAGTTGTAATTACATCAGCAGCCGGTGGTACAGGTTCGGGTTCTGTAGTGCCTCTCTGTGAAGCACTCATCTCTAGAGGTGTGCAGGTAATACCGATAATCATCTGTCCTAATATGGCAGACCCGATAGCATATCATCTCAATACGAACGATCTGATGATCGAACTTCGGGAAGTTGGAATAGAAACATATTCTATCTTCAGAAACTCACGAGGTGATGCAGACTACACACCTGTCAACAATGAAGTAGTTGATCTCATCGAAATCATCTTTGGTAAGAAATATGGAACCACCAATCTTGATTCAATTGATGATTCTGATCTTGATGTAGTTCTCAATACTCCCGGTAGATTCATCGCTGTATCCGCATCAGCTAATGATGTAAACACATTAAAGAAAGAACTTACTAGAAAGGTTCTTTCTGGTTCTCAGCCTGCTTGGACAGAAGAGGAAAGTGAGAACCATACGTTCATGACAGCATATTCATTGACATCCATGTTTGCGGAATCGGATTTCAAAACAGTGTTCAGTGAAATCAATTCTCGCATCAAGAATGTTTATGATGAATACAGAAACATCTGTGTTGAAGATAATAATGGGTCTGCAAACGCTACTCTTATTGTAGCAGGACTTCCACGGGCTGAGGTGAAAATCATCGACACTGATTTCAAAGAGGCTAACAGCATTGCTGAAGGATTGAATAAATCCAAAAGACCCAAGTTCATGAACCGTAAAAAAGCGGTGGTAACAGAGGAAACAGCTGAACACAGTGTCGAAGGTTCAGCGATTAAGAAGTTCAATTGGGTATAATTACAAAATTATTCTTGTGGGTATATATATAATTTAATTGATATGCTCACATAAGAATATCAAAGAAAATCAAAGGAGGAAATTTTTATGGTAATCAACCAGATCACAGATACAGATGAAATCATTCTGAACAGTGTTGAATCGTATCTGAAAAAGATTGGTACACCTGTTGGTCAGAACGGACAGGAACAGTTGTACATCATGGAACAGGCGAGGGATTATCTGTATTCTGATATTGCACAGAGAGTTCCGAGAGTTGCAGCGTATATTCTTTCTGCTGACATGGAGAATGATAAATATGCAAAGGGACTCTTTCTCGCGCTGTCGAAACACGCTCTCGATCCCGTGTTTATCGACATTCTCATGCAGTATCTCACAAAAATCAACAATCCTGAAGAAAATGGAGTTACCGGTGCATTACTTGTTAAGATAATGAACAAGTATATCGATCAGAACTGGAAAGAACCTACCAAGCCCAAGAAGGGTGAAAAGGGTAGTGAAGCTGAGACTTCCAAGAACGATACATCACTGCGTGCTATTGAACATATCCAGAAAGCGGTGAATCAGCTTCTTGGACAGATGTCCAGTATCATCAGAACAAGATGTGGTAATATCACACAGAGTGAGGCAAGTGCTATTGCTGCTTGTATAGCTATGAATAACAAGCAGACAATAACAGAAATCATCAATTCTGATCTGCCGATAACAGCTCAAATCTTCGATGTGTTATCAGACCCCTCTGTTCTCATAAAATCAGCTCTGCTGATTGAGAAAACAGAGTTCCCGAAACTATCGACAAACCAGAGTGCTTTCGTCGAGAGCCTCAAACGTTGGGTTTATGATAAACTCAATGTAATTCCTACCCAGACAAGTTATCAGTTCCTGGTTGCAACATATGGATCAAGAACACCTGACGTAAGCAAGTATCTTATCCAGATTAAGGATTGTGGAACTCAGTACAGCAATCTGCTTATCGTTGCAAAACAGCTGGTAAATCAATAATAAATACAGGAGGAAATAATTATGTCAATGAAAATTCATCCGAGTGTAGATGCACTCATCAAACCCATTGTCTATGAAATGACAAAGATAGACATCGCACAGCAGACCAATCCTATCATCGGCTCACACAATGAGCCTGATTACATCAAGGAAGCAAAGAAGAGTTGTGTACACATAACCTTCGATGGAAATGATTATCGTCTCCGTACTGAGAAACGTGGTGACAAACTCTATTGCACAGTGTGTGGTAGAGAAATCAATACCAAGTTTGATAAGAGTGCAGTTGATACAATCATGGAGTCGATAAAGGTTGTAAATCAGCTGTTGCTCTTCGGTATGCTGAACGGTCTCAAAGCTGAACCAATCGCAACGCTCATCTCTCTGAAGAGAACTCTGCCCTCAGTAGCACAGATTCTCAGTGAGCTGAATGAGTATGTCAAGATCGATGAACAGTCGGCTGATTCAGAGAAGAACATTGGTATCGAGTACAACACACCCGGCACCTTCCGTTCAATCACGAACATGTAATAATCATAATGAATGATGGGGGCATGTGCCCCCATCATTCTATCCTTTTATTAATTTATCACAGATGAATGAAAATGTTAATGTAATATTTTTTCATCAGTTATTACATAAATTCATTGTTGTTTGAGCAACAAACAAATCACTATCAAGGTTACTTAATACATGACACACATATGTTGCTCGGTAATAATCATTCATATTCATACCACGTATAGGAGAACTAAATATGAGATTGAATCGGGTATTAACCTTGAATCTTTCAATATCAAATCCAGTGCCAGATACATCAACTTTTGTCATATTTTCATTTATCCTGGCTATACGGGTGTCTGTCAGATATTTATTGAGAGTCTTATGTAATGTATCAGGAGTTGAAATTTTTTCTGTCACGTTATCTGTCATACTGATATCATATAACTTTTTCAACTCATTTGTTTCGACGTTTAGATCGTTTACATTAATCGCAACTATGTTCTGTGAATTAATAACTCTTTCTATATCAGTTTCAGAACGGATTGAAACATTACCTGCCATTGTTGTCATATAGAATCCATTATTTGTTTTCTTCATTCCACTCATGTCGGTATTATTTTTAGCACTTTCAACATATATCGGAATAGGTTTGAGACCATTATTGACGTTCGTATCACACAGATAAAGCTTATCAATGTCACCGTATAACTGTGACCCCTTTTTGTATAAACCATAATTAGCATCAAAGAATGAGAGTGTTTGTGTTATATTCATATTGGGAATCAGTATTTGTTCGAATCTACCTTGATTGTTTAATGGATCAATTACGTAGTCATTTATATTACCACGTCTGAAAACATCTTCAATGATTGATGCGATCGACATGTTTTTATATATAGATTGAACTTTTTGTTTCATACGATGAATCAATGTTTCATTATAACAATATATTTCTATAGGAACTTTAACATTTTCATTCAGATTAGAATCTTTTTTAACACCGTTGATATATTGATCCATTGAAGATGATGCAATGTTCTTATTTTCGATATATACTTTTGTCTGTAGAGTAATACCCTTGGTTGTTGATACAATTACTGGTGACTTTTCTTCATCATTCATTCTATATATTCCACCATCCAGATTTCCACGCATATAAACATCATCAGGACATTCTGTTATTTTTTGGATGGTGTTTATATCTGAATACAATCTGACTCTGATAATTGGATAAGTCATAGTATCATAATTGTTAATAATAGCTAATGACACTATATCTGATGAAGAAATGTTTATAATATCATTTTTATCTATGATAAGTGACAGTTTTATCTTATATAAAACTGAATAATTATCTGTGTTTTTCATGTAAAGTCCTCCTCACATTTTGATAATTTGTACCGCGTATATCTTAGGAATCGGTACGATTAAAGTATAATCAGAAAGGTATGTGAATTTACCATGTTCCAAATCATACAAGAAGCATCACTTCCAAAGCTATCTCAAACATCACTGTATGTGAAATTTAATGAGACCAGCAATATATCAGCTAACATAGTTGATGAAATCAAAAATTCGGGTAATACCCGTGTTAAACCCGAAGACATCCCTGAGATTATATCTCTGATGCGATTAAACGGTGATGCTATCGTAAAGAAAGCAGTTAAATGTTATGAAAAAGGTGAAATAATCATTATTAATAACAAAGAAACTTCAAAAGTTCCACCATCTCTGCCTTTTATAATTATTAATCAAAAAGGTAGAATAGTCGCGTATGTATTCGCAGATAAAATAATAAACAATATAAATTCATCACAAGAATACACAAGTCTCATGGCAGTTCTCGAAGCAGCTTACTTGGCATTGAGGTTATATAATAAACCAGAAATGTTTACAATGAACAGACAGTTGATGTTAACCTTGTGTAACATATACTGGTTAATGGTTATAGCTCCTCTTGAGAGAAAACTCTATATCAAGGGTGATAACCTTGTGAAAGCGATGTTGTATGCAATCTCTTATTTCTATAAGATGATTGATGGAGATAATATGTCATTCGAGTCAGTTCGAAATGCTAGTAAACGTTTCGTTAGCAACAAAATTGATGACACTGTAATCAAACAGATTGTTGACGAAGTGAGAGTTATAAATCCTTCATTTATGAATCTTATAGAGTTAATCATCAAGATTAATCCGGTTCGATACAAGGATCTCAAGGCAACATATCTATCATATTTTACATCAACATGTGGTGTACCATTAATATTCGCATTGGAGAATTTGGGTTATCTCTTCCTTCTTATTTCTTCGTCGAATTATAAAACACCCATAACCGATTATGGTATGAATAAAACAGTATATGTTCCAGTAAAGAAAGCGATAACAATATTCAGCTCCATGAATCTTATTTGATGAGGTGATTCTCCATGGCGAACAATAATAACGTTGATGACAAAAAGGGAGGATATCCTCGAGGCCCTTCAGCATACAAAAAATACGATGAGAGAACACTAACTCACAAGGATCATTTCCGAAATAATACATCCGAAATACAGATTAATCATGATGGTGATGTTGATAAATCTTTTCTGGTGAATGATCACAACCGTCATTATACACGTGATGTTACAGATGCAAATCTTAAAGATATTCCCACAACATATACTGATGAGAACGGTAATGTGATTCCTGTATTTTCAGGGTCAACAACAAGTGTCAATCCAACCAATGACCCAGACAAACAGGATATTATCGACTATGGTCTTGAGAATAATGAGAAATCTAGGATTAATGAAATTCGAAAAGAGGATACAGATATAGTTAGGAGACCTCCTATCTCTCCTCTACATCCATTCACTAGAATGAATCCTGCTACGGCACAGCTTTCTAATCTTACGACTTACAATCGTACCAAGTTACCAGTAGCCGATTTGGAGTTCCGTAAAGGATTCCGTCATATATTTTTCACACGACCCGAGTGTTATATAATGGCTCATAACCCGAATGGTTTATATCCAATCTTGTCTGAACAAGCGGAACATGATGAAGATTTTGCATCATGTTATTCAAGAATGCCACATATACTGAGCTTATTATCACCTATATATGTAACAGGATCTTTTTCACAGAATAAAATTAATTCCAACTGGAATTATCTTTTGTCTAACAGAGTTATGGGTCTTACCACAACATCAACGTCTATGGGTGTTAACGATAATATCACTAAGAGTATTGAAGGTTATACAATTACTCCAGCAATGTATGTTGAATCAAGACAGGGTTCTACAATTGAATTGAAATTCCGTGATACTAAAAACATGGAGATCTTTGAAATGATGCGCATGTGGATGTTGTATATGTATAAACGGAAGAAAGGAATATTCTCACCACCATACAATGGATATCAATACAGAAATAATTTTCTTCATGCCGACGAATCAGGAACGCCTCTGGGTAATTCGATTATATATCACCCATATGATCGAGCTCTCGAATATTGTGCATCATTGTTCGATATTGTAACAAATGAATCGATGACAAAGATTCTTTATTGGTGTAAATATTACGGTGTTTATCCTATATCATTATCATGTGATGGATTAAGTAATGATAATAATTCCGCATTAACTAGTATGAATACCACGGTTAATTTTAAATATCATTATAAATTGGAGAATGTCAACAAGACCTTGGTTGAATTCAATTATAATGCTGGAATAACCGATGACTTAGGTCGTGTAATCAAGTCAGTTGAGACATCTTATCCTTTCTTACTTCGGAATGATCCAACGGATACTGTTATGAAACAATATATTGGTAGTGCAGGAATGTTCACAGGTTCTCCATATATTATCATGGGTAAATCACAAAATGACCCTTTGAACAACAGTAATGAAATATTATCACCATATCTACAATTTATGCCAATAGATGAAGGTGAACTTAATTCACAGATCAATCTCGGTATCACTAATGTTCGTAAGGAAGATGGAGGCATCATTGGAATCCGGAGTGATGATGATGTTGCTGATAATCTAAAGAATACTGTATCTAACATTATAGCGTGGGGAAAATCAATATTCGGAAGTAATGGTAATAGCGAAGGTTCTCATGGTGGTGGAGGATCCAATAGATAATATTTTTAGAAAGGAGAGTGATGCACAATGGCATCAAATGAACAACTCATTCATGATTTAATGACAGATGTTGTTGGTTCAGATCAACAGGTTAGCAAGGATGAAATCGTTGAAACTATTTCTAACATACTCAAAGAATATAATCTGTCAACTGATCTATCATTTGTTCAGAAGATAGCAACGATGAAGTTTAGTGACAAGGATGGAGGAAATTTTGATATTGCTGAAATGCCAAAGGAATTGACAGATGCAGCATTCTTACCAGTTAATACGATCTCTGATATAGCATTACGCCAGGATTTGGATTTGATCATATCACAAATTCCCGAATGGTATACGGCGGTTCAGATAACACGTGATGCTATCTGTGAATCAGATGTTGTTGATGGAACTCTTGCTCGTTCAATTGTGTTTGATAAGACGAAGATGGATGAGTCTGAAACAACCAATATCATGTCGAAAATAGAAGAAGTTGAAGATCGAATGAAACTTCATGCTATGCTCAAGAACCACATAATTTTCGATGCACTATTATACGGAGAAAGTTATGTATATAATATACCATACGCAAAAGTATTTGAAGACTTGTATAAATACCGACTGAGTAGTGCCGACAAAAAGAACAACAACACGATGAATATGTTCGAGACATCTTCTGTTCTTAATGGATATGGGTATGGTGAATCTGCTGTCGAAATATCTCTGAATGATACAATAATCAATGACTCAACGACATTAAATAATACTAATACCAAATCAGGTAAACGTAATAAGAATAAAAATGAAAACAATAATAAATGTAGCATTTTTACTGAAGCTGAAATAATGGAGATAAATCCTGGGTATCATTCTAAAAATATCGATGAAGATGATAAACGTAAACAGAGACAGGAAATGGATGATGAATTCGATGAAATGTTAACAGATATTGCAAAAAATATCCGTTACATCAATGAAGATGTAGCACTACCAGTCATCGAAGAATCTGCGCATGATCTAAAATGTGTTTATGAAAAGAAATATAGTAAGAAGACAGAATTTGTTAATGAGGTAAAGACTTTCTTCGAACAGGTAATGGAAACATCACCTGATTCAATAGGACATCAATTCGAAAGAATTAAAGGTATATATACCCGTATATTACCTGCCACTAAATTGATTCCTATTCGTGTTGATAGAAACGTCATTGGATATTATTATATTTCAGATCTAACTAGACCTGAAGAAAGTGGTCAAAGACGTAACAGTGGTTTATCCGGATATACTTTACGTTCCCCATCTGTTGGATATGATACATTCTCACCCGACAAGATGTTTTGTGAAAAATTGGCGAATAAGATTATCAATAATTTCGACTTGAAATTTATGCGTGATAATACCGCGCTTCATCAACAAATAGTCGCCATCCTGCAATCTCATAAATTCAATGAGTCTTTGATGCGTTTTGTCTTCATACCAGCTGAACATGTTACACAGTTTACAATAAATGAAGATGGTATGGGTAAAGGTCATTCGATGCTGGAACCGGGATTGGTAACTGCACGAATGTATATGTTCTTAAAACTATATTCATTATTATATCAGATAAATAATTCACAGATTCGTGTTTATAATCTCCGAACATCTGGTATCGACAAAAACTATCGTGAGTTGGTACAGGAGACAATGAGAAAGTTTGCGGCTCGTCGTATAACAGCAAATGATATATTCAATTATCGTTCATCCATGACAAAAGTCAGTGGTGGATCAGAACTGATAATGCCTGTTGGTACGAGTGACAGACCACCTATTACCATTGAGAGTATTCCTGCAGCTGAGGCTCCTATCAATAACGATTTATTGGATTCATTAAAACATGAAGCTATAAATGGAACTCCCGTACCATCTCTAATGGTCATGGGTGGAATGTCTGAGATAGAATTTGCTAAAGAAACGGAACTAGCAAACACACGCTTCAACACAATGGTTAGTTCACTTAAAATTGATTTAAACAGTGATACCACAACATTCTATCGAAGAATACTTCGTTGGGAAACTGATATAGATCCTATGTTACTCAGGGATTTGAAATTTGTTTACAAAATGCCGACAGCTAAACAGTTGACAGTGACAGCTGAAATGATTAACAACTTTAATGCTGTCGTCGAACTTGCTGTAAATATATTCCTATCTTCAAAAGAAGTAAATGGCAAATCAGATAATGGTGAAGAAACAACCGATGTTGTTCGTGAATATAAAAAGTTACTTATTGCTGAATATCTACCTCAGCTTGATATTGAACGATTGTCTGCATTAGCTGATAAAGCAAGAAATTCCGCTAATAAGATAAAACTTGATAAGAACAACAGTAATGAAAATCTACTTGATGATGAAGTTAAACAAAATGAGGGAGAGATGATGTGATAAATGAAACTCGAGAAAACCACTACAGGTCTCATTATAAGAGAACCTACGGATGCGGTTAAACAGAAATGTTTACAGTATTTCTCATTGACAAAACCTGTGCGAGAGTTTTTTATCTACAGCGGTAATGATCCTGATAATAAACCTCTGTTTGGAAAGGATAGAGATGTGATATATATCACATCCGGTTTTCTAGGAATAAAGGATAATGTCATTTCACAACTGAAATCACCCCATATTATCCAACCCCCAACTCCCAAACATGTTGATATTAAGATGAATCGTGAACCCCGTTCTGATTTACAACGAGATTGTATTAAAAAACTCACAACATCAACGAAAAATAAGATTACAGTTGAACTAAAACCTGGCGTTGGTAAAACGTTCATATCATTATATTCGATTTCCAAATTATGTTTAAAACCGTTGATAGTCACACCTTCAACATTATTGAAGAATCAGTGGATTGAGAATCTTACTGATCTGGGAATAGATAAAAATGATATCGCAACAAACATATATGATTCTCCCAAGAAAACATTTTGTGTGGTAACAATATCTTCGATTGAGAATGCATTACGAGATGATTGGGAAGGTTTGATGAAAGCGATTGATGATGCATCATTTGGTATAAAAGTAACAGATGAGTCACATCTACATCTTAAAGGTTTATTGAAATTAGATGCTATATGTAATATAAAACATAACTGGTATCTTTCTGCAACGTTAGGACGTTCTGATGCATCCGAGGATAGAATCCTTAACAGAGCTTTATCAGATGCAGATAGGTTCATTGGTAATTCTTTATACACAGAATACCAACACGAATACGTTGAAGTGTATTTACAAGATATTTGGTATCATCCTTCAACGAAACTATGTGAACAAACTTTCAAGTATGGTTCTAAAGGATTAATACGTTCAACCTATTACAACATGCTGATGCAATATCGTGACGGTAAACCTTTTCTCAATAACATAATCACAATGATTAAGCGTACAAAGAGTGTTGTTCCATATGGAAAAGTACTTATACTCGTACCCATCATTGCAACAATAGAAGCTGTTATTGCCGAGATGAAGAAAGATCCATATTTCCATGTGTTTACTGTTGTGGGGGTTGATGGAAGTATGTCGATATCTGATAAAAGGCAAGCTTTAGAAAGTGATATAATCATATCAACATCTATGTCCATGGGTGTTGGTGTTGATATCGCTGATCTTGCTGCTGTTATCAATTTTGACCAATATGCATCGCCAATCATCACAGAGCAAATATTCGGTCGCCTTAGGACACGTAAAGACGATAAACGAACATATTATATTGATATATGTGATCACGTTAAGCAAGCTAAGACGATAGAGAGTTGGGGACGGAAAAGAAGAGTTCTTATTCCTTATTTCCCAGGAGCGGATCCGAATATTAAAAATTTCCCAAAAATATCTGTATAAAAGAATATATCGGGGCAATGCCCCGATATATTTAATTTTATATTTATAAAAAAGAATTAACCTCACGGAAGAATGCTAAGTCACTTGAAGATATACCATCTTGAGGTGTATCTTCCACACCAGCATACTGTTTGCGAGTATATCCATAGACATCTGTTCCATTTGATAATCCGAATGATTCATTCTTGTTAGATGTTAAATCATGAAGCAACTGATCTTCGTACAATGTAGGACCATCATATGGTAGAGTGTTATCTACGACATTTTCATTCACATTTTTCTCATATTCATCGAGTATATGATAACTAGATTCATATGTACATTTGGATTTATCAATACCAAAACGTGCTAAGTCGTAACCATATGTGAGTACATATATACAGTGTAACCATGCGAATACGATATCATCATGTTCACCTGCTTCTGCTTCAATTCTACCAGTCTTTGTAATTATGAGTTTTGATATGTCTTCAACCAAGAATCTTGCCAACATGAGATGACGATAATCACGAACATACCGTTTTAACAATTCCATCATTGCATTACGAACACCTGGAGTCACAGCAGTACCAATATATTGTCTATTTCGCGATCTTTCTTCTAATGTCATCGCGGTTTTTACATCTAATGTGATTGCATTCTTGGTGATATCCATTTTTGGATCATGATAAAATCTATCGACTAATGGGGATTCTTCCGCATATGCAACTATTGTTTTACCGATACCACTAGATTCCAAACAGAATATACATTTAGGAAGTAACAGTGCCAATTGTGTAATAACACGCATACAATCCAAAGTTGACATATACGGTGATTTCAATTCTCCAACTGTTTCTAATGTGTATGGATTTACAATTACAAATGCTGAATTGTCACCACCACTACCTGTAGCAGGATCAATACCAACGAGATATGGAATGTTTATATCGAAATATGGGGTATCCGAAGTCAGATCAACATTCATAACTTCGTGTTTGTAAACATATAGGATATATTTCTTCATGATAAGAATCTCATAATCAGGCGTTTTCTGATTATTAAGAATATAATCAACATCCTCTTGACGGAATAGTACTTTGGATGAACCACGATATCTCTGGAGAAGGACACCTCTTTTGTACTCATCCAATTTACCAGTTGCAACAGCTTCGTTGTATTGTTCTCTTAACCATTTCTCAGTTTTTCGGAGTTGCTTCCAGTTGAATTCAATATACAAACATTTTATAGGTTTACTATCATCACCTAACATACCATTGAACATTTCATCAAGCTCTTGATCTGTTAAGTCATAGAATTTCTCCGAGAACCTGGGAGTGTTGTCAATCATCCTCTGTGAAGCTTTACCCGCAGAAGTATCCAGATTACCAGGTGTTGACGTATATATCGAACACACCTTACCTCCTATACTTTCTGCAATTTCTCGAGCAGAGTGCATAGCAGGTGCAGCACCTGCTGAAATAGAATCGACATGTTGAATATATTCATACTCATCCCAATAGGTAACAGCTACTGTTTCTCCACGAAGCAAGTCCATCGCTTTCTCTGGAGATTCAGCACTGGCAATAATTTTAATACCTATTTTATGTGCTTCATATCTTATTGATTTTAGACCGGGTAATCTCTTATCATTTAACCATGGATTCATATATTTCGGTAATCCATCAGTTATGTAATCTCTGAATGTTCTGGCGTTATCCTGAGCTCTACCATCTCTAATATGTAGGAAAGGAATGTTTGCATTACTAATATCATATAAAAAACCATGAACCAATATCAATGTTGCCCATGTTGTTTTATATGTCTGACGAGGCTGACATAAACGAAAATCTATATTATGATCATAACACCATACAGCAGCACACGATGCTCTTGTTAGATATGGATCAAATGGTATTGGAGAGTTCTTTGCAGGAACCTTTGCAACTTCACGAACCCAATACCAAATATTATTTTTTGATTCAATATGAATCCTTCCTATTTCTTCAGAAGTTAAATCGGGACTCCAAGGATCTAAGTCCTGAACACCTAACTGGGGATACTTTACTTCAAGCATAAAATACCAGTTTTTTATTCCTAACATTTTCAACTCTTTAGCTGTTAAAAGAAATGATTCATTCTTGGTTCCAAAATCATAAAATCTTGGATTACCATTACGGTCATTTATCTGTATTATATTAGACATATCTATTAGCCAAATTGAAAGGCTAGACACCTCCTTCATATTTTATATACGAGGTTAAGCTCCATCCCTAAAGAAACTATATGATGCATACTTATCATGGAATATAAAAAAAAATAAATGGATTGTAATATGTGGGCATGGAGCCCACATATTACACCATCAATGTCAGTTTTTGAACTGGAGAAAACTTTATTTATACTGCTTAAGCTGCTGAAGTATTGGCAGCAATTCTACGAACTTCTTGTATATTGAGTTAATATACTCTTCCGAACATCCTTCGAATAAGTTAGTGCCATCAATCTTGTTGAGAAAATCAACCATATCAACTGGTCCTTTGAGATATTCTTCATATTGTAAGTAATATGAATGCATAATCAAAACGTATCTCAAATCTGGAATGGAGATTCTGATAGACACGTTATTGACCAATATGTCTTGTAATTCATCAACGTTTCCGATTGTGGCATATCCAAAGATGTCTGGTTTTAGTTTAACTCCCAATAACTTAAGAATGTTCTTTAAATTATCAAGTTGTGGGAATTTGTTGTACTTAGTCGTATCAATACCAATATTGTTCAGCTGTGACATCAGTACAGAATTCTCTTCATACTGAGAACCTCTGTAATATGTTGATATTTTCGCAAAGTCCTTAACACCAACACCAGCCAAGAAGTTATACGTATCATATTCACCAAACTTGATAGGGTTATCAGAGTAATGACGTAAGTTCTTGTTATACTGTCTAGTCTTAACAGGAAGATCATAGAGAGTCGTTCTGCCTGTAGATAATGCTGACATAGCTTTTGATGGTTCCTGTTTAAGAACCCATGTGTACTGATATCCTACAGGATATTGTTCATCAAGTTTAATCCATCTGTGACGAAGTTTTGTATAAACATCGTAAGGTTTCATTATATCAGCATACTTTTCATATGACTCTAACAATGCGTCACGAATACAAACCTCATTAAACGGTTTGATCTGTATGAAGAATCCATTGTCGATAATATCTTTAAATACTGCATCAGGATTTTCATTATATAATCTTATAATGTCAGAACCCTGGCTAGGATTAAATATCGAAACAAATTCAGCAGCGAGTGTCACTATTTCATCACGAGACGCTCCATCGTCGTTCATCTTCTTGATATGTTGATACATTCGTTCCATTTGAAACGTCATTGATGATTCGTATGTTGCAAATGCAATTATTCTGTTAGGTACAGCTAAAGCATTCGCCAACATATCAATTGGTCTACCATCATCTGTTTTTGGCATGAGTTCCGAAGGAATAATCTTTGAGATGACAGACTTGTTACCGTATCGTCCTACAACTTTCTGTCCGACACGTATCGGTGTGGGTTGGAGTACTGTAAATGTGATAATTGTGTCTGCAATATATTCCTTTGTTACCCACACACTATTGTTCAGATACTTCTCTGCCTGATGATATATATCAAGTAAAGTCGTATCATCTTGATATTTGTCAACGACAATTGTAGAAATGTATGAATATATGTCGGAATACCAATCCCTTATCTGTTTAAGGTAATAATTGAATTGTTCATTTTCTACATCGGTATTTGTAGCAATGTCAATATCAGCAACTATTCCGTGAGAGTAGTAATTGGTATCGTTGATATGTGGGATGCTTGCTTCTGATACAGAGGAAATATATGAATTCTCACGTATCGAACATAATATGTTATTCTGTATTTCTTCTCCTATATCGGGAAATGGTTTATACAAACCATTTGTACCATACTTATTCAACAAAAAGGCATCCTTATCCACCTTAACCGTTACAATATCAACCATATCATATTTCAAAGATTCTGCAGCTTTATCTGATATGACTAATGAATCTTCTGTCAATTCTGGTAATACCGCATACACATATCGCAGATTGCGACCAGCACAATAATTATCTTTCACATATGATGAAGATTGAGCAATCGGTGTTCCTTCTGGGATTATATCACCTTCCATGTAATTGGTGATACAGTTTTTCATACGGAAACCGTATTTCTCAATTAGATTGACAACCGGATGTACTACTTCACATTTGTATTTACCCGTGCGCAGATTTTTAAAGATGTACGCAACTGTGGAGTTGGGGAAGTCTTTGAATTTTCTGAACACCTTCATCAGTTGATAATCATCTTTTGCCCTGATATCCCAGGATGATCTACTACCGAACTCATTTTCAGCACCAGTAAATATCATTGGATATTCAGGGTCACTCAGAACGACACGCTGTGTTGCATGGTTTGTTGCCATCTGTCCTCTGACTGTTGAAATTTTGTCTGGGAAACCCATAGCAGACTCACCAACTAGCGAGAGTGGAGATACCTCTGCGATTTGTTTAGATATCTCCGTAGCGTTGTTCATTACACCTTTCTTTCTCTTGTTAACCATCTTATTCACCTCATGACGATATTATATTTTTGATATTACATCTCTGACGTATTGTACACACGGGGAATCATCAACTTTTTCGTTGACGATATCCGAGATAGCAAATGACATCACCAGATATATCCCAATAATTATATATATATCGGATCTAATAACTATATTCGATGCAAGTCTCATCATGAGATTTATTGTATCGAATGATTGAATATCACCGTGAGGTGTTGAATAAAATGTCTGAGTATGAGCCACATCAGGATTGAAGAGTACATCTTTACAATATTTCTCATACTTATCCTCGTTTATTCTTCTGGAAATCAGAAAAGATTTTATGTCATTAAGCGTGATGTTTTTCACGACATATTCGATGATAGGTGTCATATTCGAATAAGTTCTCAAACGAATATTGTCGATTTGGTCAAGATATTTGTACACACAGAAATATATGAAAGCATCATCAACAACAGTTGACAACAGGTTTGGATTTTCTTTCAGTTTCATGTAAACTTCATGTGTCACAGGAATATTCTCATACAAATCATCAAGAGTGACACGTTTTGCGATTCTTTCATACTCTGGGACGAGTTGGTTTATCACAAATATGTCATTAACTGTATCATCAGCAGGTATAAATGCATCAATAGGAGCTGTTACCAGTTCAATGTCCTTTAGGATGTTATGATAGTACTCTTTATATGTTTCCCTATCAAGTATCTTATGATGACCATTTATCATACGTATTGTATGAAAATATATATTGCATGCTGAAATGTGAAGACGATGATTTTCGAATAATGATTTAAAATCATTTATGTTACTTTCGGATATTTTAAACATCTGATGTCCTCCTTATTGTTGATATGGTGCTAAGTTTTACTAAGATAATATTGCTCTCTCAATGCAATATAATTAGCAACAACAAACGCCATACCATCTGTTTGAATAATCACCTGAATGAATTCATTCAGGTGATTATATACTAATGATTGATTCATGTTAATTCACTTCCTTTTATAGTTATACAACTAATATTATGAAAGTTCATCGACTAAATCTTCTATCGCCGTTTCAGAGATTATATTGTTACCAATAGACATATTGGTATTATTCTGGTTTGATTGCGCGTCTTCTAGCTGTTTTATCCTAAGATCTCGGAGGCGATGCACAAATGAACGCGGCATTTGTGCAAGCAGCTCCATAGGTATTATATTTTTAAACAACATTCCTGTCTCGATTATTTCTAATCCAATTTGATCAAGTTTATTGTTGTAGATCCCAGCCTCCGAGATACTTGGAAAAGCAACGATGTTCCGATGTTTTCAATCGGCTGTTTCTTGACTACGAGTTTACATTTTGGACAAACAATATTTTCAATGTAGAATGATGCAGGTGAAACATTCAAACGTAAATTTTCAACAATTTTGAGAAGTATACGTGAATCATCTGTACCCAAAGCTTTGGTGATGATATGTTCGATATCATCCCAGTGAGTATAACGATACTCCTTACCATCTCGAATGATTGTCATCGCAGAAACGTACAGTGCATTTGCTGACAGATAGTCAAACTCAAACATCGATGGATCATCGACTGGTACCGAACCCATTTCTTTACCAGGATGATACCTCTCGAAGATTTCCTGAACAAGGGGTAGCTTCTTGGTAATGAAATCATAAGCAGATGGCTCATCCACCTCAACAATAATTCCTGAGTCAGGCAGTTCATATCTCGTTCTTACACTATTTACACTTTCCCAATGTTTGATAGCTTCTTCACCTACAGCAACGGAATGTGTTTTCTCATAATGTTTCGGGATTCGTTCTTCATCAAGATGAATAATTGATCTCGGGTGATATGTGATTTTAATAGGTGATTTACATTTATCATTTCTACATGTAAGATTGAGAGGTTCTTCTTCATCGGACGTAGCTACCAGGATAGCCCACATGAGGAGTTCTCCATCCTGATACTTGGTCTTCTTCAGGAAATCGTCAAAGTTTTCAAAAGGTCCGATTGACGGATTTTTCATGTGTTCATAAATTACGCTCCATTTCTTAAGTTCATTGTCGATACTATTTTTTGATGTAGGAGCTGTAAGTCTGATGAAATCAAACCAGTTGATTGGTCTCATCACACAACGATATCCTGACATTGGGAGTGTGATGGGTACATCACTGATACCGGAATCATATGTAGTAATGATTCCTTCCTGTTGACTGTTTTCGATAATAGTCGTTGCTCTGAGTTCCTTTTCACTGACTTCTTTCACATTTACATTGATGACATTTGATTTTGAGGTATTAGCGATGAGGGATTCATCAACGTTGATAGTCACAGGATTGTTCTTCTCAACAGTGATGTTGACTGTGGGGGTCTCAAGAATCGGCTCAACCTTCTCTTCATCTTTTTTAACCTCTTCTGTCTGAGTATCAGCTCTGTTGATAAGCTCTGATGCTGTAACTCCAGAATCATCAACCCAGTTATCAAGGATAACTTTCTCAAATTCAGGTGTAATGACATCACCTGTTTTGTGATATATGTCGATGAGTTCTCCCATCACTCTCATCCGCACATTATTTTCTGTGGGAATTCCACCAGAAATGATGTGATGTTTTGCGATAACCTTATTGACCATGGTTGTTACCACAGCCAGCTTGTCAGATTGGAATGCGAGAGCTTCGGTATGATACGCCATGTCATGCTCATCAGGAGGCATCATCACATCACTCTTTTCTGATTTACGCTCTTTCATCATATTTTGTTTCATTTCATTATCTTCATGCTCTTCTCTAGCAATCTCTTCAGCAAGATCGTTTTCACCATAATCAATTATGTCTGTCGCAGTAGTATCAGGAACCACATCTGGTTCATTGATCGAAGCCTGTGTAGATTCTGATACTGTTGAAGTGTTATCCACACTTTGTGTAGCTTCTCGGTGTTTGTTGATTATCTCATCCAAAGGATCAGTAAACTGATTATTGTTCATTTGCAAGACTCCTTTTCATTAATTTATTAATTTCACACATATATTATTTAAATGAGCAGAAACAACCATGTGTCGAATAAAGGGGGTAAATAATTATGCATGATAAATTATTATGGTTTAATGATAATATTCAATTTATGTTTCATAGAAACATTGTTGAGTATGATATGGTAGCAGCATCAATATCTGTATCAGAACGATATCATCTCCTGGATGATTCAACTATACAGCAATTGAAATTGTTACCTAAAGAGAAGAGAACAAAAAAGGTAGGATTGTTGCAAAGAGATGACAAGCAATACTCTGAACAACTTATATCTGGTATAATAGAAACCAGAAGAAAATTCATCGAGACGAATAATCTCAATGAGGAATCTGTATTATCTCTTCATTCAGATGCAATACTGTTTTCATCAAATAAAAAGATAATCACGAATATCGAAGGTGTTGAGTTTAAACACAAACACACTTGGTCATCTTATATGCGTTATAAAGGAATAGAGATGTTTTATGCAGATTCATATATAACATATAAGAATATTCCACAGGACATGCTTAATCAACACACTTTGGGAATAAATAAATTCCTCAGAGAGGTCTTTGATAAAATTGAAAACTATGATTATTCTGTATTAAAATACTTATCTAAGTTTGAGAAAATGTATCTACAAGATAAACTGCCAGAATATTTCTACATTCCTTTCGGTAGAAATGGTGTGTATAAGATGGATAATCTCGAGCTATTTGCATTCATCGCAAATATAGTGTTAATGGAGGTGAGAAAATGGTGAATGAAATTCTAAATATTCAAAATAGGCACTGTATGGGATATGATACACTTTTTAAATTCACATTTCATTCAATCAGCGATGACATAAAGAAATTATCATACAGCGTTTATTCATATGAAAAAGGTGACATGGACCTATTTCTCAAACAACATGGTTTCGATATCAATAATTCATATGTTGAATGTTTGCCAATTAATGATGCGAACATTGTTGGTGATAATGTGCTATTACAAAAACACAAGTTTCGTTCCAACATATTACATGAAGATGTCGTAATCATGACATCACCAAAAATAGTCGAAGGTGCTATAGAATCGGTGTGTTCAGATTTATCAGAATCATTAGTTTTCGGATATGCTTCCTTAAGAGCTGATATAGAGATAATTAAGATAATAAATGATCTGATATACAAATTAGATCATGTGTTGGTGTTGGATCATTCAATGATTGATGATGGTGGTTTTCTGATAAGTCCATATTATGAAAACTATCAAAAAAGCATGTCACCTTCATTAGATGACGGGTTGTCAGTAGATTGTTTGAATGACACCTACATCTATGATAGCATGTTTAGTAAGAGTTCTATAAATGCGACACAACCGATTACTGTCGAAGCATACGTTAAGTATTTCACATCAATGATGATTGATAAATTTAATTGATAAATATAGGAGTGATTGTATATGGCAAGTAGTAAAAAGGTACTTACTATGGCTGAAATTGTAGAGTCACATAAGCCAAAAAACTTTAAATACAAATTTATCATAAAAGATGACACAGTTTATGACGAACTCATTGAATGTAATTATGATTTAGAAAAACTTGATACAATCAGAAATGATAAATTGGTTAATGAAGCTCTAAAAGCGGACTTTACAGAATATCAGAGGGAAACCGTTGCACGTGCAAAAGAACCAACATTACTTGATGATGGGATAATCCTATCCAAAAAGATGATAACTAAAGCTGACAAGAAACTTTATGGTATCATGTTAGGTTTCTTTGATTATGAAGAAATTCATTATGTTGCGATCAAATTCAAATATGAAAGATTCGACATATTGGAGATCTTTGTATTAACATAGATTAGATAATGAAATAGATGGGGCGCATTGCCCCATCTATTCATATCTTTTTTGTTCAGTTTATACTCCTTCCGTAGCGTACGGATTAGAGATATCTGTATAACGTGTGTTATCATTGTAGATTCGTGAATGATCTTCCGGTGTGATAGTTCTCTCATCGATAGGACCACGTTCAACACGTTTGTTGGATGCATTGAATACAGGAGCATTTCCAAGACCAGACTGAACAGCATCAAGTGTCGGTCTGTTACCATTATTGAACATAGGTGTATCAATCTCACCTGTGGATTTAGATGTGAAGAACGCATCGCCAGCACCAGGATTGAAGTTAAGTGAGTTGCCGAATACAGCAAACTGTCTGACATATCTTGCAGCAAGATCGTTTACATATGAAGACTGTACAAACTGACAGTTGTAAACGAGATTGATTGTCTGGATCTTAGACTGACCCTGGTTGTTAGATGTAAAGATGTCATTACCAACCTTATTAGCAGGAACACATCCGAGTGCCATGATAGCACCTTCAACACGAGCACCACTTCTGTCAAGTGCAATGATAAGGAATTCTGCTACTTCCCATGCAGGTGAAGGTTCGAGAGCCATACTTGATGCACCGGTTATCGGAGCGAAGATTCTCTGAGGTGTGTTATTCTCATCAACAGAACCAGCAACAAGACCCTGATATGTTGTAAGACCTGTAATTGAATCCGAGATACCATCAATCCACATGTTATGGAAGTTGGCAACCGGTCTACCTACAAGCTCAGGAACACTGATTGTGAGCTGCTGGTTATTGTTCGTATTCTGTGTTGTCGGAATCGGTATGGTTCTTCCAGCGAAGCCTCCCTGAAGCTGTGTGGTCGCAAGGGTTGAATCACCGATGGAAGGTGTAATACCGGTATTGTAGTACTCAATAAGCTTCTTATATGTAGCGAATGCAGAGTTTGTATATGCATTTGTACCATCGCCGAAGTAATGCATCAGGAAGTAAGGTCCACGATACATAACACAGATTACACGGTTATCTGTCAGAGGATTAAGACTTCTCAATGTATGAACATCAGGTGTTAAACCACCTAACATACCAGTGTACTGAGAAAGGTCACCATTATATTCTCTGATTCCACTTTGTAAGCTAATAGCCATATTTATCTCTCCTTTCTACAAAATTAAGCGTTACGTCTATTGACATTTACAATGATCGGAACACGGAGGATGAGACCGCGGAATACTACGTTGCAGTTGCAAACGAGTATATCACCACCATCGGTATTGGTGTCACGCTCGAAGGTGATATCAAGACCATCAACAAGATTTCCTACCCAATTACTGAACATGTTGTTCACTTCATCAGACAGTGTCTTGAGAACTCCATCATCATCGTATTCAAGAAGATACTCGTCAATCTTGTTCTGGAGAAGATATACGAGCTGAGAAAGTGTTCTCATATTCGATTCCTGAATGAGATCGGAAGTATCAGAATCACGCTTGAGAGTGCGCTGTGAACGACGTGTGAGGTTACCGTTAACATCAGCGATCCATGCGTTACCGCCGGAATTATACAGAAGGTCTCTGTACTCCCAGTCAGTTGTGTCAATGTCCGGGAAATAAGATGAATACTGGTTGCTTGAGATAGTTGTATATTTACCAACATAGGGTTTGTTAACTGAATATGTCTTGGAATGTTTAGTAAGATTATCAACAATCTGTTTTGTAAACGTGTATGAAATTCCAGTTGAGATGTCAACCCAACCGCCGATATCCCATGAAGCATTAGGATTGTCAAAACGTTTAGCAAATGATGTATTTATCAGCGTAGTCGTATTTGCATCCGTAATACCGGAATCGAGATGTAGTGAAAGACCTGAGCCAGGACCAACAGGTCTCTTATCCTCAGGAATACCCTGGTATACACGATGAATCATAAGATCATACATAGCCTGTTTAACATCGATATCCTCAAACTCTTTGATGTTTTCGATAATGTCAGGAGTGAACAGTACATCTTCTTTCTCATCGCTAGTGAAGATTGTAGAAGCATTGATGATGTCAGCAGGAGTATATTCAACATAAGGAAGAATAGTCTGACCTACGATGGTGTTGTGACCACCGTCAAAGAGATATTTTGCGGGTACTCTTGTTGGTGACATGATTCTCGGATCAAGCTGACCGCGATAAGCCTTTACGAGTAGAGCTGAATATCTCCACTTGAATTCGATGTCATTAATGGTTTCATCATCAAAGAAACCGGTACTACCGTAGTTGATTCTTGTACCACCCATTTCGGATGTCATATTGATTCCGAATTCATCAGAATAATAATTTGCAGGAATCTCAGTAGGATCGGAAGAAACACGGAACAGTGAACCCTGTACACCGGAAACGATGTATCTGTCGATTTCTGTAGGAGTTCCTTCGAAAGATGTGGGTGTTACATCAGCTGATGTAATTGTAATTGTAAGTCCTGTAGGTGCAGGCTCTGTAGAACCAGTGTATGTTGTTGCAATGGATACACCAACAACGTTTGATACCTCATCGGTAGAAGAAGGATCAATTGAAATACCTGTTACAGCACCAGTCTCCGATACCTCAGTAACAACGAGAGTAGTATTTGAAGTACCTTCACCAACAGTGAACTTCACTGTATCACCTACAGTATATCCGGAACCACCATCGGCAATTGAAACCTCATTAACAGCCCAAGATGTAACAGAATCTTCTGGATATACGAGGACATCGTACTGAGCACCGACAATATCTGTTGTGATGTTTACATCTGTAGGACATGTTCCGAACTTAGCAGAATTATTTGTGATACTGATACGACCGGTTGAGAATTCAGAAGAAGATGAATCGTAATTGTATGTGTAATCATTAACCCATACAGAACCGTCTTCCGTATTGATTACTGTAGTACCGATACGTGTGAAAGCAGCATCATCAACTGTACGTCCAATGACATTACCAGTTCCGATAGAACCACTTGCATGAGATGACCAATCAAGAGCCATATAAAGCTGATTCTTGGTGTATGCCGGTGTGAGTGTGTACTTATCACCGGTCGAAGCTGTTGGTGTTACAGATTCAACAACATACAGACGGAATGCAGAAGATGTCACAAGAGCAACAATGTCACCAACTTTAAGGGTTCCCTTTGTAACCATGTTGTTGAGTGCTTTACTGCTTGTACCAGTTACTGCAGTTGTGTCATTGAAGATTGTCTTGATTGCTACACTATCTGAAGAAGTATCAACAGAATAGTTTCCTTCATCATCCTTCTTGAGAGGATAAATCTTAGGAATAGTCAGAGATGTAACAGCACCGGTATACTGGTTGATTGATCCAACGATTGTAATCATCGGATTGGAAGCATTATTGCCGGTCGTTCCAAGATACAGATCACCAACATAAACGGTGTCACCATCACGTGTAACACCATATGTGAGGGGACCAAGCTTATCATAAAGAACAGTCGGTGAGTTTGCATCGAATGATGTAGCAACAGTGTTGATACGATTCATTGATGAAAGTGAAGGAATATCAGAATCGAACATGTCAACCTGATAGAATGGAAGTTTCGAAGACACATCTGTTCCATTATAGATGTAATTGCCGTAAATGATGTCGAAGATATTAACGTTCATCGAAAGATATACATTTTTTGTATACTCATCAGTCGATGTGGCATCAATCATATCCTTGAAATGTGTCATATAATCAGCATATACTTCACGTACAGCACTTTCATTCACATAAGGTATTATAATTGAAGAACCTTCATCACGCTGACCAACAGTAACATTTACTGTATCGATAGCATCTGTTCTGTTAGAGTTATCATCATTTACAAGTGAAGCGTAGAATCTCTCACAAGTCTGATTTGTTCTGGTGTCAATTGTGACAAATTCATATTTCACATTAGCAGGTGCTTTGTTTTGTGATGTGGAATTGATAGCGTTGGCCATGTAGTTATATACCTTACCACGTCCAGCGGAGATATTATTGATGAACACTCTCTGCTTCCAGATATATCCTCCATCAAGAACTGAATCGTTCTTGAAATATTTAACGAGTGTAGAATTCAGTCTGCTCGTATTCTTGAATTTATCAAGCTGAATTTCTCCAGGGAATTCCACTGTCTTGAATCTTACATGCATCTTATTATCCGTAGGATCAACTCTCCACTGAACAATGATACATGATACACCGTATGTGGAACCTTCGGGAGTAACACGCATGAATCTTACAGGTGCACCCTGTTCAAGAAGACTGTGAGCATAATCGATTGTCTGTCCATATTTGATACGGTCCTTTGTACCAAGTGAACCGATACCAAATGCTACGTTAAGAACGTCATCTCTTACGATTGTAACCACTTTGTTATCTTCGCCCATGGGTGCACCGGTAACAACAATGGTTGAATACAGGGACGGATCTGCTGCAACGATTGCAGGAAGCTCACCAGTATATGCCGAATTGTCAACAATGTGAACAACGCTGTGTGGCATGCGATACTTTAATCCATATCTAGTATCAATCATGATATAATTCTCCTTTTCTAAAAATATTGATGTTAATTGAATGGAATAAATACCACGAAGAATCGCATTCATAGTATGAATACTCCACAATTAACAATTTGTAAATGATATCATAAAGGTGGGGTTTAACCCCACCTTTATCAATATATCATTATCGTTTTTTCACAGGATATTGATTACATAAATCATCAATAGCAACACCTGATTCAAGATCAACATGATCAATCTTTGTTGTTGGATTGGGGTAATCTTCAATGATTTCACCAGATGATGCGTATGTAACAAACTCGGCATCATCACTAGTATCACCAACAACAACATACGTTGTCGGTTTAACAGCTTCGTATCGAACACTAGCATCCTCGAGGCTGGCAGGAATTAATTCATCCAATAAGTCAGAAGCTTCATCAGGAGAAGCCGATTGGTCAACTGATGCCACAGAGATATTAGTATTAACAGGTACAGTAGGTGCATCAAAGATGCTATCAAGAATAGAACGACCAACATCCACATTCGAAAGATTGCTTCCACCAGTACTGCCGTTACCGGTAGAATCAGCTCCACCCCTGTTCTGTTGCTGTTTGATACGGATATCAGCTATATTCTTTTTAATAGCGATTTGTTCTTTCTGAATAGAAGTAATAGCTGCACGAGCAGATGTTAATGCTTGCATAGCCATGATGTCATTCTCATCCAAACCAACCTTACCTCTGTCAGTCAAACTCTCCATCAAACGTTTTTCAAACATCTTTGTTACCTTTATCTGATCAGATGCCTGACTTCTCAATGCAGATATATCAGATGTAAAAATCTTATTCGGATCAATTTTATCTGATAACGGAGGAAGACGACTTACATCCTCAAGACTCTTCATAATATTCGATGTACCACCCCAGTTATTGGAAGCATATGGGGATATATAACCGTCAATATTATATAATACAGGACGAGTTCTAAATCCGGTTAAATCATTCGACCAATCAGAGGATGGTTGTTCAACGAATGTTGGATCATGTGGACTGACATTCACATCTTCATCTGTTGTTGATGGTAAAGAGTCATCAAGTTTCTCAAACATTTCAAAGATATTCATTATAATTACCTTCTTTCATATAATATGATACTTTAGTGTTGACAAGTTCCCGTATATTCAGAGACATATCAAAAAAAAAATAAATCCTGACCATAAGGAATTTCGTCGCGAAGAACCTAACTCATTATCTGTATTCTTATATAGATTTTATATATTTTCTTGTATTTGTCTTTCATTTCTCCTTATATACATATATATTTACATAACATCTCTATCACTGTCCTCAATATAATAATATATATATAGAAATTAAAAAATAATAGAAATAGTTATGTATTTTTAGTTAATGCATATAAACCATTGAGACATTCAATTCCTATAGGATAGACAGTTGTGCATTGAGGAGTTATATTGTATATCTTAGAATACATCAACTCTTCTGCACGTTTATTAGCTTCATCACTCCACAGACCGATACTCTTAACTGTATCTCCATCATAATCTCCACCTATAGCTTTCAATCTACTATTTGATGGATTTACAGTAGTAGCAAATGATGTAGCAACTCTATTATGTGGAAGATTAATATCTATATCTGGATATGTTTTAAAAGTTTCACCACGAAATTGTATAACTGTCGTATTCACAGTTGAGAGAATATGAACTTTAGTAAAGAAAGCACCTAGGTAATCACCGATAGGATATCTAACAGTGTAGACCATTCTATCTGCATCAACAACAGCCGCTTTACAGCATAGATAAACTACGTCGGTTAATGTTAGAGGACGTGAGATCTTTTCGTTACGTTTAACATCGAAAGCTTCAAAGATTATTGGGTATTTATTATCTGGATCCAGATATAACACTCTGAATCTGCTACCTGCGTTTTTCATATAAATATGAATTAATTCATCGATCATTTTATCATCATATATATTCGCAATGTTAACAGGTTTCACTTCATTCTTCATAGGATGCATGTCTTGTAGATTATTGAATGATAAAAACTGTTTCATCTGATATTTGATCAAAGGATTGAATAGTGAACATAAAGCTTCCAAAGGATATCCTGTTCGGAAAATTCCTATATCAGGATTATCAGTATTATATCTAGGAGCTGATATGACATTTATGGATGGCCACACTGAAGCTTTAGCCAATAGATTCTTCTGGAAGAATCCATTCTTACCACTAACAAATTTATTGATGAATGTGTATATGTTTATGATCACATCTTGAAATTTATTATATATCTGATATACGCTATTGGATGTCGTATGAGAGGCAACACTTTTCAATCCAAGAATCTGCATGTATAAAGTGTTGAGTTCCGACCTAACCATTCTACCATTCTTTGTACCCATCTTACGAAATTCCGGAGGTAGTACCAAAAGCTTATCATTGAATATTAATCGTTTAGGTGATTTTGTCAGTATATCAATATTCGATTGAACTCTGGTTTTTAATGTTTTACTAACATCAATCATTTCCCATATATCATAAAGATCCTTCATACCGGTATACTTACCATCCGGATTAGGGACTAATACACCATCAACCAGATTACATTTAACCTCAGCATATGCCATCTTTTTAATTATACCACCTGAACGAGATATGATTGTTTTTGCAACACTTGGGTTGAAAACATGTATGGGGAGTTTTATATAACCACAACGGTATTTTCTCTCATCAGGAGTTTGGCCGAATATTTCTTCAGAGAATAATCCATTAGGATTGAACATGTTTTGTGAACTGTATATATGTTGGGATGTTACTTCTTTGAGATCATTAACCTTTATAAATTGATCGATATCAAACAATTCTTGGATTTTCATAAATTAATACACACCTTTCTGAAAAATAAAATAATTAAAATTTTGTAAAATGTGGGGGATTATCCCCCACACCTAGATACCAAAATAATCGACCGTATTGACAAATTGTCATCGCCAATACGGTCATGGAGATAAAAGAAATAAAATAGAGTAAGATAGAACAAGAGGAGGAACACAAATGATATAGAAGATTTCTGAATTAAAATAATCACGGCGAGTGATAAGTTCAGTCACATGAACTTATTTTTTTGTATGATTGATATGTATATTATTTACCTGAATGGACAAGGTCTATATTCTATCTGAATATAATTATCCATATTGAGTAAAATAAATACTTACCAATATTACACATTTAAACAAACGAATTTAGGAGGAATAAACAAATGGCAAAGATTAAAGACGACAAGTATGCAATCATTAAGAACGACGTTGAAAAAATTAAGCATCGTCCTACGATGTATATTTCATCCCTCGGTGATTCAGGTGTATTTCATCTCTGTAAAGAAATCATAGATAACAATCGTGATGAATGTTTAAAGAAAGAATCTCCTGGTGATACAATAGAAGTCAATATCACAGATAAATATATTTGGTCACGAGATAACGGTAGAGGAATCCCGACTGGTATTTTGAGAGAAGTTCTTGAAACAATCCAGGCTGGTACGAACATGACTAGAAGCAGTCATAATGCAACTTCAGGTGAGAATGGTGTTGGTACGACTTGCGTGTTAGCAATGTCTTCTGAACTTGAAGTCACAACTTTGAGACCTCAGGAGAAAAAGAAACTGACTCTTCAGTATAAAGATGGTGAACTTGTTAGTGAAGTTCTTGAGGATTATACTGATAAAGATCATGGTCTCATCATGTTATTCAAACCGTCTCGAAAGATATTAGGTGTAAACACCATACCGGTCGAGATGCTTGAAAAATGGCTCAAGGATTTCGATTACACATTACCAAATTCAATCCACATGACATATACAATTCGTGGTGAAGAGTATACTGTAAAACATAAACCTCTTTACACATACTTTGATGAATTCATTCCAGAGGATTCAGGAAGGATGTGTAATACACTCGTCATAAATTGTTCAAGAAACTTAAAAGAAACTTTTATGGAGCAGGAATTTGATAGACAGTTTACACTTGAAGCTGGGATAGTATATTCAGATCCGGATGGATATAAAGGAGAAGATCTACGTCAATCATGGATGAACATGATTCATACGTCTCAAAACGGATCACATGTTGATGGTGTAATCAGAGGTTTCTCGAAATATATCACTGAGAGAATCGTCAAGAAAAATAAAAAGTTTGAAGATGAGGATCTCAGGAAGGATATATTATCTCATTTATCCGTGGTCGTAAAAGCTGAGTGTGATTTCGCACACATGTTCTCCAGTCAGGCAAAGCATACAGTATTTTCTAAATCTCTGGGAAATGCTATTGCGGATGCTGTTTATGAATCATTGGTATCATCCGCAAACAATTCAGTTGTTTTAGAAATGATTGATGTTATTATTGGTAACCATCGAGCACGTATTGAAGGAGAAAAAGCTCGTTCCATTAATGCTGTTACTAAGGTGAAAAAGTGTTGGACTAAACCCGATTCATTCATCCCTCATTCATCTGTAAAATCAGAATTTCCTAAGGAATTATTCATTGTTGAGGGAAACTCAGCTGGAGGTGGATTGAGAGCTGCACGAGATGCCCGATATCAAGCAATCCTGCAATGTCGTGGTAAATCATTAAATGTGTGGGATCAGGACATCGACAGAGTCCTCAAGGAAGGCTCTAAATCATGGCCCAATACATGGTTGGATTTGGTAAAGATTCTTGGTTGTGGAATTGGTCCCACTTTCAACATCAAGAAACTCAATTATGATAAGATTATCATAGCCACCGATGCAGATATCGATGGATATCATATTCGTGTGTTGATTTGTACATTCTTCCTGAAGTATATGCCAGAAATCATATATGAGGGAAGACTCTACATCTCTGAACCACCTCTATATCAAATTGCTAAAGGCAAGGATATATCATATGTTGCATCACAGACAGAATACATTCAGAAATGTATCGACGGTCTCAGTGACATTGAAATATCATTTCCTGAAATTGATGTGACATAAATGATTAATGAAATAATATGTTAAGGGGGATCTTCCCCCTTAACATATTTATATTGTTGATATGAAACACCATACTTTACAAACAACAAGACGTGGGAGGAATTTAATGTGAATAACAAAATTAATGTAAAAGACTTTGTCACAGAAGCTTTCGATTATCTCAACATTCTGGAAGAACTAAGCATAGATTATTCTACGAATAGATATCTTCTTGAATATATCGCATATGGATTTGCGAAATATGGAGGTACAGCTCAAGGGTTTATCGATAACGTCGATGAATGGATCAGGATGCTCGTTAAAATATATCCTGAAATTGGATTCGATCACGTTAATAACCAGGTGAGAGCAACGATTGATTTGATTGATCAGCTAGTTGTTATCGATGATGAACTCGTGAAAGACTTGGAATATATTATAAATATTCTGAGTAAATATGGTTTGTTAATAACATATTCTTTGAAGAAAGGAGAAACTAAACAAACGACCACGCTTATACGTTTCTTTGAGAATATTGAAAAAATGTATCCGGTAATCAAAGATCGTTACAAAGGTCTCGGTTCTTCTGATGCATCCGCATCTAAAGAAGTTATAATGGATCCGAGAACAAGACGTATCATTCGTGTTACAGTCAATGATGTCAATACTATGAAGATTATGGGAAATCTCGTTGGTGATGACAAGGATAATGTTCTTGCAAGAAAAGAGATGCTTATGAACTTCAAGTTCACGAAGGCAGATATAGATAACTAAACAAATTGAGAAAGGAAAGGTTCATATGAATTACAACAAAAACACGGATGTTAATGAATCGGAGTTTGAAGATATTCGTCAATATCAAGAAATAACTGATGCTGATACGATAATCGATTTGTTAGGAGATGTGGTAGTTCTCAATCGATTTAAGAATAACTTTGATTATTTATATAATCGGACAGTTGATGTTGCTGCTCTGTGTTGGAATAACAGAGATGAACAAGGGAACAAACTCCAACACACACTCATCAAGTTCAAAGTCGATGTTGATGACAAAATGGTGTATGCATTAGCATTGAATCGTTTTATGATTTCGCTTGTATTTATAAAGACTATCGTACAATACATCGACGATGTTAACATTGATGATTTCATACTATCAGACTACTTATCCAAGAAAATGAGGGAGAAAATTCAGGATAAGATTGTTGAGACTTTGTTGGGTTATGGTTACTCCATCAAGGAAGTCCAAGCTATAATGGCACAAATGTCTCTCGATTTGAAAGAGTTGTTACTCGTGTTCTCACATGCTGACATGCAGATATTCACTGCAGAAAACCTGTTCCTGAATCATTATCGTGATTCAGAAATAATAAGAGAAATCAATAATACTGAATATCCAGGAGATATGCAGACGAGCGAAATCGTTGAAGAGAACAAAAGAAGATATGAAATCTTGGAAGCAGAGATGATTAGGCTGGGTAATAAATTCTTCATTGATAATAAATATACCAATATCATCAAGCCTAAACAGATGGAGGAACTTTATATCAACTTCTCACAGATTCCTGATGGAAAGGATATACTTCCAACCATCATGAACGGCAATGGCTTTAAAGCAGGATATCATGATCTCGATGTATTTTATGCAGGAACCGTTGGTGCTAAAGTTCCTGAAATGATGAATGAAGAACACATGGGAACCGCAGGATATTTCAACAGAAATTTGATGATTCTGACGTATGGAACTCTATCAAAGACTGTATACGACTGTGGATCGGTTAATCCCATACCCATCACAGTCGATGAAGTTGTTCTTGAAATGATGGAGGGACGTTTCTATTATACATCGAAAAATTCTGGCATATTACATGTTTTGAAAAAGACAGATACACATCTCATAGGAAAAGAACTGTGGTTCCGTTCACCATGTACATGTAACTTGAATGAGGATTGTTGTCGTGTATGTTATGGAACAAATGCATCAAAAGTTGGTGATTTGAATGGTGGTTTCATTTATACTACTGAACTTATGACATCAAGAATATCACAGAACATACTGTCAGCAAAGCATCTTCTAAAGACAAATGCGAAGAAGATTAACTTCTCTGAAGGATTTGATAATTACTTCATCATCGAATCTTCCACAATTATACCTAACGATGAAAAGAAATTTGACATATACATTAGAGAAGATTATCAGGACAATATGTCTGAATCCTTAACTATCTACATTGGTAAAGAATTGAAACCTTTGACTATATCGAATTATGCAAATATTTCGATCCCTGACGAAATCTTCGATAAAGCAAAGGAAGTATTGATTGATGACGTTTCATACTATAAGATCAATTCCTACAAGATACTGGAGATGGGTGGAACATTCTGTATGATTACACCAATAAACATTATGATGACCCAGAAGTACATGGACATCATGAGACTGTTTGAGACAGGTATAACCAAATTTGAAAAGGTCGAGGATGTTGTTGTAACATTAATGAGGTTACTGCATAAAACAATACCTATATTGTCAACACATGGTGAAATCATAATCGGAAAACTTTTAAGAGATGTGGATAATAAACTTTTGAGACCTAATTTCCTGATACCTGATGTCCCATATCAGATGCTTAATCTGAAGACAGCTCTGGCTAATATTGAATCAGCAACCACCGCTATTTCGTTTGAACAGACGAAGCGTCATCTGCTGTATTCAATATTCGATGAACGTAACAAGATTAAACGTGTTGGTCCACATGGATTTACAGACTACCTGTACGGCGAAGAATATTTATAAGACGAAAGGAAGATAGAATGTGAAAGGTTATTCGATAGGTCCACTCACCGGCTGTTGTAAACCAAAGTACAGAGTCATCTCCTCCATACTTGGAGATGACTTCTATCCTGAGAATGGAATCGATGTGTTTATCGATTTAAATACACTCGTAAACATATTATCAACATCCCAAAAGTTTCTGAACTCGTTGCCATTTTCTGAGAATGTTGAATCTGATATGATATCCGGAGTTTTGATGATTGCCAAACATTGGAAAGACTACACGAGAAGATGGGAGAATTCACGAATAATATTATTCGTGAATAACTTCGAAATGGCTATGTTGGCTGAGAGAGATGTGTTGAAATCTTATCTCGTCCCATATGTGAACAAGTTTGAAAATGATCGTTTCAAACAATTAACATATTACTGGGATGAAGCTATGAAACGTGTGGAGATAATACTGAAATATGTTCCTAACACATATCTCATTAGATGTAATCGTTTTGATTCATATGTTATTCCCAACATCATTGATGATTATGAGAATAATGGAAGACATCGTATAATAGTCACGGGAAACTCATTGATGACTAACTATTCATATATGAAAAACGCTCATGTCATTTATTCACGCTACAAACGAACAGGAATGTGTCAAATATCTGATCCTCTCATGATAGTTCAGTCTATAACAAAAATCGACGAAGATGTTATGGCAGCGTTTACGAAGAACAAAGTATTCTACAATTTGTTGAATGCTATTGTGGGTGATTTCGATAGAGGGATAATAGGATTAACACAACTCGGTATATCCTGCTTTGCAACAAATCTATTGAGAGCTGTTGAGAAACGTGATATACCAGAAAATCCTGAATCGATTGAATCGGTATTACCGGCGATTGATCCTGCGTATCATGATTATCTCAGGAAGTCATATCCATTAATAGACATTTGTACACATTCAATGTTGATACCACAATCACAGATTGAAAAGGTTAAGAGTAATATGATTGATTTGTACGATATTGATGGGTTGCGTTCTCTGTCTGTTGAAGGAATGAACTTACTTGAATTATTATAATAAATTGGAAGCAGAGGGTTGACCCTCTGCTTCTAATATTTTAATTTTCTATATATATATTATTAATATGAATAAAAATAAATAATTTTGTCAATTTTAAAGACAATAAAACAGAGAAAGGATGTATAAATACATGAATAAAACTGACCTTATCGGGTTCGATTATATCGTGAATGGTACCAGAGGTGTTATGAATCAGATAATCAAACCCATGTCAAAACCATTAAATGAATTAATAAAGCAAAAATTCATTTACACAATCGATGTCAAATCAGTCTACGGAGGAATATCAGAAAGGGTTCTTTCAAAGATTTTAGGTAATCACCCTGTTAGGGCACGTCCAATGTTTTCACCAGAACTCCCTAACGGTGTTGATGTTGAGATTATACGCGGGCTCAATGGCGTCGAATATAGGTGTTTGATTCATTATAAACGGACACCTATAATAGTTGATGCAGGTACTAAAACCAATGTCAGAGGAGACGTTACTTCAACCTTATATCTTCACACCCTGAATAACAAAATACATATTAACCATGTGCATGAGTTTATTCATAAATCGGTACTGGTTGGCATGAAAGACAGAGAGGAAAACTTTAAGAGGGAGACATATCTGTTGAAAGAAGGATCATTTGGTCGTATCGACCAAGCATTAAGAACGTTCGATGATGTTTTTCTTGATGACCATACGAAGAATTTACTCATATCAAGTGTGAGAAAATACATCAATGAGTATGATTGGTATGTCGCAAATAATATTCCGAATCATTTCGGAATCCTTCTTCACGGGGTTCCTGGTACAGGAAAGTCATCAATAGCACAGGCTATAGCAAATGAAATCAATGCTGATTTGTATGTCATGACAGGTGACAGCCTAAATGTGATAACAAAGTGTGTATATGATGTTTTAGGCAGAACCGTTCATGTGAAAACGTATTACCGTGTTTTATTGATTGAGGACATAGATTGTTCGAAACTTACAAAGGTACGAACAATAAAATCAAAAAAGAATGACGATGACGATGATGATACCGGACTTGGTGAACTATTGAATTTGTTCGATGGTATCGGTGCACCGAATAACATAATATATATCTTCACAACAAATCACATCGATAATATCGATAAGGCTTTAATCCGTCCAGGGCGAATCGACCTAACGGTTGAAGTGAAACCTATTAACATGGAAACATTTAGTCAATTCTGTATGTTCCATTACGGTGAAAAGCCTGACGAGAATATTGATATTAAAGAGGGGCTGACATTCGGCACACTTCAAGTCGAAGTAATGAGAGGGTTGACATTACATGAACTGATTGAGTTTGTGAAGAAATAATAATCCAAAGGAGAAATGATTATGAAGATTAAAAAGTTTTTATGTGGTATAATATCTATCACTGTTATAGGTGTGATTTTGTACCGTATCAAGGAATATCTGTTCCCCGTGGAAAAGGATGAATTCGGTATTCCTGTTGAAGAGGACAAGGAATCAATTGAAGAATACTTCGACTCATGGTTAAATGATGATGTAGACGAATGGTAATCACCATTAAAACAAACAAAGGAAAGGGAGAAATTATTATGTTAAGAAATCTATTTATCAGCGGAATGACAGCAATCATCGATGACAACAACATGACAGAAACTGCAAGAGGATTTTCAAATGTACGTGCAAATGACTTTAAAGATGCGACACAGTTCTTCGGTTCAGTTGGAATCAACATTGTTAGTGACGGGACATACTGCACCAAAGGATTAACACTTGTTATTCGGGAAATTCCCAGCATGGGAATCACCGTAAGGAACCCGTTCACATATGAAGTTAACCAGGATACTCTGATAATGTTGCATGAAAGGTTCAAGTCTCTTGGTTACAACGGAGCACTGCTGTTGAAAGCATTGGCAGATGCAGTGTTCAATACGGATGATAACGTTTATGTGTATCTCAAGAACAATAAAATCGTTGTGAAGATGTTCTTCACATACATAGAGGAACTCTTCACCAATAATGAACTGCCTGAGCTCAAGATAAATCGTTCTACGGTCTCTGCCATCATGAAATCGTTCGGCGGTTATAGAGGTATACGAACGATTGTTCAGGACGCACTTTCTACAATATATCTCGCACTCGTTAACTCTGCCAATGCTATATGTGGCAAACATATGTGTTTGACCTGCAAATATTGTAAGGTCGATAGCTACGGTCGAAGGTACTGCAAAGAAATATCCAGATCACTACCCGACAATATGACCATAGATGATGCACAGCGTATGTATCCCGAAGTCTTCGTTTATGAAGGTAGAATGCTTTCTAAGTATATACCCACACCAATCGACAGCTGTAATTCTTACAGAAGTAGAAAACCTAAGTTCAGCAAAAAGAATATCAAATAATAATGATTATATCAGAGGGGTTAACCCCTCTGATTTTTTTTTGATCATTTTTATTGGAAACGGTTTCTTAATAACTAAATGAAAGGAGTGAACAACATCATGGCACGTGATGATAATACACCATTAACATTTCAGCTTCCAGATGGAGATAATGTTGCATTAATAACATGGGGATATGTTGTTTCCAAATTAGAGGAAGTTTTAACACCTACGCTGGATTCTATCGAGATAATAAACATAAGTCTCGAGAAAATTGATAACAAGCTCAGTCAGTGGGTTGATGAGAATTAATTGTATGAAAGGAATGAAATATAATGGATGCAATATTTGAACGATTAGTTTCTGTTATTGCGAAACAACAAGAATTGATAGATTCAATATCAGAAAAGTTGGAGAAAATTGAATCTATCGGTGGTGGAGGTGGTTCAGCTTCAATCGAAGATTATGTTTCTGGAAAAGACTATGAACGAAACACACTACTGGTAGACACTAATACTGAAACAGTTTACAGAGTGATATCTAAATACAAATCGGTTGATATTGATACCGACACATCAAATGGTAATCTCAAACTTGTTGGGTTTGAATCTCAGATGGTTACATTCAGTCATAATCCAACACAGGCAGAAATCGATGCTCTTCCTGATGATGTGGTTGTTACTGTTTATTCGCCATCCGATACACCATATCTACCAGACACTCAGGGTTGATATTAATATGAAAGAAGGGTGGTGAATAGATTCATGAGTGACTCAATATATGCTTACAAGGGTAAATATTGGAAGGTTATACACAATTTTCAATACACAGGTGAGAGTGTACCATTCACTCTGGAACCAGGCAAATATCTTTTAATATGTCATGGTGCTCAAGGTGGGCTTGGTGCTATAAATTCCATCAACTATGGCGGAGTCGCTATGGGTGTTCTTGATTTGAAATCATCGACACAAATGTATGCGGTTGTTGGTGGTAATGGTGGATCATATGTCGATAAATCCACACCGGGTGTTGGTGGATTTAATGGTGGTGGAAACGGTGGTAAATCATATGGTAATTCATATGTTACAGGTGCCGGTGGTGGCGGATCGTCTGACATAAGATTATTGCCACCTGATTCTCCAACCAAACAACTCACCATAGAAAAAACTCTACCCGAAGAATATCAAGAAGTGGAGTATTTACAAAGTACAGGAACTCAATATCTTGATACATGGATAACACCGACAGCGAACATGAAGGCTGAAGTTAAATATGCTTCCAACAGCACTGGTCAAACATCTGGTGTATTTGGTGCATCTTTTGCCAATAACACAATCAGTATAGTTCAAAACAACAACTTGCTGAATATTGAACTGGGTAAAACATCTATCGGTCTCACTGATGATACAGAAATACATGTATCAGTTCTTGATACCAAGAATGCAAAAGTATACCACGATGGTGTTGAACAGTCTGGATCATTCTCAAGTGATATACCAAATAAAACACTCACGATATTCGGTAGACGTACAAATGAGACAACGTTGTATTATGGTAAATGCAAAATATATTATACAAAAATCTGGAAAGATGATAGTGTTATAAGATACTATATTCCGTGTTACAGAAAATCTGATAATGTTTGTGGCATGTATGATATCGTAACCGATACCTTTCTGACAAATAGAGGTACTGGTACATTTTCTAAAGGTGAAGACATCGCAGAAGCGACAACATTCCAATACGATATCACAGTCAATTCATTATATTCCAGAATTATCGTTGCTGGTGGTGGCGGAGGAGGAACTAATATTAGTTCGTCCGCTGGATTCCCAAACTACACAGGAAACGGAGGAGGAGTTGTTGCTGGATATCCAGCAATGAATGAATCCGGTGTTAATCATTTTGCATATGCATCTCAATCATCCGGATATGAGTTTGGTATTGGAATGGATGCACCATATAAAAGTGGAAGTAATCAATCAGCCGGAATGGAAGGAGCCTCCGGTGGAGGTGGAGGTTGGTATGGCGGTTATGCATGCGGATCAACCAATCTATCAGTATCATCCTCAAATGGTGGTGGTGGATCTGGATATGTATTGACAGAAGATTCATATAAACCAGAAGGATATTCTGTTGATGAAACGTTCTACATGACAGATGCTTTTCTTGATGGTGGTGGTGCTATCCAACCTCAAATCATAATATGTGTTCAAGTTGATATGTTCAATATTGGAGATAAAATAACATTCCCATGTATTGGTGAAACAGAACATGTCATTCTTCCCGTTGGCAAATACATAGTAGAATGTTACGGTGGAGATGGAGGATGCAGAGGTGACACAGGTGTATCTTCTCGCGGCGGTTATGCAAAAGGCACACTCAATCTACCATTTTCAATAGACACATATGTTAATGTTGCTGGATCCGGAATAGGAACAGGTTTACTTGATTCAGGCGATTGGTCAATGATGAACAGACCAACATTGATGTTCAATGGTGGTGGTGCTCCCGGAACTATGGGGGACATTAAAAGCTGTGCAGGTGGTGGAGCATCCGATGTCAGAATAGGTTCTAATTCATTATACGCGAGAGTCATTGTTGCTGGTGGTGCCGGAGGAGAAGGTGCTGTAGGAAAAACAGGTGGTGCCGGTGGTGGTGTTAAAGGTGCTAATCAACCATATACATCATATGGTACAAATGAAGGTGGAGGAACTCAAACAGGTTCTCCTAGTAATTCACCATATAACCAAGTAGATGGTGGTTTTGGATATGGTGGTAGTGGAGTAACAATAAGCAGTAGTGGTTATGGCGGTGCCGGAGGAAGCGGTTGGTACGGAGGCTCCGGTACATATCCCAATAGTGGTAGTGACCGTATGAAAGGTGGCTCCGGTGGATCTGGATATGTATTGACAGAAGATTCATATAAACCAGAAGGATACTTACTGGGTGAAGAATGCTACATGACAGATACAGTATTAACAACCGGAGGAAATACCTTACCAGTTGGGCATACAGCCGTAACAATGGAGGTTCTTGATTGTAGCTTCATACTCATACTTTGTCATGATGAAGACGGTTATAAACGATATGATTCAGAATCCAACTCATGGGTATATCTATCAACTTTAATCACTCCTGAATTGTTTGAAACATATGGTTCATATACAATTCCAACAGATGAAGGTTTGTTGAATGAATTTGAAGTTGTGATATATGATAAATCCAATAATGTTTCAAATCTGAATCTCAATGTAATTCCACCTAGACAAATCATATCAAGAACAATATCTTCAACTATGAAAGTTGATAATGTATTTACTGATATTGAATTTGATAATGACGTGTATGACACAAATATTGGTATTCATCGTAAAGGTGTCGGAAGCGATGCCAAAATAACAATCGATGTGATTGTAGATAAGAAACAGGAATCTGATGAGAACATTAGACTGTTTTGTGTACAATTGTACGGTAGAGGTTCTGTATCATCTAATCACAAGGTTATCCCTCGACCTGAACCGGTAGAAAGGGAAGGTAAACAATATCTATTAACAGTTGGAACTTCCAATACTATACCTGTGAAATACAGACAAATCAACAAGTATGTGAGTGAAGATGTTGGTCAATTAACTGGTACATTATATTCTCACGTTTCATGTGAACATAATAGATTACTGTATATAGGTATTCTTGTGGGATCGACATTCCGTTTACAAAAACTCAATTTACTGACTAATGCTTTGGATCATATAATTGATATACCACAATCATCAATCGGAAATTACTACATCGGTGATATATTGGCTGATGATGATTATTTATATATCACCAATTCAGCAAATGGAAACAGTTCATATAGGTCGATATATAGACTGAATTTATCAGATCACACTATCAGTTCTTTTACATCACCAAGTGGACAAAATTTCCAATGTTATGGTAAGATGTGTTGGTTTGATAAACGGACTATTGTTATAGGTCATCAATATGGGTTCATGTTATTTGATACAAAAACAACACAGTGGGCTGTAAAGACTCAATCTAGCAGTTATGGTTCCCGTGACGAAATGTCGGTAGGAAAACGATTGCTGATGTCACATTACTACACAACATCAACAACATCACCCGCGATTTACCGCACTGATCTTGGTACTTTTGACCAAATAACACTACCAAGTTCAGCCATTTCAATTTCGTGTTACGAAAATGGAAAATTCTATATTGCACAGACAAATTATCTTCACATATATGATGAAGAAACTGAAACAATTGAAAGATCTGTTGTGATACCTTGGACAAATCCAAAGACCATTGATATTGCAGATGGAGTTGTATATGCTACACAAAAGGGCAGTAATACCATGTATATTTATGATACAAAAAATGACATGTTCCGTAGAATAATATTACCATGGACAATACCCAATGTGAACGCAGGATATGTCACTCGTCCTACCACATTCAAGGGTTATTACTTTATCCCATATATTACAATGGGTATTGTGAATTATACGACAGCTGCAAAATATAATTTGGGTTATAAATTTAATCAGTATATCTCTATATACAATTCAAATGAAGAATCCAAATATACGTATGATTCAAGATTTGTTTCATTTAAGGATTCATATATGACCATTCATGACGGAATCGTAACTGTTCCGTTTGAAGTAATTGATGAATCGAATCACTTTAAATCAGCAAGCATCGATAAGTCACAGTATACAAAAATAAAGTCAATATCGTTTGACACATCATCAACCTAATCAAGGAAGTGATATAATGGAAAATAATACTGATATCACACCCGTTGATGAACTATATCAACGGGCTATGATATTCGCGAAAAATAAAAAACATCGTGGTGGAGGTATATCAAACCTCTATGTTATTCAGAAAACTGATATGGATGGAAACGTGACTGGTGAATACTATGGAATGAATATGATGACAGACTATGGAATGTCTCAATACTTCGGATCATCATCACCATCATTTCCTACTAATATCTATATTGGTAATGGAACTGGTTCATTTAATCACACTACAAATACATTGATATCTCCCGTAATAACAACTGCCTCCACATCTTCTAATACGACTATCTCATATAATTATCCGCTATATTATGATAGTAATTCAGGATTGATTACATGTGTTTGTAAATTTCTTGAAGCATATTTTGATTATAATATATCCGGTATAACAGATTCGATTACCGTGACCGAGTATGGTTTAGGTACGGCATATAATGCTTTATGGACACATTCATGGGTTTATGATGTTTCAGGAGCACAAACATACATAACAAAAGAGGTTAATGAAAAGCTATCAATCACTGTCTTTTTATGTATGTCATACTATGAATCATTAATTCAATCCGGTTGGTCCGAGGGTCGTTACACAATTATTACATCAATGCAACGTTTCATAAATTCATCAATTAGAATGTATGAGAACAGCATATATACTTACAAACGTTACAACACGGGTGTGACACGTTCAAAAAGCAATACGCGATCAGCGTTTATGAATAATGAAGTAACGACTACGACGAATCTTTCCAGTTTCACGATGTATGATGGAACTGATTCAGCTTCTGGATATATTGACGGTTTTTGTCAATGGACATCTGGATTTATGACACTTGAGCCACAACAACTCGATGATGCCGAAAGTTTTGAAACAAATCTGCGTATGGATTGGGATCATCATTATTCAACAGGATTATCCGATAAATTCGGTGATGCAAATGGTATTCCTATTACACAGGCTAACATAACTTCGGTTGCATTATATGACCATAAAACGAAGGCATATGATAATACAGAACAGTTCACCAATGATGTGAATCATTGGTATTGTGAGACATCGATGGCGACATTATTCTCAACGCCGATTTATTACACAAATAACAATACGATTCAGTTGATGTATGTATTCCAGAACGTAAGAACCGATGATCCTATAGTCAAATTCAAGAATACAGGTATTTCAACTATTTATGCGACGGATAAGTATTGGGATTCATCAACATGGGTACGAGTAACAAATCTTGAAGAGGTTCCTTCTGAATTGCAGAATAAACGATATTGGATTACAAATTCAAACACAGTTTCTATGGAACCCGTACGTCAATCAGGGGAGTTCAAACTGATACCAACGAATGGAGACAATCAGACATATTCATGGATGACATCAACGAATGGAATATATCCATGTTGTGATAATTATGAATACGGATGGTTCATGGTAAATGGTTCAGTATATGTTCCGGATAAGAGTATAGCATTTAATGTTGGAACAACTGGAAGTACATCAAGTGCTTCAATGACATATGGTAAATGGTTATTAACATTCACTTCGAGCACAAGTTACTTATCAACAGATATGAGTGATGTGAAAACGACCGGCACAATACCAACATCAGTATCAATAACTCCTCTATTTACATCATCAACAAACTGTTTGACCAATTGTTATCGTAGTAAGTCTGATACAGGTATAGTATGTTTACAATCTCTCAGTGCATCTGAGGCAACTGTTATTGATTTACGTGGAGACACTATCAATCAGATGTTATTCAACAGCAAACTGAGTGTAGCTGTATGGGGTAATAATCAGGTAGCATATATTCCTTCGGATGATACTTCAAAAATACGTGTATATGACTTCGATGTGAATGGTGATATAAAGGAATTCACCATACCGAGCGATGCCACAACTGTTTCTTTGATGATTGCACATAGAGATTTTATCTGGATAACAGATGGCTCAACGTACACATACGTTATGGATATTCGTGATGGTTCAATAACCGGTTGTACAAATACCATTCCATTGAATTCAAATCTTAATACTATAGAGATGACAGCTGTTGATGATGTAATGATATTCCATCGATGGACAGATCTGACAGCTTCATCCGCATATTGTGTCAGATATGATAACCCAACAGTTCCAGGTGATTTATCCAAACTTGATACAAGTCTATCATATTTGAATTCTCGTTCACATTATGATTTGAGATATGTACATGGTAACACATTGGTATTGCTGATAACTACTGGCAGAAGATACAGTTCAACAGGTGCGTATAATTATATCGTTGATTTTGGTAAATTTCTCGATGATGATACAATATCCTACACATATAAGTCTGCAGATAGCTGGACAAGCTTTATTCCATATGGTGAATTCTTTGTTGTTGGGAATACACGTATTCCTATAGAATATTTTCTGTATCATAAAATCATAGGAACTACCAAAACTATCACTACGATAAACTATATCAAAAATATCTCCGGTAAACAATGGAACACCACAATCACAAATATTCCTGAGTTCAACGGTTTACCGCCTGGAAATGTTCAGTAGGTGGTGGTATAATCATGGCAAATATTTTCAGAAGTAAAGAAGTTTATAAACGTATACCAGGTGTACCATCAGATCAAAATCCTTTACGTGTGGTCAGAGGAGTATATGTGACGGGTCCATATCGAGCACCGTATTATATTGATACATGTACTCATGTGAAGAGCATTACAACTACAAAAGCGACGGTTGTAAATTATACACAAGCTTCATCTGATTCCACCGATCATGTTGTAAATCTTCTAAATGTGGATGCATCTACAGATACCATACCAATAACGTTTTATACCAGAGCTGAATCACAATTGCAATCAGATCATGTTGTAAATCTTCTAAATGTGGATGCATCTACAGATCAGATTGATATTCTTGCTTATACCAAAATCAATCAGGATTTGGCAAGTGACCACGTTGTTAATTTAATGGGTATTGACACATCTGCTGATACACCTAACATAACATTTTATCGTACGGAAATTTTCAAAACTAATCCTGAACCTATAGTGCGAGTTAAGGAATTAACTACAACGAAAGCAACCATTGCAAATGGTTAATGTAAAGAAAGGAGAGTTTCAACATGGATTATGATGAAAAAATAATTGAATCAAATGAATCGTTGCCCGAAGGATTGATTAGATTCTGTGAATCATATGATAAAAATCATCCAAACAAAGTTTCATCAATGAATCACAACCTCTATCTATTACAAACTATCGATAGAGATGGTAATATCACAGGTGAAGCATATGGTATGAACTTAATGACAGATACCGGATTTAATCAGGCATACAAAGCGGGTGTGTCTGCTAGTAGTGAAAATATATACATCGGTGATGGTACTGATACACCCGTTGTCACAAATAACGCTTTATACAGTCCTATCATAACGACAGGATCAACAAAAGTGAGTAGTAGTACGAGTACTTATGGTATGACATATGATTCAACAACAGGTATTATATCACAACGACAGAAAATGTATGAAGGATATTTTGATTATAATATATCTGGTATTACTGAAGAGAAGACTATAACCGAAATAGGTTATGGTTTGGCATATAATAATCTACAAACACATACGCTGATATATGATAAGAATGGAGAGGTATCTTCAATCGTTAAGAGATTAAATGAAAGACTTACAATTACAATGTTTTGGACAATCTGTACTAAAAAGGATTGGATAGTCGACGCATATGATAGAGGTGTCTACATGGCATTCAGACTTGGGTCTTTTCTGGACAGGGATATTCCAGCATTTCAACCATATGTTTTCTATTTACCCAATCATACCAATGATAGTACCAGATATGGTGATGGTTATATGACAATTTTTGGAAATGATACCAACAATACTCTTTCTGATAATGTTATGACTACACAAGCTTCAATTGGAACTAGGTTTATTGATGGGGCAAGACAATATGTTTCAAACATAGTACTATTGAAAGGTGACACATCTTATTGGAACGAAAGGTGTTTAACTTATAATTCGCTCTTCCTATTATTTACCAAGGTCAAATTGTCCGATCCAGAAGAAATTGTCTGTGAATACACATACACAAACAGTCGTGCGTCATCATTTATAACTAATATTTTCGGCAATTATACATCAGATACCGCTAATAGTATTTATGGATTAATACCTGCTGTTGATTTTGATATTCAATCATTGTCGATGTATAATCATCTTACACATGAATGGGATATAACAGAACAGTTTGTGAATAATCCTGATGCTGATTATAATACGAACTTCATAGGATATGTTAGAATATTTATGAACATACCTTTCTTGAAAACTTCAACAAGTGTTTATGTTTTCATTAATCCAAGAAATGATATACCTATCACATCATTCAGTAATTCAGGAATAACAGTATATGCAACTGACGAATACTGGAATCCTGATTCATGGCAGATAATATCAAATCTATCTGCAGTTGATGAATCACTTCAGACAAAACGTTACTATGTCACACTCGATTACCTCAGCAGTGATTTCCTATATGCTACACGAAAACAAACATATCATCAAATCATAACAAAGAATGCAACAATTGATCCGGATACACAGAAAGTCATTGATGAATCTAAAACTCTTAAATTTAATATACAATCAAATTCTAATTATATACACTGCAAAGGAATATCTAATGATGAATATGGATACATTGTTACATCGAATTATATAGTATATCCAGACAGCAGTGATGCTGATGGTAATCCATATATGTATAAAATTACTAGTGCGAATGGTAATTATCCTGACCAATATTTGAGATGGCAATTTACCAAGGGAGATAAAATTGCACTTTGTGATAATTCCTCAACATATATAAACAGACGTCTACGTGTATACACATTATCATCTGATCCATCCATTGCACCAATCGCCGAGGATCTTGATATTGCTATCGTCGAAACAAATAACAGAGAAGCTTGTTATTGGTCATCATCTCAGAATGGATTTGTTATATTCCAGAGTAGATTTGATGGAAATAAAGCTATCATTGTAGATCTATACGGCGGTGATGATGATAACACAGTAACACAATATCAAATTGATGGTGTTAGACATTGTCATGCTTTGGATCTCACCAACAATTGTGTGTATCTAACCGATGACACATCGTTAATAAGATTTGAAATATACGATATGAAAGAACAGACCGTCATTGACAGCTTCTCATTACCTGATACAAGTTATACGGTTGACGGTATTGGAGGGTGGAAGGATTATGTGTATATCCGCGTAAGTGTTAGTGGTTCATATTCGACATTCTTGTATTATGTTGAAACAAAAAATCTTGTACATTTACCAAATCTAAATTTACCTATGCTCACATCTGGTGATTACTGTAAAACATATCATCAGCAATACTGTGTTGATGAATGTATGGTTATTGGTGGTGAACGTTATGACAGTTCGAGTGATTTATACGATATCAAAGTATTTACTGCACAGAACCCAGAAGAACCAATAAATCTATTCTCAAGTGGTATAGTTTGTTTACTCAGACAATATCTAAATGGTGGACAACTAAAATACATGAATGATGGTAAACAGTTAATTTTTGCCATCAACAGTTATAACAGAGAAATTGCAGTTGATATAGGTCATGTTATTGATTATGGTCCGATCGATCGTCTTCCACAATATAATTTCTGGTATAATGATCGATACAGAAATTCCGATTATGCAACAATCGGGTTGTATAAAGAGAGTTGTTGGTTGACAACTGTTAACAATCTCGAATCAGGTGTGTATTATTCATACACATACATGAATCCGATTGAATTATATTTACCACATAAAATTGTAGGTACAACATACACAATCAACTCCTATAACAATCCTAAACGAATAGGAAGCAAGACATATACTTTCCGTGTTACGAATGATACTTCCAAATGGGAAGTGTCTTCCGAGTAATATGAATAATAACAGTGGGGCTGATGCCCCACTGTTAAATTCTTTTATTGTATAATATTTATAACGATATTCTTATCCTCTAATACAAACATTTCGGGTGTAAATCTCTCCAACTCTTCTTTGGGGAAATCTTCCAACTTACGCCATTTCTGACATATAGCTTGTGTATTAGCATCCATGTAGTTACCATTATTATCATTCTTTTCATTGGTATACCAACCGATGAATTTCATGTATGCAACATTTGAATGTTCTTCCATTTGTTGAATTAGATGTGAAACATAAATGTTGTTATCCATACTGATGAGGTCTACAGGTGTGTGAATTGATGTCAATCTATTGAAATATGATTTAACTATCAATCTGAGTTCATTAATCGTATTAGTTGCAAGTGATGCATTATACAATTTAACATCGAATTCAACCTGAACATTCAAATCTGGCCAGAAGACATTTTCCAACTCATAATCAACATCAGAAGAATATGAATGAGGTAGACCGTATGTTGCAATCAGTTTGCAATCGAGGTAATTATTTCCTTCCAGTCTATGGAGTATTACCGGTTCCAATGCTTCATGTATCTGTGTGAATGATGATACAAAGGAAGTGAATCTATCAGAATTCATCAATGAATACTCGACGAAAGGTACGAGCTGTACTTCTACACCGCCGTTGATATTTACTTTGTCAAATGATTCATTGATTGAATCTCTATATGAATATAATGTTTTCCACATAACTGACCAATCAATGTCATAACCATTTGAAGTTTCATCAGAAATTATATCATTCAAAGCATCAGATATATCTTTCAAACAAGACGGAGTGTTTGAAGTAACAATTGTGTTATAAGTTGCAACATAATTATCAAACGAAGTCTTCATGGATTTAGCAATCTGTTTCAACTTATCATTGTTGATTGTTATCAGATTATACTTCATTCTTTTATAAGCGTAATCAGTCAATGTTTTGATATTACCATCGACACTCTCGTCATATTCACATAACGACAACATGTTATCGTACAATAATTTCTGTTCATCTGTAGGTGTTGATGATTCTCCAAAGTTGACAACACTTCTCATCTCTTTCAATTCTTGAACGAGTGCAACATCATCAAGAGTGTATTGATCTACCAACCGGAACCCGGTGAATGAATCACCTATAGATATTTCAGAATCACGCATAGAATCTTCGGATCTAATAAGAATCGATATCATGAATTCAGGTTCAGTTGCATCAACATTTACGACTGAACCGGATGTTGTAGATATCCAGCTTCCTCCACCGTTTTCTGTTGATGCAATATTTATTCTGTTATCAACGTCAACTAATTGATTCAACGGATACATATCAACTTCGAAACGATAACTTCCGTCATCTTCTTTCTTAACAGGTTGCATCTCAACTCTGCCGGATTCAGAACCATTAATCATTGCATGTAATACAACACGCATATTATTCTCTTCCATCGGTAATAGTTTATTCGCTATATAGAACATAGCTGTATTTTCAGGAATAGAGGAGAATGGAATACGATAATAATCAATAGCACCTGAATCTGGTGCTGGTCTCATATCTGTGTATAGTATAATTCCTCCAGCTCCAACAGCACTGAGATCAAACACATATTGACCATACTCATCGACATAGAAATCATATGGCATATAAATGTTTGCCGCATTTGTGATAGTATACTGTCTCGTTATACCATTTGCAAAGTAGACGTTGATGTATGTTGATGATGCATAACTCTTACCTATCTTAGTAAGTTGAGTTTCACCATATTTTGTCAATTCAGTCTTAATGGCTTCACCAACAACAATTTGTCTTATGTTGTTGCTCTCATTAACTGATTCACGTAGACGCATCTCATAATAATTTTGAGAAGCTATTCTTTCAAACTGAATTGGATCCTCATCAGTTATTTCAGGATATATGCCGATATCGATGTCACCAGATACAAATACTTCATGACCATTCCACAATCCTTTATCACCCCATATCACATCTGTACCATATAGCATTGTGATTTCACCTGTGATTGGGATGAAGACACGCTTGGATTCTATCTCACTCAAATCATCAATCCATATGTCTGATAATACCCATTTATCATCAGATATCCTGTTTTTCGTACGTACACAGAAATATGTCTTTTCTGGATTAAATGGAATATACCCATTACCCTCAGTCAACGGTAGTATCGGAATACTCGATGAATACAAATCGAGTGGTTCTTTAAAGTAATTCCACATTGCAGTTGAAAATACAGGAGCTACTGCATTCTGTCGAACATATTTAACTAATTCTGAACCATCTGACCATGCCGATATCGTTGGAGAAATATATGTAGTTATATTGTAATAATTATTCTGATATGTTCGTCTGATATTGGTGATGAGTGGTGTTGCGTGATAAATGTAACTGATATCCTCATTGTTGTTGTCAACAACTTGATTTGATGTGAAGTTTGTAACCTTTGTTGCGGTAACATAATCGTTTACCCATGGATTAAAATATCCAATCGCAAATGGCTGTTTCTGAATTCTAATTCCGAATGGGTTACTGAATATGAATTTCTCAGATATATTGGAGAGAGTCTTTGCTGTTTCAACGGTCACTCCGTCACCCTTCGTGTATGGAATAATGGTATAACGATTTTCATCTCCATAAATCCAAATCCATCCAGGAGGAATGATTATTTCATTTGATGAAACTGTATTATCATTGTTATTGTACAAAACCTCATATGGAATCTTACAGTGTAATGTGTTTGTACGGAACACATAATCATCAGTATCTTTCAACGCCATATATCCACTCCATATTCTTCCCCATGGATCATCACGTCTTTTGAAGAAGAACGGATAGAGTATATTCTTAAAGAAAAATGTCTTAAACCATTCATCAATATCATGATCTGATGATATAACATTAGCGGTATTATAAGCCTCGATAGTTTCTCTACGTGTTGTTTCGATTGTACCGATATTCGTTCCTCCAACACTTCCACTGATAACAAATGCCGCTTTCATGACATTAGCATTATTTGAATACTTGTTTGATGATGTTATGACCTGTGGCTGTTCATCATTCTTAAATGCCGTAAAGTTAGCAGATTCACCATGGCATGTATAAATAGTGATCTCAAATGAAGAATTCAACTTAGGTACAAAATATTTGTTGCCGTTCAATTGAAACATGAAACGGATCGTCTGTGGATTGTCCATTATATAATGAATATACGGATCATTATCAGTCACATTAGAATGTATGGGCAGAATATGATCTCTGGGTAGAAATTGTTCATTACCATTCCCATCGATATATTTAACATCGAATCCAGCAATATGATTATTACAGGTGATAACTTTATCTCCGTTGGGTATACCATTGGTCATATTATTCACAACTGTATGAACTTCTCTTTCATATTCTGAAGCCTGTACAAGGAGACATAACCAAACATCAGTAACTCTATAAGTGATATACACGTTTTTATTCTTTGCAACATAATTAGTTGAATCAAGATTGGTATACTGCACATTCCATGCTGGAATTGTTGCAGAACGATTAGATGTTTCAATATTCTTATACTGTATAAGAATATCGTAATCGAGTGAATACACATTACCGTTACTGAGATTGAATTTGGTATTTTTATCAAGAATGAATTCATACAGACCGGTGTCAGGATTCAATGTAGCATTATTGTAGATATCTTCAATTTTTAGCTCAAGTAAAAATTGACATGATGATGGTGTTGCAAACGAATATCCAATGTCGAATATTGCTGCTTCGGCATAAATGGAATCAGGTAAAACAGCTTTTGTGATGAAAGATTCATTGAAGAAAAATGATGCAGTGTAAGACTGTTGCTCTAATGCCTGAGACATATACTCATTGATTATTGAAAAATGTCCAGTATTCAGCACATTTAATGGGATATCGTGGAAAACCCTCGGCATCAATACTTCAGATATGTATTGTTTTATTTTGGAATCATCTGAATAATTATTCAGAATAATTTCTTCAGCCATATTTGTAACCTCCTAAATATTATTGTATTGGATATACCTCTAAAACCTCGTAGTAATGTTTCTGAGGAGATAAACAATCACATTATGAAAATGTCTCCAGTAGGATATATATTGTAATAGATTAAACAGAAAGGGGTTATTTTTATGGTCGATGATACACATTACACTTTGCAGAATGAAATACTAGATTCCATTGAAAACATTGATGATGTTACAATGGAATCTGAGATAAATGTCCTCAATTCAATAATTAATGATTATCATAAATCCATGATAATATATGAGCATTATCATGGTGAAGATGTTTTAGGATTTGACGTATTCCAAGAAGGATTCAAGGACATTGCTAAGACAGCTGTCAGTAAAAGTAAAGTAATCTTTATTAAGATTTTGAATACCATTAAAGCTCTTTTAAGATTCATAATGAATCAGATAACAAGAGCTATTACTTATGTGAACCAAATGTTTACCAAAAGAAAGATAACCAAATCGGTCGATCAGATTCTTGATGAATTAAAAATCGTTCCTAAGAACAAAGTATACACTGAAGGAGTTTCTGATGATAGGTTTGTTAACGACTCAAAGAAAATCTCCATACCATCAAACAAACTCTCCACATCAGCTCCTGCTGATTTTGTAGCAGTTGCTAAAAAGGTATCAGTGAAGTTTAAAAATAAAGGTTTCACATTACGTGGGTTCGATGTGTACAATCATGTCGTAAAGAAAACTAGAAAACAATTTATTGGTGCTCCATACAATGAGGAAGTCCCATCTAATAAAATAATAAAAAATTTATTTGATGATAAAGGAAAAGTTGTTGATGAAGCATTTTTCATTACACAAACAATATTAACAAAATCTGAGGCGATGAAGTCATTCCATAAAGCCATATCATCAGTGAAAACATTTTTAATGACAAATAAGTCGGATGAAAAGACATTGTCGGGATTAATAAACTTTGTCAATAATTTTGAATATGATGAAGGAATAAATATGGACTATGAGTATTCATCAAAACAGCTTATTGAATTCCAAAAAGAAATAGCTGACATGTATCGGTCGATATCTAGGTTAAACGATCCTTCTACAGACATACCTCATGATTATATTGAATACTTCAGAACAATCATCACAATTCTAGAAGGTTTAAGTCTAGGGATGAATGTGATAACTGGTGCGATCAAGAATGCACCAATCGCTGATCTTACCTATGAGGGCTCAATCACGAATCTTGAAGATTTGGATAAATTTGTATATGAACTTATAAAATCAGGAATTCCACCAAAATATGTTGCATATGATTTATGGTTATTATGTGATAAATCTATAAAAGGTGAGGATGAAGAATATAAACCTATATGGGGTCAAAGCAGAGTTGTGTTGTTTCCTCCAAAAGATATCAATAATGTTTATAAGGTGGCTATATCCGGAATGGGTTTAGATAGTAACATGACTGAATCTAGAATCACCAATATGTTTAAAAATGATGAGGAAATGACTAATTATGTCGCTCATGTAACAGGTTCGTATGATAAAAATGCAGTAATTAAAATGGAACGAGTCGAAGTTGGTCCAGATGTCAAGTTTAATGAAGAACAGTCCAAGATCCTCCAAAGTAAGATTGCAAAGTCTTTACAAAATAAAGGTGCATCTTTCACGATTAAAGATATTCATAGAGATAACGTAGGTATCAGTAAACGTACTGGAGAAGTTGTTTGTTTTGATTATGGTTTACTTAAACGAAAATAGATTCACTCTATTATTTTGATTTTTCATATATATATAATTAATATGGATAATGGGGAAGTTAATACCCAGAATTCAATAAAATTATAGGAGTGAATTGTTATGTTCAGAATGTTGATCCAGGTTCTTTTCGTAGATTCAGAGAATAAAAGACATGTATTGACAGTTTACAATGGTAAGGAAGTCACCGCCCGTGTAGTTCAAGAAGAATGTGGTACATGGTTCACTTCACATCCTAGAGAAGGAGAAGAGGAAAAACCAAAGAAACGAAAGCTCCTTGATATTAATTGGGATACGGCATTCTACGCATATCCGTGGGATGATACTTATATGATATTCGACGGTAACGAATTACCAAAATTCAAATCTGAATATCTTGGTGAACTTGAAATTGATGGAGGTACTACAGAAAAATCAGAATTTTGTAACATTTATGCCGTTTATGTTATTTCGAAATGGTGTTTGAATCACAAAGAGATTACCCAGTATTTATTTAATAAACACGGTTTTACTGCTGAAGAGACTACCCTTGAACAATTGAATGCTGATATAGACATCGAATGTTATCCTGGCATTATTAAAAATAAGAAATGGGTATTCTTGGTGGAAGAAGTTATCCGTGAAAGTAAATTAAAAGGGTACAAAGAAACTGATTAATCAGTTTCTTTTTTTTTTTGAATATTTATTATATGAAAGGAGAATTTTTATGGCAATTGATAAAGTGCAATTAAAACAGGAAACTGTTGTCGATAACGAGGTTGTCTTGGAGGATATAAATCCAATATCTTCCACAAAATCCATCAATGATCCAAATAATGGTAGTACACTCGATCAGACTCTCGAAAAAATGTGGAATGCTATCAACAATAAACTTTCCAGAGTTGTGAATTCCGTTAACGGTAGAACCGGTGTAGTTGTATTAAACGCTTCAGATGTTGGTTTGGGTAATGTTGATAATGTGTCATTTGCAGATATAAAACAGTGGGTCATAAATAAACTGATTGAGGAATTTGGAAATAAGAGGATCAAACTATTTGAAAATCTTAATGAAGTAGATCAGCTTATATCTACAAATGATATGATTTACAGAGATACAGCATTCTTCGCGTCACACACAAATGATAGTGACAAAAAATCGTGTATTGGTTATATTTGGCTGGATGAAGGAACCAATAAACTTACGTTCACTTATAAACAGATTAACACAGTCGGTTATACAGATAATTCAATCATATATGATGAGAAAGTGAATGATAATGATCTACGAGGCGGTGGTATAGGTGTAAACATCTACAAGTATGAAGATGCTTTGAAACTGTACAACAGTGAGTCTGGTAGAAAAGATGAATCTGGTTTATATATTGATAAATCTAAGATCGCAGGGAAATTATATCACTTTGATGGTGTGTACGGAGATGGAACAATTGATGATGTAAATGCATTATTATATTACGACACATCATCAACACCAAGTGATGCAAAAGGTGTAAAGATATTCGTTGATGATAGGCAGGTCGTATTCGGTTTTAAGTTACGTAAAACAGATCTTAGAATCGGTGACTTGATACTTTGTGATTTCAAGGATTATAGAATCAACGGTACTGTACCATCTGGAATGTCTTCGGATATGATGCTCAGAAATCCATGTATCGGAAGAGTTGTAGATGCTCCATCAGATGAAGATGAAAGCCGAGATTTCCAGATATACTTCTATTCCATAAAACCTTACGTGGGTTGGGGCTTACAATATATGAAAAATCATCAGACTGGCATAACTGATGATGAATTATCATTACAGCTTGCAAATGGATATACTGAAGGATTTGAAAATGCTGGAAATAATATCTCAGGATTACAAGTATATTGTGATGAAGATCACCCTTCTAATAGTGACGCTTCAAAAACCACAACGTTGTACAACCCTGCAAGATATACGTCACTCCCACAAGGTTCAACAAAAGTTTTTATGGACAATGACGGTCCTCATCGTGGACTGTTTATTTCTCCCGACATGTCGTTATGTGTTATGCCCGAATATTGTTATGCAGAACGTTGTCAGATTGATGATCCCCATGTATCTAAGACTAAGAAAATCATTGTTGATGAAACACCTGAAGCTGAAACTGGAACATATAAAGTTCATGAACTCAAGGGTGTTGTAAGACCTCTTGGTTCTAAAATGGTTGACAACTGGGCTATCACGTCATCCCGATATACCAATTATACTGAGAGTGTTAATAATGCACCCGCAGAACATGACGTTCCTAGCGAAGGTGTGCAGGAAGATTCATGTCTTATTGGTATTAATTTGATGAAAACCATACGCAATAATGTTCCTGAATCTCTTGCTGAAGGAAATCGTATGCAGTTTTCAAACATCTCAGGTTTACGAATCAATCGTTCAATCAATAAGGAGTTGGCTAATGACGATAGTATTCGTCGTAGGTATTGGTCACTTGATTCCAAGTGGTTCGGTATGACAGATCAGGAACTTGATAAATATCGTGATGTGTATGGTGACGATGACGGTATGAAAGGTATCAGAAACTCCATGGTTAGTGGAGGTCTATCTGTCAATGTCGGTAAATTCCTCGAGATAGAACCAGGTGGATATAATGATGACACAGACACATACTATGATGGTGGCAAAATTAATGTGCGTATAGGTAATGGTCTTGAAGAGGAACCACCTTCAACAACCGATTACACTACATCTGGAAATAGAATCCAGGTTAAAGTCGGTGGAAGTCTGACATATAATGACGATGGTGGTGTCGAAGTCAATAATGGTAAAGGTTTAACAAAAGATGATGAAGGAAGATTGACTGTAAATCTCACCTATTCAAGCAGTATGGATTATTATACTTCTGGAATATCAATGGTTAAATCTTCACTTACAGATGAACATTTCTTGAGTTTAAATATTGCAGGCTTAGATGGTATACATGGTGCATACAATTCGTTGCCATCTACCAACGAAGCAAGCATATCCCTTTATGGTACAAATGTTGGTACACGGTCAGATCATTCCGATGATGAGTGGCAAGGAATAATTGTTGTTCATAAAAAACAACTAATAACTTTTAAGGATAATAATACCGGTGTTTCTTATACATATGATCCCATGGCTGGTATGAAAACCGAAGAAGTTGCAACAGGTATAACCATACAAATCGGAAATGGTTTGAAATTAACACAAAGCTCATACAATTCCAGCTTATACACATTGGAATTGGATACATGATTTTTGAAGGAGGAGTATCATTATGGATAACATAAAATTCAATACAAACGATCATTTATCATTTAAAGATGAAGCAAATAAAAAACATGGTCTGAGAGGTCATGTTCAGATTTATCGTGAGAATACCATTACAAAAGAAAAGGCATTATGGTATGAAGATGATAACATCATTCCTATCAGCGGATATCAGTGGATACTGATGAAAATGTTCGGTTTGTATCTGGATTCATCACATAATAAGTCATATGAAGATATCAGCAAAGACACAACTGTTGTTATTCCGGATTTGAACAATTCGGGTGTATATCAATTAGGGGTTGATCCAGCTGATTACACAACAATGGATGCGGACATATCTGAAAACCATTTCATTCAAGGATTCATGATTGGTAATGGTGGATCAGGTGAAGATTCAATTACAACCAAGAATACAAATTATTCATTTACAAAGCTCAGAAATCCAATACCATTCCAGCAGACACAGACGTCTCTTTCTTCAGATATAGCTGGTCAATATCTCGGAATGCTTCGTGTGGGTTCATCATCTTTTTCTAAATCATATTACATAAAGAAATTCGATGAACAACCACACATCTATCACAGTTGGTGGAGAGATGGTCAGAAATGGGATTATGTTGATCCCGTCACACAGAACGATTTAGGTCCTGATGCTGTAAATGGTATAGGAAAGACAAATCGTATCGAAACGTATGCTGAATGTAAAATGTCTTTAAATGAAGATGACTGTATTGCATACTTCAGTCATGATGGGTCAACACAGACAGCTGTTGTTAATGAATTGGGTCTTGTTGCATATGATACTGTACCAGGAGTCCGTTCAATCATTGAACAAGTATATCAGAGAAAAATTAAAGAATTCCTCAATATCATATTTGACAACAACCTACATGATGAAGATCATAATAATGAAGTGATTACTATGGCTGCTGAAATCTATACTGTTATTGAGCAATTAAAACAGTATAATCAGTCTAACATCAATTCATTCATTGAAACAGTTGATACTATCGCTGGATGTAAGGCTGAGTCAATCGACTATCTTTCTTTCCAGAATGAACTGACATCTGACGATAATATCGCAGTAGAAGCTTTCTACAACCAGAATGGTTCACTGGTGTATACAACTGATAAATTTCTTGACCACATGAGTGATAGCGCTTTCTCAGGATTAAGCACTGATGAAGCTCAGCGCATTAAACTAATAACATACTACACATTCAATTCTATCCCGCTTCAGAGTAACTGGAGAATACTCATAAACTATCGAATCTATGCAAATTAATGAAACTGAGGTGTGACATAAATGGATGTAAATACAAAAAATTCTCATGAGCTTTTGGAATCTGTATCAGATAGAATCCGTTGTAATGTGGCATCATGTGTTGAGGCGTATGCATCTATCAGATGGAAAAAAGTATCATTCACAGTTCCTAAAGCACCGGAACCATCACATCGTCCTCGTCTATGTGGTTATCGTGTATATGTTCCTGGTGCTGCTAAAAATGCAACATTTTTCAACAATAATGTTTTACCAACACTCAAGGGGTTGTTTATAACAACCCCTTGTAAATTTAAGCTTGATATATATGTGGAAACTCCTAAGTCTTTTACTAAAACTCAACAAATATTAGCCGAGATGAAGATACTTAGACCTTGGGGAAATATCGGAGATATTGATAATTTTGAAAAGGCTATGTATGATATGATTCAACCTAATGAAAAAAGAGGACATGTCGGTATAATGTCAAACGACAGCTTAATAATTGAATCTCACACGAATAAATATTATTCGTGTTCACCGAGGTACGAATTGACAATTTCGTACATGGGAAAGATTCCTGTATCGTTAATAAAAACACTGAGGTTGAAAGGTGATGAAGAAATTGATTGATACGAATCTTAAAAATGAAATCATTGAGTCTATTGAGAATATTGATTCTGTTGTCATGGAGTCTGAAATGAATATCATTTGTACACTTATAGATGCATATTCAAAAGCATCTATAATTATGGAGAACTGTGATGATGTGTCGGTATTCAACATTTTCCAAGAGGGTGTTATAGATGATGCTAAAGGAGATCCATCCGAATCTCTATTCATCAGAATCATCAAATTCATTCCCAGACTCATCATGAGTCTTATAAAGAGCATTAAAAATGTCTGGGATAACAGAAAGAGTCAACAACTCATTCAGAATATTGAAAAACTCAAAAATATATCAGAGGAACAATGTAAAAGGATTTCTGATTTGGAAAAGAAACTCGATGATTTTAGACAAGATACAGACGACTCAACACAAAAATCCGATAAAGAGGCTATTCGAAAACTCCAGAGAGCTGTAGATGTTATTAATGCAAAAATAAATGCATCAAGTAATAAATCAAATTATCAGGATATTTCTGTGGATGATCGAGCTTTGATAAAGGAACTTCAGTTATCGTCAAAGATAAATAATCTATCTGAACTTGTTGATGTGATACATGGTGTTGTTAAATCAAAAATGGATTTCCAAATAATTGTAAAATTCTTAAATGAGACATTGACATTATTTGAATCTCTGAAGTCCTGGGATATGTCAGTAGATCCAACTGTTCCATCTGAGATAAAGGAAGAGATCAATCGAATAAAAACATATTCATTTGATAAGAGTGATGTGACTACTCCTTCACCATACAAATATGACGATGTCAAGTCATATATTGATGAAATAACCAGTCTTAAGAATTCAATATGTAAAATTGGTCAGGAGTTTGTAAACTCATATAAATATCAGAAACCAACAAATCCCGTACAAACAGATGATATTTCTGATGCCCGGATGTTAGTCGATGATGTTCGCAAGATTGTACAAGATGTACAACAACTGTATCGTTCAGTTGAATATGAGTTTGATATCCTCAATACGGCTTTCCAAGCATGGAAGGATGTTGCTGACGTATATAAATGAATATTTTAAGAGGAAGGGTAATATGAAAGAAAACAAGAAACAAAAGAAAACATCATCTTCATTTGTAAATCCGAAATTTGATAATACTGTGGATGTTGGCATGGTGCTTGCGTCTGTATCATATCAACGTAAAAAGAAAAAGATGAAACGTAAGAAAACGTTTGAAAGGATAGTGTGATCATGGATACTTTAACCGAAGAGATCATTGAATCTATCGATAACATAGATTCTTGTATCATGGAAGCTAAAATGGATGTCTTATGTTCACTCATGGATGTATATGAAAAATCTTTGGTAATACTGGAATATTGTGATATTGATAATATCTCCGATTTCTCAGTATTTCAAGAATGTTTCATTATGGAATCAGGTGATAAAGTAAGTTTTAAAGATACATTCGTCAAATGGATTAAAACCATTTTTGGATGGATTAAACTCGCTATATCATCTATTCTGAGTGTCATAACTGAATTTCCATATAAGAAAATAATCTTCGAAATAAACCATTTGGATGAGGATATCAGAGAGATTCCGATACCTAAGATTACATCTCTGATGATGGATAGTATGCGGGAACTTAATGAATCAACCGAAAAATTAATTCAACTCATTAAATCAAGAAACACCGATATCGAAGAATACAGAAAGGTAGTTACAGATTTCAATGGTATAAACGAATTATCAGCAAAGAAAAATGACTGGGAAGTCAAATATGTCACCAGGAAGGAATTAATCGATATCCTGAATGATATGAAACAAATGTCAACTCGGAAATCTATCATTAAACTTATGAAAGAATGTGAGTTTGACCAAAAGGAATTCGAGGCACTCATAATCGGCAATGATGATTATACGAAAGAACTAACAACAGTTATCAAAAATAAACTGAAAGAAGTCGCTGTTAACTGGAAAATAGAAAATACATCTTTCAAATTATGGCGTGAGATAATGGTAAAGGGTGTCAGAATGCGTAAGCTTGTGGATGATACCAGAGATGTCTACCGAGATACTAAGGATTTATTCAAAAAGAATAAAGACGTTAAACAAACGAATTATGTTGTTACAGCATAAACATAAAACAATCAGAAAGTGAGGTTCTTAACTATGGCTATTAGTAAGGATAAGGTAAAGGAAGGTATCAAGAACGGTGTAAGAAACATCGATTTTGATAAAGGTTTTGATGAAACGACAAAGCGGCTTTGGAATGGTTCACCCGCAAAAAGAAGAGGTTCTATCATTGCATCTGCGAAACAGAACATGTTTGAATTTCCGGTATTCATTTCAAACAATGTTCCACTCGAGTATGCAACTGCTACTACAGCTCTTCTTGACCAGGTGTATCTGTCATATCTTCAGATGGCGATATCTGTAAACCCCGTGGTTAATGAAGATGATGCCAAGAAAGGTCTGCAGTTTGCTGGATTCAAAACGGATATCAGCAAGTATCTCGAATATACAGATATGTCTTATGCACATGATGCATGTCATGCTGTATATGAAGAAGATGGATGTGTGGTTGAATTCAATATGATTTCAATCGAAGATTCAGATGCTAAAATAATCAACGAGTATTGTGATCATGAACCGCTGTCAGAATTCTCTCATTACTTCCAGGAAGCAGAAAAAGTTTCCAAGGATGATTATGACGATGATGACTTTAAATCATCTGATGAAAAAGATGTTGTTGACAAAGGATCTAATAAAACGAGAGAGAAAGAAGGGGGCGAAGATGAAGAATATTCACCACAAAGGACAAAACACACACCCAGTAAAGTTGATAAGGACCTTATAATTGCTCAGATCAATAAATATAATGCTGAATATGATAAGATTCAATCGGATCTAGACAATGCTAAAAAGGACGGAAAATTGAAGGATGTGCAACTCAAAAAGATAGAAGCTGAACTACGTGACTTACGAACAAAGTCGGCAGACCTCAGCGGTCAACTGGTAAATTATTCAACTTTTATGAAAAACTGTGCAGAACTGGAACGCATTAAGTTGGATATGGAAAAGAAGATGGAAGAAAATTCTCCGGTTAATGCGCGTCTGGATAAAGCTGTAAAGGCTGCTGCGGGTAGGTATAAAGCCCCTCAACTTGATGAGAGTGCTATGCAAAGACTTAATACGATGAAACCGTTAACATCTATGGTTACACTCAAATCCACAGATGATGTTGATCGTGAATACATCATTGGAGTTAAGACATACTCTCGTCTGATTGATGCATCTATTCTTCCTGAAGTTGCAGAATACCCTCTGAAAGAGATGAACAAGATTTCCAGAAAAGCTAAATGGCGCGCAGGTGAGCTGAAATTCTTCAAGGATATTGTATTTAAGATTAAACAGAAGAAACAGACTGCTATCGATTCAAAGGATCCCAAGAGAAAATGGTATCGTCGTCTGTACACTCTTGCTCATTCGAAGGGTGATGCTCTTTCCGCAGGAATCTTTTCAAAGAGATCGCAGAATACCGGAGTACTTCCTAATGTGTCTATAATTATCACAAAGGGTGATGTCGACAATGTTAAGGCTCAGACAGACATCGATCTTCTCGACAGTAAGACAGCAACCAACTTCTGTAATGAGTTATTCCTCATGGCTTTCATCGTTATTGATAATGATGCAGGTTCAATTAAGATACTGCTCCCTGATCTGCATAACGACTTCGAGATTCATTCCCTTGCATCTGTAAATAAACAGCTGGCTTCTCTTGATACTGCTGGTTCAAAGACCAGGGAAGTATTCAAAATGCTCGGTTAATTATGAAAGGAGATTATAAACATGATTAGTTCAAAAAAGGTAGACACAACAGCCGTCGAAGAACAGCTGATGACAGCCATGTCTTCAATGCTTGCTAATATATATTCAAACAAGAGTTCTGATGAATATAAATCCCATGGTGATATCCGTTTAACATCCGAATATTCAGAAATCGAAAAGATGGTCGCTGATCTGACAACACTGAAAAATTTCCCTAAGACTGAAGCAACTGATCTGAAGACTCTATTCGATACGCTTCACAGACCTGTATTCAGTAAGATGGTTTCAGAATATATCATTGAACCCAACGAGAAAAACACACTATTTACAACCGTATACACTGTTGGGTTCCGTGTACTGGTTGGTGAGCTTGCACGCATATATTCGTCAACAGAAGCTACTGAGAAGGGTATTGTTTATAAACCTGATAAAGTATCTAAGAAGAATGATATGAGTGCATTTATCAGATCATTCAATTCTTCTTTGGAAAAACGGATAAATGATTATATCCGTACTTCACATATTGAAGATAAAAAGAAGTCTGATGATGATACTGCTGATACTATTACCGAAGCTTTCCTCCAAGAAGGAGGTATTGTTGACACAGGTGTCAAAATAGGTAAATTTCTCATTGACAAGTCGAAATACCTTGTTAAAGAAGTCATCTGGGATGGTATAAAGAACATATTCAGGAATATCAAGGAGCTCAATCCTGTTGCATTGGTTAATACTATCCTTACAGCGGCATACGAGTCAAAGGTTTCGCACTTTGTAAAAGTTTCAGAACTTTATGAAGCTACCAAAGAAGCTTATAAGGAATATATGAAACTTCCCGAAAGTCAGCGTAAAGAAAAAATCGAAAGCAAGTATCGTAAGAACATCGATAAGTATAACATCAAGATGAATAACCTGTGGGCTGCTATTGAACATTATGACCAGCGAGCTGTTCAAGAAGCACAGAACCAGGCGAACAGAATTAACACATCAACGAAGGTTTCTAAACCCAATGATGACAGTAAAACCGATTCACCATCCGGAGATCCTTCAGGTAATGATGATTTCGATTTCTAAAAAAAAATATTTATATTAAATTCTTTTACAGATATATGAGAATAAAAGCTAGGATGGTTCGTGTTTATGACGTTTGATTGTTTATAATCTGCTCAATTAACCACAGATTACTTCATCGGGGATGATGATGAGACCATCTTCGCTCATAATATCACACCTCCTTTGCAAATATTTCCTAGCCTCATTCTCATATTAGTATGAGTAAAGTTAGAAGGGATGAGCAGGTTTGTGCGTATGAATTTCCATCTGAAGGTGATAGCTTCAGATGGGTTTATGTAATAAAGTTATCAAAACTTTAACCAAGTCCTGAATAACTCTTTTACATTGAGAGCTTTAAGAGCTTCAGTTACGGCTTTATTACCGGCTTCAGTCTCACGTCTCATTTTGATGAGGATTTCGTAGGCGCCACCCATATTATCATCTCCTTTCAAAACACGATTTCCCTTCTAACTAACTCATATTAATTATATAAATATAGAAAAAGAAAATAATAGGAAAGAAGAAAAAATAAATCACCGGGGTTTAACCCCGGTGATTTTATTCATTTTTATCCTGTTGATATGTATGTTTAGTTGTTGTGATTTTCTCCGTCATCTATTGTTCTCGGAGCTTTTATTCTACCAGCGGCAGCTTTTGCGGCGCGGTCGAGTCTCTTATCGATATCCCTCTTACGCTTCTCAGCCTCTTCAGCTTCTCTTGCTCTCTTCTCAGCGATTCTGCGATCGGCCTTAGCTGACCCTTCCTTAGCACCCTGTACAAAACCTTTAGCAAAGTCTTTGAAAAATCCCATACTGTTCTCCTTTTCTCCCGACCTTTTATACGTCTTCGGGGTGACAAATAAATTCATATTTATTAAAGTGAAAGGTGTGCAATATCCGCAATGCACACCTCCAGTTTGTAGAAAAAATGTTTTAGATTTTTCGTGTATCATATGTAATGGCGGATAAATACACGTGGTAAATAGAAAGGTTAGATATTACTATCTCCCTTTCTATTCATATTAATAATATATATATAGAAAATTAAAATAATAGGAATTTTAATATTATTTTATCACTACATTAATATGAGTAAAGTTAGAAGGGATGAGCAGGTGGATACGTATGAAGTTACATCTGAAGTAGTCTGGATACTTCAGATGGGTTTATGTAATAAAGTTATCAAAACTTTAACCAAGTCCTGAGTAACTCTTTCATATGAAGACGCTCGAAAGCATCAACGGCAGCTTTATTAGCAGCCTCAGTTTCGCGCATCATTTTATTTATAAATTCAATGGCGATACCCATAGTATCACCTCCTTTCGGGAACAATTTCCCTTCTAACTTTACTCATATTAATTATAATTAAATGGATAAAATTGATATTTTTTTTTTGGATCATATGTTGCGTATAATATTCGCGGGGAACACCCCGCATTTTTTGTTTGTCACACATCATAAATAAATTTCACGTCATAAATAATTACTCAATGATTCTCTCATTGATTGCATTGTTAATCATGATGCATTACCACCTTTCATATGTATTTTTGAGTGATAACTTCCCTTATCACTCATATTAATTATATAAATATAGAAAAAAGAAAATAATAGAAATTTTGTATATTGGGGGATAATCCCCCAATATACATTTATTCAATATTTTAAGTTTAATTTTGTCAATCAGATTCATTATCTCACTATATCGCATTCAAAAAACCAAATCAGCATAGAAAATTTGCACCTTAAATAAATAATTCACGTATGTATATAATTTATCAGAAGAGAATAAGACTAATAACAGAAAGAGGTGATACCGAATGCGTATAGAAGAAATCATTGATCAAATAACATATATAATCATCGTGTATTATAAAACATATAGAAATATACATTCACCACATGATGATCATGTATTCATGGATATAAGAAATATAATACTTGAAATATATCATCAACGATTTGATGTAATAGAAAATATAGAAAGTGTAGATATACTACCATGGCCATGGGGTAAACGTTACATGTTACAAGATGACATATCAAAAGAATTAAAAGTGATCGACAGTTCTACAGACGTTGAATCCATCAAATCAATCGATGATATTATGAATGAAATAATTGACGATATCATATCATATATAAATCAACATACTATTATTTATAATGCAAGCGGTATCCTATCAATTAATGTCTGTCCATTCGATGGATTAATGATAACCCATGAATTCATCATAAGAATTCTGGATCTATACTTCTATTGAACAATGTATGTTATATGGTATCATTGTGTGAATTACACTATTCATTCTGATACCGCTGTATATGTGCATTTAAAACATATTAATCGTTAACGATAATTATAGAAGAAAGGTGTGAAAATATATGTCTTATTCAATTCAGATATTCGATACTAAGAATAATAAAATCGGAGAACTAATGAAAGCTTCTACCAGTGATGTATTAAAATTTCTCAGTAAAGGACTAAAAGTAATTGACAAATCTACAGGTGTTGAATTAACTGAGGATATTATTAATCAATCAATCGGTGTTTCAGATGGAATTATCGACATTGGTTGATGACTATATAAAACACAATGATACTTAATAACATACGATTATTATTTTCACATTAGAGACATATATTATTTAAATGATTATAGCAGTCTATATCATAGACTGTTTGTAATATATACATTTTAATTTAAATGGAGGAATTTATCATGCCTACTAACAAAACATTCTCACTGGCTGCATTTGTTGCTTACGGTAACTCATGCATTAACAATGCTTCAGGTAATACACCTGATATTCAGAGCGCTTTCAAGACGGATCTTAAGAAAGCGATTGCCCATGCAGGTTATCCCTCAAAGGACGAAATCGGTATCGTCGATGAAATCAACGACTTTGATATGAGTGCTACAATGTCGAAGGTTCCCGAACTCGTATCCGGCTTTATGCGTGATGAGAAGCGTTCATTCGATATTCCTGCAGCTGATGACAATACAACAGCAGCTACGATCAAGGTTGTACATGTCGAAGAAAAGACCAAGGAAGGAACAATCATGCTCGGCGATAAGAAGGGTGAGACATACAAGTCTACAATCGCAGCACATGATGAGCTTGCTGTGAAGAACAGAAGAGGACCTTTCAAGAAGTAAAACGATTCAAGATCAGAAATGTGAGGCGATAGATAATGGTAAATAAGGTTACTCCTGACATCTCAAACATGCCATCATCGGATCGTACTTGTGAACCCGCCAGTACATCCGGTAACCAGGAAAGTACTAACCGAAAGAAAGTAAGAAAAATGCTCATACAATCTTTGGCATTTGCTGGAATGGTTAATCAGATAAGTGGGTATACTGATACAATATTTCCTGAAGAAGAATCAAATGAAACAATTGATGGTGGGGATTAATCCCCACCATCATGTTTTATTAATTGTCAAATTAAGGGGTGCTGATGAAATGGAAAATGTTAATGAAACAGAAAGAACGGAAAATAGTAAACCAGATATTATTGGTTTAAGCAACCTGATTGTTGATTGTAGCCTTTCTAATGCTCGTAACATGATTACTGAGGATACCAGAGTTATAATGAACATGCTTATCAACATGAATGGTACAAACATTAAGTTTGTTAATAATCCCACTGAAGAGCAGTGTTTCATGGCTCTTGACTATAGTGGAATGAACATTCAATACATTAAGAATCCTACCAAAAAGATGTGGCTTCATGCAGTTGCTGATAATGGCTCCAGTATCGTTTATCTCAAACCAGGTAGTTTCGATCCAAGTGATACATTTATGATATTTAAGACAGCTATCAATTCCAATAATGCAGTAGAGGTTATCAAGGAAGCTAGTAAACATTTTGATCCACATGATGAACTGTATAAGGAATTGTGTAAAATTGCCGTCGCGAAGAATAGACATGCAATAGAAAACGTTATCGAACCATCTGAAGAATTATGTCTGTCCGTAATAGAATACGATTCAAAATATTTTACTTATGTAAATAATCCATCGGAAGAATTTTACAGACAGGCTATTATAAAAAATCCATACACTATAAAATATATTCCACAGACATATGAGAGATGTTTGCTAGCTGTTCAACAAAAAATGTATGATGTTACCAAATTTATCGAAAAAGAGTTCATTACAGAAGAACTCTGTTATGAAGCAATCAAAGCAAATCCATATATACCACTCTACAAACTACCAGAGAAATCTTTCCGGATATGTGAAGAAGCAAGCAAGGTTGATAAGCTTGCATGGATTAATGATCTTAGTGAAGACGAACAGACTGATGAAATATGTGAGTTATTCATTAAGAATTGTCCGACATGCTTTTGGCCTACTCGTCGTTACAGGATCAAAAATAAAAGTCGTAAAGTTAAGTGGATGAAACTCTTAAAGAGTCTGGGGTTCTGGAAAGTAAAATGATATTAACGGGGGCATAATGCCCCCGTCTATCATATTATTTTTTATCCTCTCGATAAACGAGTTACTGATGAAGGTATTCTATCATCATCAAACAATTTTGATGATTGATTTGACCCCTCATTGTTAGATGATGAATATTTTGATTCTTTATCATTTTTATATTCATCCATCTTCTGTAAGATATTCTCAAGAAGTCGTTCTATACGTTCTGAACGAACGTTATATGTATTCTCAAGAACTCTCTTAAGCTGTTTTTCTTTTTCTGTCTCATCATACTGATATTGATATGTGTTGATAACTGTTGGTATGAGGTTGTTGTCCTGATAAGTTCCTGTAAATGAAGACATGTCTGATGTATCTAATGGAGGTATTTCGAAGCTTGAACTTGAATTACCCAATCCATTCATGAATCTATATAGTGCATCATTTGATGAAACATTACCGGCACCTGTCAGATATTTCACATTTATTGGTGAATTGATATTGTAACCATCTGTACTGTAATCCTTACTCTTACCCAGAATAGCTCGATCACCATTGATTGATGATACTTCCCATGACTTTCCAAGTACCCATGATGGTATTGCGCTACCATCATAATATGTTGCACCATCACCAATCCTAACATATGATCCAGCTGAAACACTGTTTGATGATGATCCGTTGAGTAAAGCATCATCTCCTGGTGAATTAACTTTATTAAGAGTCATACTCATGTTATTAGCCGGATTATCATACGGACTATTATATCCAACAAAACGCAAAATAGTTCTAGGATTATCGCTATCCTGAATGGTATATGCTAATGAACTTTCATAGTCATCACCATTCAGATACAATTTACCTGCACGTGCTGAATGTAATATACCCTTGTCTGAACCACCATCAAATCCTCTGGCTGTTCCATTCACGTTAGCAACATACATACCTACATGACTATGGGGGAAGTCTTTACTTCCACCAGGTGTGAATACCATATCGCCTGGTAAACGATCAGATGGGTCGAAAGGTTTGATAACCCAATCATCAGATATGTTACCTGAAGAATCGGTGATAACATCATTGGATGTTTTGTTGTCAAATGCGTATGTGGTAAAACCAGTATTATTTATACCCGATCCATTACTGAATCCATATCCCATATATTTGATCGCCGCACTCATTAGACCAGAACAATCTGGACGTAGATTTTCAATTACAGTGCCATCTCTCAGATTTATGGAGCCCACACTGTAATTCTTGTATCCACCCGACGGATATGTGTCATTATATCCTTCAAATACCATTGCGGCTGCTTCTATAGGTGAATCAACATACGTAGGTAGTTGTAGTGTTGAGAATTGATTGTAAATATCTTGTCCGAATTTAGCTCTCTTCTGCTGAACACTTTCACCCTTATCCTTCGGTCTTTCAAAATTAAGAAGTACTGCATCTGATGCTGTCCTTATGTCAGTAGCATTATCAAGAACATTTCTGACAGAAGCATAATCTCCATTCAATTCATCATTCAGGAAATTAAGTTGTGTTAGCATATCACCAACACTTGTATTAGCTGACTTTATTTTGTTATAGAGGTTTTTCTTCCTGTTAGAAACTGTCCATTGTGCTAAACCATAACCAGCTGTGTCAGAAACAAAATTATTGTAGGAACCATTATCCACTGCAGCGGTATAACTATCATCAGTGTAGCCCAGTTTAGTCTCATAAGTATTTTGTAGATTCTTTGGATTGAGTCCGCTTTCAGCATATAGGTTGCCCATAAGACCGGCAATACCATACTTACTCATACCCTTGCCTGCAAAATAATTCCAGATGACTTCACCGTTAGTACTTCCTGTTAGTCTACCACCACTCGTATTCGTATTGGTGTTATTATTTTTCTCTGAAGCTATGGATGTTTTAAATTCTTCAGAATCATTGAACAATGAGTCTACAAAACCACCACCAGTGAATGTACCACTCTCTTCATCATATTTACCGAGTAATGCTTCCGCAGTAGCCATGAGACCAAGCTGTCTATCTTCTGAATTTTGCATAGCAGTATTCTTACTGATTTTTGATACAACTTTGAGCATATACTTATCCTTGTTATTCTGGAAACGCTGCTCATAATCATCATCAGATTCACCATCACGTTTTGGATTCGCACTGATAAATACTTGTCTAGCCTGATCCTCATAACTGTTGTATCCTTCTTCACCAAGTATGTTCTTCGCCTGTTTAACAGCAGCTTTCTCTTTTTCTTTTTCTTTAGAGCTTTCAACACTGTCAGTATCTGTTGAGAACATACCTAGAATATTACCAGTAATGTCTTGTAATGATTTAAGTGCATCAGTAACACCTTCATCGAAACTAAACAGTCCGTCATCACTATCACCAGAACCATATAGTCCCATCTTCGATGAGCTAACGATACCCGATAATGACCTTCTACCAACTTTACCTGTTAATGGATTAGATATGTATGCCCCACCATGATTATCTGTACCTACTACGTTCACATAGTGGTTATTTCCAGCACGGGTACCATACTCGGAACCACTTCCTATGATTGTGATTGGATTATTTGGTGTGGCATGTTTCAACGATTGTTCTGTCACACCACCAGCTACAACATTCATTCCTAACGCCTTGCTGGTATTCATGAATCCACCTACGGATGTTCCCATATTTGGATTATATGCACCAGAACCGTTCATCTTTGTAGCTAATGTCGCGGGATTAATTGATGATCCTGTCCTACGACTATATGCATCAGCTAATGCAATCGGACCACATCCACGTTCACTCATATTCATATATGGACCATATGAATTCTGATTCAACTGATTACCTGAACCATATGTATTATTGTATATATTATTGATATTATTGTTTGTGGTTGTTACATCACCGGAAGCAACGATTCCATCCATTACAGAACCACCGCTCTCAGAAGGAGTTATCTCTTTCTTTCTTTCAGGTATTTCATATTTTGTTTCTTCATCGGAATCATCATCAGTATCGAAGAAACTTGTTGCAGAATCAGCAATGTCTGAGAATCCTTTTTTTATTGATGCCTTACCATCGAGGACTAACTCTGTTCCAGTTGATGTTAGATTCTCACCCTTAGTGATTAATTTATCATTATTCGTTAATTTGTCAACGACCCATCCAACACCAGTTAGGATAGATCCAAGTGCTTTCATCACATAACCTATACCGGTTTCAACAATACCCAATAGAACTTCTAATGTTCCACCGATAACTTGTAATACCGGTACAATTGTATATTCGATTACAGATGCTAATGGAGCCATAATAACAGTAACCAAACTTGTTAGTGTTTCAAGAATAGGATTCAATACATTCATTAATACTTCGAATACAGGTTGTACTATTTCTATGAATGGTAGTACAGAATCAACTATTTTCACTACTGACTCAGCAACAGTAGAAATCATTGTTTGTACCGTACCGAGTATTGGTTTAATAGCCTTAGTGATCGATGTAAACGCCTTGTTCAACGGTTCCAAACCTTTAACAACTACTTGCTTCACAAGCTTTATTAATGTTTGAAATCCCGCCATACCAGCGACAATCGATAGTAGAATTTTACCGATACCACCGAGAGTACTAGCCATACCACCAAGAAGTTGTCCTATTCTTCCTGAAGCACCGCCTCGTCCGCTTGAACGTGTACTTGCCGATGAATCAGTTGTTGAATTAGTTCCACTGGATGATGATGAGCTACCGAGATTTATATTGACATCTGAAGATGACTCGATTGATGAATCGGTTACTTCACTTGAAGAACCACTACTCGGAGCGCTCTCAATTTCAAAACTTGTTGTTGTAGCGCTTGATTCATTATTAGAAACACCCCAGCTTGATTCAACACTATTATTATCAGCTGAGTTATCTACAGCGACATCTGTAGTTGAACCAGATTCAGTATCGGTAGCAAAAAGATTGTCACCTGACGACTCTTCACCCGATTCATTGTTTCTACCAGATATCAGATCACGTATCGTCTCAGCCAATGAAACGAGTTTTGATAGTGCTGATTCCTTGCTACCAGCAATCATTGCTTCTATCTCAGAAGTACTGTTTTCATCTTGTGGCTCATCAATGGATTCACTATCAGTACCTGACGTATAGTAGCTTTCCTGATTTACTGAACCATTTGTTGAAAATTCTCCCAATACTTCATTATTATCAGCAGATATGTCAGTTGAACCGTCTTCGTTAGTACCGTTAGCTTTTGCTGCTTTTCGTGCTTTAGTTTCATTAAACGGAGTTTTGAATCCCTCGCTGAATGATGATGGTGCTTGTTGTATAACATTTCCATTCTCATCATATTTGGTCTTTGTTCCGAATATAGCTCTACCAATATTTGATACACCTGAACGAATATCAGATGCACCACTTTTGATACCTTTAGCCATTAAAGATACGATTTTACTTCCTATCTTTTTGATACCGGTAAACAAAGTTTTCAGTACGGTAAGAACAGGTGAGATTATCTTAGATAGAGCACTTAAAGTAGACTTTAAAAATGTTCCGATGATACTACTGCTTTTTTTCTTTTCTGCTTTTTGTCCACTTCTCTCGAGCATCGGAATAACTGAATCGCGTAATCTATTCTTTAATACTGGATCACTGATTGAACTTATCTCTCGATTAATGGCACTGATATCTGCAGTTGTATCACCATCAGCAACAGAAGTTTGCATTAATGCAAAAACATTCTGTGCTTTAATCTGATCCAAGCGGTCATTATCGTTTTTAGGTCTCATGTTATTTACATCAGAAACAACACGTTTATACTCCTGCTTGATTAACATATCATCAAGCGTACTGTTTACAGCACTACCTATATCAGCACGAGCTCGTGAAATACGTGAAGAAGCTTTATCCCTAATGTCTTGAACAAATCCTCCTTGACGATGCGTATTTCCCTCATCATCAGTTGTCTTTTCGCCGATAATTTTATTGCTAACACGTTTTACATTATCGATTGTCGGTTGCAATAATTTATGGATTTTTCCACCGATAGTGCCCGGTGATTTGTTGCTGGAACTTTCATTGGTTCCTTGTAAACTATCGGTCTCGTTTGTTTCAGCTCCATTATTATCATTACCCCTGTTCGGATTAAGCATTGATGCAAAGTGTTGCATGGATATACGAATGCTTCTAGGTATAAGTCTATCAACCATACTAGACAGAAAGCTTTTACCGTCACCTTCCGAGACATTTACATTATCATTGTTTCCTGATATATGTTGACTTTGAGGAATTTCTATTGGAGCTACAACATCTGTTCTTGAAATATTATATGATGGATAACCAGATAGATCATCAATTGGATTTGTAATCTTAACATTTATACCTCGATTGAGTATACCAAATATAGAACGAGTATAATCAAGCATAGAATATGTGAGATTATTTGTAACAGGATTATCGCCAGGTGTTATTGGGTTACCTCTTGAACCATCCAGACGATCCCTATCAGATGTCTCTCTGTTATCATTTGATGAACCAAGTGTGTTTTGAAGTCGCTGACGAACTCTTCCAACAAATGTACTTGAATTGTTACCGTTGTTGTTATTCGAAGAAGTTGTTCTGTCATAATATTCTTGGTGATACTGTTTAAACTGATCATTCATCATGTCATCAGTTATTACTCCAATTTGTTCACCTCGAACGTTGTTACGTGCTTTATCAGTAGCTTCACGAATCATATTAGCCAAGCTTTTGTTTACGTTAGCAACAAACTTAGAAGCATCCACGATACTCATTGACAGCCTTTGAAGTATTGCCATACATATGGGTGTCCAATAACTGTCGGGTTTTCCGGAAGCATACACCAATGTTCTTACAGCCGATTCTATAACAGATATATCATTTGCAGATAATTGGGAAGCTCTCAACTGCGTTTTACCAGAATGATATAAATACATCACATATGTTGCTGTGAGAGCTTTACTCGCTTCAGTGACATCGTTCCGATTCATATTAACATCAATAGCTTTAACGTCGTTAAACACTGAACCTGTAAAGTTAGATGTTAATCCTGATGATGAAAAAGCTTTTCTGGTGACTCTGTCAAATCCTCTCTCCGGATTGGTAGTGAGTTTACCTTTATGATCTATTTCGTATTTTTGACCTGTTATACCTTCATTAATCTTTTTCAAATATTCAGGTATTATGTGAATTATAGAATGACGCGTCATTCCATCAAACACTGCAGGTTTTGTGTTATAGGTGTCTGGTGTTAATTTACCGAAATTCTGATCCTTTTCAGTCGATGTGATATTACCGAATAACTTCTTGAAACCTTTTGATTCAACTAATTCTGATAAAGCTGTATCTACAACAGCACCAACAGTTTCATCAAATAAGGTTCCTATTTCGTTAATAGAACGATCACCGAGCTTTTTGAATTTCTTTTCACCAATCGTCATGCCGATTATACTACCAACAACATCCTCTGGTTTAATCATTCCCGATTTTAGTGTATCAAGCATCATCTGTGCTGAAGACACATAAAAGTTGTCGGTAGATTTATTCTTAACTTGATCAAAAACAGCAGCTAGAGATAGATTACCAGATGAATCAATTAATGTGTTATTACGATTATAATTCGATGAATTGGATGTTGTGTTATAAATCTCTGATAATTTATCAATCTTCTTAGCCATACCCAATAATGATGCATTGACATTATTGATAGCAGCAATCATTTCAGCAGAACGATTATTAATCGATGTGACTATTTCAGCAGTATTCGCGATGTTAACTTCTGCCTGTTTACCACCAATACTGTACATGGCATTGAGCTGGCTCTTTGTGATATCTTTCATAGATTCAGCATCTAATATCTTAGCTGAATTATTGGAAACGGTATCTTCATCATCATTGTTGTCTATTTGAAATCCGGGGTCAAATTCGGAATCAGTATCGTTTCCGAATTCATCATACTCATCACCCTTTTGATAAAACCAGTTTGTCAGCTTCTTTGTAATACCGCTCGATTTCATCTGAGAGAATGTTTCGGCTGCAGTTTTACCACTTTGCATCAGACTTGTTCGTATGGTATCAGCATCATTTTTCAATGTCTGCAGATTAGAAGTATATTCTTTTCCATATGATATTACACCACCACCGATAATCTGTAGTCCTCTCTTTATTAAATCAGGCATTATCAACACCTCCTTCTTTAAAGTTAAAGATAATATATTTTATCAATTAAATAATGGGCTCATAACGAGCCCACTACGTAATCGATTGTTTTCGTTTGGGTTTGTTTAGAAGAATTGCACAAGATCAATATCGTCACAGTGGAATGATTCTTCCCATTCTTTTATTAGAGCTCTCCTGTCGGATTCTGCATTTGCCCATTCATCAATTTTTAATTGAATATCTTTGAACGCAGAACCAACATTGTTCATATTCTTTATGTTACTATAAAGAGTCCTTTGAACATCAAGTGTTGCTAATAACATGAATGATTCGACACATGATTCTGGAATAGTTTCACCATTAGAATCATGATCACATTTTACGATGAAACGAATGTAAGAATTTTCCGGGAAGTCAAATAACTGAATTTTATTGAATCCTAACCATTTTGATGTTGGTTGTTTTGATGTAATTCCAGCATATTTATTTATTGCAGCACCAGTTGCTGTAGCATTTAAAATATCTTGAGGATAGTATGCACCAAATCCTACGAATGGTGAACCAATGGTGAAAGCATTAGTTGTAACTTCACCCTTTTGATATTCAGCGGAAGCCGCATAAGCATATGCGTCTCGAACATGTGTAGTCGTAAGTGTTTCCGGAAGTATATATATTCCACATTTCTTAGCATATTCATCAGGAGAACGTAGATTCTTTCGAAGTTCATATCCCTCTTTGATGAACGGTTTGAATCGTGAAAATGTTCTTATACTCATTTGAAGGATTTCTTTTATGACAACTTCTGTCGGTTTCTTATATGGTAAAGCAATAGTATTCAAACCATTTGCGAGTTTTATATCATTGATTACTTCTGATATGTTCATAATGTAACACCTCTTCGATAGTAGTATGTTACTTAAGCTCGATGAATAACAGGTGTTGATTTGTCATTAAATGTAACTCGTAAATCCACATCAATATCATACTTATAAACCTTCGAATTCGATGTAGACAACCATAGATATATCTTCATATCATCACGATACACTTTCGAAAGTTTCTTGTATTGATTGTCACTGAGACATAGTAACTGTTTTAACTCATTATCTGTCTTTGCTGTTTCCTCAAGACTTTCCATAAGAGTTTGGAGTTTCTTTGTCAACACGAGGAAACCTTTGTTTATGTTTTTCATATCAGCCAACACAATTTTGTGACGATACTTTTTTTCATCAGTGAACATTGTGTCATAAAAATGTATAGTCGAAGAAATGACTTTCTCAATAGCGTATTTTGTTTCAGCTTTCTTCTTATATTCGATATAACTCTCAATGTACTCACACATTTCACCGAGTATTTTCTCATAATCAAGAATAGAGTATTCAACATCATCAGTATCTCTCATATTCTTATAATCTTTATTGACTTTCTCGAATAGAGATCTGTTTTCTTCGACAAATCTTCGTGTATTTAAAATAGTATTCATATTATCCCCTCCATCCCTCTGGATAATTAACGTTAACTCTCCATACTCTGTCATTTCTATTGATAGGACGAATACGGAGAATCTGTGTTAATAGTTTATTCAGTTCATTTTGCATATTGACGAGATAGTCTCTTGTATGTGGAACAATGTATCTGTCATCCTTAGTATCTATGACATTCAGATAGAAATCAACAAGTTCAAGTTTTGAACAAGTGTAACCACTTAGCATAGCTTGATCGTTTGAATCTTGAATGGCATTCATCTCCACAGTGATATATGCAATAATATCACGGGGAATGGGTTTGAGCTTCTTTGGTTTCTTGGATAAGAATCCTTCCTGATATGATTCATCATCAATCTTTTCAGAAGAAAGCTTATCATCACCAGTATCAACAAAATCAAAATCTTCGTCAGTGATTACATCTTCATTGGATACGTCATTTATTGAATCGATTTCATCTTGAATGTTTGCGATGTCACGACGTAATGTTATAGGCAATGATTCATGTTCTTTATTACCGATATAATCATCGACAATATCATTGACATCTCGATTCTTTTCATCATGATGAATGACATCTTTAACGAAGTTATGACCATTTGTGATGTCGGTATCATCTACGTTAAATCTTCCTTCGTCATCCATTTTACCGATGATGCATGATATCACGACATGGAGTTTCTTAGGAGGAGTGTGTCCTTTATTGATCATACCGGTATACGGTAGGGAACGAAGTTCAATGTATTTGGAATTGTTCTCAACAGTTTCCATATCATCAAAAACAGTTCCTTTTGCAATTGCATCAACAACATGTCCCTCTTGAACAGTTGTCATCTCTTGAGGACACAGTATGTTGATATTATCACCACTCTTAAACATTCTCACACAACTACCATCGTATTCATTAACGATGATATTTTCCTTTTTATCAGGAAACTCAATATGTGCGAATTCTGTAATGACAGGGTAGAATTTTTGAGATATCAACAATTTAACTAGGTCACTTGTAAAACAACTCATTATATATCCACAATCCTTTCTTATAATATTAATTAATTTGGAGGTACCAAAATGTTCAACACATTCAATGTATTCATGCTAATTTTATCAGTCATTTTTATTACCACAATTCTAACCTCATTATTCATTTTATTCTTCATTATACCAATGAAGAAGAGAATGAATGAATTGTCAAATATGGTGTTCATGTTGTTAAGAAAACATGAAATATATGATGATAAATTATATGAGATTTCAGATGAATTATCACATACTCATGAAAGTGTCACTTCGTTATCATCGAGTATCGATTTAATGATCGAAACTATTAAAACGAAAAACAATGAAAAAGTTTATCCTACACCTTCATTAGCAGAAATGATATCATCTACTATCAAAGAACAAATTTCGATAGAGACATCTCTTTCTCATAATATGAGGATAGCTAGTAAGTCATCTGTAGAAAAAATAATAACAAACGTGATCCAAACGTATCCTCATATTAACGAAGAATACATAACAAAGAAATGTTTAGCTATAATAGAAACAGCAGTATCGACGGATGAATAATATAATCATATTCAGAGGTGGGGGTTAACCCCCACCTCCGATAATATGATTTATTCACGATCAAGTTCCAACATCTTCGGCATCATCAACATTAGTTGTCTGAACAAGACCAGCCTTGATATCGGGAACAAGCTGACTGTTCTTGCAGATTACACGACCCTGAATACCCTGTACGCTGATAGTCTTGTACTGTGAAGAAGTAGTAACCATAACAGCTGCACCACCAGGATTCTGAGCATCTGCATAAGCAGCATTCTCAGGTGAATTTGTAAGATGACGAGCGAATCTGAGGTGCTTGTAGGAGATGTGGAACTTATCCATCGGATAAGCAACAATCTTGAAGAAGTACTCTCTGCTCATGTCACCCTCAACAGCACCTTCCTGGTATGCCGGAATGAGTGTGTATGCATCAACACGGTTGGAAGCAACAACACGGATCGGAATATCTGTGTCAGTCATAACACCGAATGCATGGTTCATCTGAACACCGCCGATTTCAGTAGACTTCTGAACAGTCCATGTTACAAACTTCTGGAGAAGTCTTGCAACCTTGGGGTTAGCATAGATAACGAAGCCGAGGTTATCGAGCTTACCGCGATCGCAGAGCTCATAGATGACAGAGTTGATAGCGTTGTGAATTGCATTTGTTCTGTATTCGAACGGATCACCGGCGAAAGAAGGTGAAATAGCTGTAGGATCAAGATCAACATATTCAGTATGTGTATAGCTCTCGAGAGACCATACATCACTTTCATAACCGTCGTATTTCTCAAACTCTTCATCAAGGTATTCGAGAATAGACTCATCCTCGAACATTTCCTGAGCTGTTACAAGCTCCTGAACGAGTCTGTTGTAGAGGTTGAAGTTGAGTGAAGCGTTAGCCTCAGCAAAGTCCTCAACAGTGAAAGGAAGCTGGAATCTGCAGCCGTCAGAGATGAGGAACTTTCTGATCTCAGGATACTCACGGAATCCGATTGTTCTGGTGTTTGTTTCGTTACTGATATGACCATCAACATAGATACCTGTAATAGCACCGCAAGAAGAAGCAGTTACTGTACCCTTGATGAAGTCAACGACACCTGAGAGTCTGTCGGAGAATGAAACTGTCTCACCTGTAGGAAGGTTTGTAGTCGAATCAACAACAGGAAGATTCATGCTCTCTGTGATACCGCCGTTGAGGAATACACCGCCGGTCTGAATATCGATGTTGATACCGCTTCCAGGAAGCTTTACCTTCTTGCCGTCATACTGAACATAACGAATATTGAAATCGTAAGAAAGTCTTGTACGTACTGTAGGTGTGATTGTCAGCGGATCACCATTATCATCAAGAAGCCAGTTGAACATTGAGAACTTCTTGTTGGGTGCAGCATTGATTGCAGCGAGAGTGATAACATCCTTATTGTTGATTCTGTAACCCTTACCTGCATTCCAAAGCTTCTTCCACAGAGGCTTACCATCTTCATCCTTCATGAAGTATACAGCCGGTGTCTCATACTCTTCACCAGTCTGGTTATTTACGAGATACTTGATAAAGATACGCTGCTCAATATTTGTTGAGGAAGCAGTCTGTACCGGAATGATATCCTTACCGAGGAATCTGATATACTGCTTTACGAGAGCCGGGAAATCAAGAGTTGAAAGAGGTAGGTAGTTTGATGTATTATAAGACTCCTGGATCACGAATGACTTCTGTGATTCATCCCAAGCATTGTCAAGCTGATCTGCAACAGACTCAAGGTGAATTCTCTCAGTCTCTGAATCTGTAGGATAGTTTCTGAGTTCTTCAAGAATAGGATCAAGAAGAAGGGTCTTGTATTCCTGCATGATCTCAGGCTTGTCCATCATTCTCTTAGCATCCTTCATAACATTGATGCCGTTGTATGTCTTCTGCAGCTGATTAACGGTTGTTTCAAATCTTTCATCAAAGTTGTCACAGAGTCCCTTGAGTTCTGCAGCTGATGCTGAGTTAATCATGCTCTGCTGCTCCTGGAACCAAGAACCATGTGTTGCTGTAGTTCTACCATATGCCATGGATTAAACACTCCTTTATTATTTTTAGATTTAAATAAGTCACTCATTATGATTAATCATATAGAATGACTTATTATTTTTAGGGATTAATTATCTTTAATCTTTTTAAGATTATCATTAATAGAATTCAGTAGCAGTGTATACAGGCTATCCAGCTTCTGATAGAAAAGCAGGTTCTCGCCATACTGAGAATCTACGAATTTACTAATGACATAGTTCTGCCCTTTGTTAAGAGCAATCTTCAGGCGGTTTAATGATTCATCATTCTTTTTGACGACATCATATGGAAGTAATGGCACAATCGTCTGAATGTTTTCAATAATCTCCTCAATCTCACTATTGCGATTTAGCATCTGCTGATACAATCGTTGATTGAGTATATTATTAGCCTTCTCAGATAATTTATTATCTTCTTCATTGTCATCATCAGTAGAATTATCATCACCACCAATATTATCCTCGCCACCCTCGTCAGAATATTGAAAATCATCATCTTCTGACAATGGTGGTGGTTCATCGAAACCCTGTTGAACGTTTTCATTCGATGACTGTTGTGGAGTTGAATCGTCATTCGGTGGTTCCGGTGCTGGTGTATCACCTACATCACCGCCATCGAACGGTTGTAACAGATCTCCTTCGGCCTCCATGACCATTTGGAAAAGATCTCTACTCACTACATATCATCTCCTTACTAAACAATTGATGGATGTTTTACTCTAGAACGTGGCGAATTTAACGCTATACTTTCCATTTTACTGCGTAAACGCATCATCTGATACATAGCCTTGCGACTTTCGGGAGTGTTTTCAACACTAGCTCGTTGAATCTTATCATCCAAGATTTCGAGTTCAGTAGTGAATTCTTCCTGAACTTCTTTTCTCAGTCGCTGTTTGTCAGCAACTTTTGCACCCTGAATTACAAGATAAGCCGCACCGATGTATCCGCTGATAGTAAAACATATTCCTGTTAAACCAAATTTCAATGCTAAACGCATCGCTTTATAAAGAGCGGTACGATAACTTGGGTTTTCGATTATTTCGGCTTTAACCTTATCTTCATCCCGTTTAATCAGAGAATCAATGATCTTAGTCAACCATTGTTTTGTTCTGGTTACAGGTTTCAATAAAGCTTTACCTGTGTTTACAGTTTTTTGAAGTTTTTTCTTTGCAGCCTGTTGTGTTGAGAGAGTCTTTCTATCAGCATCCATAGCCGCTGTAAGTAAATCTCCCTTAGGAGGTTTTCCAGCATTTCCTCCGTCAGATAGGGGCTCTTCGGATTCCAGGAATGCAAATACTTCTTGGATGGTATGACCAGATGAGAACATCTTGTTTCCATCACGTACTGTGCTACTGAATTCCTTAGTATCAACGGAATCGTTGCTATTATTATAATTGTTAGAACCCTTATCACTCGTATATCCATTATTTCTTGTCTTTCGACTTGAATTATCGGTTTTGACAGTTTTGTTGGTTGAACTGTCATTGTGTGAGTTGGTATTCGTCGTATTAGTAACAGTACTTTTGCCTGTTGATAGATCATTGTTATTTGTGGTGGTTGTATTATTGGAATCACGATTGAACGAATTGTGATAGTTGTTTGTTATATTATAAACAACTTTTCCTTCATGATGATTTTTATTGGGATTGTCTTGATAACCTGCACCGAGCATATCCTCAAGATCACCACCAGCATTCAACTTAGCATCGATAGAAGACACGAGATCATCAACAGGGTTAGCCGGAACATCAGGAGGGAGCTGTATATCTGTTGTTGTGACATTTGGTGTATCACCATTATCATCAGAGATGTTGATTCGGTTCTTCATATAATCAGGAATATCACCCATATCCATCTCTTGGATATATGATTCACCTATATAACGATCGATAGCTATCTGTGATATACCTTTATTGTACATCACATCACCGATACAACGAATCTCATCATCGAGTAATGAATGGAACTGTTCGCAATACTGCATGTCAGTAAGAGACATATCACCAAACTCTTTCAAACAGCTATTGACATATTCCTGAACATTTTCTGTTGTAGGAACATCATTTCCTTCAGCAGCTTTGTTGTCTGGTTTATATGTATTTGCTGTTCTGGAGTTCTTGTTTATACGAGCACGAATCTTCTTAACAAATCCATCCTCATCAGGATATTTATCCTTCTTAATATTATCTGGAAGCATATTGTACATGATATCCAGATAGATTCTTGAATCGAATATGTTGAACAGTGTGAGGAGTGTGTTATTGGATATAACTACGTCTTCATCATTCATGAGATTGAGTTTAAGGAAATCTTCAAGGAACTTAATCGTTCCCTCTTTATCAGTTTTGAATGTGGAGAATAGATCATAATTCTGGAAACGTTTGGCACCGGAATTCTTATTAACGATTGATTTATAAGAATTGGTGTAGTTGTCCATAAGGGACTTGTCATAGTTCTCATTATAGTACTTGGATGGTTTAGAATAAACCTGTGCAAGTATGTAAGGAATAACAACATTCGTGAAGTCATCCGGTTCTGGAACACGGTTTGGTTTCATGTCCCCGAACAGCTGAACCAGGTCATCAGTAGTATCACATTTTCTCAACGCCGCAACCAGATTGTTCACAGTTTTCTCAAACTGTTTGGAAATCATCCATTTATCTTTCTTTTCATCATACTTGATGTGTTTAGGTTTGGTGTCTGTGAAGTAATTTACTTCAGCTGCTTCCTGTACACTTTCATCGATAACAACGTCGATATTCAAGTCATTGTAATTACTGAAACGGGTAATTTCAGTATCCTGCTTAAGTGTATCGGGAAGTTTAATTTGTTCATTACTGAATACATTTGTGACATATTTTGTGTCATCGAACAATGTATATGTTGCACTACCCATAATATCCTCGATTTCAGAAAGAGGAATATTCTGGGAAAATATGTCAATAACCTTTCTGTATTTCGACGGTTTAGTGAACAACTCAAATGTGTAGATACCATTGATGAATTCTGAGAACTCGGTAAAATGATCTGCTATGAGCTGAAGAACTTTGTAACCGACGAAAGCATTTATATGGTCGAGTACGAGTGTATTATTGTCATTTACGAGCTGTGTATAAATATCTCCATCCATATTCTCGGTTGAATCATGAATTGCATCAAGAGCATTTTCAACTCTTGACGGATCGTCAATCCATTTAGGATCAACATTATTCAACCAGCTCAGTATGTCCATGATTGTACCATCAAGCTGGAATTCAGAATCGATAACAGGAAAATTCTTATTCTTGAAATCTGATGTGAAAAAAGAATTAATACTGTCAATTGAAATTTTGATGTTATCAAAGTATTCCTTTTTAATGACAATCTGTTTTGCTGGTAATTCCGGCATAGTATCTCAATCCTTTCTGTAAAATCTTTTAGTTCAGGTGTTAATCGTCTTGAATTTTTCTGATGTTAAGGTATCTATATTAATCTCTCCCTTAAATGGGGGAGGGGCAATTAATTACCCCTCCTTTCGTTGTGAACATGTTTATTACTTTCTATTCATAAGAATTGAAAGTGCTTCTCTTCTGATATCTCCCCTAAGCGGAATATGCATCCTCGAACAATCAGCCTGTTCAACGATAATTTCACCATTATGAATCCCCATAAGTTCATCAGTGGATATCTCGAATGATTCACAAACAACTCTCATGTTCTCATCCTGATCAACACAATACTTTGCAAGTTCCTTGAGGAATACAACATTTGCGGATTCCTGGATACGCGCAATGATATCAGCATTAGCTTCCTGATGTGATGGAAAATCAACCATATCAGCAGTAATCATTTTAGTTACTCTCATATTGGGCTGTGTAGGTGATGCATTAGGAATCATTGTTCCGAGTACACGAACTGAGAATGAAGGAACTACACCAAGATCAATAATTTCAGATGCTACATCACGTCCGCATTCTGTACGGGGATGTGTTGTGATGGTAGCTCTCATTCTATCATTGATAAACTGATGGTGATTTATGAAATGAGATGTTCTGGTTGGTTCAGGTATTGTCATTCTGATATCCGTATACTGCTGACCCTTGATGTCCGGATTGGGGTGATTCCATTCACCTCTCCATTTATTCTGACGCTCCAGAGTTATGATACGCTCATCAGTGTCAACAACCTGCTGAACATTTCTCATATCATATCGACGACCCATTCTGTTCTGACGATTATATGTCTGAAGGGTTGCTGGGAAGATACAATAAGGAAGTCCTTCTACAGATTTCTTTACTTCATATCCCCCTGGTTCAAGCTCCGATGATGTTGGAGCTTCCTGTACGAAACACGCAGTTTCATACTTATTACTTTGAGTAGATTTCAAAGGCATATGCTTCATTCCTTTCTAATATAGTCATTTATATATTATACATTTGATTTGTATTGTGATTGGGAATTTATCCTTCGATGATTATATCATCCGAATTAATAAACTCAATATCATATTCAGTAACAACAACACGTTTTGACTGAATAATTTTATTAAGATGATCATCCAGCTGATTGGCTTCTTCTGGGTTAAATAACTTATCGTCATACATCTCATCCAACTTCATGTCATCCAATGATGAAAAGTTATTAACGATCCATTCCAGATACTTACGAATTTCAGGATCCAATTCAACACCACTGTTCAACATGTTCTTGGCAACCTGTAATGATGCATAGTTTCTTTCATCATTTCCAGGATGAACATCGTACATCAATGTCTGAGAAACTTTTCGTAGCTTGGAAGATACCTCTAGCGTCTTTTTAGACATCTCATTTGGTGTGATAGCATTCTTCTTCAGAATATGTTTAAATGAGACAGGTAGTTGGTACATCGCTGCGAATAAGTCAGCATTGTATTCTTCAAGATCCTTTTCATTACCGAAAAGACGTTTACTTCGTTTTCCGTAGGTTATGATGTTCATCAGTGCTGAGGCAGTCATTGATATGCGTGATTTTAAATCAATATTCTTTCCCATGATCGTAATAATGATTGAAAATATCTGGGCAATTATCATGAATATATTAGTTTGTTTTGTGTTAGCACCTATGTTTGCGGCACGTCTCAAAGTCTCTTCAATATACTTCATGTCGATGTCCACATCTTTAAACTCTTCCTTATCACCCTTTAACTTGTTAAGAGCCTTCTTATCGAGTTTAACACATGTCATGGTTGACAACAACTTTATCATCTTTTTCTTTTTCTTTTTATCACACTTAATATCCATGTATTTCACAAGTGTTTCGACATAGTTTGTTATCATTACTCGACGCTGTTTACCTGTCATTTTTTTAGGACAATTGACAATGGTTTCGGTCGCCGCTACAATCTGTGATGATTTCATGTGTAAAGCGATCGATATGTTATGCCATATTTCATGGAGTATAATTGCTGTTATTGATTGACCAAACGTTTCCGGTGAAGACCATATGAGTTTTTTCTCATGGTCACTTCCGCCAATAAATATCAACATTGGCATACCATTCAACTGGAATCCTTTTGATTTAGAAATTGTTATCTTCTTAAAATGGAGGATTGGTGTTGGCATAGTAGCACTTCCAAAGAATACACCTGCTATACTCGACATCAGGATTTTACACTGGAATTGTGTTTCCAGATCCTTTACACCAGCTTTGAATTCGTCCGTATGTGCAAGTTTTATCATACTTACCTTACTATCATTCTTACCGAATTTAGCCCTTGCAGCATTAAAATGTTTTATTGCAGAAATGATATGAGTATTATCGAATTTGAGATGGCTTAAACCGGCAACAGCTGCTGGTGCATCTTCCAGAAAAACGGAAGACGATTCTTCAAAGATATCAAATTTATCCAGATCATTCACATCTTCACAATATTCCATGATCATATTTGATTTCTGATATAATTGATCAATCTTTTCCAGCACATTGATTTTTGATTCCATAATTACATCATCAATCTTATTAATAGATTCGATGATTTCGTTAGTTAAAGTATCCATATTGATCTAACATTCCTTTCCTACATAAAGATTTATTATTTGAAAAATGGTAGTGTGCCGAAACACTTCTTGCACTTTTTATTGGAACACAACCACACAGGTTCTCCTTCAAGGTATAAACCAATTTTAGAACCACATGCTGGACAAGTTTCAGGAACAGAATCTCCAGTATCGTTCATCCTCTGAACAGATTCACAAATGACATCATTTACATCAAAGATCCATGACAGATCGGATTCTGTTAATACGACCTCATTCTGAGTGATGAGTTTCTGTAAATGAGCATCCAGGTCATCGGCAGTCTTCGGATCGAATGTAGTCTGATTATATATTTCTTCGATCTCTGTGTCAAGAGTTGTAGAATAATTGTCAACAATCCACTGAAGATATTTCTTAATTGATGGATCAATTTCTTCTCCACTATCTAAGAGATTCTTAGCAATCTTAGTTGCGGCATGGTTTCTTTCCATCATAGTTGGATAAGATGAGAATGACAGCTCGTAGATATCTTTTTCAAGCTTAGCCAATTTGTTGAGTCTTTCAGTATCGATTTCGTTCGCAGTATATTTGCGATCAGAAAATTGTCCGATGAAGAAAGTGACAGGAAGATTATACATTGCAGCAAACATATCGCAATAGAATTCTTCATATTCTTTCGAGCTCTCGTATTCTCTTTTAATAGCATTGATTGCCGATATCATACATCCATCTATGATAAGTTTGGTTGCTGCAAGTGAACCAAAATAAGCACATAATTGATGGATACCGCAACCAAATATATTTAAACTTTTTGGGAGTACGAAGTGAAATATAATCGATACAGCTGTGATGATCGCAGTAGGAATCAGCTTTTTCGCACTACGATTTCTGTTAGTTCTTCTGACGATCTTTTCATATTCCTTTATGAGTTTATCGATCTCCTCATCACTCATGTCATTCATGTCACACTCAGTCAATTTCTTCTTGTACGCGTTCACAGCCTTGTCATCATATTGAACAGACACAAGTATGGATAGTTGTTTAACAAGAATACGTCTTGTTATGCGATTCATCTTAACACCGTAAAATTCATCGAGTGTGTTGACGAAATTGGTTAGGAAAACTCGTCTGTTTTTGGCTTTGCGAATACCACCAGCTATTGCAAGTGTTGCATGGAGTGAAGCATTGAATTCACAAGCAGAATATCTCCAGACGCCACATATATTGTGGAATATCTCGTGGAGTAAACAACTTACAACAGACTGTCCAAATAATTCGATATCATCCGGAGCGTCTTCATCAAGAGCCTTGTTGATTACATATATACTGATGGGGAGTCCGTTCAGCTGGAATCCTTTAGACTTTGAAATTGTCAGATTGTTTTTGATATCTTTGTAGATCTCTGTATATAGATCATTACCGTGATAATCAACATCAATAAATCGAACAGTAATACGTGCATCAAATTGTTTACACAGTGCGTCGAGACCCTTTTGGTATTTTTCACTGTTTATGAATTTATGAATATCGAATTCACCCTTCTTCGCATCAGGTTGTTCAGCACGAGCTTCATTGAAATATTTTATTGCCTTAAGGATATTTGTATTATCAAACTTCATATGTTTGATATCATTAACCGCGATAGAAATATTATCATTTTTCTTACTCGCACCTTCCTGAATAATACCGACAGGTTTGATATAATCGAATCCTTGCGAATGAAGTAAATCGTATCCAAGATGTCTCGTATTATTGAATTGACTGATGAGATCCAGATGTAGTGCGGATTCCTGTATAGAATCCGCAACATCAACCGTTTCGATATTGTCCGCTGAAGATACGGTATTGTCTGTTGAGATGTCTATCCCAGCAGTAATATCATCTTCATCCGAGAAATATGATGATCGATTTCTCATGGCATCGGGTGCATACATTGGAATTTTTAATGTCTGTCTGAGTTCGTCAACTTTCCGACGAGCTTCATCAGTATCAGGTATGTCAATACTTCCTGTATCATATACGATTATTTCATCCCCATTATCATCAATATATCTACCGACAACATTACCCTTTGAAGGATTACTTTCACGTCTGATTGATGAGTTCTTACTGGTTTCGATAGCATCTGTCTGGAAATTATTAAGTTTATCATCAATCCTCTGAGATATATAATCGAGAACCGCACCTATACTACATACAATAGCTTTTGTGTTACTCTGAGTATTTGTGACATTTGATGGTGCAATGATACTGTCATTCACCACCTTAATTGATTTTAATGAATCATCAGCAAGAATGTTCGTTGATGGAATTCCGTACATGGCTCCTACAGCTTCGAGAGCAGAAACTAAATCTTCTGATTCATTAATTACTTTAATAACTGAATCTCTCATTTCAGTATTTGTATTTGTTGATGACATATTGTCACATCCTTTCAATTCATTTTAATGTAGATCGGAAAACCTTGTTCTTTGAATTTTTCGTTGAACCTGTTTGGTATTATGGATGATGCTGAACGATCGAGTTCGATGTTTAATTTATTCATTTTATCAATGAACATGGAAATGTTTGAAGCGATGTGTATTTTTAAATCACTATTAGCATCATATTCAGCATCCCAATTCTCTGTACAAATTGTATATATTTTATCATTTAATCTAGGAAGATTCAAACCATTCAATTCATTTCTTAATTTAGAAAATGTATCCAGGAAGTCATAATACTGCTCAAGTGTACATGTCTCGCCTTGATCATTGTTTAATAATATGAGATTTTCCATATCGGTTAAATGAGTCTTTATATTACTATCAGAGAACCATTTCTTCAGATTATCGAAATCATTTATTTCAAATAACTCTCGAAGTATTCCGATTGATGATTCATACACTGATGTCGCTTGTTTCAAACTGTAACGCAGATTTATAGTGGTTCGAAGCATTTCATCAATAATAGGATCTGTAGATCTCAATTTTTTGAGATTCTGGAAACTGAGATCTTTTCTTCCATATTTGATTATGAATACCTTTCCCAATATCTGTTTTCTAATGAGAGCACCCAGTTTCTTAAGCAAAATTTTGATCATGTTAAGAATTTTTTTAAGGATATTTTCCTTCTTCGAATTAATGTGATCTTCACCATCTTTACCCAACGACAATCCCTCTTGGAAAATGTCAAATGAAGAACAATCATCATCACAGTTTTCCAATATCATTATAGCTTTATCATATGCATTTATTAATGCATCCATAACACTGATCTCAGATTCTATGATAACATTGTCGATATTCTCAATAGACGAGAGAATATCGACACCTAGTTCATTATTCATATTATCAACCCTCACTGTACGTTGTTATTGTTCTGCGGTTGTTGAGGCTGTTGTGTTGTCTGAGTGGTATTTCTCTGATTGTAAGACATCACTATATCTCGATACAGTTTATAGTTTACAGCATAAAATTTACTTCTCAAAACATTCAAGAGTGTAACATAATATGTTTTGGATACACCCTGAACAATATTGAACAACTGTGCTGCTCTTCCATCAGTGTTCTTCTGAGTATCATTCTGCTGTTGATTGTTACTTTGATTTACTTCTTCCTGACGAATCTTATTCTGTAAAGTGTTACAAGCTTTCTTCAAATCATCAGATATAGCTCTAGTCTCACTTTCAATAAGTTTGCCTGTTTCAAGCAGATCTTTCAACAAACCATTCCACATTGTCTGATTAAGCTGCTGAGCTTGATTGTTGGTTGCCTTAGGTGTTATCTGTTTAAACAGAATATAGTTTGTTAACGCAGCGATTTCGTCAGCTTCAGATTTCATGTTTACTATCTGATTAGCTATTGACTCACCGCCTGGGTATAGCTCCTTCTTAACAAGCTTAGGGTCGATTGGATCTGTAGAATTCAGCCATTTATTAACGACCTCATTCACTTTAACATTACTGATTTCCCTGGCAGGAATATCAAATACAGGGAAATTAGTTATCGTAATTGGGAATGAGCGATTGTTTAAAGCCTCCCCAATCTGTTTATTCAGTTGATCATTCTTCTTAATCCATGCAACTTCTTTCTCATGATCCTTATTAAACTTCTGAGAGAACTTACCGAGTTGATCGGTAACCCACATAGAGAATCTGCGTACGAGTTCAGATATTTTTTGTTTCATCTGATTAACTTTTCCCGGATTGTTATTTCCATTATTCGGTACCGAAACGGTAGGAGTTGGAGTTCCATTATCATCTGCTTCAAGTATAAAGCTTTCTGCATATAAATAACCCGGAATCATAGTGTCATTCATCTGATCGTCACATACGAAAACCTGTGTATTATTGTCATAAAGTCTCAACATATTACGTGTGAGAATCTCTCCTAATACAGCAAGTATATCTCTCACCAGTTCATGATTTTCAATACGACCATCAGGATATGATGAGATGATACTACACATAACATTTGCAACTCTTTTGATATTACATGAGAGCTCTTCATTTGTTTTGAGCTTACATCCACCAAATATGCGATAAAGCATATCAAGAGTATTAACTATCGGATGCATATTATTATTACCTACAGCATCATTTCGATAATTACAATCAAGATAGTTATTACCATACGCGATTTTATCCAACCAATTTACATCAGTATGGAAATCTGCTTGGTCATAAGGATCGATATGACGGATATCACCATTGCGCTGGAACCAAGCTCCATCAGTATTAGAGCATCTACCGTTGAATCCGAAATCAACCTTATTGATGAACATTTGTGATATCAATTCACAATCATTATATGCATTTGAATCCTTGTCGTCAGGACAATATCTGTTTACGAGTACTGAAATAGGAGAGCGAGAGTCTTTCAGTATAAAGTTTAACGCTGACTTTGTATCCTTAAATGTTGGAGTAACATCTTGGAGAACAACATCTCTCATGTTACAATTAAAAGGTATCTTATTTCGTATAACGAAATTATTTGTTTTCAGTAAACAACATTCAGTGACAACATTTTCTGAATCATTTTTCTTCAGATTGTATGATACTTTGGGCACACAGTAAGAAATAATTGATCTTGCTGTTATTTCATTTAAAGTACACGCAAAGAGAATGAACTCTTCAATGAACAATGCAAGATATTTTCTAATAACTGGAATCCTCATCATATCTGTTTTCGAAGCAGTAATGATGCTGGGTATCTTGGATACAATGTTTTTCATTACTGCAGTAAAGTGCATATCTTCAATCAGTTTCGCATCACTCTGAACAGATTTTACTCTCTCGGATAATTCATAACGTGAATAAACTGATATCGGGATCACATCATTCTCACAGAATAAGAGTAAATCTTTGAGTGTTGCTGTTTTGGGATTGATGTATTTACTGTTTCCCATAATACTTGATGATTCAAACGGTACACAATTATTATCATCAATAAATCTCTTCACTGAAGCAACTGTGAACATTTCAATGTCACCAACATTGTTGGGATACAATAAACGATTTTCAAACGCTTTAACAAGGTTTGATACATATGTTGAAACATTTGATGGTGTAATGTATCTCATCTTATAAGAACAATTACAAATACCATACTCATTATTTATGGAACTAGATACCTTACTGAGTTCATCCACTGTATTATCATATGATTCTATCATAGAATTAAATGTTTCAATGAAAGATTCATCAAATGTGAATGGTGTACTTTTTTCAGTATCTATTCCATTAAGTTCTTTGGTAATAGCCATATGGTCTTACACTCCTTTTCTCAATATATAACACAATCCTTCTTAGGAAGTTATCTGTGGGTTTTGACTATTTCATTATGTAAGTTATAGAATTTTCTATTATTTTTTATTTTCTATATATATATTATTATATTGAGGACAGTGATAGGAATGTAAAGATATTATATTATACATTATAAACAATGATACTATTAGCGAAAAATAAGTAGATAATATCACATGTATATCTATAAGAATACATAATGAACAGAATGAAGTAAAATCCTTCGCGATGGAAAATGAAGGGTTTGAAAATAAGTCAGCTGTAAAGACGTTAAAACAGAGAAAAGGAGAAATTCTATGAACAGTTTCGTATTAGTTAAAATGGGAGACGTCTATCTTCCTTCTACAAATGAAGGAACATGTGGATTGTTTGGTTTTGCTGTTGCAGATTTCTGTGCAGATACATCTCAGACACCTGATGATATTTCAAATGAGCTCATCTTTGGAGCAGTGATTGATAATGATGACACACATCATGATATCGAAAATATTGTTAAAATGGTATCATTAACCAATGTCAAAATGTTAATATTTGATTACATTAATGCATCAGACGATGTTGTTGATACCCTCGAGAAAATACCTACGACATTTCCTGAGTATGAGGAACTGGAAAATGTCTATGATACAAGGATTGTATTCATTAAGAAACAATCCAATATGGAATAAAACGTTTTCTATACCCGGGGATGATCCCCGGTATCTTTTTTTTTTTTGATAGTATTATATAAGTATAGAAACAGCTAACTAAACACGAAAGGAGATGATTAATGTGAGAAACACATGTTGTCCATTCTGTGGTAAAGTGTGGAATGATAAACATAAATACTGTAATCATATTGCATTAAAGCATAATGATCAAGTTCCCGATGAATATGAACCATTAGAATTCGCATATTCTTTATTGGTACATAAACCTGTTGGACGTTTGTGCGTTATGTGTAGAAAGAACAGTGTACATTTCAACCAGGACACTTTGAAGTATGAGAGGTTGTGTGACAATCCTGCATGTAAAGATGCTTATGTAAAAATGATGAAAGAACGTATGGTACGGGTATATGGTCATGAACATTTATTGAATGATGCAGATATGCAACGTAAGATGTTATACAACCACGCTGATGCAAAAGATTATATCTGGGATGACAAACATAAGTTTCGTATCATCGGTACATATGAAGAGGATTTTTTAAATAAATTAAAATCCTTGGGTTGGAGTCCGAACGATATTATTGCTCCCTCACCAAACAATTATTGGTATAAATGGGCAGATGGTTCTCAACATTTATACATACCTGATTTCTACATACCATCATTGGCATTGGAAGTCGAGATAAAACAAGGAGGGTTCAATGATTCGTTTATGGTTCATAATCGTGATATCGAACATCGTAAAGATAACCGAATGAAGATGGAAACCCGCAAATCAAATATCAATTACATTAAGATTGTTGACAAGAGTTATGATGAGTTTATACAAAACTACGTCAAGTCAGATAACAATCAACCTGAATAAACTATAGGAGAGATTAATATGAATACTTTAACAAATGAAATTCTTGAATCCATTGAGAATATTGAAACAGTTACTATGGAAGCAGAAATGAATGTATTAACATCACTTTGTGATGTATATTCAAAAGCATCTATAATTCTCGAGAATTATGAAGGTGAGGATTATTCGTGTTTCGATATTTTCCAAGAAAGCGTTATACTGGAATCAGATGATAATGCAGCTAATAAAAGTAAGGATAATATCCTCAAGAAAATATGGAATGGTTTAAAAGCAATTCTGAAGAAATTTTTCTCTTTTCTAAAGAGAAAATGTAAATATACCAGTTTATTGATTAAGATGAAACTAAATCCGGATGAAGAGGTCTTTTGTCCACTGCCTTTACAAAAAACATATGATGCATATGTTACGTTCGACGAATGGATCGGTAAGGTTTTGGCTTTTGTAGAAGATGTTAATCCAGAGGAAATCAATGATGCTTCTAAAATGGCTAATCAATTTTGGAAAAAACGAGATAAAATGGGTGTTTGGGCCGGGATCCCGTTTCAGGCAATACCCCATAATCTTAGAGATCTTAAGAAAGAATATGAAAGGTTGGACGAAGGTGAAGAACCTCATGATGAGTCACGTGTTGCTGATGCTGGTGATAAAAGACGAACCAAATTTTCAAAAAGATATGCCACCGACTTTTATCGTAACATCGGGAAATCAGAATCCATCAAATCGATTATCGAAAATATTGAGAAATTAAATAATATCAGGGAAAGCATATCTAAAAAGGTGGAATCACTTTTAAAAATATTTGATAAATATGATAGTATCTCTTCTGATAATGAATATGTCAATAGTGTCTTAGAGTATTATTCTCACGATTATAAAGATAATATAGTGGGTTTTATGAAACTCGACACTGTACTTGAAAGATGTTTGACCAATCAGTTTACATCATTTTTAGAATACTCCAAAAAACATAAGAAAGTGTAATATTGAAGGAGTTGAAATAAATGGCTCTTGATGAAAAAGGAATCTATCTATCAGAAGTAAATAAACGATACCCGAGAACATTTCAAACTCTCGGGTATGATGTATTAATGGATACTGATTCAATGTATAAACCCAAAGTTATATCCACATTTGAGATGTGTATCAATTCTGTATTGACCTTACTATTCATGAAACCTGGACAATATCCATCAATACCGGATCTTGGAATAGATATAGAATCTTATTTACACGAATACGCTGATGATCCAAGTATTCCTGCACAAATTAAAAGTGCCTTACAAGATCAATGTAATCGTATTGAAATAACCGGTATTCAAATCGATTGTTATATCGATAAAATGAATGATGGTACGAATGTATTGGTTGTCGAATTGAAAGGTAACGATAAACTCAGTTATGGTTCTGAAGGTAGTAGAGTCATTATAGGTATATCATATGACAAACTTAATCGGCTATATGCCCGTAAATTATACGGATGATAGTCAGAAAGGAATGATTTAATAATGAATAATAATACTTTAACAAATGAAATTCTTGAATCCATTGAGAATATTGAAACAGTTACTATGGAAGCAGAAATGAATGTATTAACATCACTTTGTGAATGTTACAGTAAACAGTGCATGATTATGGAATACTGTGATGACACATCTGTATTCCAAGAGAGCATGCTTTTCATGGAAGATGGTGAAGAATCATCTGGAGTGAAAAAAGTTCTCAATAAAATCGGTGAATGGTTTAAGAAAATGATTCGTAAGATATCATTTAAAATAATGAATTTCAAATTCGATGTTATAGTTGAGAAAATTAAAAACGCTCCTGAAGATTCTACCTATACGATTTATAACAGAATCCATGAAATAAACTATGATGAAATCTCATCAACATTCGATGATTGTTTGAAGAAGCTGGATGCATTCGTCAGTCTCATCGAAAGTAAGGATACAGATATATCCAAATATAAGAGTATCACCACATTCAAGAACGGTGAGACTATGGAGAGTATGATTTCATCGTTCAAACTACTGGGTATGAGTGAACCTCGACCATCAGAAAAACAGATTGTCAATCGTGATGAGATGCTTAAATATGCCCAGGAACAGAAAACGAAAATGGATAAGTGGGCTCCGCAGATCAAGTTGCTCATCAAGAATGTTGATAAATTATTCGGTAAAGGTTCTCTTGACTTTGCAACAAATCCTGAACTCGTGGAAGAAATCAAGAAAACTTCCAATAATCTTGTTGATTGTTACATGGCTCTTTCAAACTCTTTACTGAAATTATTCACTGATTTTTCCAGAGGTGTAATCCAGTAAGATGAATGGTGAAGGGAATGAATAACAGTGACTGATAAAAGAAAAAAGATTGAAACATTAATCGATGAAACTATGATGCTCATGGATCCCACAGGAATCAATGCTCGTAAATATCGAGATATGTTTCAAGTAATGTCAGATAAAGATTTCAAAGAATGGATTGAGAAATTCTTATCTGATGAAAAAAGTAACTTCCGCCTTGACATTGAAGAATTTGGTGATGGTTCTCGTACTCTTAAATTTGAAAATGTTGAGAAAGCTGCTGATAATCTTGGGGTGAAACTTTTTGAATATGTGTACATACCACATGTTTCAAGTAATCCCAACCGACCTGTAAGAACCAAACAACCTGTACTGGTAGGATATCTGAATATTAAACGTACACAACAGATTGCTACTAAGAAAACAAATCTTTCTTTAAGTGATACTAATCGTGATGATATGACGGGTGCTGTTAAAGGTGAATCCAAGGCAGGTACAACAACTGGTATTGAAAATGAGTTGTTGGCAGGTGTTGGTGGTGATATCATACTTTCTGAGATTGCAGGAGCTCGTGGTGATAATCTCGCTGAGTATGACGGAATGTTATCATCAATTGCAGAAAAAGGTTCTGTTAAACTAGAAGACATCAAAACGGGTGTATATGATAAACCCACATTACTTCAGGCTGATTTATATTTTATGGCTATGGGTTTGAAAACAGATATTGTGTCTGAATCATACTATAGTACAGATAAGGTTAAAACAGCTATGTCAGAAAAATAATAAAGGAGATGTTTAATTATGAAGGTAAATATCACAGGTAGAGGTATTATTCCTGGAATTGGTACAATACCTCCAGTTTATCGTAGAGAGATGTCGGAGAGTGCAATACTCAAACTTCTCAATTTTTCCAATTTCAGAGTGTATGAGTCGTCCACAGGTGCTCTCATTACACGTAAAAATGTGAAAACATTTTTCACCACGAAATCTGATAATGTTGAAGAAAAAACAGATAACATCACACGAGAAGAGAACAATGTTCCGTCTGTTGAAACAACACAGGTTGAAACTACTCCTGATGACAATATTGTTCATGACACTGTTCAGGAAACAACATCCGAAGATGTTTCTGTTATTGTAGAAAGCATCGATGAGCCTGTTGAATATACAAAAACAGCTTCAACAGAAGATGAAAATATTGATGTAACCAACGATGAAGAATCGGTTGATGTTTCTGATGAAGAAGTAGTAAATACTGATGTTGATGACAGTACAACTGATGAAGTAGTTTCTAATAATGATTCTACGGCTCCCACTCAGTACTCAAACAGAAACAGAAATAAGAAAAACAAGAAGCATCATTGATTGAGGTGATCAGATATGTACTTTGTGGAATACGAGTACACTGAAGATGAAGTATTGTCATTAATTCAAGAAGCTGTTCACGATTCTAAAAATAATGAGTTACGAGAATTGATTATCGATCCCATGATTAAAGTTCTTGAGACTACAAAAGGACGTGAAGAATATATCAAATATGGTAATGAGTTCCTTGAGGCGAATGCAGAAATGTTGGCTAAAGAATTTCCAACTAAACCCGTTACACACCCTCGTCATTACGTCGATAATGTTTTTAGTATTTTTGGCTTTACAACAACTTCATTCAAGGAAATCCTCAAAGAAATACTGAAACAGATTAAGGGAAGAGAAAATGGTAATTTCAAGACGATAGTAGAGAACCCGACAAATGTAATTCATACGGTAGTTCTCTATTATTCTGATATGATAATTAATCGAAAATTACGTGATTCCGCTAGACAACAGTTAGGTTTATCGATGTATCGAGCCATGTATACCAAATTTTTCAAGAATAAATTTGTAAATGAATCTGTGATGGCGTATACATATATGAATCTTAACAACACATGGAGTATTGTTAAGTCAGAGAATATGGTAAACTGGATTGGTACAACTGTGGAAACTGCATATGGTTTCTATAAAACCAAATTGACAGTTAATATATCTATAACTACGATTGCACAGTTTTTGAGTCGTTTACGTACAGGATTTCGTCAAAACGTCCAGCATCTTGCCAATAAATATTACGCGAATCTCGATAAAGGTAATTTAGTCGGTGATGACATCGATGGTACAGAAGATTATCTGGAAACAAACAGCTATTCCCAGTTGCGTAACAACTTGATGCAACGTATCAAAAGTGGTGATGCTATGTATACCCAGAAAGGCAATCTATATACAAGCGTTGCTAGATTAAAAAATGTAAAGGTTGATAGGCTGTATGAATTGGCTAAGAAAGTTGAATATAAAGATATATCTAAGATAATTGATATAATACTTTATATATTCCTTGTGAAAGAGGGGAATAAAGTTGAAGATATCAGTTCTGTGAAATATATTTCACGTATATCAACTTTACCAACAGCCGTTGATAGATCCATTAAGGGTGAACCAATAATATTACCCTTGTCAAAGAAGTATGAGACAGATTCCAGTATCATCAAGGCTTATATATGTTTAATCGCCACATATATCATGTTCAACATGAACAATGTGACTACGTAATTATGAAAGGATGATAAGTATGGCTATTTTGAAAGCTGATAAAACATCGACACTCGGTGGAGTAACTATTAATGAATATCTACTCACCAATCATAATCCCAATAAGATTGACATGCCAACTACTGCTCTTAATGAGGTAATAGGTATTACAGTTCATAATACAGATTGGATATCTGTTGCTTCAGGGACGACACCTGCAGAACAATATACTCGTGCCACAGTTAATGGTAATATGAAAGACGTGCGTGTACACTATTATGTTGATAATGTGTGTGGATGGCAAAATTTGCCATTGACTATTTCAGGATGGCATGCTGCTGATGGTTCAGGTGATGGTAATCGTAAAACAATTGCGATTGAATGTATCATGAGTTCGGCATATAACGATACCGATAAGAAGTCGGAAGATAATTGTGCTAAACTTGCGGCAGCACTACTGAAAAAGTACAATCTCGATATAAATCATCTTTACACTCATACACATTGGCTGAATGTTCGTGATGGTAAAAAAGGAACAGTTGATGAGCTGAATGTCATGAAGAACAGCTATAAGATGTGTCCTGCATACATTCTTCCGCATTGGAATGAATTCAAAGCGAAAGTGCAATCGTATATGGGAAGCTCCACAACATCGAATAACAGTGGTACAAATACTGCTACAACATCAAGCAATGTTCAGAAAGGATCACTCGTATCGATAGCATCTAATGCTACATACTATACAGGTTCCAATATACCATCATGGGTAAAGAGTCAAAAATGGTATGTTTCTTCTATTTCAGGTGACAGAGCTGTCCTTGGTAAGAACGAGAAGGGTGATCAGGATATTCAATCACCCGTTAATACAAAATATTTGTCTGTTGTGGGTGCATCTTTTAAATCTTATACTGTATCACTTCCTGCGAACACAAACGTCTATGCTGACGCAGGCGTGACCAATAAGGTTTCTACAACAATAAAATCAACAGGTACATACACTATTATTGAAGAAAAAACCATTAATGGTGTAAAGTGGGGTAAACTTAAATCAGGCGCAGGTTGGGTAAATCTATCGAATCCTGCACCAAAGGTTGATGACACTATTCGTGTAGGTGATAAGGTCAAAGTCACAAACGCTGTACAGTATAATGGTAAATCGTTCAAAGTATACTGTGATTCATATTATGTTCTTGAAGTTAAGGGTGATCGCGTTGTAATATCATCAGACAACAAGAACGTTACAGCAGCTGTCAATGCTAAGAATCTTAAGAAGATATAATGAACTGATATTACACTTAATTATAATCATCATACATGCACTCATTAAGACACATCTAGGACCCCGTCCACTTGACTATGATTGGGATTGTGTGTAATCCAATCATGGGGGTCCTGTTTTGTAGGGACTGTAGCATTAAGCTTATATAGTCCCCGCGCCCCCTCTTTTCGGCCAATAATATAGCCGCACACAAAGCATTATGATGATTTCACATAAAACGTTACCGGGGCAGTAGCCCCGGTAAATTGTTTTTTTTTCAAATTTCGTATGTATATTATTTTTCTGATGTCATCCTGATACTATCAATCAATGGAATTTAATTATAAAATTCGAAGGAGGATTAAATATATGAATAAATTCAAGGATGTCGATTATCCTTCAGGTTCGATGTTGTTTGATGTCAGATATTGTAAAAAACCAGAATGTTTCGAAGTGGTCTACTTTAATCCATTGACAAATCGTTTGGAAGTAGAATATGAAGAAGCGATTATTGATATATGGTTTCTTAAAGATGAATATCGAACAAACAAATATCAGATTGCACATACACCGATTGATCATTGCTATAAGGTGTGTTGTAAACCTTCGCAGATTTCCAAGGTTATTGCTGATAATGTTGGTGGTTCATACAAAGAGTATTTCGATAAATATAAGGGAGAAATATCCAGTAATGATATGAAGAGTTACATGTGCACTTGCCCATGGGTCTTTAAAGCGGATTTCCCACCAGATGTTTATTATCGACTGAATTGGCTTAAAAAGTATGGAGATGAATGCGACGTTTCTAATGTCACGTTCGGTTTACTCGATATAGAGACAGATGTTCTTGATAGGAATATAGATCCGAAGGATATCAATTCTGCACCACAACCTATCAACGCAGTATCAGTAATATTACCACATGTGAAAATATGTGCATTGTTGGTTCTGGGACCTCGTCCAAAACACCTAATACATGAAAAGTTTTATGACCTGTTGGAAAACCAACAAAAAGAATATGATTGGTTGATAAATAATATCGATGAATTTAAAAGACAAATTGTTGAAGATGACCCTGACAACAAAAAGTATCTTGAAGGTTATGACATACGAGTTCATGTATTCGACTTCAAAGACGAGATTAAATTGATTAAAACGGTATTTGATTATATCAATAAATATCGTCCGATGTTTATGATGTCATGGAATGCAAAATTCGATGACAATTATCTAATCCATCGTATACTTCATCTCGGGTATGATCCAAAAGATATTATCATACCTAAAGAGTTTAAGACAGACACCTTGTATTACAAAGAAGATGGTTCAGGTAAACAAGGTAATGATGATAAGAAGAGAAGCTTCTCGATTAAGAACTCTCGAGATTGGTTATATTCGTCAACATATTCAGTCTATATCTGTCAGATGAGATTGTTTGCTGCAATCAGAAAATCACAGACAGAGAGACGTTCATATTCACTATCATCTGTAGGTAGAGATATTGCAGGTATTGATAAATTGACAAATACCAAGAGTGGTTCATTCCGTCGATTTGCATACACGGACTTCATTAAGTTCCTATTATATAATATCCGTGATGTTGTGGTGCAATTAGCTATTGAATTGAAATCTGGAGATTGTCAATCTCTGGTTTCTCGTTCATACATGTTTGCTACACAGTATTCAAAATGTTTCCAGGAAACACATATCGTACGAGATATGCGTGAACATTTCTTTGAGGAAGAGGGGTCTGTACAATCATGTCGATTGATAGTTGAACCCGGTATTGATACCGCTTTTAAGGGTGCTTTCGTTGCTCCGACAGATAAGAATGCTCCAACCGGATATGTGTTAAACGGAAAGCGAATAAACAATATCATGTATGGAACATTGGATGCTGATGCAGCTTCATATTACCCTTCAACCAAGATGGCAATGAATCAAGATCCAATGTCATTATTGTATAAATGCAAAATAAACAATCAGATATTTGCACAAAAGTGTGTAAACAGATCTTTCAATCAGGAATACTTTTGGTATGATTCAAAGAATCGTCCACATCCAGAAGATATGACTGGACCAATAATGAATTCGTACAAAAATAAAAACGAAATGTCCCTGATGCACAATTGGTTTAATATACCAACTGTATCAGAATATTTTCAATACATCGATAGTTTTATAAACTAAGGAGGAAATAAATAATGTCAGAAACAAATAATGCTAGAGATGAAGAATTATCTCTTTTAGCGACTAATTACATGGGTCTCTATGGAGTTAATATAAATCTTCAGAGATCAATTCCTATGGTAACGGATGGATTGAAACCTGTCACTAGACGAACGGTATTTCAATTGTATAAGAATTATAAGATGAACAAAGTGAAAGCATCAGTTGTGATAGGTGACATTCAGAAAATACATCCACATGGTGAAGGGGGACTGGGTGGAGTCATAGCAAAAATGACCCAGCCGTTTTCGAATAATATGCAACTGTTAGTTCCGTTAGGTAATACAGGTACAGCTGTTTCGGGGGATGACTATGCAGCACCGAGGTATTTCGAGGTAAAACTTTCAAAGTTTGCAATGGAGGTTCTGTTTGATGAGTTTGATGGTAAGGTTAATATGAAACCTTCATATGATGATACATCAACAGAACCAGTCTCACTTCCTGCGAAATTTCCTATAGTACTTCTGAATGGTTCATCAGGAATCGGATACACTTTATCGAGTGACATATATCCATACAATCTTAATGAAATAGCTGATGCAACTATTAAACTGCTGAAAAATCCTAATGCAAAAATTAAACTTGTACCAGACTCTCCAACAGGTTGTGATATAATCGTTAAAGATGAATTTACATTTGTAATGCAGTCATCATTTGACATTGATAATGTCAATTATATCATAACCATCAAAAACACACCATATATGAAATATCTAAATAAAATCGATTCTGTACTGCGAAGCATACAAGATTCAGACAATCCGATATCTGAAATCATATCGGCTGATGATGAATCCGATCTCATGAATGACAAAATAAAATATGTTATTCGTTGTAAACCTTGTAATCTCTATAATGTTATCAACAAACTGTTCAAACGTGTTCCTGGATTCCGTTTTGCGATAAGTACTAGAAATATGCTTGTAGTTGATCCATCATTCAAAACGAAAAAGTATGATGTTCGTCAGATTCTATGCGCATGGATTAAAAATCGTCTCGTTGAAAAACGTGGATGGTTTCTCAGAGAACTCGTTGAGAAGACCACAGAGAACAATATGTTGGAAGGAAAGGCTTTTATGTTATCTCCAGATAATCTTGAAAAGACTATCAAGATATTCCGTTCATGTAAATCGAGAGCTGATATCATTCCTTCATTAGTTGAGGGGTATGAAGGACAGGTTACATCATCACAAGCTAACTATGTTTCAGAACTGAGGATGCATCAGTTAACATCTTCCGAATATGAAAAGACCCTAGAATCTATCGACGAAGTTCGTAAGGAGATAGAATACATCAGAGAAACTGTAGAAGATCCTAAAAAGATCCGTGATATCATTATCGATGAGATCAAAACCATCAAAAATAAGTATGGTAGTCCCAGAAGGAGTAAAATACTCAATATGGGAGAAAAGGAAGTTATCAATATAGGTGTGGTTCAAATTCTCCCTGATGGTTCAATATTATTTGGAGAGACCGAAAATCCGGAACATCTTTCGTCGGACATAACACCGGTTTCAGGAGATAACGTATGTCTCATAGATGAGAACGGTAAATTCTTCTGGGTTGATACCAATTTGGTTGAACATGATAAACCGATGACACTGACATCTATTGGTAAATCTAATATGGGTAAATGTGTGTCTGCGGTATCTAATATGGAAAATGATATTTTAATGCTGACGAATCAGGGACGCATGAAATATATGCCTATTAATAAGATACCATCAAATGCGACGCGTAAACCATTAATACCTCTGAATGATGATGAATATATTGTATCTGTATTGGAACTTCATGGAATCGCAGATGATATACTTGTATACACAAATGATGGATATGGTAAACGTATCCAGATATCAGACTTAAACAAAGTCATGTCCGTAGATGCAGCGGGACAATTTATTCTTAAAGGATATAATGTCAGTGGCATGTTCAGTATCAATCCAACAAAACCGTTACTGGTATATGTTACTAAACTTGGTCGTGTTCGTGTAAATCATTCTAAATATCTTTCGGCAGTAAAGAAGTTTGCTGATCCGAAACCAATAATCAAATTATCTCCTCAGGATGATTTGATTGCTGTTTTCTGTACTAACAAAGACCAGGCTGTTACTATCAATCATATGGATGGACGAGTATCAACAGTAAATGTTGATTCATTAGATGTTTCGACCATGGCGGTTGAACCAACTCGTCCAAAACATGTTCCTTCGGTTAAGGTATTGAGAGCCTCTCTCAGTTGATAAGGGTGTGAAAATGTATGCTTAAGAATTTTATTAATAACTGGAGAAACGCAGACCCCGAATTACGGGTCTGTGTTATTTCCATATTCGCAGACATTCTGTTTATTATGATAGCGATAATTGTGACGGTTGTACACTTCATTTGTTAATAAACATTTTTATTAATCAATAAAAAGGAGGTGATGACATCATGTCTACGACATTTACGGTTACAATTAAGGCAACTTCTATCACGGTATTTCCTGGTCAGGAGTCAACACAATTACTTCAACCTTTACTGAATCTTATGATGTATGAGGATGAATATGTTGAAGAAACAAAAACTCTTGGATATATCCTAGATAGCGATACAGATATTCTATATCTTCATAAAGGTGTCGATTTAAATTATCTGAAGAGATTATTAGGAGATGTCGAATTCATCAACGACCCATATGATGCGTTCGATGAAATGGAATTTGAATATGAAGAAATAATTCCTCCTCGCAATGACGAACAAGTCGATGTTATCAATTTCATCGCAGGTTTAAATCATCATTCATCAAATGTTGACAAACGTCAATTGTTCCTTGTAAAAGATCCTGGATTTGGTAAAACATATTGCTCAGGCGTGGGACTATGTAAATTTAAAGTGAAGACTTTAATAATCATGCATAGAGATTCTCTTCGTCGACAATGGTTAAATTCATTATACAACATGAGTGGTTTATCAGATAGATATGTTCATGAGATCGTTGATTCGGAAGAATTATATGAGATAGCTCATAATCGACATGACTTTGATTATGATGTTTATTTGATGACTCACGCAACTTTCAGAGCAGGATTGAAGCGTATAGGAAATCTCAAAGATGCTTCTAATATTGCAAAAAATCTGAAAATAGGATTCAAGATAATTGATGAGGTGCATTTGGAATTCCGGAGCACATTACTCATAGACTCTTTGTTTAATGTGTGTCGAAATCTTTATCTGACGGCGACAGATGGTCGTTCATCGAAAGATGAAAACGCAATATTCAAACATGTCTTTTGTAATGCTGAATATTACAAACCATCTGTATTATTAACAGCGAATATTCCAAAGAAGTGGGTAGAGTACACAATCGTCGAAATAAATACACATTGCAAACCCAATATATATAGATATAAGGTTGCAGGTGGACGAGGTATGAACCCAGCTTCTTATGGAAAATGGGTGATAGCTTATGATAAGAAACAGACACATTTCAAAGTGTGTAGAGAGTTATTAAAGATTATCTATGAAAGAGATGACAAAGCTAAGGTATTATTATTCATGCCACTAATTGACTTATGTGAAGATGTTGCATATTTCTTAACAATGGGATTGAATTATGATGAATCTTTTCCATACGATCTTAATATAAAAACTATAAATTCCAATAATACCAAAGCAGAAAATGAACGTAATAAGAGAGCTGATGTTATCGTCACAACAATCAGCTCATGTGGTACAGGAACTGATATCCCTGGAATAACTGATATCATATCTTGTTCACCTTTTGTATCCAAAATCACAGCTCAACAAGTATTTGGTAGAATCAGATATTGTGGTAAGATCTGTCATTATTATGATATATATGACACAAGTGTTCAGCTGGATAAATTCTGGATTAAATCAAGATCAAAGAAAATGAAAGAAATGGCTTTGAAAACCAATTATATTTCATGGACTGATGATGAGGTAACTGACAAAGAGTAATATGATGGGGCATTGCCCCATCATATTATTATTACCTATTATTTTCTTTTTCTATATTTATATAATTAATATGTACATGTCAGCTGTTAAAGACGTTAAAACAGAGAAAAGGATGTAGAAATGTTAGATAGAAAAACAAACTATGTGTGGAACAAATCTGAGCAAAGAGGTAGTCCGATGAATACTGGTCCAATGAATCCAAACGTGACATGATGAATGAATATGATGGGGATAATCCCCATCATATTCATTTTCCTTTAATCATCATCTGTTTCGTTTTTATCATCATCAGTATTATCAACCACTTTATCAACGTGGAATATTTTCGGTGGTGGTGCACATCGAGGGAATTCGATGGTTGGGTTCACTTTACGCAATTCAGTCTCCAACCATTGACGATATTGTTGGTTATCATACATAACCCACTCCATCATCGATTGGAGTTTATCATTTAATTCGCTTATCTTTGCATTAAGAATATCATTGCGCTGTCGGAGTTTAATTGATTCTCTTGAAGCATTCTCTGATATCTCTTGGAGGCGTTTGTTTATGTAATCCATTTCGGTTATCTCATTCTGGACACGTAAACCTTCTGCTTCCTGCTCAGTTTTCATTGCTTCTGATTTGTACTTCCTAGCACTCAATATAGATGTTAGGAGTGCTGATAAACCACCTGAGCCAATAACTGCTACTATGATGGTTGCGATTGTTGATGCTTCCATGATATAATAAATCCTTTCTTAAATTTTATAAGATACAGTTTGGTCCACTTGATTCACATGTACCTTCTTAACAGGGGGTTCAATATTTATGTATAAATGGCAACTAATAGATATGATAGATAATGACCAAATCTATCTGCCTGCGTGTATGTAAATTGTAAGCGTGTCAAAAAGAATCCCCAAGTGGCAAGAAAGGAAAATGAGTCCTAGTATTACGATGGTTCAAACCGTACTGAATCAGAGTATATGAAAACCACAGCCAATCAACACAAAAGGAGTAATTTTTAAAATGAAGAAATTTACAAAAAGGCAAAAACAACAATCAGACATCAAAGGATTTATACGACAAAAAGTTGAAATCCATAATCCACAGGTCATGTTAAGATATTTATGGATTATAATGGGAATAATCGGGGTTTTAGGTATCAGTATTTTGTTTATAATTTTACAATCTGATACTGTGGGTGAAGCAGAACTTAATGATGGATCATCGGTATATGAAAATATTGAGGATATACCGACGATGAGTATCATTACACCCAAAATGTTCGTATTATCAACTACAACAACCACTGAAATGACAACAACAGAAACAACTACTACTACTACTACGACTACCACAACAACAGCTACAACAACTACAACTACCACCACAACAACGATAGAATATATCGAAACAGATACACAGGTAGTTGAAGAAATTGTTGAAGAAGAATCTGTTACAGACCCTCCACAAACAGAAGAGAATATTATCGGTAATACCGGAGAATCTTATCTCGGTATTTATGAGGCAACATGGTACACGGCTGTGGACATGGGATATACCTCACAACCATATGGTTCATCAGGAAGATATCTTGAATCAGGATATTCTATCGCAAGTAATTCAATTCCACCGGGATCAATTGTTAGAATAGAAGGAGGTGGAATAGATGGTGTTTACAGAGTCGATGACTGCGGTGGAATGGCAAACAATGTCATCGACATGTATTATTGGGATAGAAGTTGCATTCCATATGACTTTAAACAAGCAGGTCGCGTGAATATAAATGTCTATTTGATAGAGTAATTATTATAGCAAAGGAGAATGATAATGAAAGTAACAAAATCAAAATTCCAGGGGGAATATAATTTATGAAAAAGGGAGTTCAAATTTATAATGTTGATATTGCTGACAGAGGTACGGTCACAGCAATGGACGTTTCCTGCAACACGATTGCATTGACACGCACTCAGAGAAACGTCCTTTCAAATTACAAAAATGCAGATTATGTTACAACCGTACAGAAAACATTCAACAACAAAAACATTTTCCATAAAGATTTTACTGTAACAAAAAACGGTAAGATTGTTTATACATACACGAAATAACAACGACAAGAAGTGGGGCAATGCCCCACTTCGTCATTGTAAATTTTGTATGCTGAGTTTTTAAAAAAGGAAGGGAAATGAAATAAAAATGATAGAGATAATTAATTTGTGTCCTCACTATCATTTTCGGAGACGTCAACACTATCAGACGATGTTTCAGAGTCAGCCTCATCTGTTTTGGTGAGCTGTTTACCAATCTGATGAACACCTGTTGAAGCAGAACCTGCAGAAATGCCGATGAAAATAGCTTCAACGATGTTGTTACCCATCTCTACGTCAGATAGATAAAATCCTATGATTCCGAGGATTATTCCGTAAACTACAGAACAAATCGGAATGAATTTTGTAACATCCTTCTTGATGAAATTTGTTGCTATGTACTTTGTAATCTGATTTAGAATAGCAACAAATGCACCAATTGTAACAATCGAGAATTCCATAGAAATACCTCCGTTATAGTTATTTATTAAGATTGAATATATAACAATCTTAATGATTTGTAATTATTATTATCTAATGCGGACATATATAATTATTATGTGATAAATCAGTCAGCTGTAAAGACGATAAAACAGAGAATTGGAGAAATCTTATGAAACGTAAGAAGAAAGATCCCATTATCAAGGGATCAGATCATACTATCGAAAAAGTTATGGGTAAGCACAAACCGGGAATACCAAAACCCATCATCAAACATAAATCAAACAGCCCGGATAACCAATAGGTATCTGATGTTTAATGATATATAATATGAAAGGAAGAGTTTTATGAACGAAGAAAAAATGAACACTAACCCTAACCAGGAGAACATCAACCATTGCGAATGTGGTGGAAATTGTGGATGTGATGGAAATTGTGAATGTCATTGTGAACATGATGATGAAGCATCATCAACAAATAACAAAAATGAAATCCATCTTCCTGTAAGCAATGGTGAAGTATTCATCGTTGATGCTGATTCATTGGATTGGGACAGCATGGTCGAAAACATCAACGAACTACGTGAGAATGTGAATATGGTGAGGCAGATGCTGTACTATATAACAGCCGTAACGGGTACTAACACCAACAGTTTAACACCCCAACAAGTCACAGATAATCTCACATCATTTGTGAATGATTTTGGTATCCGCCTCGAATATACAAATGCCGAACTCTCAGAAAGAGAGATAGCAATGCTGATGTGTTTTGACACAATTGGTATTTTGGAGATATTCATCAAACATGCTGAAATGTATCAGATGATGAATGATCAGACGAAGATCACGAATTCACTCATTGAACAGCTGTTTCATAATCCTGAAGAACTGAATTCGTCGGGTTTGACGAACTTCTGTGAATCACTTGGTGATACATGTGATGATAATGAGAATAATACCGTATTCAAAGTTTTGATGAAATATGATGATGAAAGAATCACAGATGCGCAAGTGGAGAAGACTGATGATTATCCACTGGACGAAATCGATATACCTGATGAAGAAGATGGAAATATATCGATCTTCGTTTGTGCAAAGAATTCTGAGGAGGCAAAAGAAAAGGCGCTCGACATTATCTGTGAAGAAGGAGAATAAAAATGGTAGAAATTAAACCACATATCACCGTGGTTGATAAAATCAATGGTGATGAAATTATCAAAAAGCTGAATCGTTCAGCGCGCAAATGTTATCAGAGTCAACCTAACGGACCAGACGAAAATCTGGTCCGTAATATAATTAAGAGTGGACACACATCTGTACTTGAACATGTGTCGATCACTTTTGATATCACAACATCTCGTGGTGTAACACATGAACTTGTTCGCCACCGGATAGCGTCGTATTCACAGGAATCAACGAGATACTGTAAGTACCAAAATGGGGATATGCAATTCGTAAGACCCATTGACATTGAGGTTGGTTCATCTGCGTATAATTTATGGCGTGAAGGATGTGTATCATCCGAATCTGTTTATAAACAGATGATGGACGAAGGATGTCTCGCTCAGCAAGCCAGAGAGGTTCTTAATAACTCTCTTAAGACGGAAATTCGGATGACAATGAACATCCGTTCACTCAGAAATTTCTTTTCACTTAGATGTGACAGAGCAGCACATCCTAACATGAAAGAAATCGCTATTCCGTTGATGATGGCGCTCCGATCAAGAATACCGGTAGTATTCGACGACATTGAGTATGATGCGGAGTTTGCTGAGAAATATAATCTGGGTGATTTCGACAGCTATGTCACATTCGCAGGAGATGAAAATATTTCTGGTCGAAAAGACAATCTCATCGAATTTATGAAGAGTGTGCCTGAAAGAGTTGTTGAAAACATCAACAGTATCAAATTCTTATATAATCAGGAAACAGCGAAAAAAGAATATATCAAGTATACAACGTCCGGTGGATACACCATTATTCATCGACTTGACAATTCTATACGGGATATATTACTAACACAGGACTTTCCCTTGACTACATATGCGAAACGTCTTCACAACGCAGGATACTCAAATATCCAGATAGCTATTTTCTTAGAAATAAGAGTGAATGACGTTGTCAAAATGCTTGAGATTGAAGAGGAGGATAAATAATGAAAATAATACATCATTGTGATGATGACGGCAGATGTGCCGCTGCCATCGTCAAAAACGAACTGATATCAGTATTTGAGAATCCAACTAAGGATGACTTTATTGAATATGGTCATGGGTCGGAATTAACAGTTCCCGATGTTGATTCATCGGAAACGATTTATATCGTTGACCTATCCCTTGATAAAACTATATATGATACAATCGATGGTTTTGTCACAAAGGGTTGTAAAGTGGTTCATATCGACCACCATAAAACTACTATCGATTTTATGGAAAATCTGTCTGATGAACAGAAAAATATAATGGATCACGTTATAAAGTTTTACAAGATCGGCTTATCCGGCACAATGCTGACATGGGTGTATTCACTCATGAATGAGGATGAGCGTAAGGACCCGTCAAAGGTGATATTCGACTTCACCAATGGATTCACACACGTAGCGTTCAATGTTGGAACGAACAATATGCGTGAATACCACATCCCGAATGTGGTTCGTTACATCGATGATAACGATGTATGGCGACATGAAATAGAAGAGTCTAAATATTTTAGTCTCGGTTTCCAACTGGAAGAAGACAAGAATCCTACAAACAAGGTATGGGATGATCTCATATATTCCAGTAATTCAATGGAAACGTATAACTACGTGAACAATGGGAAACTGATATGGGACTATCAGAATGCAATGGACAAGAAGAGTATGAGAAACGCTTTCGAGTCAGCTGTATTTGGTGTAAAATGTCTATGCCTAAACGGGTACGGCAATAGCCGATTGTTCGGAAACAAGTTTGATGAATATCCAATGGTCTGTCGTTTCAACTATGATGGCAGTATCAATAAATGGAGATATTCATTATATTCATCTGAAAAATATTCCGAACCAACAACTGATGTTTCTGAGATTGCAAAATCGTATGGTGGTGGTGGACACCGTCATGCGGCAGCTTTTATTTCGTCACGTTTTCTGTTCGAGTAGTTATGATCAATATTCAGAGGGGCATCAGCCCCTCTGAATATATTATTATTATTTGAAAAAGGAGATGTGGACATCGGTTTCTGATAAATTTTTCTAGGTATTGTTATAGAAACACCGTCATGCGGCAGCTTTTATTTCGTCACAGACGCATTCATCTTCGTGTGAATGTGTAATGCTGACTTAGACTTAAATAAGATTAATGATGGGGCATATGCCCCATCATTAATACTATTATGCTCTAATAATATGATCCAGTGGTGTGTCCACGGGTTCAACACCGTTTAGTGTTTGAGCTAAACCAACATTCATACCTTTTGAAGTATCCTGGAAGAGAACTGCCTGTAGAGCGCCAGCATTATGTACAGCTTCTCGGAATCCTTCTTTGGTATATGACATTTGATCCACGTTCTTATTTTTTCCATACACCTTAGCAAATGTGTCATTACCACTACGACATACTCTACGTGCTAACAATTCGTATGTTATCGACGGACCTGTCAAATCTATATGATTTATCGCCAAACAACGGAACATCATTTCTGTCATGAGGTTATATGGTATTTGCGGTATTTTACTCCAGAGATATATCTGATTGATAAAACGTTCAACATTAAGTACGTTCTGTTGAATACCCATATCACATATGTTTGATCCAGGTTCATATGTTACTATGAAATCATCAGCATCTTCTTGTATATCTTCATATATATGAAATACCAACATTGCAGGAATAGTCATCATTGTAGACAGTATCTCTTTATCATTGTTATCGTAAAACTTTACAGGGAATATTCCCATACATGTTACCGTACTTGGTTCACGTACGAAACCAGATACATTCTCATCATCCAACAATCTAGGAATAAAGAACCTCATGGTTATCTTATTTTTCAATATACCATTATCAATGTAACAATAATCGTTCTTATGAAGAAATACAAAATCCTCTGGTATGATGGTAGCTGATTGTGATAGATCGTGCTTTGATTTGAGTTTGATGTTTAGAAGTTTCTGTGTGATTTGTGTTGTGAGTAATCCTACTTGTGTAACACCTAAATTATGAAATACACGTCCAGCACACTTTCCACATATTGCATTTTGTCTACATCCTTGGGGTGTATATAGATTCACCGTTTTTCCAACAAATGAATCTATGTTGTCTAATGTCGTTAATTCTTTTTTACCGTTATTGTCAATATAGCGATATAGAATGTACTGTTTGTTGTCATTAGTTATCGATAATGGAATCGTTGATGTTGTTCCACAATCAGAATCCGGATCTGGATTTATATGTTCAGATTGCAATAATGCTATGATGATCTTTGACATGTAACCTGCTTCAGCTGTACCAACGGCTGAAGGATATGTTCCAGCTACAACTGAATTGGCAAATGCCGGAATATCTTTCTTCGTAACACCATTCATCAGAGAGTTGCTTACAATGTCATATTTTTTCGTAATATTATTATATACAGCACCTCTCATAACATTAATAGTTTTATAGTTATTATCGAGATTACCATCACCGGATGCATACATGTCATATCCTGTATCATCCTTGAGATTATCTCTAACCATACCCATCAATTCTTTTTCAATTTTATTAACAGCCAATATCTGTTGAACCGAATTATCAGAGGTCAATGCTTCTTCATTCTCTTTGAACAGTTCCATTTTACGTTTATTAACGTTATCCATCGGACGAATCAATCCTGCTGATATTGATACGGCTAAGAATGAGGCACACCAAAAGCCCAATCTATCTCTGGAATCAATATAATTTCCAAGATCTTTTGTTGTGATTTTATCGGTGATAACAAGATTGTTGACAGCTACATCTAATGCTGAGAGACCCTTACTATTCAATGGACGATTCCAATATCGAAGATGTTGGATAATGCCGGTTCTCTCGAGGACGTATCGGTTGAACAACAGCATTCCTATCGTTGTATCAACCTTTTTGTCAACCCACTCATATTCATTATTTGTCAATACGATTTTATCAGTCGGATCAAAATTCGCTTGTTTGAACTCATTTGTTTGTTTATCATGATATGATGCAAACATATCTTCGATAAAGGATTTAGTTATGTCCTCAATATTTACATTCAAAATTCTGTTTAACGCGATATTTGTGGTATTATTCATTGATATTTCACCTTACCTATTATTTTGATTTTTCATATATATATAATTAATACGAGTAAAGAAATTGCTATTTCATACTCATCACGAATTACAAGGAGGTGGTGGATATGCTTAGCATAAAAGAATTCTTGCTCACATGTGTAAAAATCCTCAGAGAAATAATGTGAGGATTTCTTATAGACATCTCGCTTGACCTCGTGATTGATAAAATAATATTATATGGGAGAATTTAAACAACATTAACTCCCATATTATACATATAATCATTTCGTTGTTAAACATCCTTGTTCGTTCATGCATAAAACTGAAGAGAACCTGTGGTTCCTTCGGTTAAAATAATATATGAAAAATAATTTGTTTTTCATATTTATATGATTAATTCGGAATGAGATAGCGAACATTCCGAATTGATTAACATAGAAAGGTTGTGATAGATTTAAACACATGAAGTACAAATTCTCATACTAAAAAAAAAGGAGGAAGATATAATATGAGGATATGTGATATGGTTATGAATGGAAGTATCCCTCCAGTAATTGACCATGAGAAAATCGATACAATTATCACACATAGTGCAAATTTTCATGCTGATGATGTTGCTATCGTGGCACTAATTAAAGAGTGTCATAACCCGAATGTTCGAGTGATACGAGTGAAAGATGTATCTGAATATGAGGCCGGTAACGGTGTACTTATTGCTGACATAGGAGAACAATATGATGGTGAGTGGTTTTATGACCATCACCAGATTGAATGGAGATCTCCTGAAGAATGTCGGTCATCTATTGGACTATTTTGGGACGACTGTGGTAACCAACAGTTGTACTATAAATTGAATCCTTTTATCAGAGAAATCGACCGACATGATACGTTGGGAGAAAAGATTTATAAATCGCAATTATGTTTTGCGATAGCGGACATGAATCCTCAGTGGGATTCCAGAAGCAACGAGGCATTTGATGCAAATTTCAATGCCGCTGTCGATTTAATGTCTGTTTTAATTCGAGCACGTATTTCAGCGAACTTAGCGCTCATTAGAGCGGAAAATTACATTGACACAAACATCAAAATTGAAAAGGGAGTCATGTATCTTGACAAAGCTGTCCCATTTAGGGAGTATGTTAACAAACACAAATATGAAATCAAAGCTGTAGTATCTCCTCACGGCAGACAGGGAGGCTACAACTGTTACGCTATTAATGGTCAATTTCCAGCAAAATGGTTAAATGATGACGAAAAGCCATACGGAATAATGTGGATTCACCGTGGAGGTCGATTCATGTGTGAATGTGACAATATGGAAACGGTGAGATATGCAATCGACAATATAGTTCCAATAAAATAAAGGAGAGAAAATCATGAATAAAAATAATCTAAAGCGTGAGGATGTTGTAAAGGTTAGTTTAGCACTCGTTAAATATCATGGTGATGTTAATGAGGTTTTCAGCTCACTTTCCGAAACCGTCAGCAAAGAAATGATTGCAAAGATAAAAGAGAAGAAATACATGGCGGCTGTGTCTAATCTGTATTTCAAGAAGAACTCTTTTAATATCAACCCAAAAACAACTGTACCTGCACCAATGATCTCCATAAACACAAATCCAACATTTGACTCTGCTTCTGATATAAAGGGGAACTTCGTGAGCTCGGCAAAAATGTCGACAAAAATGGTTGCGAATGATGGGAATGCAGTTCCTTCTGTATCACCGGAACCCAAGGAAAAGAAAAAGAGAAAGAGACTCTCCGAGGAAACTGTTCGGAAAATCTGTGAGACCCTTGTGAAATATAATGGAGATCTGAAACTTTCATATGAGGCATTAAAACGGGATAATGTAGACATAAAGCCGCACAACGTAAATGACATAAAACATAAATACTCAAATAAAGAGATAAGTGATGAGTATTTCTTATCTTATGATAAGTATAAGAAACAACTCATTTTACCTAAACCTGGACAGCAGGAAGCAAAGACTGTTGAAAAGGTTACACATGATTCTGAAATACATGATTCTGACAATGAGCCGTACACTCTTAATATCTCGGAATTTATAGAGAGTGCTGTTGAGGCTGTAAGGAAAAAACCGTTCGATTGGATAATAACATTTGTCGGAGGTGATGAGTCCTACAATAAGACTATTTCCGAAATAATTGAAGATATAAGGAGGGTCATAGAAAAGACTCCAATCTACAAGATTAAAGAACTCATCACAAATTCAAAGTAATGAAAGAGGCGGCAGATGCCGCCTCTCTTTTTTTTTATATTTTTATTTCTTTATTATCCCATTTCTTATATGCATCGAAATATATGCTGTTTTTATTTTTATCATACGTAATTTCAAAGTACATACCATCAGGAATTGTTGTGCTCAATATAGCTTTCTGGTTACCCAGAATGAAACATGACCACACGACATAAACGTTGTCTTCTGTAATAGATACATTGTCAGTTGGATCAAGATGAGAGTTCTCATATTCCATGACCAAAGTTTTACAGCGTTTAATGAATTCATCACTTGTTATCATATTATTTGCCACCTCCATTAGATATTATCATGTTTTACACGGTCTGAAATCTCTGAACGTTTTGCGTTATTTGCACGATCCATTTTTGTTAGATATCCTGTGATTCTTCTGATTCTGGAGAAGGGTATTGGTTGTTTATGATATGTTAGATTTACAAACTCTCCATCAACTTCAATAGTGAGTGAATCGATGTCATCCCTCGGATTCTTGTCTTTCACATATTTAACATATGCATCTTTTTCTTCGTCAGAAATCTTTCCACCTATTACTTTAACAATCATGGTTATTACCACCTTTCTTAAGATTTTAAAAAGTTGTCCATGATGAATGATAATGTTTGGAGGGGTATCCCTCCATTATTCTCACTCTTCAAATATATATTATTAATATGAATAAATAAGAACCCCGAAAACAGAAAGGAGGTATAACGCCATGAATGAGATTGGCGAAATCGTTGTTATCCCGGTACCATCGGGAGAAACAGTTGTATGTGGTTAATCCACATACATAATTGAATTCATACGCATAAACCACAGACCTATGTTTAATCTAAGCAGAGTTAAACATACGGTATATTATCTGCTAGGGGATACTTATTATTCATTACAGACTAAGTTATATGAATGATTAAAATAAATGGAGGACTAAAAATGAATAAAACCTACCCGATAACGGTGCGTCAAGTTGTGTCAGATCATATTCTCTTAGCAGAATTTAAGGAGGTGAAATAATAGATGTATATTGAGGATATAGATCATTCAGGAGAAGAATGTATATATAATGGAGAAATACACAATCATCGTGTTAAGTTATTGCGTGATGTGGGTTATCTTAAAATTGATATAGGTTTTGATAGACGCATCGATACATTCATCGAACTTAACACAAACTATTTTAGAATACCCGATATTATTCAGAAAGCAATTTTTGGTTATATTGGGGAAGATAATCAGACTTATAGATGGTATCATATGACGCATAAGAAACACGATGGGTGTGAGGATGAACTGTTCTGGTTATCATTCGTTCCTGGTCTTGTACTAACGACAGAATATCCGATAATTCAATTACCGAACTTATCGTTGATAAGAGAGTTTCATCCAGATGACGACAGAGAATTAGTAATGTCCAATACTGTTCGTAATATAAATAATCTCAGAAGAATAAAGGCGTGTGAATTTCCTGATAAGACTATGGAGATATATACCGTTGATACATGTCTTGACATTGCTTCTAGAATCATATACAGAATTGAATCAGTCAATAGAATTATCCATAATAGACAGAAAGTAAAATTCCTGGATAATATTCGTGATTACACATATGAATATAAACATCACAGATACAAAGGTGAATATTATCAGGGGCATTAGCCCCTGATAATTAAATCCCTAATTATTTACAAAATAAACGATAATAAAACGGAGGTAGAAGAAAATGACAATTAAGAGATTGATGGAAATTGTTGCTGAAAATAATATCCCAACAGATGTCTTAATCGAATCTGATTCGGGATGGGAATGTGGTCCAACACGGATGGACGGTGTGTGGTATAATAAGAAGGTAAATAAAATTATATTCACACAAAGCATATCATACGAGGAATATAATGATGACCCGGATAGGGTAGCACTAACTGAAGACTGAGGAGGTATAATATGTGTACAATCGAAGAATTTGTAAACGCTCTTAATGGTTTAACAGAGGAAGACTTTAATGAACCCGATGAGGAAACCGGTGTTATTTATGCGAAGAGCACACCGGCTGCTGACGAATGTGAGGGGATGGCAAACGAACTCCTCATCGCATCTAACGGCAGATGCAATTGGGAGAACATAAGGAAACTCAAATCTTATGGATTTGATGTTTATGCTGGTGACAAGGATTCGTTCGGTTGGTTAACTGGATGCATCGAATTTCCTGATCACGAAAAAGTTCTCGTTTATGGTTAATGAAAGAATCTGTACAAAATAAATTATAATATTGGGGGAGCATATGCTCCCCCATTCTTTCATTTTTCTTTTACTCACATATTACTCATCGGGCTCAGAATGTTCAATCCCTCCAAGACTCAGTAACGCTACGAGCCAGTGTGACAAACATATTCCGGCGATTATTTTAATAAACAACAAATTCAACCGCACCTTTCATTTTTTCTTCTTGAAAATGTATCTGGGTTCTTCTTCGTTGAATACTTTCCATCGAATGAAGTCATCGAGTAATATTGCAATACCAGACAAGAATATCCAATAGATACTATTCTTGAGACATATCTGTCCCATTAGATTTAACAAGCGATCAGAATAGTCCCAGACATTCCATCCCAGTTTTATATTTACAATACATCCTGTTATGAATTCCAATGTCGTGATTACGAGTGAACCTATTAAACATTGATATTGGAACAATAAATCCCATTCGTAGAATTCATTTAATAATCCTACGATAACGAAACATATTCCACCAAGAATGAACATTGACCAATGTGAGAATCCTCGAGCGAGTATTTCAATTCCCACATAGATCAATCCACCTATAATGAATAATATAAGTTCCTTACTCAGATACTTCAGTACTTTCTTCATCATTTGAAATTACCTCCTCAGATGTGTCATCTGTAACATCCTCATCAGGAGGATATACTTCTACTGTACCAATCGATTCAGGGTCGATGATGGTATCTTCGATCGTTGATTCATCAATTGATGTTTCATCTGATTGATTTGTAACCATACCGGCTTTGCGTAAGAATTCATCAACATCAATTTTTGGGAAGAAGTTTTCGTAATCATAATCATCCTCGATACGTTCTATTTGGAAATTGATCCCTGTGGTTATCTGTTCGAATAAAGATTGATGTTCTGTATCTAAAGACATACCCCAATATGCTGATATAATTTCATCAACATCAGTCATTTGTTTTATTTGGTCTTTTAGGATGTTAAAATATGTGATATGGAACGTAACCCATCCCATTGACAATGCAGCAATAGCCTGAATTTCTTCATTGGTATATTGTCTGCATATTTGGTTATCGGCATGATAAAACTTTGGGGTTGATGGTGATAATGTTGCCTCCGATTCCAGTTTCATTATATTGATTTGATCGTTAGTTGTCAACGTGTAGTGTTCACCATTATAATCTATTCCGTTTGTGATTACATTCTCACAGATTCTATTCATATTGAGGATTTTGGTGTTTTTGATGTCTTCTATTCTCACAGACCTGAAATTTGGATTTTTTACAAATTCTCCGTCAATATATTTATAAGAAAATATATCGTAGAGAATCTCTGGTTCAATACTTTCGATTTCATAGACGTTTCCGTCGGACGGAATTGTTCCGACGGAAACTGCACCTATGATGTTATGATCATCATCTGTTCGTATATACATAATGACCTCCTGTATTCATTGACGTATAGAAACTATACAGTCACGCATTTATGTCCTATAATTCTCTGGATATACAGACTGGATGTTCCTGCTGTTACATCGTTACCATCTAGCTGAGTTATTGATACGGTGGCATTTGTACCTGAAGGACAACTTATAGCGACGTAATGACCATCTGCAATGGGACAAACATTCGAAGTACCTTTTGCCGCAATAACACCTGTTAGATTAGATAGTTTATAGATAAATATTGTGAAATAATCATAAGAAGCTGTATCTATGCCTGAAACAGATATCAATGTATCAGTTCCACTGGTCTCGTATAGCAGATAAGATAGATTTTGTAATGCGGTAGTTACTACTTTATTCTGAACAGGTGCTGTTTCAGTAGTACTTAATGCCGATGTAATCGCATCACCAACTAGTTCGTATTGTGTACCATTATATCTGAATGTACATGTTCTATTTGCTTCAAGATATTCAGCAGGTATTGCTGCCCCTTTGTAGTAGATTGCTTTAGCACCGGTACTATTGACATTCAGTGTAGGCGAAGAAGCAGTATTTGTTACAGTGAACTTTACTGTGATTTCACCACCGGTCTGAAGGGAGTATCCTGTGCAAGCAACTGTTTTTGCCGCAGTTCCTGCTGCTGTTGAACAAGTACCGTAATTCACACGGTTACCTGTACCATTAACACCCATACCATTGATATATCTGGTTGTAATCCATTGATTAGCTGCTGATACCTGGTACTCGGTTCCAACAGATGCTTTTGTATAAGTTGCAAGTGAACCACCATCGGCAATTGCTGTTGCAAAGTCGTCACTTGATAGATATGACTCAGGATAGGACACTGTAAACTTCTTCAGGTGAGTGGATTTTATTGAGTGGATTGTGATTTCACTGTAATTAGCCGAAGCAAGAACCCATAATTGCCAAGTACTCGTATCAGATTTGCAGATATATGCTGTTAATGCAATACCCCTGTATCTGAATGTGCCGACACCAGGATCAGTTGAATTGACATTGGAAAAACGAATAGCAAATGTTGTAATTCCTCCTTTTCCTCTGTCAGATACTTCAACCTCAATTGGTGCATCGAAATATGTACCTGTTACTGTGAATTGAGCGATACAATAATATCCTTTAGCACCACCGGTTGTAGATGGACAACCTCTACCTTTATTGATGATTTCATGGTAGGTAGTTATTGTGTTTGAATATATTGCTCCTTCACTAGGTTTACAATAAATACCATCAGCTACATAGGCTTGATTTGTAACCGATGTTGTTAGAGCCGATGAATCTGTTGAATTTGTATAACCCATTAAGAGTGGTCTATAAGAACTCGTTGTACTTACTGACTGTGTGACCTTAGTATCAGTATTAGTCTGACAATACAGGTCTGTTGAAGTTCCATTAATCTTAATGGTTCCGATCTTAGTTCCGGAAGTCAGAGACGCGGTGAATGATGTAGTTCCTGTGTTGAGGATAGTACCGCTTGTTGCAGGAAGAGTGTGTGCAACGGCAGCCGTAGTATCTGCTTGTCTGATATAACCATATGATGTTGAATTTGAAAATAAGTCTATTCTGCCATATTTATTTCCAGCAGTACCAGACGCTGTTGAATTACCTAGTTTAATAATACCATATCCAGTAGCGTCAGCAGTTCCCTCAAGTGTATCAAATCTGAATCCATCATTGATCGCTACACCACCAGTTGTAGCACCGGTCACCCATGTTGGATAATATGTTGTTTTTGTTGTAGGATTTGTTGTTGTGCTTGTAACCTTAGCATCTGTATTGGTCTGACAATACAGATCTGTTGCAGTACCGTTAATAGTGATTGTACCAACTTTAGTACCAGAGGTCAACGATGCAGCAAAGGATACTGTTGATTTTCCACTTGCTAAATCATATGCGGACTTAACTGCTGATGCAGTTGCAGCTAAAGCTGTTGATGTTGATGATGTAGAAGACGACAGTTTAGTTATACCATATACGGATGTACTAGCTGTGGGAACTGTTGATGTTCCGGATGCTGTGCCAGATGTCGTAGTTAATGTTGTAACCCATGTGTTACTTGATGAACCATATGCACCTGATAGTGTATAGGTTGTGTTCGTGTTTGTTGGCGCGTATATATCTGTCGATGTTCCACCAATATTGATAGACCCTACTTTAGTTCCAGACGTCAATGATTGTGTGAATGAGGTATTGGCTTTATCAAGAACGATTACTTGTGTATCCGGACTTCCATCTGTGTAATTATGTTTTACCAGATTTCCATTGGCTGTATTCATACCAATAGAACCCAATGTTCCATTTGTAGCATTTTTGAATACTACAGAAGCATATGAAGTTCCATCTCGTTCTATTTGTAGTCCACCAAATGCCGATGTTGATATTGATACAACACCTGTTGATGGATTCATTGTTAGCTTTGAACTCTTATACGACACGTCTGTCTCATTCGTATCACTTGCTGATTTTGAAAGCAACACTCGTAACGAAGAATTGGACGTTGAATTATTCTGTGTAACTTTCGTATCTGTGTTTGTGTTCATCTGACAGTAGATGTCGGTTGCTGTACCGTCAATCGTAATGGTTCCAACCTTGGTTCCGGATGTTAGTGATTGTGTAAATGAAACGACGGACTTTCCACTTGCTAAATCATAAGCCGATTTAACCGCTGAAGGAGTCGCAGCCAATGCTGTAGAAGTAGAATTTGTTGCAGATGATAATTTCACCAAACCATATGCTGAAGTTGTTCCTGCAGGAACAGTGGCAGTTGTTGCGGTACCCGATGATGGTGTTAACGTAATAACATATGTCGCACTGGAAGCAGCACCACTCAATGAGTATGTAGTATTTGTGGGAACAACCCATGTGCCATCACCACGGAGGAATGATGTTTGTTTTCCAGCAGCAGGAGCTGGTACAAGACCAATGGTACCCGCGGCATCTGCGGTTGCAGCTCCCATGGTTGTGCTAGGTATCGTTATTGTTCTATCAGTAGCACCAGTAACATGACCTGTACCATCAGATGTTATCTGCGATACTGTGAATGTACCGCCGAATGCAGGTGTTGCATTTGCAGTAGGTTTACCAGTTCTTGCGGTATATGTTGGGTGAGTATACACGGTATTTGTACTACTGATTGTGATTTTACCATTAGCATCACTAGTTACAGTTGTTGCACCCGAACCAACGATATTATGACTGTCCCTCACAGTTGTATTGTCAAGTATATTGAGATAAACGTTACCATTCGTAGCAGCAGCATTAGCCGTTGCAGTAGCTGAAGCTCCTGTTACAAGATGTGAGGTATAATGTGTATCTGTGAATACGGCATCACTCGGTACAGACTTACCAAGGGTATACGTACAAGCAGTGACTGTACCTGTGCTGGAAATATATACGGGTTTCGTACTGCTACCGACAGCTTCTGCTGAGCTAGCACCAACGAGATACTTAGCAACTTGATCGGTTTGTTCATATGATCTGAATACTGTGTAATACGCACCAGTTCCATACATAACCAAACCGCCGTATTTATTACCATCGGTTCCACTTGCAACGTTATTACCAAGAATGAGTCTACCATATCCGATAGAGTCTGTTGATCCTTCTAATGAAGAATACCGCAGACCATTGTTTATTGACACACCGCTGGTACCGGCATCAGAGACCCATGTCGGATAATAGTTGGTGACAGCTGTTGGGTTAACTGTCGAAGCAGTAACCTTGGTATCTGTATTGGTTTGACAATAGATATCGGTTGAAGTACCATTGATTTTAATAGTACCGATTTTTGTTCCCGACGTCAATGATCTCGTAAATGATGTAGTTCCGGTATTAAGAAGCGTACCACTTGTTGCAGGAAGAGTGTGTGCAACCGCTGATGTCGTATCTGCCTGTCTGATATAACCATATGATGTTGAATTTGAAAATAAGTCTATTCTGCCATATTTATTTCCTGCAGTCCCGGATGCTGTCGAATTTCCTAATTTGATAATACCATAACCATCGGCAGATGTAGTACCTTCCAATGTACCATAGGTGAATCCATTGTTGATTAAGACTCCGCCGGTCGTTGCACCAGTTACCCATGTTGGATAATATGTCGTTGCTGTTGTAGGATTCGTTGTTGTGCTCGTAACCTTTGTATCGGTATTTGTATTTACAGATTTTAATGCAATTGATGTTATTCCCGTAACATGTCCGGCTGCATCTTTAGTAACACCGGTTACAACCTGAACACCTGACGTTGAATTGGTAATATCTGTCAATGTTCCACCGGATGCACTAGTTGTTGTTCCTCCAGAAGGAGTATAGTGATTTCCAACAGCTGTAACCTTTGTATCTGTAAACACTGCACTACTAGGAACAGATTTTCCAAGTGTATATGTGCAAGCAACAGGTTTACCGCTTGAGAAATATACAGGTTGAGTAGCAGAACCGGCTGAAGAAGTTAGAGCGGTGGCTGTATCAGCGTTGCCCACCAAATCACCGGTAAATGTAGTGGCGATGACGTTTCCGTTATCTTGAACTGTCATCAAATCTGTCCATGATGTTCCTGAATTGGAACTTTGCTGGAAAACAAAGACGTTAGTATTTGCCGTTGAATCATCGACAGTTTGTATTCTCTGATGATAAGTTGAACTGTTCCAAGTAATAGCACCATTTGAATTACTAAAGTTCAGATCACCTGAGAGTGTACCTCCTGAAAGTGGTAAGTATGAATGTGTGTGATTTGTTGTCGTTGATATTGTGATATCATCACTTCCATCAAATGAAGCACTTCCTGTTACTGAGCCAGATAGAGTAATGGTTCTGGCTGTGGCCAGTTTAGTTGCAGTTGACGCGTTACCGCTTAATGCACCACTGAACGTTGTCGCAGTCAATGTTCCTGTGCTCGGGTTAAAAGTCAACTTTGAACTCTTGTATGACACATCGGTTTCATTTGTGTCATTTGCTGATTTTGAAAGTAATACTCTCAATGCAGAATTAGCGGTCGAGTTATTCTGTGTAACCTTTGTGTCTGTATTAGTTGATGTATTAGTGATCGTAATATTCCCAGATGTATCTGAACCTACAGAAATACCAGTTCCGGGTTTAATGTTTAATGTCTTAGCAGCAGAACCGTCGTATGTGAATGATGTGGTCCCATTACCCTGAACAGTTAGACTACTGGGGTTCTTCAATGATGTTGGGAAGTCAGTTATTTGTGACTTTGTGTGAGTATGAGAAGGTAAATCCGCAGCAACTAACGCACGGAAAGTTGGAGCTGCTGCATCACCAGATGAAGGTCCAGCTAATACTGTGTTTGCGCTTCTTGTTGTTGTGGATGACACATAGTCCAATGCCGGAATATCTGATTTTGTTAGCGTATACCATGTAGCAGTACCTGAAGCAGAGTATTTCAAAAACTGCCCACTTGAACCACCGGAAGGTATATGTTTATTACCTGCACTAGTAGGGTGACTGTAAGGTGTATATTTAATATCGTATGTATTCGATCCACTGGTTATTGTACCAATTGTAGTCGAAGCATTAGTAATGCTCTGAGAATATGATACTGTTGCATCAGATCCAGGTTCACCTTTAAGATTCTTAAAAGCAAATGCGAATACTTTAGCTGTGTTCGAACCTGAAGCAGTCACCGTAACAGACGGTATTCCAACATTTGCATCAACCGTTGCAGTTGGTGTACCAAATCCAGCAGCCGCACCGGTATCACCTTTTGGAATAGTAAAATCAAACTTAGCTGCAGAACTCGAACCTGAATTCGTTACAGATGCTGATGAACCTGCTGCTCCTGTTGTGACTGTTCCAACAGATATGGTTGCAGCAGTACCAGTAGAACCTTTAGAACCATTCTTGACAGTAAATGTCGAAGTCGTGCCTTCTGAATCAGTAAATGTGTAAACATTCGAACCACCATCAGCAGAAGATGTTGTCGTTTGTGATCCGGATATAATTGTATGTGACAGATTCAATGCTGTTCGAATGTCAGCTGCTGATGTCGTTATATCCGCGAATTCATGATTATGTTCCTTGAGAGCGTATCGATGTTCTTCAAATGCTATAAGCTTTTCACCATCATAGAAATATACGGGATGATCTACTTGTAATGAAAGTTGATATACTTTCGTATATACCCATCCTAAAAAGATATAATATTTACCAGCGGTAAAAGTCTGTTTGTATGGTCTTCCTGAGATAGTGAAGCATCCTCCTCCTTCATTCCAATCACATTCCAAATACAATGATTTGCTTATAGTATATCCTGCCGATGTTGTGATATTATCAGAATATCGCATATCAAGTGCACTAGCAGCAAATGTTACACTGGTACCAAACAATCCATTTGGTGAAACATTACTACCTCCACCATAATAAAATATTCGAGGAGGATATGCAATCTTAGCTGATGTATACCAGGCTTTTGATGTTCCTGTACCATTAGTTGTTGTTAATGAATCATATTTATCATCCGGGTTCTGATATATTAAGCTATACTGTTTAACACCATTGGATCCTACATATACACTAGTATCGTATCTGAGTTGAGTCACAGTATTGGCGTCGGGAAACAATCCGTTTGATGAGAAATTAAAGTCCGATCTACCAGCATAGTTTGTTGAACCTGTTCCCGGTGCATTCGCATAAAGTGTCATATTATCAAAGAATTCGAATGTACCACCATCCACTTCCAATATGTCAATTTCAAAAGTTCGTTTATAACTACTACTCGTCGGGTTTGTTGAACCGTATATCGATTCACCAATGAGGTGACCATATCCAGATGTGAATCCTGTATTCGTCAATCGATACATACAATGATAATATGCTGGGCGATATGAACCGTTATAGATCAAGTTTTCCAACATATACGTGAACGTCCCTGCACGTCCATAATAATTTACATCAGCATATTGATAGTAGTTTGCGTTCGATGGGCAATATACTTTGACACGGTACCTGATATGAATAGAATCTATCCATGAATCAGGAATCAACTTGCCAAAATAGAATGTAGCGTTGTCTATGTTATTAGCCGTTGCTATAATATCTGTAAATGTCTTTGACTGTATTGGTTTTATATCTGGAAATGTGTGGGTATGAGATTCAGGAGCAGCTCCTATATCACTAGGTGTTGTTGGCACAATGATATTCGCTGTTGTATTTCCTGATTGATTCGCGGTAAATTCACCAACAGATGTTCCATTCTTTTGTATTGTCAACTTACCATTGTTTACTGTCGGAATAGTCGGTTTGTTCGATAAATCATTATATGAACCCGACCAAACAATTTTGTGGAAATCGGTTTTCCATTTAGCAAGCTTACCAAGTGAAATTGCAATGTTTTCACCACTTACAATATTATCATCATGAGAAGATGCTTCAGTAAAAGTGACATCCATTTGAACGTTGTCAAATTCTTTATTTGCCATTTATATTTCTCCTTTCTTCCAGATTAAGGGAAGTATTACATTTTGCATTTGTAATCATAATAAATATTTATAAGGAACGTATATGTTGTATATTAAGATATTCGGGGCATGAAGCCCCGAATACTTTTTCTTGTTTATGAAAGCAATTCAGGTTTATTATTACAATGCAGGATGAGGATATCATTTGACATTACAGGCGTATTACCGGAAGTATCAACGATTTCACCAGTAACAATCTTCGGAACATGGATAGAACCATCAGATGTATCAACATATACAGTTGCCATTCTGTAACCGATATTATCAACGTTAGTTGTTGAAGTAGATGTTTCTGCATAAGACATCAACAGAGGACGGAGTTTACTATCTGTCGTCGTGATGAGTGTCTGACGCATTTTTGTATCACCATCTTGTGTATTGGTGTCAAGGTCACCTACGAGTTGGTAGTTGGTTCCATCATATACGAACAGATATACTCTGTTGGCTGCAAGTGTACCAGCCGATGGAAGGTTTGCATTACGATACTTAATAGCCTTTCCACCAGTACTGTTAACATTAAGCTGCAGCGAAGCAACAGCTCCTGTATTTGTAACAGTAAACTTTACAGCTATCCAAGCACCCTTCACAAGAGTAAATCCGGTACAAGCAACAACTTTGGTTGTTGCGGCTGCTTCAGTAGATGATTCACCGTAATGGATAATCGCCGAAGATCCGTTGAAAGATACACCATCAATTGTTCTTGCTGTTGTAAGTGTAGCTGCACTCTTTACCGATTTATTTGCATCGGCAGTGTTATCAACATTTCCGAGTCCTACATCGGATTTAGTAACATTATGTGGGTTACCAGAAGTAAGCTGTGAGTGATCATATGCTATTTTACCACGATCACCGCGATATGCTGTCGATGATGTTTCTCCAAGAGCGAGAGAAGCAGATATCTCAACGAATGCAGAACCTCCCCAACGATATGTTTTGTTAGTGGTAAGATCTGTGTATATTTTTCCGGCTTCTCCGACAATTTCTGTTGTATGTGCTGATTCAGCATAGAATTTACCATTATACAGATATCCTTCGATAACGTCATCTACATATGAAGGAAGCTGGGACGATGGAACTTTACCATCCGAACCGAGTGTTGCTACATTATGAACCTTGATAGTCTGCCAAGAATCATTGTCCTCTTTAACCTGGAATGAGCCATCGGTTGTTCCTTCCTGGAAAGAGTAAGTTGTATCTGTTCCTGACACGAGTTTGAATGTAGCCGAAGTCGCATCGTAACGGTATATCTCATTCGAAGCAGTATCAACGAATATAGTGCCTTCTCTACCAGGAATCTGGGTTGCTTTTGTTGAATCTGTATAGAATTTTTTAGTTGATGAATCATAGTATCCTTCTTGAACATTCTTCACATCGTCTGGGAGAGAAGATGCTTTGATTACAAATGTATTCGTAGAAGAATCATAGTCAACCATCTGTTGATACCATGAATATATCTTTGCGAGTTCAACAGCTGTATTGGTGTTTCCTGAGGGGTCGAGGTTTGAGAGCAGATCAACTGTATTACCACTTGCATCCACCCGTTTCGTTGCATCGTTTAGAACGGTCAAAAATTCAAAGAATAATTGAACGTCATCAAAAGTCTTTGCCATATTATTCACTCCTTAATTAGTCTGGGTTATTATTGCAATTTAGAGTAATCTTCCCTAAATCAGAAAGTATATCTATATCGGTATCACCTGATTTTTGTTTTATGGTTATCACACCGGGATTATCCGGTTTGCTAACCACATCAAGAACACCTGTGTTGTTTATTGTATTATCATCATCATTGATTTCTATTCCAATGCCAGATGTATACGTTTCATCTTGTATATCTTGCCATGTTCCATCAGCTCTTAGAAATTTGTTTTGTTCTCCTGCTGAAGCTGAAGGCACAAGACCATGTACACCATCCGATTCTTCAGATGCTCCCACATAATCTTCAATAGGTTGTAATGATTCAAGCTTCTCTTTTTCTTCAACTGTAAAGGGAGCAGTTATTTGATCAAGAACTTCTTGATTTTCATGTTTGTGTGAATTATCAATAACTTCCGGTGTTAATTTATCCAATACCATTTTATTATCATGGTCGTGAGCTATATTTTCTAGACGCTGTAATCTGTTTCTAACAGCTGAATCATCATAATTGTGAAGCTTATCGAATTTATTTCTATCTTCATCAGATAATATGGAATCCTCTTTTATTTTATCAAGAATATATTTGTTGTCATGTGTATGAGATTGTTTTTCTAATGATTCAATCCTTGGTATTATTTCACTCTTCTTTGCATACTCAGATAAATCTATACCTTGTAAAGATGATCCAACAAGGATCCATCTAGAACCATTCCACAAATATATGTCAGGGTCAGTCTTTATAGACGGAGAAGCACTCTTAACAAAACGAACATCACCTATAGAATTTCCAGTCTTAGGAAGATCATTTTTAGAATCATACTCATCGACTGATTTAATAGACATATAATCCAGGTTTTTTATTAAGTTATCCACTTCTTCCTTCGTGTAGTAATTATTGAGTTCTTCATAATCACTGACATATGTTAGCTGATGATAGTATTTATCTCCCTCACCAATTTTGATTTTGGTTTTACCTTTAGATGTTAGCTCAATACATAAACAACCCCGAGGAACAACCCAATACTTCACAGCACGTTCATCCCATTGCTCAGATGTCTTCACAACGTGCTGGTATGAATCATCATTTGGCATTCTTTCTCCCCCTTTCTTGATAAATTTATCACTTGGTTCAAAGGTGATAAGGAAAAGGAGGGGTTATCCCCTCCTTCATCTTCTTATCTTTCTTTTTAAATGTTTTCATGGGAAATATACACTTCTCGTATTAACCAAAGTCGGTTTTGACCAACTAGGTATAGTCTGCAAATCTCGGGACATCAATCTTGATTTTTTTTTCATATATCCTTCTAAATCCTTCATATTTAATTATTTACTTGACTTATACTTTCCATAGAAATTACTCGGTGGAACGGTTGTATCAACGTCAATCATCGTAGTACCGTCAAATGTTGGTATCTGCGGTACTGTGACGGTTTCAGTTGTTGGCTCTGCAAGCGGATAGTAAACTACAACAGGATTTCCCTCGGCGTAACGCTGTGCAAAAACGGATTTAATCGTGTCAACATCGGTGTAGGTTGCAACCGGGAAGCCTATTAATCCAGATGATAATCCAGATGAGCCATTTCCAATTGCAAAATTTGACTCCGACGGAGCTTCCCCCCACGATGATATGCTTGCGTAATTGCACCAACCTTTCGTAATTATATTTTTTTCTGCATCATCTTTAAGAATATATAGCCAAAGACCACTGTTCGATAGTTTAAACGCTTCCGTTCCGTCAAAAACCTTAACGCCCCACTTAACATCTCTGCTACCGTCACTTCTCAGCACTTCTCCAGCCTGCAACGGCTCAGAGAGATAAATCGGTGTTGTGATTGATTCTGCGCCGTCTGTGCTTGTTACAATGGGTATCTTATAGCCGTAGGGTTCGTATTCGATTGCGGTTGAACCCTCAGCAGTCAATATTCGTATTTCTGTGTTGTCAAAAGCTGAGCCAGGATTAATCCATATCATTGCTTCGCTAAAAGTGGTATCTTTGTTCAATGTAAACGTTCTATACAATAGGTTGGGCGGTGAAACCATTGTCGAATTTAAATTATCGAACGAGAAGTAAATTTTTTCTCCCAAGAATCCAAATATTTTGTTTGTATATGTTCCTGCTTTGAATGTTATGTTTTTGGCTAAAACAAGTTTAATACCTGAAGTAGAAGTAAGTGTACCGTTGATGTAAAGAACTCCGTTTTCAACACGATAAGTAATCCCTTTTTCGCTTGTTGTTATGGGGATATCATCAATTTTTAGCAAATTTGCCGTTCTATCACCAACGCCAACCACCTCAACTGGATTATCCGGTGTAGGCGTACCGTCCTGCACGGTGTTGCCTGCTATGCTCCACGACTTAAAGTCTTTTCCAATTCCGTTAATTTGCAAAGGCACTGTACTACTTATCTCCCTTGTAAATCCTTTTTCAAAAACAGTATCTCCGTCTTTGTCATAAATGTATTCAGTATCGACACCGTTATTATCCTTTACAAATCCGACTTGACTATATGTACCATCTTCATTTCTTGCCATAATCATAACTATCACTCCTCTTTTATGAAGTAATACATAGCAGTTTTTTCGGTAAGTGCATCATACTCAGCCTGTGTCAAAGAAGGAATATCAGCTGTATTTACTTTAGATAAAATGTCAGTTTTGTTTGTCTGTATTGCACTATTCATTTCAGCAGCCGAATTTTCGTGACTAGCAATCCAATCACTCATTTCTTTCAGTGTGTCAAAATCTTCAGGAGCATCGGCAACTATCTCAGCCACCTTTGATAGGATTTTATTATCTGTTTCTGTTTTTGTGTATACATCAGATGTATTTGCTTTGTTATCCAAATCACTCTTTAGAGGATTAACTTCATTGTTGACGAATTCATAGATTGCTTTGTTCTGGACTGGATTAGTGGATGTACTGGTAACCTGTTCATCAACAGTTATCTCTGTTCCACCACCACCTCCACTGCTTCCACCAGATTCTTCGGGGAAGTATGTATAATAATTATTACCGTTGATGATGTTGTTTGTTCCAGCTTCATAAACATAATAATTACTCAATTGAATCAGGAACTTAACTTCTTTAGCAGTAGCAGAATATCCATAACACGGATTAGGTTGATTAATTACAGGGATATTTTTATTATTCAATATCGGTATTGTGTTATCGATGACATCGATACTGATAGTTTTAGTAGCCATATATTTTTTCCTTTCTATATAAAATTATTGCGGGGAGAAATCCCCGCAATATTATAGCATCCTTATGTTTCGGATGTTCCTTCAAGAGCAGTTATCCTGCTTTCATGATCTGTAAGAGTTTCTGAATTCGATGAGACAGATGTTTCTAATTCACTGATGCTTGATGTCATCTCACTCTGAGATGCCTGCAGGGTATCAATCATCGTTGTGTTATTCGAAACGGATTCTTCCAATGATGTGACGTCCTTGTTAATGGCTACAAGTTTACCAGCAGTAATATCAGCATTCATATCACCGGTTGCTGTATAATTTTCCGTAACCTGATAAAGCTCACCATACTCAGACCAAGTGATCTGTCCCTTAACAAATTCAGTACCTTCCTTGTATGATACCGTTGCAAGAGGAATAGCTTCAAGAGCAGTTATTCTCTCTTCGTAATCATTTATCTTAGTATTGAGATCATTGATACTTTCGGCATGTGTCTTGATATTATTAGTATTAATGTCGATCTGTCCAGACAGTTTCTGAATAAGAAGATTCTGTTGTTCAATAATCTCATGTAATGATTTAATGTCATCCTCAACAGCACTCAGTTCATTTCTGAGTTCAGTGATAATTTCTTCTGTTGGTGAATTAAGAGCTTCCCAAACACCGGTAGTATCACCTGATGCAATGATAGTTGACATAAATGCTGTAAACGTCATTCTCAAACGAGTAGTAACATTCGCAACATAGTCAAATGACTTATTTACTTCGCATGATGCAATCATGATCTCATCATCGGATGTTTCTGCATTAATAATATCATGCTGGAGCTGAATCTTCATGTTATTATCGCAGAATGCATAATAGGGATTTAGATCATCCTGAAGATGTGACTTTGTGTCAACAACGTTCACATATGCTTCAACCTTATTGATGGTTACCGTATACATTCCCTGGTATGTCATTGCAGGAATGTTCTCGATGATAACATTTCTTGCGGACACAACGTACATATCACGTATATCGGTAAAATGGAAATGGTTATCTTGTGATGTAGATACTGCAGTACCTTCATAAACAACACCACCATCGACATCTGTTATTGTATAATATACCTTGAACTTTGTTTCGTTCTTAATGATAGGAAGAACACCCTGTAGAGCCGTGTATTTCTTTGCAATATATTTTTCAAGGAAACTGTTTCTGACGGTATTTGTCAGATTAGTATCTGTCATATCAAATGTAGCAGCAAGATTGATACATGAAGGATCTTTTCTCTGTGTAACTTTAGTAATTACACTTTCAGAGAAACAAAGCACCTGACCATATGATGTGTATGTTGTGTCAACGAGATATGGATTTGTATCATTGAGAACAAATCCACTGCCTACAAATGGACCATTTGTAGGGAACTTCGATGATGGGGGATCAGGAACCCTTCCACAACAACAGAAAGTATATGAATCACGTGCCGGACGGTTAAATGGATAATTGGGTGGTATGGGACTACAATGTCCACAACATGTTTGGTTATTCATATTAAAACCTCCTTATTTAATTTTTAGGACTTGTTTTATGATATAAATGATAATAGGAGTCCAGAGATAAACTTCTTCTGAATCTGAGTTATCAAACAATTGATCTCCTATATACAGTGATAGATTATGTATACTCGTCAACTTTCCATAGATGAAATCATGTATTATAGACACATAATCAAATCGTTGACATTTATAATGTCGAGGACAATTCTTTATATGTTGACAACATTTACAATCAGCAGGTTTACAAGTGCGAGTATCTGCCTCATTATCAAATATGAATAATACATCATCAGGGAAAAACTTTTCACATGCTGGAGAATAGCACCATGGGTCTACTGGTATCATTATGTCGATATCCATACCATAGTGTGCAAATGATGAATCCACATAGTTATATCCCTTCGTGATATGGTATTTGAAGCTTTCGAGATAACGTACTGGAGCATCGCGTTCAATCCATTTATATGGTGATTTCTGGTATAATTCGTGTATACGTGGATCATTGACCTTGTTATCATTTAACACGATATTTCCATTACTGTTATCACGGATCATGACACCATGTTTAGCCATAAACATGTTACCACATAAATCGAATAACGATCGACCATTAAGATGACATATGAAACAATTATGGGTATTGTCATAGAATCTTGAGATATACGACTCAACCATATCATCTGTCATGGAAATCAAACGTGATCGCAATTCATAATCTTCTTTACCAATTATAGGTGTTAAATCCTCACCACCTATTGTTTGTAAATCCATCACATATTGACCAACTGTTTGTTCTCTGAGATAACCAATTTCGAGTTCATTGGTCGAGAACAATGAATACATTATCTTATATGAACCGTCAGTATTTAAACCGTCCTGTACAACTTGTGTTACACGGAATAGATGATTCATATTTATGTGATTTACTGTGAAGAAATCATTTTCCTTTGGCATAACCGTCCCAGGAATTATTAATGCATCACCAGATATGTTATAATTACGAACAGTCGTAGTCGATGCATTTCCATCTTCAGGTGACAATGGGGTGAATCCCAATAGAATCATGTTTTCAATCTTATCGTATCTAAAAGGTGAATCCTTTCCAAGTATCTGATAAACAGTACCCATTCCCAATGAAGTTGTAGACTGTTTATCATTGATACTGTAATACGTTACAAGAGTTCTACCATCACCTGTATACTTGTTTATCCTGCTATGTAAAAATTTATCATATTTATACATTTGCTGATCGACCAATGATTGTTCATCATAGATTAACTGTCCCATTATTTCACCAACTTTCTAAAATAAATTCGAATAATTATTAATCTATCATTGATTATGAATCAGTTTCGATATAATATAGGACGAGGTTTCAATTCCTATTATTTCAATTTTTCATACATATATAATTAATATGTTGACGATGAGGGAGGTTGTGTAGAGCAAAAGATAAAAATATAAAGGAAGACAGATCTCTTATCTCGAAATTTTAAGGATATCGGACAAGGTATAAATAATTTCGAGCGTGAGTTTAAAGAAAGAAAAATAAAAATACATGAATTCTACTCAACTGAAAGGAAGTGGTCAATATGACTACAAAATTTATCATCGAAAATATATACAGAGATGAAGATTATTCCGGTCTCTATCGTCAACATGTGAGCACTATCAATCATAGAGACTGCTTCTGTATATCTCTTTAACTATTATGATTAATACCCGGGGATAATCCCCGGGTATTAATCATCACTCTTTTCTTCTTAACCATTTCTATTATTTTTTAATTTCTATATATATATTATTATATTGAGGACAGTGATAGAGATGGAAAGTAAATGTAATAGATACATAATCACATAGAATCATTTTATCAATAAATAACAAGGAGGAAGATAACATGAGAAATTACGTTATCACAAAGAAAGACTCAGCAATTCATAACGAAGAATTTGTTAAGGTTGTGAATGGTCGACATGCAGCGTTGAAGTTTGTTCGTGAAGCAATCGGAAAATGTGGTGGTAAGATATTAACACATACTCACACACTTTCTCAGGATGTTGTAACATGGTTGAGAAGTGAAACCATAGAAGACTGTGGAGATGTATTGTATGTCAGAGCAATATATAATATCAAGCGTTCTATAATTTAAAATCCATATTACAATAACATATTCATGCATAAAAGAGAAAGGATTGGTAAATATTATGGATAACGAGAACAATAACAAGTACATTCACCCTGTTGAAGAACTGGACAAGATCATCGATCAAATGAATCGGGGAATCACACCGATGATGGATGATCAATTACAATTGGAAATCAAGCTCCGTTTCAAGGAACTCCAACAGGAATTATTCGATTCTGATGAGGATGAATTGGATGAAAGAGACATCGCTATTCACAAAGAGATGATGCAGAAACATCTCGAAAAGAAGAAACGTGAAGCAACAAAGAATGATGTTATAATCATTAAACTTACTGATGAACATGAAGCGAGGTTGGCAAAGGATATGGGAACATCCATTGTTAGAACCGACCCGAATTCTACTTATAACATTCCGGACAGTGAATTATATTCATCGGAAGAAAGAAGAATTATTCATCAGAAGTTGTCACGTATTAAGAACTGTTACTACAACCAGATTGATTACGTTAACGCAATTAAAATATTAAAAGAGGCTATTGAGTTCTCTCTGGAGAATGATTACCCGTGGCTGTCTAAAGAGGAAGCAATACGTCAATTCAGTGAAGGTAAAATAAAATTCACTTATTGTAATCTTCCTAAATTATATATCAATTATAATACTCAAATAACAGACCCAAAGATATTGAAAGGTGTTGTAACAGGTGAGATAACGTTGAAGAATAAGGATGAGAAACCTGTAAAGAAACATAATAAGAGTAACTCTGAACCCATACAGGTTGATTATAATGTTATCAGTGAGAGTGATTTCAACCGTTATGCACAATTACACTCACAGGGATATGATACGCCTATCTCTGCAATATTGAGAGCTAAATCCACGATTTACAATCGATTCACGTTACCATCTAACAATCGTTTCAGTTTAAATGGTAACAACAATCGTGACAACAACGAACCTCTGTTGTTTGACTGGACAAAAGAAGGTGCAGGTCGAGCATACTTTAATATGAAACATGGAAAGAAAACTACATCTGGTGAGATAATTCAGATTGTCAATGAACAGAATGACAATATGCTGAATAATATCGTGAAATCGAATACGGTGTCATTCTTACAGAGTATGAAACAGATTGACTCATCCAGAAATAATACAGGTAAACCGACAGAGGTATTATCCACATCATTACAAGTTAATCCTGAAGCTGCACAAATAGAACAGAATATCTTGAATGCCATCAGGGCTAACAACCCATTGAAATAATTAAATCAATTTAGATACATATATTCGGACATGAATATATGTATCTATTTTTTTTTTCATTATTAATAAAATGCACGGGGTATACTATCAATTAATATTCGCGGACGGTTCAGATTTGCGGATATTTTGGCATGATGACCATCCACACATCATGTCAATACCTTTCTCTTTCTTTTGTCAATTATTCCCGTCCCGTGTGGGACGGGAATAATTAATTCATTATCGTTCACATATGTGTAATATTCAATATATGTGTGTATTGAATATTAAGTTCCATTTTGTCATTTTTTATTTCTACCGTGATGAGAATGTTGCGGTAGGAGCTTCCCTTTCTTTCTTTCGATTATTGATTATTTATTGGGGGCATGTGCCCCCAATAAATAATCACATATTTGTCATCTGATTCTTACCGATCTACAATGTTCCATTGTTGAGCACAACCATAATCCACGGTATGATCTATCTATAAATACATAAACACCGGTTTTTATAAATGGAATGATTTTAATAGTATTTTCCACATCATCAATTACACCATCTGATTTCTTAGATATGTACAACGTAAAGTATTTCGACGTTACACCTGTTGCATACGCTATGAACATATCTGATGAATCAATTCCAATATCATAGTTATCATTGGAAGATTTAATGTGTAAATCAATACGTTGATCATTTATCAATCCCATACCATCTCTATGTGTATTGGTGAATAATGGATTGGTGATTATTTCATATCTCCAAGTCTTGTCCATTAGATCAAGTATTTCGTCATTAGGTATTTCTGAAATACCAAGTGATGAAATTGTTGGATGATATATTGTCACACCATTTATAGATGGCACATTGTATAGTTTGTTATAATCCTTATCATCTTCATTGTCAATAATGATGCTGTCAAGAATGTTACTTTCAATATCATGATTATTCGGATCTGTAATGATATTCTTTGTGTAGTCATGTATTTTTTGGTGTTGATTCGTATTATAAACGTAACGTATATCCTGTTTGACAATGTTACTATTACTGAGCAACGCAAGTTTGTAAGATGAAAAGGTGTTACCATTCAGGTCAATATACACATTTCCCTTTTGTATAACATTAGAGTCGTTCACATCATCTACCAACTCAATGAGTTCGAAGTTATGTAATGATTTAAGATTACATAACTGAATCGATGTAGGTGATACTATTACAACATCTTTTTTGTCGGTTATACATCTTCCGTTTACCCAAAACTCGTAACGATTCCTAGATAATGGGGTTGGAATATATCCTGTAACATCGATGAATCCATTCTTGGGAATGTTATGTAACGAATAACGACATATACCAATATAAGGTGATTTAATGAGTTTAATATCAGGATTAATGGTTTTATCTAAAACAAGTCTTTCGTTAAAAGCATTTCTGCGTACATCAGATACTGGTAAACGTATCTCCTTATTCGTATTAAAGTAATATTCATATGGATTGAAAATGTTACTGTTATCAACTTCTACGATATCATTCATATCTTTTATATATGAATTGTTGAATACAATTTTTACACCATCATCTGGAACAAGTGTTATATCATTAGATGGTACAATTATACATTCAGCAGGTATCTCACGATACATCGATAATGTTGAAGGTATCTTTATCCAATTATTCAATTCATCAATCATATCGTATTCATCGAAAGTAACTTCAACTGTCACTAGACCACCATATGTTTTATACATATCATCTCTGAAAATGGTGCATACAAACGTACCACCTACGATATTAGGTAATGATGAATTCGTAATGGTTATTGTTTGTACATCATTATTGTCACCGCTGTAAGAAGTCAATCCTTCAAACATTATATTCGAAATGTTACCATCATACGAAGATAAACTTGTGTTTTGAACACATATCAGTTTGACAATCTGATTTGGCACAAAACAATCTATTGGTTGATTTATTGTAACATTGTATGTTGGAACCTTGAAAAGACGTGATGTTGATACATCTTTAAATGGTATTCTTATATATAAATCGAATTTCGTGAAATCGTATGAAGTATCACCATTTATCACAGACAAATCACACATTCTGATTGTGGGAGCATATGTATATCTGCCACTTCTTTTTGGTCTGGTTATGTGGAATGATTCTTTAATCGAGAAGTCATCAGGAGAATTATAATCGTCAAAAACGTATGTTTCAGTACCGTTGAAATGTTTACGTATCCTGATATCCTTATAGGGATCGAAAGAACCATTAATATTATCCAACGATAATAATGGTTTGAATCTGACGTTACACTTATATTCGTTCATAGGAATATCTTCATATATGTCTGATGATTCATATGATAAATAAATGAGTAATTTCTTTGACGGTACAAAACTGTCTGTCGGATTTATTGTGATGGAGTGTAGGACATTGTTTGTTGTGTAATCATCATGTTCATATAAACGTACAGCATCAACCATATTGACTTCAATTGTATACATCGACGGGGATAACCATTGTTTATTTTCCCAATCATATATAAACAGATTCAATTTATCATTATATGGTATATCGCGAATATTCGGTATGAATGATGGAGAAATCTTAGCACGACCATTTGCAATATAAACGAGTGTATCTTCATATGCACGAACATTGTACCATGTTGTCGGTGGTTCGAGTTGCTGTATATATGACTCCAAACGTTTTTGGTATTCTACATCCATTTCAAGTTTTTTCTCAAGAGAATCTATCTCGTTCAAAATAGCATCACGTTCAGATTCAGTATGAGCAGAATTTAATTTAGAACGGTAGAATTCAATATTACGCCGTCTATCACTCATACCCATCTCAGATGCATATTTGAGCTGTTGGAAAACCTCAACTTCTTTATCCCATACCTGATGATCATTTGGTTCTTCACGTAAAATAGGATACAGTTCTGGATTTGTGAATTCATTAAAATTATGATTGATCATCTTGATTTTAATTGTATCATCCAGATTGTTGATGAATCCATCTCCCAGATAAATGAACTTATGTTTCTTATGTTCATCATCAATGAACCGATTAGGAATCCGTTCGTTAAAGAACCAATTCAAACGTGTATAAACGTATTCAGTGTTGTTCTTTACGAATATCGGATCACCGGGAAGTGAATAGATATCTGTATCAGAGTAATCATATTGTGTTTGATTGGTATTGAATATTCCATTTGAAAACGTATGGTATGATGAATTACTGAATTCATCTAAAAAGTTTCTGATGTTATCATCAAGGACGGTACACTCGACATTTGTTGTGAGATATTTAGTTATTGATTCTTCGTCATCGACACTGAACCATCTAGCATTCTTCACATCCACAACAGCTTCCACGAAACCGCTATTGATTGAATGATCAACGGCTGTAACAATAATCGGGAATACATGTAGATTGTCATCTGTTGAAACATATAAATGTTGTCCAACAAAATACTTTCCACCTACTGAAGTGATGGAGTGATTATTCGTGGAATCCAATGGTATGTGCAATACTTGTGTTGGTTTAAAGAACATTCGTTTTGATATATGATGCCCATGTTCATAATTGATGAAGTCATTTATCTGCTGATTGGGAATGTACAATCTATCTACTGAACCTTGAAGATATGTTTTTGGTTGTAGTATTAATTCCGAAGAATGATCAAGTTGGGTAAAATGATTACCTATCAACATCTCGTAATTCATATCGGCACATTTCTTGTTCACAATCATGCCGTCCGAATTAACTTCATATGATTCATGAATATTTTCAATATCAACTGTTGTATTGAGCATATTCATTATTTGATTGAATGTTTCTGTCGAATCTGCTGATGAACCGATTTTGTTGAATGTTATTGATACATTTGTTGCTGATATAGTATCACCATTTTCATCGATGATTGACATTGTACAGTCATTTATATCAGAACCATCAAAACATGCATATTCACATATCTTTGTGATTGATTTAATAAGATATTTACCATCTTTATTCTTTTCTGTTATTGGATGGAAGATAAGTGTTATGTCACCAATTAACGCTGTTCCGACGGGTGGATAGAAGTGTTTATCACTTGATAATGTGATAGATAACAGTGATGGTTTCGAATCAAAAGATATATTCTTATCATACTTGATGCTATCGATTGTAAACATGTCGAATATGTAATGATTTATAATATCTTCACAGTATTCGATTATCGGGTTTATATGTTCATTCTGGAATGTAACACCCAGATCATCGACGGATTCTTTCAATGAATCCAATATTGGTAATACATTATCCGTATATGTTTTCAATGACTTCCACATGTTACTGAATATATTATCACCTAATGTGAAATTTTCATTGTTAGCCAGAACGGAATCCAGTGTTTTTAACATCTCAGCATCTATCTCGTTCAACCATTTCTTATACTCATATACATTCATTGCAGAATTAATCTTTTTCAAATGAATATATAACATTCTGACACGTCTAGCAGCATAGTTGTCGAATCCAGTAGTAACATAAACCTGTTTAAGTGTTGATGTTATACGATTAAAGAATTCAATAATAGAGACGTTTCTATTATTGTAATTACATATTATGATTTGACTGATGTATGATCTGATAACATCCAATCTTCTGACGAAAGGATTATTGATTATAACCGAATTAATGATTGTCTGTGTGTCTGAATGTACAAATAGTCGATCTTCTTCATTCAGATATGATTGGATATTTTCAATATGTTTATTTATCGTGTCTATAGCGGAATTAATCAGCATCGTTTGATTGTATGTCTTTGTGTAGTTCGTTTGCAGATCACTTATATATTCATACATGTAGTTGAGATACAGGGTCATCATTCTACAAATATAAATGTCATCATGATAAGAATAGACTGAATAGCCATATTGTGATGGATTATCATAATGAACGTAATATGTGTGGTCGAGATCATCACCCTTTATCAGATAATATTTTAATTCGTCATTATATATGTTGAATGTGTATCTATATGGGTTTGGTATAGTAGCTGTACCAGCGCTATTGGACACTATCGGTAATCCATAAAAAACACATGATTGAGATAATGGTAATGCCGATGACCTTGTGTCTATCACATTAGGTGCAATAGAAAACTGTGAGTAGTTAATAGGATAACTATCACTTTCATTTACAACGTCACAAATATCTATATCTGCATACCTATTATCGAACTTACGATTTGTCAGTTGATTAAGAAAGAACGTTTGTAATTTATCCTCATTATCATATAACATTGATAACGTGTAGAATAGAAAGTTTATCGAAAAAGGTCCTCTGTCGTCATATTCACCAGCATTGATGTTGTCAGATGTTATGTTTGATGGTTCATAATTTATATCTGATGGATAGATATCTATCAGGTCTTCACCATCTATTTTACGCTTAAGAATTTTTGATAACACTTGGACACATGTATCTTCATCATATTTATTATATATGATTTTTGATATCTTTAACAGTTTATTTTCAGCACACCAATAGCGCATATACCCAATATGTTTATTGACCTCGGTATAGAATGAATCAAAATCCACAACCTGATTCATTGCCAAATCGGACACTTCTTTTTCTGACACACCATCTGTATCTGTATACAACACGAAGAATTTGAACACTTCGTCACCTTTTAAATCATCATCGATATAAAATGTGTTACCGATACCATTGAAGTGTTTTATATTGGGAAAATCAAATAACCAACATTCTTCATCACGGTGATATCTCAGTGTAATAAAGCACTGTTCAGTGACAGGTCTATTGAATCTATTACTATTTTCATCTTCAAAGTAATTTTTGGACAAATCACTTAAATCAGCAAAGTTTGATAGAGAATTATTTGTAAATGGTGCCGTTATTGCATTTACGAAGAATTTATAATTCTCACCAAAGTATTCATCAATAGTGTATAACTGAACATTTGTGACATCTGGTAACTTTCTCATTTTATCGAGATTAAACAGAAGCTCCTTGAAACGCTCAATAGATTTATTAGGAACCAATGATGTTAGTATTGCGCCTTGTAAGTAATTTGTATAACAACTGTAGAGTTTATCATACATACTATTTATCGGTCTTACCACTTTCTGGGTGAACGTTACCCATGTTAAATCAGGCTGTAGAAGTACATTTCCTATTTCTCTGAAGATGTCTTCAAACTGTATTAAGTCATCATACATATTCAGACATGATATTATTGTCTTAAAAGACATGCTAACATTTCTGTCGAGTGAAATAGGAGGTGTACATATTTCAAGTCGATTAGTATCATTTAGGTTTGTTGCGAGTATAGTGTTTCCATCAACATCCTTGACATTATCGTAGTTTTCTGTCAGCACTCTCCGTGAGTCCATGATGTCATAATAATTTACTGCAGGATATACATTTGGAACCTCGTGAAAATATTTGAAGCTGTAGATAACAATAGTGACACTTTTCGATTTGTTTAACTTGATATTGTCAATTGTTTTCTGTTGAATGTTTTTTATAATCAGACCTTCATTATCGAACATACCAAAATTCGGAACAGAAGGAACTGTTTTGATGAAATTTTCATCATAAATGTTTAGTAAACATTTTTTGTTCCTTACATCTGTTTGTCTTCTGATATCACCTAATACAGAATAGGGAATAGTATTGTTATTGGTTATATATGATGCATCGATTTCACATTTATACACCACGGATTCATCCAACTTGTATATTATAAATTCGACATCAGAAGAATACAACCAACCGATTTTAAATTTGAAACCTTTATCATCAATTGCAATCATGCAATCATTACATATGAATCCATTTACAGTACACATGATAGTGAACCCTAATAAAGAAGAAATCTCACTTGTGACAAATTTAGACATAGGGACATAATGATCACTCTCAGTGTTATGCATTAGATGTAATTTCTGACGAATAAATTCATCGCGGTCTCCGAAATGTAATTGATTGAAAGGTATATCGATGATGTAGTAATGCGTAAATTTATCCATTGACACATAGTCAATGTCCATGTTAGTACAATGAAACATGACTGATTGTGTATTTACCAACATCCTACTCATGGCATTTTTCAATGATACCTGATAGGTGTCTATTAAAGATTCATTGATATCGTCAAAGGTATAATTAGAACGTGACATGAGGTCCAACAGTTTGTCGAATCCAGTATTATTACCTACAACACCAAATGGTTGTTCATTGAGTAATTCAGACTCCATGTCAATCAGGGTTCTGTAACGTTTATTGATGTCAACCCATTTTGTATCATTAAACGATATCTTACCATTACGATTTCCTTTAAGGTAACGATGTTGGTTGTAAAACCAATCGTTATAGTTCATTTTCATTTGTTTAAACTCCTTTCTAGTAAATAATATAGAAGGCTTATCTTGACGTTTTTAAAGAATTCCTTATTGATGAGGAGATTTTCTTCAATTTTCTATTATTTTTTATTTTCTATATATATATATTATTATATTGAGGACAGTGATAGGAATGTAGTGGAAATATTGTAAACATGATATAGTGAAAGAGAGGTGATGAGTAATGAAAGATAATACTTATGAATATAAACCGTTGACATTATACGACTATAATGAAGATCAAGATGAACTTGAAGAAATATCATTCCTGTCAAAGAAAGGAATGATGATAATGTCGTGGTTTGATAAAACAAGTGGCATGATTAGTATACCACAGTTTCCAGGTCATCTATTTGTTTTAGCCGACAGTCGGGATGAAGCAATCGAAAATATAAAGTTTCATAATGAAATGACTGCTGTACTAGAAATATTGGATAATGACGAGCTTACAACCAGTGAAAAAAATCATCTATTAGATGAAGTAACAGGTGGTGTACCTATTACCATTGAAACCTGTACACACGAAGATGGTTCGATAGAAATCACAATTACTAGGGTTGAAAATTTATGATAATAATAAACAGGTGGGATTATCCCACCTGTTTATTTTTTTTTTACATCATGAATTTTCCCAAATCTCCTTGACCTTACGTTTAAGATTTATTAAAACCTTATTTCCGGTTGCTGTTATAGTGAGACTCGGAATCATTCTTTTGAGAATACATGATGGTGCTACAAATATGGAAATCTCTTCATCCGGTGAAGATTCAGCATATGGTTCCAAACCTTCCGGAACAACTTCTGATAGAACCTGTTTAGAAGCACCATAAGCAACAAGCTTATCTCCAACAGAAGCTTCATCCTCATGTTCAATATATATCTCAATGAGGACATCACATGTTATACTCTTTATGGATGGAGTATTCAAGGGTTCTGTTGGTAATGAATACAATGTATCCATTTTATATACATTATTACTCTTATCATATTTATCAAGAATCTTCCGTTTTCTTATATTTGTTTTGAAGTATTCATCGAACAACTGGAACAAAGATGGAGAAAGTTTGTCAAGACTCTTGTTCGTATACATCCGGACATCAACAATTTTTCCTGCATGTTTTGATTTGACAATTCTTTTTGCCGTATCAAGTATGTTATTAGAATCCTTCGATGTCTGGAACGCTCTGAGGAAGTTATCGACAGATTTGTCTCCTGTATCACCTAAACCGAAAACAATCAACGGTTCATCAATTTCAACCTCATCACCAACTTGAACAATATGCTCAATGTTATCAGTTACCTCAACCTTCACGTCTTGCATATAAGAGATTCTTGTTGCCAATTTTTTTGACATTTTTGTTGTAACTAATCCAGCATCTTCATATGTTGAATATATTCCTGTGAAAGCAACTTTAGCCATAGGACCCACATTCATTCGTACGATACCCGCAGAATCCTTTGTGAAGAATTTCTCATGATAAGCAAGAATGTCATTTTTCTTAAACTTATCACCCTCTTCAAAGTTCGATTTGAGTTGATTGTCTACATAGAATCCGGAACCTACATTGAACGAGTGTCTCGATCCTATATTGATAGCTCTTTTCTTACCACTCTTATATTGGACGATCATATACCCATCTGCAATTTCCAAAACAGTACCATCTTCATCAGCAATAACAGAAAACTCATCACTCAAATATGCAGGCACAATTTCATCGACACCGTTTGAAATCAATACAGGTTCTGCAGCTTCTGTTTGTACGATATGTGATGTTTGAGATGTTGCAATGGCTGTACGAATAGCGTCATCACGTGTTACAGTTCCAGGAGTTAATAGTTCAGAGAACGATGCTAACTGTAAATCATTGAAGTCGGTATCAACACCTTCTGTGGATGTATATCCACGAACAGATTCAATCTTTGGATCTACAACAAGTTGTCTGTTAATACCAACGTTTTTGTTATTCGGAGATGACAATGCCATTTTACCGATCATCGAATCATCATAAGAACGTCTATCCAAGTTAAACGCTCTTTCATCGTTTACACCTCTGAATCCCATCTTAGAAATGGTTTCTCGTGTATGTAATTCAACCATCGGGTTTAGTGAAGATAATGGTGATACCGTGTTGACATTTATTAAATCATTCAACACTTCATTTGGGTTGAATACAAGCTTGTTATTACTACTCTTACTACCTACTGTGTTATTATATTTAGATATAGCAAGTGCCAGATGATAATGAATTATAGCTGGAATAATTTCTGATGAACGAATTCTATATAAAGATGAATTCGTTTCTGATGAGTAGTTGTTGTCAGCCAACAGATTTGATGCATATATTAACATTCCCGATATATCACTCGGAATATTATAATGAAGGCAAACTTCTTTTGTTATAACGTCTACAAAGAAATTATAGTTTGTAATGAATGTTGTGAGCTGGGAATATTGTTTAAAGAATAATTGATTAAATATATCAACATAAACTGAGTTGGATTCACTGATAGGTGTTTCAAAGTCAGTGACATTATATGCCTTGGTGTTAATACGATAGAACCCATTAAATATTAACTGATTAGGAGTGGTCTTTTCAATAGCCAAACATTTATCCTTAAATTGAATAATAAAATATCTGTTATCGGTAAAGGATTTATCAACATACTGGAATTTACAGTTACTTCTTCTGATGAGTGAACTGATTCCTTCCCACGCAGCTATAGCGACACCTAATGGGATTTTAACACCGATTATTATCTGTGAATACATTGACAACTTACCTGGTTTGATTTTCTGGTAAGCATTTTGTAATTCAACAGGTAATGTTTCCAGCATAGTATCTGTCAATGTTTTACCGTTACGAGTCAATCCAGTATCTGTGTCAATTACGATTGGAACTTTGTTTATCATACCACAACAAAATTCTGTTTCTTTTACAGATACGAATGAATATGAATTCAGACACTGTTGACGATTGAAGTATATTTCACATTTAGCATCTTCATTGATGAATGAGTACCATTGTTTTGCATATTCATCATATTCGATTGTCGACACAAATCGTGAATTCGTATTTACAGAACTTCCACTTTTGATGTATTTATTATAACCCTTGTCATCAGTTGCGGTTTTTATCACCTTCATCATCATGTTTATCTCAACCAATGAACGAGTATCATATCTTTCAACAGTAATCTTATTGTAATTACTCGTCAATATTACCTTTTTCTTGTCAATTTTCAAAACTGGAATTGGAAAATCTTGTTTATTGATATTATACCAGATTCCATTATTATAGAATCTACCGTTTATCATCTTTGGAACTTTTACATTGATTACTGATTCTTTGTTGGATTTCTTATTTTTCAAAGTAACTTTCCAATTATTCATCAATGAAGTTACTGTACTGATATCTGTTACTTCGATATTAGTGACATAAAATCCGTCAGGAAGATTTCCTAAATTCATGAATGTTGCCACAATATCTTTATCCATCATATTTTCTTCATATGATTTTGATATATTTGAAAATGATGTTCCTTTTAACACACCCGGGTTAGTAGTAGTCAATTTGAGAGGTGTCAGTTTTGGAGGTAGTGGGGTGTCTGTTACAGACGATACAGTGTCCAGATTTAATTTATCCAATTTGATTTGATTGAGGTGTTTACGGATTTGATGTTCTCGTGGTGAGGTTGTAGTGTTCATAACACTATTCGTATCGACAGGTTTAGCAACATCTGCAATCTTTTTAGAAGCATCACCAATAATCTTTTCTTCTACAGGATTATTTCCAGAAGGTGTCAAATCTTGTGATATCTTTTTATAGTTACTGATAACTTCATTGGCTGGAGTAATTCTGCGGATTAGTTCAGCATTTATATCCAGAGTCTTAGCATCATAAATTTTATTCGTTGATTCATCTGTTTTTTCGGTTTCAACTTTTCCATACTTCGCAGCTAAGGCATTGATTGAAGATTTAATTGATTCTGTCGGTGATTTATTCTTATTTTGTATAACAGCTACATCTTCATCAATATCAACATCATTATTATCATCGAAATCAACCGTATTAGATTCAATATCATCAATCGAATTTTTATCCGAAGTATCTTCGAATGAATCAATATCTTCGCCCGCTTCATCATCTGTCGTAGGACCTGTTTCCATAGGAGTTCCTATCTTCATAAGCATGTTTTTCATGCGGACGATATCACGGGAATCGAATGTTGAAAGATCGAATTTATAATCAGCATCAGTTGAACGGAATATGATTGTCCAATTGAGACGTTTAATCTTATTGGATGGATTTAACACATATGCTGAAAGTAAAGCATTTATTAAATCAGCTTTGTATGTATTATTATTCATAGATTGATATATATGATAGCGTGATGTATCAATGATCAATACCTTCTGTTTGGAAAAATTAAAATTCCTCATCACCCTTTCAAATAGATCAAATATATTATCCTTGATATATTGAACACTTGTGCTTCGAAGTACAGGAGTAATATATTTAACAACCTCGGACATAGGAATGTACAAGTTTGTATCAATTGTCTTTGGATAGGGGAAACGTATAGGCATTAATTTGGGAATGAGTTTCATATCATCAAGATATTTTAATTTCCGAGTATATTCATTCTGTGACATGATAAAACGAACGGGTTTTATCCCTATTTTATCAATGATTCGATACGGAATGATAATATTTTTGTAATCGATTCTCGGAGGTGGCATGTTCTTTATTATCTCGAGATCATATTCATAAGAGTCTGATAATAAGAAAACAGACACGCCATTTTTCTGTGCTGGGAGACGATATCTCATTCTCACCGGCATGAAGTTAGAACCTGCCGTAAAAGCTACCGCTTCCTGTATGTATTTCATAATAACATCTCCTTTAGTTTATTCTGTCATTAAATATAAGAATCGAGGTGATTCCATATGAGAAAGCCATATTACCACACGTGTAAATATTGTGGGGCAACATTAGATCCTTGTGAAAAGTGTGATTGTCAAAAAACAGACAGTCAACTTTCAATCGATACATCCATTCACAATAAACAGATGGAGGTATCTGGAAATAATGACAATTACCAAAAGGTGAAAGGCGGTGAATAATATGTCATATCGAGGATTTACAAAGAATCCATTTGTGTGTATGGACGATATATCAGGACATATAGAAATGCTTAATAGTGTCATATATAATCCTAACATAGATGATTCAGAATTCAACAAACGAATCTTGTTTAATGCAATTAAGGAGAAATTTAATGTATCATTGACAGATGAACAGTTAAACAGATTGACAAAGTATGAAAAAGATCAATTGGAAATGTTCGTAAATGATCTTCGAGAAATACTTAAAAATGAAAATAAACTCTGATGAAAAAAAAAGAAGTACATACGGGGAGAACCCCGTATGTACCAGCTAAAATTATCGCTCAACAAATTCAGCGAATAGTAAGTGTCCCTCCATATTAACCAATCTCGTGATTGTATTGATAGACACATTTATACCATCCTTATCTACAGCATTTTCATATTTCGCAATCAACTGAGCTATGTTGTTTACGATCGTAGGTTTTAAAGTATCTACTAATTTACTACGAACAATAGATGGAGATATATTGAATTCCTTTAAAACATATTCGAAAATACCGTTGAATTTAACGATTGGACCTGTGAAGACCCATTCATTTAATGTAGATGACATATTGGAATTCATCAACGATATCACACATACTAGTCTGGGTTGATGTATGCGTAATTGTTCTAATATACCTCCCAGCTTTGATTGTGATAATGTGTTGGTTGCTGAGTTTAATAACTTTATAAGTCTATCATTTAATGATGAGACATGTATAACGTCTTCTGAAACAGCTCTGCATAAAGCCTGCATTAATATGTCATTATTCACCTTATTTTCCATATTAATAACAGGCTTTGATACGACAATGTCCTTCAATTTATTGATTGATTCCTTTGTCATCATATGTTTTGCTTCATCTAATGAGATACCCATATCCATCTCACCTCCTTCATCATAATAATATATATTTAAAAATATATAAAATATCTCAAATACTTAAAATTCCTATTATTTTAATTTTCTATATATATATTATTAATATGAATAGAAAGGGAGATAGTAATATCTTTACATATTCAAATCATAAAAATCTCAATCAAAAAACCGAGTGGAACGGGTGATTTCCACAGAAAGGATATTTTTGTCATGAAAAAATGGACATATGTTGCGGTAATAATATCGTCAATAATCGGTGCAATTTCCAGCATCGTTGTTGTATCTGAGTATAAGAAATTTCTCAGGGAATATCTATCCGGGTTATCCCTCGGGACATTTCGTATTACTGATGATGACTTCAGGGAAATAAAAGACATCAAAGATGAACAGACAAGTTGTCAAAAAGTTAACTAACAGCATCCAAATCAATTCAAACCAATAAACATTTGTCACCCCGAAGACGTATAAAATGTCGGGAGAAAAGGAGAATTATTATGTTCGGACTTAGTGTAAAAGATATGGTTATCGGCGGCGTAGCAGCAGGTGCTCTCTCTTTAAGTGTGTGCAACACAGTTGGAAACAGAAAGAGAAAGAAAGACATTAAAGAGATCAAGGAAAGTATGAAGAACTTCAGCGGCTGCAATTGCGATGGATATACCGAGGTTAATGATGAGTCAAACCCAACAGAGAAAGTTGAGGTTACTACTGGCGGTGCTGCTTCAGGTGGCAGAAACAAGAAATAAATAACGAAGGAGGGGCATGTTGCCCCTCCTTTATTTTTTTTATAAATATTTTGCATAGATGTTAACTTTTGGACTTTGTTTGAATAGTGTATCCATTTCAGCGATGCAGTATTCAACAATCGCACGATTGATGCCTTCTTCGGTGGAAATTCTGTTACCAGCAATTGCCGACTCAGTAACAATCGAACCACACATTCTCAATATAACGGATTCGTTAGTAATATCTTCGTCGTCATTTGTATTGCCAGCATTCTTATCAATTTTATCAATATTGAATATCGGTGCCTCAGCGCTGGTTGTGACAACTTTAGTGACATCTTCGACAACCTGTTGTGATACCTGTTCTTTAAGCTTCTTGCGGAGTAGATCATAGTTATCAACATCCTTAAGTAACTCTGATGTGTCTATCTTGTCCGCAACACTCGAATCCTTTTTCTTTGAAATTGTGTCAGCAATCTCATCGGTTTTGTCATCGATTTCCTGGATAATATCTGTGAGAAGAGGAGATTTGAGTTTATCTCTTGAATTCTTCAGATAATCGTAACATGTACCGTTATAATCATCACGTATATGTCTCATGATAGACTCGTCGATCATATTATCGAGATCCTTTGTCTCATCATGCATCATTGCACATACAAGGTCTTTTAGAACCTTCATGCTGAGTTTCTCCCTGAATTGTCCCTTGTCGAATGTAATTGGAGGAGTCTCTCTGTTTGTGTCACTGTTATATTCTCCTTTACCAGGATAAGAACTGTTTGTATCATCAATTATACTGTCAAGAAGATTTTTGATATCATCAGCCATTTTTATCACTCACTTTCTCATTATAATTATTTATCGTTCTTCTTATCTTCAACAATCTTTGCAACAACAGCACTCTGTGAAATGAATGCTTGAATGAGCCTCTTTACTGTTGCAACATATGAAGAATCCTGTGAAGAACGTAATGTCACGATTAAGTCTGTGAGACACTTGTTAAGTTTTATAATATTCTCACATTCGTCATCCGTATATACTTTCTTCATTTTGGATGCCTTGCTGAGAATCTTATTGAGTTTCTTTCCTTCTTTTTTAAAGGATGAGAGGAGTTCATCCAGCTGCATTTCATTATCATTCAGAATTCCAAGAGCTGTTCTCAGCTGGACATCGATTTCCTTATTGATGTTTTTCTTGGTAAGTATTACTGCTTCCTGGATGACATTTTCATTACCCATAACGAATGCTTCCTGAAGAGTGGTATTATCTGCTGAAGCAAGGAAATCTTTAAGCTGCTGAATTGTCATACCTTTGAGTTTCTCTGAACCTTGTTCCAGTAGTTCCTCGATAGTCATATTGTTAACATCGATATCACCTGCTTCTGAATCGAGATCCATATCGGAATTGCCCATATCATCAAGATCATCCAGCTGTTTATCAACATCGGAAGAATCACCATTTGAATCATCAATGTCTGTTGAATCCAATGACGTGTCATCGTTAGGGATGTCTGGAACACTGTTGTCATCCTTCGATGTTTCTTCAGAAACCTTTTGTGCGATCTGATCAGATACATCATTTACATCAATATTTATACCTGTATCACTTGCATTGGTATCGTTGGTATCGTCAGTGCTAGGAGTAGATGTGTCATCGGTCGATACAGTGGGTTCATCTGAACTATCTACATTCATAGGAGGTTCATTTTCTACGGATGATGCATTATCACCGTCATCAACATCACCGTCACCAAAATCAATGGCTTCCTGGAATACATTGCCGAAACGAGTTGGTCTTCTCATCTCATAACTTTCCTTAATATATTCTTTTTTGGATTTCACCGATATCTCATTGATCTTAGAAGCTTCAACCTTATCCATGATACCTTTAGTTTGTTTATTAACTTCTTTGATTTTGCGAGTATAACTGTAATACAGGGGCTTGTCAGTAAAATCACATTCAAACTCGACAATCACCTTATATGAATCAATCGGATCAACTGGTACGATAAGTGACTTGGGTGTGAGCACATCCCAAATATTCTCAACACCTTCAACCTGTTTTGGATAATCTTCCTTTACCATGGAAAGAAGATGCTTAGCCAACACAGCGAATGCATCCACGGACACAGCATGATTAACGGATTCCATCTGCTTCTTGAGAATTCTCTGCTTCTTATCGACCTGATACATGATAGGTAGTTTTACATAATAGGACTTGTCAGGCTTATCCGGAGATATCGGACCAAAGTCAGCTGTTATTGATGATAAAACTCTAGGATCGGAAATAGAAATCTTATCAAAACCAAACAAACCTTCCTGAATAACATGATTTTTGTATTTATCATATTCTCTCTTCGCATGGTTCATTCTTCGTTCATTCACAGATTCTGATGATTCACGAGGGAATTGGCGGACACTGATGACTGCTTCCTGATAAAATTCGTCGAATGTTTTCATAGCAGTATAATCTGATTCCTGGACAGTTGCATCCATGGGTATATCAGTTATTCTACCATCTGAAAGATTGAGTTCGATCGAATCGAGTTCAATATCATCTTCGATAGGAATATCGATAGCAACATGTCTTGTTTTATCAGCATCTGTTCCATCAACACTCAACTCATCGAGTTCCTGAAAAAGATGTGCATATTCCACGATGATTGCAGCATCATCATTGTTTGATGTATTGGAAAATTCTTCCTGTTCAAGTATCTTTCCTTTGATATAATCAAACATTTTTAAAACCTCTTTTCATATTTTTAATAAAATCAAATGTATATAATTTTGATGTTATGTAAGAACTGGTGTTTGAATTCATACATATCAAAATTAATATCTTAAAGGATCACACCGAATATTTCCAAAAATATTTCAGCAACCATATCCGGTGTTAACTCGAGTATACCTATGTCAGCTAGTTCCATACCAGGGACAAGTTCAATTCCATTCACACTAGGTTTGTTTTCGAGTTCTTCATAATTCATGAAATCACCTCCATGAGGAAAAGAAAGGAAAGTGTAATATTAATGAATATTGTTGAAAGATATCAACAGAGGATATACGAAATGTATATCAAGACTCACCCGAATGTAAACCCCGACAAAGTTCGTCAACTTATTGAACAATTAACGAATCAATCGTTCAGGAACATTCCATGTGAGATGCACAATAATATCACTCACGAAACATTACAGACATCGATGGTTGATGTGTTTGAATGGGTTGAAGACAGGGGACCTATCATCTCAGGTAATGGAACATTTTTCAAACAGCATAAGGAATGTTTATCCCCTACTGTAAAAATGTTAGAGAAGTTGCAGAGTAACAGAAAAAAGAAAAAGAAAGAAATGTATTCATATCCAAAAGGATCAATCGAATACACAAATGCTAATGTTGCACAGATGTCAATCAAAGTCATCATGAATGCTGATTACGGTGGATCTGGAACACCTATGTCCCCATTCTTTTCTCAATACATTCCTCCGGCGACAACACAGTCTGCCAAAGCAATAACTACGACATTAATTTGCTGTTTGGAGTTCATATCTGACAATAATGATTCATGGGCTAAATTAAATGGTATAAACGAATTATTCGATATGGTATTTATCATATTGAATACTTCTAATGAGGATAGACAACTCATCAATGATACGTATACAGTTAATGAAGTTACTGAACGTCTCATATCAAAAGCAAACAATATCACATCTAATGATATTAAGGTTTTAAAGATGTTCTTGTCAACGCTATCATCAAGTGACTTAACAAAATTGATGTTGGCATTTAACGTTCGTCTGGTATTGAAAAAATATCTTTCTACCAGTGTTGAAAATGTTATGTCATATATCAAGAATCATCCTATAGACTTGGATAATATAACTGAGGAATCCATACACGTTTCGGGTTTTGGTGTAAAGCCTCCGGATGAAATTGTTGATGACATCAATTATATCAATAGAGTCGTTGTTGATAACTGTGTATATCCATTCATGTTAAATGATAATGAAGTTCGAGCTACTAATATGGAAAGGATAATCGTATGTGTAACTGACACTGATTCATTGATGGTACATTTTGCATCATATATTGATGAATTCCAGTCAGGAACAGATAATTTCCGTGATAGTTGTTTGTTTGCAACGACATTAGGTATGAGACTGTTTGTTGAAAGTATTATACCGAAAATGGTTGAGGATGTTGCTTTATATTGCAATATTGAGGATAAGTATTACAGAGATAAATTTGTATTTAAGAATGAATACGCATTCTTGGCAATGGCTCTATTTGCCAAAAAGATGTATGCATCATCAATGTTTGTCCAAGAAGGTAAACCTCGTAATCCACATGATATTGCGGTAACAGGTTTATCATTTAAGAAACGTGATTCAGCTGAGTTCCTCGAACCAATAATGTTAGAACTGTATGACAAATATGTTTTAACCACGGAACATGTTAACGTAGAAGGTATCCTCGATGAGTTTTATGCTTTAAGAAATAAGCTCAAGAACGTAATTGATACTGATCCATCATATTACAAAGTTTTGTCGGTTAAAGATGTGAGTGCATACGATCAATCTAAAGTATTACCAGCACAAATGAGAGGTTCTATCGTTTGGAATAATCTGATGCCTGACGAAGAGATTTTACCAATGGACCGTGTTATAGTAATACCATTATCATTCAAACTTATGCAACAAAATACCAACATTGGTATGGTCAATGAAGTACTCAGATTATCTCTTATTGATAATGCTGACATGAAGACTGACCCTGTCATATGTCTACCAGAACATTATAAAACAATCCCGGAATGGATTCAACCAATTATTGACACCGAGTATGCAATCGATAAGCTGTTGATGCCTTTTAAACAATTACTGGGATTATTTGATGTATATACTGCAGACACACGGGCAGGTATGATTCCAAGTCGCATGATTTTCATATAATAAGGAGGTGTTAACATGTTTGACAAGGAAACTGGATTTTGATAGATATATTATTAATATGAAAGGAGGTGTAAAAGATGTTCCAAGAAGCGTATACTTGGCTCGAAAGATATTCAGGAGTATCTTATGATTTTCGAGAGGATATATCTGAGATATCGTCAAATGTTATATTCATAGACCCATTTGAATGGATGACTAGTTTTAATAATATTCTGGAAAATCTATCTAATGCAACTGATATCATTGATGAGTTTGGTGATTATCTCCCTGATGAACTTCCTAACAAGAGTGAGTTGAAAAAATTGATAGTCGAAGATGTTATCAGTAAACTGGTTAATGTTGTAAATAACATTAAGCGTAAATTAAATCTTGAAATTACCGATTTTGGAAGCTATGACCAATTAGTCAATCAATCTATAGCTCTGAATGATCTTGTTACTATGATTATTCAGAATACCATGGAAGATATTATCAAGAAAGATATGTTCGAAAAGTATGAAGAAGAGAATGATAATTCTTGGGAAGACATGCTTAACATTCATAAGAATGATTTATCGAATATGCATTTCACCGTCTCATCGATCCGTCAGGATTATTTTGACTCTCTTGATGATGAATAATAAATTATCGAGAAGAGGAACAATATTATATTCTATTTACGAAAGGAAGATTTGTATGGCTTTTCAGTCAAATCAGCAGTTTGGAAATAACATGAATCAGGGAGGAGAAAAGAAGAAAACCAATTTCAATGTAGGAAAGGTTTACGGTACAGATGGCACTATCGATGTATCTGTATGGAATTCTACCAAGGGTGGATGCTACTGCATTCTCTCAAGTAAAGCGGCAGTAGGTAAGGATCCTTCGACAGGTGCGAATGTATACGAACAGAAGATGTCCGGGGAACTTCCGTCGATCTTCATGAATCTCGAAATCATGAGAGCTTTTCTCGATGGAGTAAAGAGCCAGGATTACGGTTCGATCAACGCAACAATTGATACAAAACGTGGTTCTAAGATGTCGATTGTAGGAACAGGTAATACCATAAAGCTTACTATCGACAATCAGAAAACAGGTACCAGAACAATTACGTTTGAAGCAATCCCCGTAGGTACAACAAACGTACATGCCAACTTCAAGAATCTTGTTGATATGGTTGAAATATGCTTCACAAAAGCAATCAGGAATAAACTCGACCCGGAGGAGTTTGCGATGGTTGTTCCAGATGAAGATTCTAACAGCGGAGACGCACCCTTCTAATTATGATTGATTTCTCATTCATAGGAAAAGATGGGTTGATTATTCAATATGAGGACATAATATCGTTAACAGGTTTCAATGTTGCTAGATACTTACGTTCCAAGAAAATAAATGATGAAATCAGTAGGATGCCAATACAAGACATCCTACTGAGTTACATCAACCGGGAAGATGAAGATATATCAAAATGGATAATGAACTTATTCGGCATATCATTTGACATTAATGATTATCTGGAATCTATCAACACATTTCAACCAAACCTCTTATATTCATATAAAGTATTCGATTCAGCATACAAAAATGGCATAAAAAATCTAATAATTCATTCAAATATTCATTCCAATGTTATTGAAAAATTCATAACCACATTCCAAGTACCGATTAAATATACATACGGGGATATCATCCCCGTACTCAAATCAAATATAAATTCAACATATATTACAGCATCACCAATAAACATTCGAAAATGTTTGGATGTACACACTCCTATTGCGTTAACAATCGTTGATGACTTCATGTATACAGCGCCTATTTTAATAGATAAAGTTGAAGAACAATTGCGTGCACAAAATGTGTATGTTTGTTTCACAGGCGTTTTGTCTGCTGGTCTTATTAAAGAAGAATAAGGAAAGGTACATTTCATATGAAGAAAGAAAAAGAAGTTAGTAACAAGACATTGACATACATGTATGATGTCAATGAGACGTATACTTATAATGTCAATCATGGAACACAGTATCCTTATAATGGATTTCCTACCGGATTACATGGTAGAAAATATAAAAAGACGCGATTTATTAATTGGGAACCTATACCTGAGGATATAATTATCCGACATTTTGGTTCACAGATACATGTGAACTTTTCAGCTGTATTTCCCAATGATATTGTTGATCCGTCAATACAATTGTTTCAAATGAGAGCTAAACGTGTGGATGTTCAGAATCTCATTTGTGAACAAATTAATTTCTTTACAGCGTTATATGATGACGATAATGATCTCATAACATCAATGCTGATTGCAAAGTATTTGACAGATTCTCAAACATATACCATCGTGACATTTGAAGAGTTCTACCATCAACTGTACGAAATACTGTTTCCTGAAAAGACTATGGAAAAGATAAAGAAAATGGTTGATGAAAATGATGTCGGAGATGATGTTGTAGGATTATTTCCTCTCGATTTCTTGAGAGATGCTTTCATCGTATCATTTATGATGAAAGTCATGCATATATTCATCGAACATTTTATCATATCAACAGGAAACTCCCCTAAAGATTTATACGAGTTATCGGCTAAAGCATTTACATACATATGCAACACAATAAATCCGAATATGTATGTGTTGCTATACGATTATGTGTACAAGGAAGTCACCAAATCAATCTCATCCAACTCTAATATTTATGATATGCAAGCTATCAATGGTGTAACAGCACCTACCACGGCTCAATATATCATGAGAAAGATATTGTTGTGTGACGGTTTAATTAAACTTACTTTTGCTTCTACATGGAATAAGGTAACTAAACAACCGACATACTCATGTGTTGGGTTAATAAAATCGGTTGTTAATACGGCAACTATGTTAGTCAGAAAAACACAGTTGAGATATTCGTTAGTTAATACTGATGATGTCTCACAGTTACTTTCAGAAACTGTAAATTCGAATGTACCAATTTCAGTGTTGAGATCTTTTAATCCTGGAGAGTATTCATGCATGCTTAAGGATTTGAATATCATTATCGCGCAGATAACATTGGAATTGGATGACCTAACACCAGTCGATTATTATCTGGAAAATCTTACAACGATGAATGATTTGTCAAAGATATTAATAGACACAGTTCTGTACAACAAATTCCATTCGTCAATTTCGACGAACACTTTATCAATGAAGCAAAAGTATATATTACTTTTCTATGTGCGTCATCTGGTAATGCGCATATATAATATGACAGAAGAAGATACAAAAGGTTCTGCACTTATTAATATCTTGATGGGGAAGACTGTGTCACAAACTACAAAGACACTTACACAGAAAGATTTGAACGGTATCAAAAAATATGTCAAAATGAATAACTTGAAAAATTATCTCCTATCGGAGAAGAATGTCAATATATTCGTTGAAAGTATCATGAGATGTGTGTTGTCATCATACACCATTGTCAATCATAATGATCCGTCATTATTAAACACCCCATTGGTATATGAATCAGGTTCAATGACATTGGCGATACTGGACATGGTGGTAGAACTTTTCGAATCCATGAGAATGGATTAATAAAGGCTTAAGAAAGAGAGGTATAAGTAATGCAGTTACAAAGAATCAACCTTGAGGTAGAATACCTTGTTGACATGATAACACATAACGGCATGGTTATCAAGAATGATGATGAATATGCCCCCACAAATGTTGATGCGTTGATAAACAGTTCTAAGTTTATGGACTGTGAATACAGATGTGATTGTGGTGCATTCATCGGTCAGGATATTATTGGACAGGTGTGTCCTCTTTGTAAATCCGAAATAACTCTACATTCTTTGAACTTCCAGTACACAGGTTGGATTGATTTAGGCAAACATAAAATCATCGCACCTGTGTATTACAACATTCTCAAACGTGTTCTCGGAAATAATATGCTGAAATTCATCCTTGGTGATTATAAGACCGACATGAGTGTTCAGTATAACGAGAATGATACAGAATTTGAAACAAAGAAAAAGAATAAGAAGCTTGGTAGAATTGCTGTTAATGATATCAACTACATTAAACAGAAAATACCGAAATCCAAACATCAATATCAGGGTCTCGGACATGATGAATTCTATCGACGTTTTGAAGAGGTTCTCACAGCATGCGCATCTAAGAGTAATCCCGAGGTTAAGATGCTCCTTGACGAAAAGGAAGCCGTGTTCACATCCAAGATACCAGTATATTCAACTGCTTTTAGACCGGTGTCAAAAACATCGGAGACAATGTTTTATCCGAAGATAAATAAATTCTTCTCTAAGATATGTTCAATATATTGTGTTCTCAATGATATGGTTCTTGACATTGAAATCATCAATGCATTAAATCATATTCAAAATGAGTTAATGGCTGCATGTGAGCATCTTATTGATACGGAGTTATCAAAGAAAACAGGTCTCATACGGTCAGAGATTGTAGGTGGCACATTCTCATTCTCCGGTCGTAGTGTAATTACACTTGACACCTCGTTGAAACTGGATGAAGTTGACATACCGTTCTCCATGGCAATTACGGCTTTCCAGTATAAGATTACACACATGATCGCTACACGCTATAACATGACACTTGAACGTGCATATCACTTCATCAACACTTATGAAAGAGATCCCATTGTGTTGGAATGTCTTGATGAGATTATGGCTGAAGGTTACTGGATAGTCATCCTACGTGAACCCACAAACAATATAGCGTCAATAGAAAAGTGTAAAATCAGAAATTACAAGTTTGATGATGACACCATTTCATTACCTCACGAGGTTCTTCCTGGTTTTAATGCGGATTTTGATGGAGATGCTCTTAATGTATTCTTCCTCACACACGAAATTGAAGATGCCTTTGAACCTTTTCATTATTCGTGTATGGGTGATTATGTTAATGGAAAGATTAACATTGAATTGTTGAACTGGTGTGATATATGTATCGGTATCATGTCAGAGTGAATAATGCCCCAACATTTCTTGGCTTGATTAGTTGGTATTTCAAAAATTAATACGTGGGGTGAATCCCCACGTATTATAATTATTTTAAGAAGGAGATATTATAAATGATTAAATTGTATTCTGGATGTAAAGTCGCTAATCACATAGTCTCTAACCATCCTTACGGAAGAATGAAACTACCGAAGGAAACCGAATATTCATATGAACCAACTGGTGAGACCATCCAACTAAATTCAGAAACCTTATTTGGTTTCAAGCTCATGGCACATACGTATGAATATAAAACATTTCAGGGTATTAGGTGTGATATCAAAGATATCAACAAAAAATCCGTGATTGTTTATCTGAATCAATCGGAGATTCAACAGATGTATGATGATCCGATGAAATTCTGGGAAGTCTATATTGAAGGTACCAAAACAATCATCAATGATGAAGAAGTTATTATCAAAAACGAAGAGGAATACAATAAAAGGAAGAAGGGTTGATTCATGAATAAGGTTGAAAGAGATTTTCAGCGATTGAAAAGTGAGTTCGTTGATAAATATGATATGACGAAACTTTACAATGATGAACCATTGGAACAACTTGGTCCAATACCTCATGATATCAGCGAGGCATTGGAATATTGGTTCAAGGTCCGTATTCGTAAAACGAATCCAAGTGATGAGTTAGAAATAGTAACCTCGAACATGATCAAATCTGAAATAATTAAAGATTTAGGTATACCATTACCACATGACGTAATTGGTAAATATATGACATTTCTTATCGGTGAAGAGAATGTTGTTAGTGCAAGTTCTGGAATCGTACCTTGGGAAATGAGATATATGTTTGACAATATTGAAATCGTTCCTTTGGAAGAATGTTCTGTGATGAAGATATTTATTGCTCAACCTATGTCCGGAATACCTGATGAAGAGGTTGAACAAATCCGCAAACAGATAACCGATACAATGATCGAAAAATACGGTAAAAACGTAGAGATCATTGATCAGTTTCATATTCCAGAAGATGAGTTACCCGGTGATGATTTACGAAATCCTCGTATTCACAAACTTGGTAGATCGATACAGTTCTTGGCTGATGCTGATCTTGTGGTATTCGCTGGTGACTTCTTACATACTAAGGGATGTTGTGTTGAACTTGCTGTATGTAAGGAATATGATATCCCATTCATAATATATAACAAGGAGGAAATTTAATATGGTTGATCGTAAAATAAAACAGTATCTGGACATCAGATCAGAAAACCCATTAGAAGTAATTCGTTCTGTTCTGTCATTTATATGCAACACCAAACAGAATTACAAATGTATCATCGTCCAATCGGGATTTGGATTTATGAACAATGATATCCCGTTTACGATGATCGTTGAATCTGAGGATGACGCACATTCAACATTCAGAATCACATATAACGGTTGGCCTGTTTTCGAAATAGAAGATACTGACGATGGATGGCGAATAACTGACGAATGGTCTCTATGTACTCAAAACGATAAAAAGCTGGTTCCTGACTGGGAAAATAAAAATCCAAAAGAAATTCTTGACAAACTATTTTATTACGATTATAAAGAAAAATCAGTCATTCTCCCGACTATGAAGCAAATGATGTTTGATATGTTGAGAGAAATATATTGTGACACAATTGATTCTGATGAATTCAAACCTGATGTATATGAAAGTCGTGTGGCTCTTATATACGCTGAACCTTATAACGACGATAAAGAATAACTGCGGTGGGGCTAATGCCCCACATATTATTTTTATTTTCTATATATATATTATTAATGTGAATAGAAAATAAACAATTTTGTCACCCCGAAGACGTATAAAATGTCGGGAGAAAAGGAGAATTATCATGAATATCAATAATGATATTGAAAAACTCAGCCGTGAAATGGAGAATCTCAACAAAACATTCACAGACATTCAATCCCGTTTGGAGCTCATCAGTCACAACCGTGAATGTGAGAACGACATTGCTAGACCCGACATCAAATCCGCTATTGATGAACTCCACAAAAATCACGTTGAACGATTAAATATGGACTTCAAAGCGTTTGATATAGTTGTCAACGCAATATGTCAACTGTTACCTGATCATCGGATCGAAATCCAATATCGGGATACAGAAAGGACTCGTTTTGTGTGGATGAAAAAAGGAACGTTTGAGGTTGAGGCACTAATTCGATATGGGTCATCAATGTCTATAATAACAAACACGGGAACCCGCGTTCATATTCATAGTGGTTCTTTTGTGAATGAAAGAACAGAGTATGAGATTATAACAGACACATATCGATCTTTTTCGAAGAGTGATAAATTTATAACTCATCTCGTCGATAGGCTCGTAGAACGTAGCATATCCGGAGATGTGAGGTTCAGGAAACAAATACCCTCTATCAATAACTACGCATCTATCAATTATGATGATGAGGAAGATTAAGACTTGAATAATTAAGGGGCTCATATGAGCCCCTTTTTTATTATATTATGAAAGGAAAGGTATAGTATGTTTATAAAGAATTTAGATGGATGTAAATTATATAAATCAGCCATTCTATACTCTTGTGTGATTGAGAGACTGAAGATCATTATTGAACGAATCGGTATTAAGCTTGATGAAGAGGAATTGCAGTTGACTGAGGTTGTTGGTCGCGAGTTTAAAATACCCGAACTCGTGTATGGTAATTATGAGTTCCGGTTATATTTTCATGACTCAATCCACATTATCATACGTGACAGACTTTACTGCACAATGATAAAAGTTGATATCATTGTTGGTGAAAAAGTTGATATATGTATCGAGGGGAATGTCGACAACTGTAAAGAACTTGATAATCCCTTTGTAAAACTTAAGAAAGAACTTATCACACTCCAAGAGGAACTCTCGGTTATCTGTAATAAGAAATTCGGTGATTTCATCAGAATGTCTCTATATGATGTTGAATTAGAACTTCAGTACATCCACTCAGAGAAATTTATATCTGATTCCATCTCGATACATGATTTCTTAAAATATTCTGAGGATGACTGTATCGATGATATCAATTACTCTAAAAAGATCTACCGGATATCTGATGATACGCTGCTTCCACTGATAGAGGGTCATTTGCAATATAAGTTCAAAGTTGGCAAAATCCACAGGTTGGATAATGTCCAGAGATCAAAATTATTCTATATTGAGAATTTTGATCTCCAAGATATAACAACACCTGGTTGCGATGATCTTGATTTTATGGTCGATAACGATGGGTATCGAATTATTAACATTACACATTAGGAGGATTCTCATCAATGAATAATTGTGAACATTTTGAAAGCATTGTACATGAAGGGTTCATCCTAAAGACAAAACTCCCAGAGGCGCTATCTCTTTCTGAGTTTGTTAAATTCCTTGAACCTCAAAAAGGACTGTGTATCGTACCATTCGTATTCGATGGGATATCACTCGGAGATGTCATATGTGCGCCATTCAGATACAATGAAGAAGTGTTCTATTACAGGATATACTTCATGTATCAACCTTCGTTATGTTGGTATGCTCTCATTCTAGATATCAGAAAAAACACCGACAAATATTATCTGGAACCTGTTATCGAGAACACACCGAATATTTTCAGAATCGAGTATATGAGATTGATGAAAAAGGAAGAAAAATAATGGAACAGTTTAAATCATTCAAAGAACTGATGGAGGGAGAACATCAGTTAGTTGAGAAAATCAGAGAGTTCAAAAGATCACATCCAAATGATTATGTAGATCGTGTACCTTATGTTTATCTGATAAACAGTCTCAACTACACCCGCGAATGCATGAGACATGCATTGAACCCTTTAGGATCGGATCACCATTGGTATTGACTTTAATTGTGATACTATATGTGTATTTGTCATAAACCTATTAAAAGGAAGAGAGGGATAAATACAATGGACAATATCGTGTACAAGAGTTCATTACACTGAGACCCATAATCTCTTAGAACAAATATTCTCTGTTATAAACGAAAACATGGAGAAACTCAATTCTACCGAACTTGTGGAATCTCTCGAGAATCTCACTGGTGATGGTCATGAAGATTGTGATTGCTACCCTCACTGTGAAGATGAAAAGGAGGAATAAAAATGAATAAACGGGTAAGGAAAAAACGTATAAAACGTTGTGCCTCTATTGATGAATGGTTTGATTCATCTTGTGTCACAATAATGATTGTTGGTGCCTGTAGGTATTCTGGTATATCACCTCGGAAGAAGACGATAAATAAAATTCAACATAGGTTGTACAGAGAATATATCCGTTCGCACATGAGTAAACACAGGCATTATACAGACCAGGTTGATGTAACAAAATTGGATGGGATATTCAAACCAGGTAAATTACAATGCGAACTTACTGAACTGAAAGGTGAATTAAAATGATAATTAAATATCAATCCGATAAGGGTATGGATTCGTATTTTATAAAGTTCATAAAAGATAAGTTTTACGAACTTCGAAATGGTGAATTCAAAGAAGACTTCGATAATTTTCCATATCCTTGTAAAATCAGGGTTTATCAGGAGCAACCACTATGTGGAGAGATCTCTTCCAATATCACCGTGGACATATAAGACGAGATTATGTTTCGGAAAGTTTTCAACGATATGGAACGAGAGAATATTCAATGATAGTGTCAGCAGCTTACGTCGGAACCGAGTCAAATGGTTTGTTCTACATTGACCAAGTATCCTTGGATATACACATGACTGGGTTAAATAAATTAATACTCGATAACATGGCTGGTTTGGAATGTGTTGAAAAATATCTCAATGTATCCATTCGACATGAGATAGGACATATCATTGACTATCGAAGATTCCATGAAAGACCTGTCGAAGAGTATGTAGAATACTTTACTCGTTATAATCATCAATGTGATGAATTTTATAGATGGAAACGAGAAGAATCGAAAGATGATAATTGGGAGGATGAGCTGAGACTCTATCACAGTATAGAAATCGAAGCTAACGCTGATATCAATGCTGGTCTCACTATTGAGGATTTCTTATCGTTAGAGACTGAAAAACCGAAGGTCAATATGGATATCACATTAGATATTAATGTTATTGATAAAAATCCAAGAAATGACGAAAAATAATAGGAGGAATTAAAATGTTTGATCTATGTAAGACAATAATCAATCAATTTAAAACATGTGTTGATGTGTCTGAAGAAATCTTCACACAGGTGTCGGGCTTATATAAGGATATCTGTGGTGTAAACCCTGTCGTGAGGTATATAGAAGATTCTGAGTGTGAGGAATACAAATTTGAAATCAACGATATGGGTATAGGCTATTTCAGTTCGGCTATAGTTATTAACACAATCGACGGATGTCCATATATATCGATATACATGCAGGTTGGTACTGAACGTGAATATGACCACGATATGAATGTCGATATATCTGATGAAGACGTTACTCATGATTGTGATGTTTGTCGTGGTAAGGTTGATGATGACGGTTCCGACATAGCACGTTTCTTCAATGGTGTCATCGACATCATCAACAATGTCTGCAAGGAATACAAACAAACTTGTCCTGAGGAGGATGATGTTGAGAAATCTGAAGTATCAACCGACAAGGAAATGACAGATTCTGAATTTCAGAGTAAAATCGACCGAATATACCCTCTCTGTGTTATTTCAGACAGATATGGCGGTTGTTATTCCGGTGGTAACTATACCGCTTGGACGACAGGGATTGATTACATTCCTGACGGGATCTTCAGTGATGACGTCGAATGTGCCTTAACATGGGACGACCTCAAGGCCAAACGAAATGAACATAAAATAGCGTTCGGTGTGGGTAATACACCCAATGAGGCCCTCAGAGACCTCGTATACTGGAATGAAAAATTAACTCTATGAGGAGGGATATAATGATCAAACTGATAAAGGAATTTAGATGGATCGTGACCGAAAGCAATGATACTATGATCATGACTGTTGAGGACAGGTTTTACGAAAAGATTCGTGTAAAAAATGAAGAAATTTTCACGGCAGAGAGGGTCCTTTTATCCGATTCTGATAAGACCGAAAATGTTGCAGGTATGATCGCTGATATTATCAACAATGAAATCAAGCAGAATGATCTGTGGTCCAAGATATACGATCGAGTACGTAAAATTTATCTGTTCAAAGGAATTGATAAAGACGTTGTATTCCTCGGTCTTAAATTCACTACTATCCCTGAACGGATAGACGTTTGTTACATGTTATCAAATGATGATTCAAACAAATTGACAAGCATATTACAGGAGGAAATATAAAATGAAAATATTTATAGCTCAGAAAATGACAGGATTGACTGACAAACAAATTGAAGAGAAGAGAAACCGTATTGCTTTGGCATGTTTGAGATATTATGGTGATGATATACTGGTCCTTGATCAGTTTCATCTTCCATACGATGTACCAGACGATATAAAATCGGATGATGGCATAGGCATTTACCTGCTCGGTAGATCATTACAAATACTCGCTAAAGCAGATCTTGTGGTGTTCGATGATGACATCAGCACCTCAAAGGGTTCACTCGTTGAGGAATTCGTGACGAAAACCTACAACATACCCACAATCACGTACAGAGAATTACGTGATAAGACACGTGATTATGTAAAGAAGAGCATGACTATCAAGCCTTCAGATGACATTGCTAAGTGGTTATCTGTACCATCTCCCTCGCAGTTATTTCCAAAGAAGGTGGCAAGGATATCTGTTTGTGGGGTTCTTAACTTCGACATTAATAATAGTGTGGATTTCGTGAAACCAACACCCGAACAGATTAAGAATCTGCACGATACATTCTGTATCGACGTTGAACTGTTTGATTAGGGAGGAATCAAAATGTTTAATATAAATGATTTGAATGATTTACCACAAGGCGTTATGGAACTCATAGATTTCGACGAACTTGAAGAAAATAATTAACAAATTATTCTTTACTAAATATTACATCATAATGGGATGAAATGTGTTATTCGCAGCTGTGGTCCTGTTGTGATGTGATATAGTAAAGCCCTCCGTCGTGTGCACGCGACAATCCCGATATGCGGATGAGGGTTGCGGGATCGGACTCAGCAGACAGCGGATCTTATCCCGGTCCCGTAGAGAGTACAAAATCCCCCGTTGCAATACAATGGTTTCCCTTTAGATAGGTAAAGGCCATAACCGCCGGGGGATCGATGCTTGGATGGTGGAATTGGTAGACACGCAAGATTTAGGATCTTGTGAAATACATTTCGTGAGGGTTCAAGTCCCTCTTCAAGCACCAATAGTGATGATATTCAATATTCCATATGGATGCAGTGCTGGAACGTGGCAGACAGCTTGTGGGAGTAGCCGTTTGAGTCAACATCGACGAAGAATATCGGTCATACCCGAAGGCACATATGATGTTATATGTGTAATGCAGGTTCGACTCCTGTCTCGTTCATAAGGAATATTGTTGTTGTCGCTATAATATTATCAGGGGAATACGTCCCCATCATAACACATGATGGCTGATGTATTTAGTATGTTCTCCCGCAGTTGTAAGATGCCGGCTTCCCCAAGCGACTGGCGCGGGATGTTATTCTGCATTGCTGAGATTTAAGAATGTGCATAAAAGATAAGCGAGTCTCAGCACAAAGCCAACACAGTCGAACACAATGGCTTCCCTTTAGATAGGTAAAGGCCATTCGGCTGTGTTTATTTTTTCTCGGATTTTCAAACATTTCCTGCTCCTCCAGATGTCTTGAAATGATACATAGCTCTGGAAATATATTGTAGATCACTGGAAGCAGACTTAGGGGATCCGATCACTCCGTATATCAGCCTTCTGAAATATTGTAACGTCAGGAGGAACCCACTGATATAGTTTGATATCCAAAATCCAACACAGAGGGATATGCTCCGGCATGCACGATAAATATCTCGATGCTAGAAAGGAAGTACACACAACTTCTGAAGGTCGGGTTCGTCACCCTTGACTGATGGTCTTCATTTGAAGATGTTGGATTTGCATTATGAATCGTTGGAGAAGGAATGTACTTCGAAAGAAGGAATTCCCCATGTTAAATGTGTGATGGTAGTTTATGTTAAAACGCTAATCGATTCTCTAATGCCCGGATGTAGTTCAGTTTGGTATGAATGCTTGGTTTGGGACCAAGAGGCCGCAGGTTCAAGTCCTGTCATCCGGACCAGTGACAGAAAACATTGTAATAGTTTAAACGACCGAAAACACTGAAAGTATACTACTATAGCTCTGGTATATTTTTCAGGAAGCCCATGGCTGCACGGGTGGGCAGCAATGTTTAATCCTGTCATATTAAATATCTATCATTAGTTGCTGGGTATTAGACAAGAGGTAAGTCATCGTACTTTGAATGCGTCATTCCGCTGGTTCGAATCCAGCATACCCAACCAAATATTATCATACTCTTTTATTGATTATCGGGGCTTAATGCCCCGATAGTTTCTATTTTTATGCCATCCCATTAAGTTTCCTAGTATTTTAACTTTTCATATATATATTATTAATATGAATAAAGGAATAGCAATATAGCTATATCCTAATAATTTCCTGAAGGAAAACAGGACAATCAAACCCAAGTAGAAGGAGTACTTATGAGAAATACAAGCCCGAGCCCAACGTTCTTCGTTAACATTAAGGACGTGATCGAGTATGCATTTAGGGAGAGGATTACTCTTTCAACATCATTGATTTCTGTGTTGAAAGACATGATGCCTGATGTAGAAACTGGTAGTTTTAATTGGGACATTGAACTATATGGTTTGCCCAAACATCTAATCACGGAACCAATAAGCTGGTTTATAGAAAGGGGGTTTCTGTTACGACAAAGGCGATCTATACTACATGAATTTTCTAGTTGATACCGGTTTTGTATTGATTATTAACGACAATCCACGAGAAGAAATATGTATAAGAGACTTTCCGCGTTATTATCGGAAACCGACAAAGAAACTACTATACGACGGATGTAAATTCTGGTCAGAATGAAAAATATCAATCTTAAATATTTTAAAATGAAAGGAAGTATAGAATGAGAAATTTATCACCAAAGTTTATTATTGGAATGACTGAAGACGTCATCAAAAGCAACTGTTACATGGTTAATGTATCAATCACAAAGAAATTTGTTAACGCGCTCATGTATGAATGTTCATTCGAGACAGAGATGGGGACCTTTTATCTCGAATTTAACGAGACTACGATCCGTCTCAGTCTGGATATACCCGGATTTCATTGTTCTAAACCACGAGTAGCGTTCATGGATTTAGATCACAACGCGTACAAATGTGGTAATATGCCGGATGCGATGAAACACACATTCGTTGAAAAGGTGTTTGATGATTGGGTAAAATCGTTCAATCTAATTAAGGAGGAATAAATATGAATATCAACAAAATCAAAAAGTTAGTAAGAGGTTTCAATCTCGATACTGATGTTCAGATCGTGGAGAAGCACACAAATGAATACATTGACAAATATAACTGGTTCTACTTTACGCCATCTGAGAACGGCGACCACTTACTCGTTACAATCTGGAAAGAGAATGTCAGAGATGATGTGCTCCCGCAGATTTACAGATCATTCGTAATTACCCCTGATCGAACATTATTCAGGTTCGCAGCATCTGATGGTGTGAATGATAAGTTTACCCCCGGTGGCTTTGGGGGTTTCACGCCACATGAAATACTTGTTATAATGTCAATAATCAACGAAGTAGAACATTAACATATTAAAGGGGTCGATTCATCGACCCCTTATTTCTATTTTTTCTTTTTTCTATATTTATATAATTAATATGTGCTGTTGAGGCACATGGTGTTCACTAAACGTCCATATTACCGAATTTATTTCGGTAATAATGGATTTATCTCTGGGATGTTTTTCGATGATTAAAGAAAAGAGGTGAAAAAATATAAACGAAAAACATGAAGTACGAATAAGAATTTATGACGACATAATGGAAACCTTGCTATCGGACATGATAGACTTTGGACATTCCGAAGCTCGTATTAATTCATTCGTAAACGAAATAATCAAACGACATGTGGATGATTATTATTGTGGAACTCCCTTATGGAAAGAAACATTGAACGCTTTCATGAAAGTGAAAGGTTTAAATGAAGATATGCTCAAAAGGTATGAACGTCTACAGCCGATAGTTGTAAATGATGTGGATAAACGCATGAGGACAATCATGAATAATCTGTCTATGCAACTGATAGGAAGACCTATAATCCAAGAAGTATGTGAAGAAAATATTCATCATAGTACTTCAATTCGTATTACTGTAACCAAATACATTGACAAAATTTCTAAATATATTGGTAGAGATGTCAACGAGTCTCAATACGATTTAAGGATTATCATTGACTGCATTCTCAATGATTACTTTATGTATATCGATTCTAGGATGAGGGAGAGACTATTCTTTTCTAAAGAATTGAAACTGATAAAATCAGTGATAGATAATCAGAGTGACATTATAATATCATTTAGATTGAAAGGTGTTATACATTATATGATACCTGTGGATATTGATTATAATAATAACATAACATGTGTTCTTAAGAGATATGGTGGTTCGTGGCATGAATCTATCGTTCAATTAAGAAAAATGAGTGATGTTAAAATTGTATCTCATAAAAGATCGATGATTGTTCCTCAGAGCATTACTGAGATGATTAGATTGAATGTTCATAAAGAACATTTATATGAACTCGTTGATTTGATTAATAGTAATCGATCTAAAGTTATCGTTGACAAGCCATCGAATGATAACAGATTTTCAGCAAGAATATTCAGTGTTAAGATCGTATATCACGAATACGGTGAACAAGGATATATTATTAAAGCAAATTCAATAGTTGATGCTGTAAGGATGTTGAATGATGTGAACAATATGATTGATTTGAAGATGACTAAGTTCTACGGTTTTCCAGATAGACACTGGGTTTATAAAGATCGATATTTACGATGCAATATAAAGGATGTTTCAGGCACGAACATAATCAATACTTATAACTTTGATTATCCGGAAAATAATCATTAATCAAAGGATTAATGTTAATATAGAGATTTACGAAATGCTTGTGTTGGATGGGGCCCACAAGGGCCCAATGGTGTCCCTCACGTCATTTCTTGTATTTCAAATATAATTCTTTATTTTTTTATTTTCCATATATATATTATTAATGTGAATATATCTTATGATATAAAATAAAAATAAGGAGTGTTTTAAATGTATTATAAAAAGCGTAAAGAATCTGAACGTGACTTTGATTGTACAAATGCCAGCTTATGCTGGAAATGTATCAATGCCGTGCCAAATCGTGATGGGACAATAGGATGTTCATGGACGATAAATCTTAAGCCTGTCAAAGGTTGGGAAGCTGAGGAGTCTTTTCGAGAATACAAAGTGTATGGCGTGTATAATAAAACAACGAAGCAATACATCTTGAATCAGAGGACTGGTAATCCACTTCAATTCGCATCTCGACAGGGAGCGGAACGTGCTATACCAAATATGACATTACATAGCCCAGATGATAGGCTTTGTGTTAGAATACTCAAGACAGACAAAAGGATTTCGTACAAGGTTAAGACATGCCCAGAATTCATGAAAGGGTAAATAAATAATGGGGCGGTCCCTATGAAATAAAAGAAAGAGGTACTATACAATGGAAATGAATGAACAGCAGAGAGTTTTAAATTCCCCATTTGACTTGGAGACACACAAGAAAACATTCATCAACTATTTGGAAGTCATTATTGATTCCGTAGGTAATGTGATGTATGCTGTACCCAGTCATCAGCAGGCGATGATTCGAATCGCTACAGAAAAGCTGAATGTTACAAAAGAGGAACTTTTTGAAATGTACGCTTCATCCGGATGTGATACAATAGAATGGTTATCAGCTATTACGGGTTGCATTTCTGTTTGGTTTGACAACTATGTTGGAGAACCTAATGAGAAACAACTTGATGTGTTAAGGAAATTCCGTAAGGAAGGAATATACATCGGACCGACGTGTAACAAATATGCGACACACAATACCATTAAAGAAATGCTCAATGTTGTATATGGGTCTCCACACAGAAATACCGATATTTCTGAAAGTCTTCCTCTTTCAAGCCTTTACTTTCCACCGCGTATCAACCAGTGCATTGCACTAATTGAAGATAAACCGTATTCGGTGATGATGCGTGAAGACATTGAAGCAATGCGACAAGTATCGGATGACATTCTTAATAAATTGAAGGAAACTATCGAAGATGATCAGACATCACATGATGTAATCACTATAGATTCGATCCCATTGGATATCAGAGAAAAGGCTGAATATGATGCCATGATGTATGGGGATGTTTTCATACCTGTCAGAAAACGATCGTTGTCAATCGAACACACCAATGGGTATCTCGACACAGATATGTGTTATAACATATATGAGATGTTTTCTGAAAGTAAAAAGCTTTCATTGAAATCTGTTGTTGAATGGAATAGGAGATGTGACAGAATAGATTATACAAAAGATGTAAAGATCAACTTCCGTTTTCCCGTGAACAATGAGTATGGTCATATTGCTGAATTGACATGCGATGCACTTAACGACATACTTCCTAATATTCCACAACACATGTTCTCCAAGAGAACAAAGGAAAACAGAGACAACTTCAGAAAGTTCATAAAGAAAAAGTCTAAATGACTAACAAAAAAAATGATTAAACGATAAAGGGGTTTAACCCCTTTATCGTTTATTTTTTATCAATTATTTCAGTATCCCAAGAAAGCTATCAATAATAGAATGACCAGTTCATTATTGATAATGAGATACTCCCGCGGTAAAAATATTAAAAGGCGAACCATTAACAAAAATTGATCTTACTTAATATGGAGGAGTATTACGCCCCGGGATATATGTCCTATTATTTTAATTTTCTATATATATATTATTAATATGAATAAAAGGAATAGATAACATCTATCTCCACTTATTCAAATACTTAAAATACATGAAGGAAAACATGACAAACCCGCGAGAGGAGATCATTATGAACCGATATATGCAGGAACAAACATGGCCAGAATATTTCGACGATTCAGCGTTGGCTATAGAAGTCGGAGGCGAAAAACTAATAAAACGGTACGGGAAGTACAACCCCGGCATATGTTTCCTGTTATCTGACAAGAACATATTTGTTGGGTGGAGTAACTACGACACCAATTTCCTGAACATTGATTTTGATGCGTCGAGTGTCAAGTACATGCCGGGAGACTTCTGGACGTCAAAGAAAGGCACCAGTTGTTTCCGACCTGGTGAAAACGGAAAACATTTGCTCGTGGAATCCAACTGGGGCGGTTGCTTCCAATCGTCACGAGGAGAGGAATATGATGAAGTGAAAAAATTGTCCTTATATTCCAGACGAGCTTCATCCAACGGTGGTGGTGTCGGAACAAATTACTATATTTTCAAAAGAGATTTCCGCAAGGAATTATCGCTTGACGATATCTAATATAGAAATCTTTGTGCGAATCTCATCAGTAGCGTTGAGGGGGTTTTATACCCCCTCTGAATATTTTTTCTTTTAATCATCTTAATATCCCAGGAAAACCATTGATATGGATGACCAGTCACATATCAATGGCTATTACAGAAGTATACAACCCCGTGTAATTTATTTATGTATTGATTATGAATAAACCACTTTCCTGAGATATTAGAATGATTAATTTTTTATAAAAAATAAAACGGCGGATACATTCTCCGCCGTTTTATGTAAATATTACTCATCAGCCAATCCATCGAGTATCTTATCGATATTGAATGGATCAATCTCACCCGCAACATCAGGAGCCTTTGCGATTAACATTTCAAGTTCTTCTTTTGCAGTTAGCATGAAAGTTTTGTATGCTGAAGGGTTTTCCTTGAATTCTTCATATACTTTTTTCCATGTAAACTTATCTGTGATTTCCTCACCATGTTTGTCGATAACTTTGAAACCTGCTTTGTTTCCCTTGAGTCTTCCTCTCTGGTTGAGGAAAAGTATCAGTGTTCTTAGATTGTCAGCACCATTCCGACGTTTGTCAATTACGATACGGAAACCAAGCCCTGTCTTTTCATTACCAGACTCATTTGTTGATACCTTTGTTGGTTCGAATAAAACAGTATTACCTTCAAACCCATCGGTTGATATATGATAACGGGAATCTTCTTTTATTTCTCCGGTAAATGTCATGAGTGCTGAAGCGTTATATTCAACAGCCTTACCACCGGAGATTTTGACGTCTTTGTTACCATACTGGAACTGCTTCTTCGGTCCTGCAAATGCTGTCATTGAAACATTTGCATTCTCATGTGCAATAACAAGAACGATGATGTTAGCCTCTTTCATCATAGGGAGGATGTCAGAAATAACACCCTTGAGTGTTTTAGCATTCTGCATACCATCTGTATTAGAACGCATCTCTTTCTGTTTATCCCATTCTTTCCTGTCTCGGATATCATATTCCTTTGCTATTACATCCGAGATAGAATCAACGAACATGACCGTTGGTGGCATGAGTTTGATAGGCTGATTATGATCATCAACTTCACCAGTATCTTTCAGAAGAACATCTTTGTGACGTATCTTATTCTCATAAACTTCAGTGACATAGGTCTGAAGAGTGTCATAACCAATTGCACCGTTCTTGATTGCATATCTCGGAAAATCTCCTTCAAACCATGATTCAGGAAGTTTCGTGAGTGTCTTGGCACGCTGAAGAGCTAATCTGTTTTCAGCATCAATGTGAATAACATTGCCGTTGTTAGCATATGCAACGTTTGCACACATTTGCATACCAATCGTCGTTTTAAAAGATTGGGTTGCTCCTGTAAGAACATTAAATGATCCCGCTTGAAGTCCCAGACATATCCTCTTCTTAATGATATTACCTGACTCATCTTTTACGTTGACTTCATATCCAAGAGCATAGTCTATCACTGATATTCCTGTTGGATAGCAATAATCAACAAGAGTGTTCTTCTTGAATACCTGTGAAGTACCCCCTCCCGACAAAATTGTCATTAAGTCTGCATCAGCGAGTTCTTTTTCGAGAACACTTGCTTTTTTTACAGCCATCTTATCATTCCTTTCTTATAATAGTACATGGATGTTTTGTTTGGTGTGTAATTAAAAGTTGTGTAACATCATGCACCTATCAGTTTCAATTCATGGACAGTTTGTCTATAACTGATTTTCCTCTCAGCTGAACAATCCTTGATGTGACGGATAATGGAACCATCCAAACTTTTTACAATAATATCTGAGATAGATGTTGATTTATTATCCGTTGAAGATATTATCTCAACATTTACGATTGAGTCCTTATAGGTTCCGTCCACAGTCATTATAGCTACGTGTCCTCTTTGGTTAAGAATCTGTCTAATATCATTCAAATGCCTGAAAACTTCATCAAACCGTCCAGTGATATTCATGACTACTTCTATTTCAGAACCATCAGGACCCACATTCTCAACAGTATTATCTTCTGTAATTTTCAGAATAGTATCTGTATCAGAATCCATGAATATCATAGAATTATCTATGGTACTATTACCTAGATACAGGGCATTCACACTTCCATTTATCATACAAATGTTTCCGATCTTAAGTTTCATTTTTATTCCTCCTATTTTTAAATCATTCCAAGTTTACCAGTGTACTTCACGAGAATCCATGTCATCAGCATATATAGCATTGTATTTTCGATATCGATCTATCTGTTCACATTCTTTTGAAAATGGAATTATAATGATCGTCGTATCACAATATGGGCATGTCACCTCATAGTGGGCATCTATGAGGTGACCATATACACGTGTGATGTCATGGATGTTGTCGATTAACAACTTAGTCCCACACTCGTCGCATTTAACCTTGATTTTGAGCTTTGGACATTTTTTGATCTTAGGGAACTTAAGAATTTTCATCATCGTCATCCTCATCATCATAATCATCGTATTGAGATTCATCTAACTCATGTTCTGCTTTGGAGAAGTCGAATGTAGGATTCTCAAGATTCAAACCCTTAAAGGTTATTATTTCATATTCTCCTCCCCAAACACATCCTTTGAGTTGGAGGGTTGATGTTTCTTCGTCCCACCAACTGAAAGAAGTTGGACAATAAGCCCAACCTTTCTTATAGCTCTCTTCATCTGTATAAGACTCGACCGTTCCATCTGTCAAATTAATGACAGTGATACACATGTAGTCACCGGATGTTATGAGATAATCTTTCCCGTTTTGATGAGCATATACAGGTTGAGAAATAGAACAATAATTTCTTCCCATAGTAAGAAACAGTTCATTGTTCTTGTATATGTTGATTTCAATCTGATTCCAGTAATGCTTATCTGGATCGTTGTATTCGTATAATTGGTACTTGACCTGATATTGTCGTGGGAGTTCATGGACTAATATGGTTGTTTCTTCACCTTTCTTAACCCATTTATCCTTATTGATAATTACTTCATGATTCATATTAAACCCCCTTATATTCGGTCAACGGTGTAATTTTGGAAATTTTAGGTATCAACAATCCATCAGCTGTCCTTTCCATACTTTCAATTCTTTGAATAGTATCCCTCTGAACATTTTCAAGTTCAAGACAAACAGCATTTTGGAGTTTTGGTAATATAATCTTGCCTTGTGATGATGTTAACAACTTGAGTGGACTGACGGTATGATATTGATTAAATGCATCCATTAAGCAAATGGAATAATCATCAAAATCATACAATGTAAACATTGCTGAATCAATCATGATTCGTCTATGATAATATGTTTCCGGAATATTAATAAAAGCTTCCTTTATGAACTCATACTGATAGTTTGTTTCATATAGTTCTGATCCGAGAACCATCTTAAACAATTCCGTCTCATCAGACATTTGTGTATTCGTGAATATCACATCACCGCTCAAAATATGTTCTTTGGGTATTGAGATAGTGGTGTCATCATGAACCATGACATCCACGCATCCTTTTACAATATCGGGTTTACACTCACCGATGATGTCAATTGGACATTCCGGGTATAATAACCTCACCGAATATTGAAAGCTGGCAAAATGTTTTACCAGCTCAGACATCGGTCTGTTGACCTTATATTTTGTCGGAAGTTCGACCTCTCTTATGAACTTCTTCAAGTTGTCATTGAGATCAAACCTTAAAAGATTTTTAACGTTTTCCATTTTAGTTCCTCCTTAAATACGAGAAAGTGAAGGGTTAGAAACCCTTCGCCTTCATCTTTAATAATACAGCTTTCAGTTCAGCAGCAGACAATCCGACAGCGTTGTTAAATCCCTCACTGTTGACGTCCGCTTGGTAGATGATTGCAATGTTTCGGGCATTTTTATTGTGATAAATATCAACAAACTGTGTGTATCTGTAAGTCGGATCATATTTTTCATATGACACAGAGAGGTCACTTTCTTTCACCTTCGTGAACCCAAGTTTCTCAAATTTCTTGTCTGCGATCTTACTCAATATTTTTGATTTCATTGATTATTCACCCTCTTTCAGATCTATGTCAACAACGACATATCCTTTATCGATCAGATCAAGGAATGTATCACCGTCAGTCTCTGTTATTGAGTGAACATCATAATCCTCGATATAAAACATTTGATTAATCATTGTTGTCCCAAAATCAAAATGTTCACATTCTAAACCAAGCTTGTGTCTGAGACGGCCCTCAATAGGCACTATCAGTAAATTGTTGGTGAATCTGTATACGGTTTTGTTGTTATTGATATCATCCTTGTTCAGTTTTAGGAATTCATCGAATGTTATTTTTTCTTTGACGAATTCATCAGCCTGATGATAAGACATCTTCAGATGGATATTGTGTATTGCATTATCAATATCATCATCTGTCATAGATATATGTCTTCTGTTCGCAACAGTTGCAATAGATGACAATTGTCTTCTATACTTGATGATTTTGCTACCGTTTCCCTGCACATTCATAAACGAAAAGCCCACACCGTCACGCATAATACGGAAATCAAACTCGAGAAGAACAGCATCTAAGGGTTTCGAGGATGATCTCGATATTCTAATTTTTATAATACTATCATTATTGTCTGCTTCATTCTTCATTTCCCATACACATGCGTCTCCTTCACAGTCGAAATATTCGATTGGATATAGGTGATCATGTCGGAAATTGGTAAGTTCTTCTGTAGCTTCATAAACCTTCTGTGTGATAAAGTATACGGTGTCCGAAAACTTAAAGTTGTCTCTCATTGTTTCACTAAAGTAATTATTCATCTTTATTCCTCCTTGTTTGTTTCTTTATTTATTTTTGATTCATATTCTCTGATCTCTTTGCTGGTGTCAACACTATATTTGTCAGAGATATATGATACCAATGCTGGGATAGGTTCTACCATTGGACTTGTAGAACTCGTTTTAGTTATTTGATGGATTACATCATCTTTATTAATATCTTCAGAGAGGATATGATATTTGATATATTGATTGTTCTTATATGTATTCATGATTGCATGATATTCGCGTAATTCATCACCTTTGCAATGAATCATGAAACGATGAGGATTATTTATATCTTTTGATAATTCTACTCGTAGTTCTTCAGGAGAAAATATATCAACTGTTTCATATTCCATAGCATATGGATTGGGAATTGTCTCAACCTCAAATCTATCATTGCATATGAAGAATACGTGTGGATCATTTTCACCATACTTCCACCTCAACCAAGGTGAAGCATAAAAGACATTATTACCAAAGTCGGTATAACCATGGTAATGCCCAAATACACACACATTAGAAATATTACCCAATAATTCAGCAGAATGTTTTATCTCATACTGGGTTGCTTTACATGGATGCTTAACTTCAGAACTCAGTGGACCATGTCCAATAATAATATCATATTTGTTCTTGAATGCTTCCGTGTAATCTATCTCACCGTATTCCTGCGGTAGATACAATACAGAAGTACCATTCATCAGTTTTTGTGAACAAGCTGATTTAGTATAAAATACCTCTACATTATCAATTTTTTCTAGTATTGGTAAATAGATTCCGTACTGCTCATAGTCATGTGTGTATGTACCGTGGATAAAATGTACAGGTACGTGGGTTCTACCATTTCTACCACAATTATTACAAACAAGATTCAATAGAAAAAGACTTGCAAAATGAGCTTCGTCTATTGAAAGTCGATGGTCAAATAAATCTCCAAGAACAAAGATGCAATGACATTCTTCTTTATGTTTCTTAATTATATCAAGAAACATGTCAAGGGATTTTAAATAATCTATCTGTGGGAGTTTTGTACCCAGGTGTATATCAGCCATAAATGCATACATTTAAAATATCTCCTTTCAATTAAAATGTATCAACATGTACAATCGGATTTATTATGTTATTCACGATTGGTCAATCTAATCTTGTTAATTATATATATTTACAAAAAATAAAGAGTTGATATTTTTACTCTATCTTGAAAACAGTAATATGAGTAAAGTTAGAAGGAATGAGTGGGTTTGTGCGTATGAATTTCCATCTGAAGTATTCGGTCTACTTCAGATGGGTTTAATATGTATTCTGTAATTATCCACAGAATACTTCATCGGGTATAATGATTACACCATCTTCATCGATCATATTTATCAACTCCTTTCGAGTACAATTTCCCTTCTAACTAACTCATATTAATTATATAAATATAGAAAAAGAAAATAATAGGAAATTTACATCAGGGGCAATATGCCCCTGATGTATTTATTGTTTAATCTTCATAAGGATCAGGTATGTAACCATATTGGTCCATAACACTATCAAACATTGACAACGTCATTGATTCATTGAAATGTTTGGGTTCTTCCTTGATCAATTTAGAGTATCTTGGTTGAGACTTCATTATTGAAGTTAATTCAACAGGTTTCTCTCTTCCACCGAGAAAAGCAACGTCAATCTGATTTGTGTAAGGAATCCAGTATGTTTTATAACCATGGATGTGTGCATGAATATTTAATTGATTATCGTTCTTAACGGGAAAATGTGTAAACAGAATATCACTCCATTCGAACGAACGTGTGACATATCTGAAACCACATGAACGATAAAACACATATTCGAAGATATCATTATTACCCCTGACCAATACCTTATTACCAGGCAAGGCTAATAAGACATTCTTTAAACTATCTCGGTCTTTGAACTCACCATCAACCAAATCACCCATATGGATTAAGAGATCATCCTTACCCACCGTTTTTGACACATTCTTGATTACTTCATCAAAATTGGAACGTTTGTAACACCTAGATGGATTGTTTTTATCTTTAACCCAGAGATGCCAATCACCGCACAGATAAACCTTGTTTCCTTTACGGATTGTGTAACTTATCAGTTGTGAAATTTCCCTTGAGTAATTTTTATCTGGGTTCTTACAAAGTTCATTCTGTCGTTCTTCTTTTTGTCTGTTAACACTTTCTTTAGACATGAGACATCACCTTCTTTGATTTTGTATAAAGTCCTACTGAGATTGTGAAAGAGGATTTCAACACTTCATTATCATATGTCAGGACTATGTATTTATTACCACGTGGAGTAGAAACCTCTACACATGAGAATGAACCATCATCACTAACATAATATCTGAATCCCCCACTGATCATGTCATGAACAAAGAAATATTTTTGTATTCTATCGTGGTCTACCTTAATCGGTAGACCACTTGAAATAACTTCACTCATGTGATACATCCGTGTTTCAACTGAACAAATACCTTTACATTTGATGAGATCAGGGATCTTCACAGTAGTTAATTCTTTGGCTTTGACGTTATCAAATATTGCGTCAATCTTGTTGTTTATAAGTCGAACAATCAGAGATTTGTTGTTCATTGTCATTTACCTCCAGTAACATTAATTTCCATGGTGAACATATAGTTTTGTCGAGTTCCACAAGAAACCTAGAATTTATATCGACTCGATTATTAGCCATACGCTCTTCGGGGGTTTCAAAATATGACATTTCCCATTCCCATGGATCATCAATGTCATTCAATAACTCAATAGCGAATTTTTGTGTATCAACCATGTGTGTTCGAATACGAATCCATTCATCAACACTCACATTATCATACATTTCAATGTTACACAAAACATGTCCCATCTCATGTTTCAAAGATATCTTAAGATAATCCTTCAATTTATCTAGACGTGGAAGGTTCTTAAGAATCAACTCCCATAAGATTCCAGCTTCCATTAGGACGATTTGATGAATCCTTGTATTTTCATTTTCGTCAAAATCGAAAGTTGCAACAGTGTGTAATATTGATCCATTACGTTGCTCTTCGTCCAGTGTAGTAAGTAAATCGTCTATAGTGATTTCAGTATAACTATAATCATATCTTATTTTAACGTATTCAAGAGCATTAACGATGTCGAATTTAACATCACACCTATATGATTTCTGTAATTCTTTCCAGTAGTCATCGAGAAATCTCACAAAGTCATATAACAAATTACTCGTTATAGTTTCCATTATATAATCCTCCTAAAGTAATATTCCACTCTCATATGAGAGTGGAATACGCATCAGTAATTGTTATCACAGGAATACCAACAGTATTTGCTTTCATGGTTTTATTGTTTGCATATCTTTCATCTGGTACGATAAGATATTTCGTCTTTGTAGTACTGAAGTCATTCACTTCGTATCCTGCTTCCGTTAGAAGCTTTACCAGATTATCATCGCGTACTCCTGTGAAGGTTACTCTTCCTTTTACACCAGGATTACTGACATTTGTTGTAATTTTAAATGTGATGAAATCAACAATTCTGCCCATCTCATCAAAATTCTTCAACCATCCTTCGTGAATAGCTTTTCTTGTAGCGGGACCTATACCAGGTATATACTTCACCATACAGTCGTCGAGAAATGCATTATGGTTTTCCGTTTTCAGATAAAAACGTATGGAATTAGATTTCTGTAACTCATCTCTTCCGAAGAGCTCATTCAATATCAAATCCCATGTCTTAGCATTAACATCTTTAAATGGTAATGCACCCAACCATCTTGCTACTGGAACATCTTCCGAAGCATTCTTAATAGAATTAACAATGTTTCTCGCAGATGTTTCACGGAAACCATCAAGTTTAATAATATCATCAATTGTCAATTTATATAAATCAGATATTGAAGATATTACCCCTTCATTGAAGAACCTTGATATTGTTGCTTCTGATATACCAAACATTTTCATATGAATAGCATATCTTGTTATAATACCTGCCCTCAACCCGGCACATTCCGGATTTGTACAGTGAACCTGTTTCAATGTTTTGAAATCCAATGGTGCACCACATATTGGGCACTCAGTTGGTACTTGAATTGGTATTGTTCCATCGTGATATGAGTCAAGGAAATAAGGGACGATGTTATACATCAACTTCACAGTATCACCATGTTTCAGTCCCATATCAACGACTCGTTCAATAGTTGATAATGTTATGTGATCTACCGTCCTCTTTCCGTCACAAAATAATGTCGGTTCTACAATAGCAACCGGAGTAATTCTACCTGTTTTACCGAATTGAAAATCAACCCGAACAAGTTTAGTTTCATTTATATCATTAAGGATTTTAATTGCTATTTCTTCTGTCGTAGAACTATCTTCATCAATTACAGAAACAACAACACCGTCAATTGCATAATGTTGACCACTGTACAATACTTGTGCACCATCATACAGCTTATCATTGATAAACTGTTGAATCGTGTCAAAGTCATCTGCTGTAGTTGTGACGATTGATATATCCTGTAACTTTTCACATACCCATTCCTGATTAAGCATTGATTCTCTCAACGGAACGAGTGTGATTAATTTGGAAAGTTCAGTGTTACGAGATGATATGATACCAGACACAGCATCTCTTGGAGTATTGTATGACTCAAACATTTTTGTGTCTTTGAACACTTCTTTTGATATGATTGCTTCAAACTTAACACCATCGACAGCTTCATGAAACTGCTGATTGAAGTATGGCTTGAATAACTCAGTTACATCAACAGATTCTCCGTTGTCATAATCCCCTCGAGTATAGAAGTTGCAGAGAGCGTCTATACAAACACTACAACCATCAAATTTCGGTTGTATTATGATTTTAGACTTAGGATTAATCTTCTTTGTGTTGAACCATTGCTCATATGTTTTTTGTCCTTCACGCATCGGAGTGGTTACACCGTATACTTTCGGAAGTGTTCCAACAAGAGACGCTACTGAATCACTCTGCTTCTGTCGTAAAAACGGTCTCTTATCTTCACCGTTTCGTTCGAGGTATTCCTCCAACAATCTGTCATATTCACTATCACTAATTGCCGGTTTTCCCTGAGAATACAATCGACAATATTCGTCAAGTTGTTCTTTTGTTATCATTATCCTCATCCTTTCAAATAAATAATAAGTAATAATGGGTCCATATGGACCCATTATTTTTATAAACCATTAAACGGATTTACGAACCCATTCGCAGGAGGTCGTTGATAGTTGGTTCTCTCTATCCAAGGTGGTGCTAAGTTATCATCCGCGGAATCATTTTTCCAATTAACAGGAAAAGGCTTCCCGGTCCCACAAGGGATATTACCATTTGCCAACTCGTCAAGAATTATTGAGAAATCTGTCGTCAATAGGTAGTGATGTGCCGGTGTGATTTCGGAACATCCTCCTCCATCACCAAATACCATCGCATCTGAATCTGTGTAAATAATCATATGTTATTACACTCCTTTCATCATAATCATTATAATGATATATGTATGAATTAAAAAATATTTACCGTTTGATCGACTTATTCTTATCAGCTTCATCAGCATCGCGAGTACTCTCAAGAATACCATTATTCAGTTTTATTATAGCATTCAGATCGTTATTCAATGCCTTTGTGAACTTAACCAGTCCTTCACGCACAGTCTTCAAACCATCAAAAGCCCAGTTGTATAACTTTCGGTTTTTGTAATAGATGCTGTTGGGTTCACTCTCATAAGCTTTCAGGTAGTCAGCAAATTCATCAGCTATACGCGCAACTGCATTAACCTGATCAGCCATTTCAGTAAGACTATTATTGACGTTTATACTGTTTCCCGAAGAGTTCTTTGCTTGTGTATATCCAAAGAAGAAGGCAGCCAAACGAGCCTCATTAGCATCCGTTACTACTACCTTGGTTTTTGTGATAACAGTATTCTTTATTTTATCCAGACCATCTTCAACTCCATTGAACGGTATGGAATTCCATGACCCCTTCTGATATGGTTGTTTGAAATTTGTAATACCTATACGTTTTCCAATCAACCTCATAACATTAAATATCAATTCTGTATATTGTAGAGGTTCGGTGCTGACTTCACCTGGTCTTTTCTCGTCATAGAAATACATATATATTCCATTCGCGAACAAATCTTTGATTCCGTGACTCTTAATCCAACCATGAATTCTATTATGCTTTACCTGAATGAATCTGATGAATCTCTTGATTTGTTCAATCAGTCTCGATATGAATCTCAACAATGTCCTGAATCCGTTAAGGATTATGTTGATCGGGTTGGTACCATGTGAACGGTTGTTGCTCGAAATATTGTCAACAGCTTCAGTATAACAGCATGTTTCAACAAACACATCAAGCTGTTTAGATATTTCATCATCGCCCTTTTCATATTTGGATGACTCGGATAAGATAGCTTCTGTCAAATCATATGCCATGGAGAAGAACTGGAATGATTCCTCCATAACAGATACATCTTCTTCAAGGTCTTCTAGATCTGAGTCATCACCATCATCGGTTCTGATAAAACCAAGTTTATCAACTGCTGTCGTCATGGCTGTTTCTTCATCAACACCCATCTCAAGAAGTTCTTCATATTCTTTCTTAACTTCTGGGTCACGGGGTTCATATTTTTCACCAGTAATTGTTGATTTAGCATATATCAGCTGCTCTGCATGGAACCGTTCCTCAGCACCAATATCAGCATAAAGTCTTCTCAGAATTTCCTGATTGGTATTCTTCCCGGCTTCAAAATAATCATTCATTGCATCATTCTCTGCAGCAATAAGATTGTTGAGTGTTTCAACTTCCTTTACATCATACTCATTATGTACATCACTATCATCAATACCGATTTCAATATTATTGATATCATTATCTTCAAGATTCACATCATCAGCGAACTCGTCGAAATCACCAGATGTGAATATCTTATCATCATCATCAAAATCTTCAAGTTCTTCAATAGTGAGATTTCTAGAATCATTTTCATCTGTTTCTTTTTCATCTTCATTCTTAGCATCCGATTCCATAAATGTTTTTAAGGCGGATGGATCACGAACAAAATTACTCATATTAAAACTCTCCTTCACGGTTTTTACCAAATATGGTTTAAGAACATTCCAACTTTCCCAATCCATATTATATTCTTTTGCTTTAGAAACTATTCGTTCTGCAAGTTCTTTTCTGTATTTCTCAGGAGCATCCTTAAAGAAACGAATAGCTTGAATCACATGTACCTCATCGTTTAAAGGATACTTTCTTAGTTCAGGAATACCAAAATCAGTATCCTTTAAACGATTACGTTCTTCTGAAGTTAGTGTAGCTTCAGATATTACATTATTTGCCCTGAATATATCAGGATATTTCATTTATATATCACTTCTTTCAATTTAATATTAAGAATAAAGTTATAAAATAATGCGGGGAATAACCCCGCATTATTATCACACAAATTTATTCTTAATTGCATCAATCGAAGAATCTGCCGGGCTTAGGGTTTGTAGCCGGTGCAGAGTTCTTATAACCGATAGCGAGGTCAGAATCCTCAACATCGATTGCGAACATACCGCTCTTGAGTTTGTTGTTACCGCCGCTGATGATACTTTCAGGATTGAATGAATTGAACTTACCTTCAAAGAAATCAGAATAACTTGAAGAATTTGCATCATAACTTTCCTGAGTAACAGTATCTCCGCCGAAATCAAAATCAAGATCCATATCTTTAAAATCCATAAAGATTACGCTCCTTTTCATTATAATTAATTTTTACCATACAACTCCAACAACATATCATTTATGTATAATCGATTGATAGCAATTATTAAACGATATGTGTGGGTATAGTTAACATTTGTAAATACCAATGTCCGGCGTTGCCAGTCAACATAGTATCCATCATCTATTAAACATCGATTATCTCTCAGTTTAACAGATATGAACAATTCTGGGTCCAGATTGTTCTTCAGATGATAGTCGATCAACTCATTAAGAGTTACACCAAAGCTACCACCAATATAGATTTCAGTTTCTCCCCAATCCATCTTACAAATCGGTTTTGAATGAATCTTCCATCCGTACAACAACGGGAAGTCAGCATCGTTTACGACATCCGAGAATATCGGTATAGTCACACTGCTCTCTTTTGGAGTAATCAATCTGTAAGGTCCCGGATTGGGAACTGATAAATCGAACATTCCAATTGTGTTGAACTCACATCTCAGGGTAAATGTTATCGGACAATCCGATTCAACCTGATTTATTTTTGAAACGTTCGAATAGTTGAGATCATTTATGCTACACAATAGCGATGTCATATAATATGAATAAAACGCATCTGTATGTCGTCCAGAAGAGAATCTGTAAGATATCGGAAACATGCTATTCATATTAAGATAATCAACAAATGCAGCAACATCACCGTTTGGTCCCTTCACAGGCAAACCCGCATATCTCGATGTTTCTTCGAGGAATCCATCAGGTATTGCCAATTCCAAAGCAGTATCAATATCGAAAAACCCACCATCGGTAGGAATCTTGTTTATTAAATATGAAGCCCATCTGATTTGTTCTGTCATACTCTGGAAAGATAAGACAAAATCAAAATACATTACGACTCGATTTATCTTTCCACGCCATTCAATCCCTTTCTGTTTGTCGAAGAATAACTTCTCCATCTCAGAGCGATTCTGGAATCTATTCGACGTAGACGACCATAACGTTGTCGCAAATGAACCAGCAGCCAATCTATTGTCTAAACCCGATAATGATATACGTGGATTAACAATGCACATAGGATACGGTTGGGTTCGTATCTGTTTGGGTGTATGTCGTAGTTGTCGGTGTGCTATCTTTGTTGATGGTATAGCGGTTGCGAATGTGTTACTTGGAAACTGATCGACTATAAACTGTAGAACTATTGCAGTTACATTGCCGATAGTATGTGCCATATCGGTACCGCTTTGACATGCCAATGATAACTGATAACCGTGTTCATGACCTCGTTCACTCAAACCATTGTATTGGTATGATAAACTTTTGTCACGAATATTTGTATCCGTTAAACCCTCATTGAAATTATTTATGTTTCTTTTGTTAGGATGGATATCGTTATAGTCACTCATTCTGAACCCTCGATATCAGTACTGATAGAATATTGGTAAATGATGTGATATTATAATAACGAATATAATCGAAATCAAATTTAGTGATAGATGGACAACGATTCAGAATCATTAATGGTCTCCACATGTTTGTCAGACCATATCTATCATAAGCACACATTTTAGGATTGCGTATATATTTCTTATCAAACTTCTCAATTGTATAAATATCAGAATATGATTCAATCAACTTATAGAATTTCAAAGGAAGATAATTTATAATTACATCCCATTTTTCCAATGAACCATCAATATTAGTGCCATCCGGAACAGTTAAAGTTACCGAAGATGAGATGTTCTCCAAAGTGAATAAATCTGAATTGACATATTTAATCAACGAGGGAACGATTGTTTTTTCATCAGATGTCATCACAATTGGTCACATCCTTTCAATTATAATAACAAAAGAAATCTCCATCCCTCGTTATTGTACTCGAACAAACATGTTGAATACATCATTGTCGTTACATACCAATGTTGCATAATATTCACCATCATTCGTAATATATCCGTTATCATTTAATATCCTGATCGGAACATTAAATCTGTCCGACATATTTATCGATTTAGATGTGAAGTTTGTGGATGCAAATATGGGTGAAGTTACCGTGACTGAATCACCGTCTTTTATAACACCCTGTGTATGTATGACACATGTTGATGTGTGAGGAATGGAGAATTTATCGTTTCTATATGATAGAATCATTCGCGCCGATCTGTAATCTTATGAATTCTTCGTATCGTCCTTAGATGCCTGCTTCTTTGATTTACCAGCACTTCTCTGCGCTTTACGCATTACAGTTGCTGACATATTGAGAGTTGATTTTGCAACTTTCGAATACAGGTTGGACAGATACTGAGCTGTCTCTCTGATAGTCTTGATAGCCGAATCATCTACATCTGAATTGATTCCATGACGGAATTTATCCTCTTCAGCTGTGAGTTCTGCCAGAAGCTTCTTGGTCTTCGGTACAGCCTTAGCATTATTCAGATCAACGAGAATATCACGCATTGTCGTATATGATACGCCGTCTTTCACCTTATTCTGAACAGCCTTCTCCTTACTCTTCAGATCATCAACGATAGCGGTGTACTCTGCAGGATTAGCTACGTGATCCTTCAGTAGTTCTTTGAATTTATCTGTTGCATCTGATACAGCAACAACCAGACCGTATGAAAGATCAACGCCGTCGAATTTGGTATCTTCCGGAAGATCCTTCAGCATAACAATAAGCTTACTGTAATCAACACGGGTAATAGCATTGTACACACTCTTTACTGCAGCAACGAGCCATTTAAAAATGGAAGTGTACCACTTACCCTTAGTCTTTTCTCTGACATTCGGATCAGAACTTTCAGTCGATGCCGGTGTAGCAGGAAGATCAGATTCCATGAAAATGTTGAAGTCTGCAGGATCACCTGAATAGTATTCCATAATGAGTGCCTGCTTAGCATAGCATTCAACAATTGAACCGAGAACTTCCATTTCTGCGAAGCATCTAGCGACCTCGATATCATCACAAGAAGCAAGACTGATGTCCTGCTCAAGAATATAATCACTCAGTTTCATTATAAGTTAACCTCCTTATGCAGTAGCGGAAGCACTACCATTGATTGCCTCTGTAAGAGAGTAAACTGAATCGCCGAAGCCCTTGGTGATGTTATCAACAACAGAAACAACGTTATCTGTATATTCCTTGATACCATCATTGATAGCTGCAAGTGTGCGATCAACCTTCTTACTTCCACACTCATTTGCACAGAGACCCTCCACAAGTGTGAGAGCTGACTTCTTTGCTGATGCGGAACCAGCAACATTGATGATTGACTTAGCAATATTAAGAGTTGTATAAATTGCCTCACCGAGATCCTGAACATCTGATACCTTAATAGTATCAGTATAATGTCTGGACTTTTCAACGGTCTTGTCAAACTTGCTGAGCTTACCGCCGTAACTGAAGCACTTTTCGATATCCTTGAAACTCTTGATATCCTTCTTGCTCTTGAATTCACCGATATCATCACCGAGTGATCCATCTACCTTGCCGATAGACAGTCCGTATGCAGCGAGGAAATTAGCCATACCAACGCCGTATGAACGAGTCATTTCTCTTGAATATTTACCCTTAAGGAAACGCGCATCGGGAAGTGAAACCTTACCACCCTCGCAGATTTTAGCACTGAGCTCTTTGAGGAACTCATCAAAATCTGTACCTGAAGCCGAGATACCATACTTCTTACCCATTGCGATAACAAGCTTCATGTCTTTCTCGGTATTCTGCTTGATCTTCTTAGCTGTCTCAACGATAACATCATAAAATGCTTTGAGTTCCTGCTTAACAGACTCACATGCGAGTGTGCAAGCACCTTCCTGATCAGTAGGAAGACCTGCATCAGCTGCCTCCTGAATGATAAGGTGTTCACCAGCAGCAGGAAGTACGGAAATTTTGTATGCTGCATCGAAGACCGCAGAAGATACATTAACTTTACCAACAGCTTCCTGAATATATGCATCAGTTATAGATACATCACCGGCAGCCATATCTAACATAAGATCTGAAACTTTCATATGATTAAAGTCCTTTCTAAACTTTTATTTTTACAAAAAATAAAGGTAAGAGCCCCCTGATACCATTATAATTGTAAATTTACAAATGAGTTATTACACCTATATGTGTTATACACTTAAGGTGTCTTCAGCGATGTTTTCTTTGTATCGAGAAATTAACTGATTAGCTTGATTCTTATATGTGTTGATAATGTCTGTCTTCAATGAACGTTTTTTGACTCCTGTACAAACAAGTGTCTTGTAACGTGAATCGTTCGCTCTCTTTGCAAGAAGCAGAGATACTACCGATACAGCAATATTATCGATACTGTCATCGGTAAGTTTTACTGTATTCTTTATATTCAAACCATTTTTCTCTGCAAGCTCCTGCAACTGTTGATTCTGCTTCAGTTTAGTCATTAATTCTGATACTTTAGAAAAAATAACTTCATCGCTTATATTGTTTGTGATATCCATATATGTTCACCACCTTTATTTGTTATTAATATGACGTGTTACCGATAATCCCCATTTGGGGATTATCGGCATGTAGTCTATTAAAATGGATAATCATAATCATCATACTCAAACCATGTATTTGGAATATTTTCTTCATATGATATAATACTCGTATCACCAATGAGTGTTTCGTATTGCCGATTCTTTAATCTATGACTTATCTCTTCCAGATGAGATAATATTGTAAAATATTCAGGTTTTAATATACAAACTTCCTCCCTATATGTTTTAACAAACAACTCAAGTTGATCAGCTAGATATTGTAAATCGACATCAGGTATCTTCTGTATATTAGCTTCTTCTGGATTTGTATATAGTATCATTTTATATACCTACCTTTCTCCGTTAACATTTTCTTACTATAGAAACAACTGATTGGTGTTTCATCATTCATATGAATAATATATATTTCGGAGGTTGTAAAATGTTTGATATTAATGATAAAGAATTGATTAAAAGGATCATAGACAAACGTAATGATGATGAGTATGTTATTCCTTTATATGTGAAAATATACAACAATACTTACTCTCTGCTTGAATTGGATTCGATAACTGATTACAATCCTTCTTCATTTAAAGTTGGATTTGGTTCATCATCTTCCATATTTACGAAAAATTCATTTATAACTGAATACTCTTTCGATTTTGATATAGTCAATGTATTTGGAATATTTTCACCATCTCTCAATCTGAATGTTCTTTACAACGTATTTGAATCTACTTATGTTGAGGAATGTTCAGATATGCATAAACAGATCAACTATTATGTTGGTTTACTTGAAGATCGTATATCTAAACAGGTAGACATCATTAAGAAAGAATTAATACGTAAACAAATGGATGAGAATACATAACTATTTCTATTATTTTTTAATTTCTATATATATATTATTATATTGAGGACAGTGATAGGAATGTTATGTTATTATATATTGAGAATGAAAGGATGGTGAAGGAATAATGGACAATAGCAGTTACAAGGAAAAACTATTGGAAAGTGGTATATTCAGAAGAGTTAGAGCAGTACAATATAGATGTCAATATTGTCCTTTTTGTAATGATGGTAAATGGCATATGTATGTCAGAATAGATGTTACAACAGATGATCCTGTAGTATACTACTGTCAGAAGTGTAAATCTCATGGAAGTATGAACAGACAATTTCTCGAATATTTCAATCTTGATGACATACGTATTCCACGAACAACTTTCCGCAAAAAGATTGACACAGGTAAAGCCACAACTTCAATGAATATAACAGTCAATGAAAATGATGATATTCGGAATGTTTGTGAATATATTCAATCCAGAGTTGGTCACTATCCCAGTATCGATGAATTACAAGCTTTCCAATATATCAGTAACCCTGAATCATATGTGAGAGAATATTTTAACGATTGTGACAACGTGAGAAAATTACGGAATAGATATTGGTTTCGTATGACAAATGGTGGAATAATTGGTAGATGGTTTAATGACAACACCAACTGTAGATGGTTGAAATATCGTTCTAACATATTGAAGGGTAGAGGTTTATATAGTATCAAGATACCTGTGGATACACATTTACCTATAAACGTTTATATTGCGGAAGGTGTAATGGATGTTGTTGGATTATATTACAACTATATTCGTGATAATAACATCTATATCGCATGTATGGGAAAGGAGTATGAGGCTGCTTTAAAATATCTGATATCCTTAGGAATTTTTGGTAACAGTGTAAGCGTTAAGATATTTAAGGATGCTGATGTTAACGTTAAAGGAATCAAAATTGATGAACCGCTGAGGATGTTGTTTAATAAGATCGAGGTATATCAAAATATGGAAGGTGATGACTATGGCGTCTTACCTGACAAACTTGATATTCAAAAGATTATTAATTTTTAATGGAGGAATTTAATATGAAACTTAACGACGAACTTTTTGTATCGATTGACAGATCGATTGGTCGTGTATATCCTTTACCAGTGTCATTATGTGATGCATATCGAACTTCTGTTACGTGTTATACACATAACAAGATTGATCCATTCATAAAAACCATCAGTGAAAAACTAAATGAGATGATTTCAACTGTTTTGCATCTAAAAGACATCGGTAGTGACAGAGATCTATCTTGTTTATCAACACTTAAGAAGTTTCTTGAGTATGTTAATAATGATAAGGAAGAGGGTATATACTGCATAAAACATGAATCAGGTAAAAGTGTATTTTACAAGGACATTCAACTTCTTAAACTCGACATATGTGAACAAGGAGATGTTGAGAAGTATCACTATGTATTCAACGAGAAATGTGAACTTGTTCTTGAAAAAGTCATTGTTAAACCTAAATACATTAAACTCACCGATGCATTTACAAACGAACAGTTCGGTGATTTAATTCGATTACAATTGGAAAAGCCTATGAAGCAATTATGCTTCTTGATATTCGATTTGATCAATTACAAATACAACACACCGAATCCCAAAGCAATTGAGGAAATATACTTTGATGAACAAGAACTCGACGAAGATATCAGAGAAACTGTAGATAATTTATTGCAACACGGTCATTTCATAAAATGTAAGGATTGCGGTAATCCTTTCTATATCACGCATGATGAAGAGGAATGGTATACAGACAGAGATTTCAACATTCCAAAAAGATGTAAGACCTGCAGAGATAAAAGGAGGAATAAATAATGATAGAAATAAATTTAACAGACCGTGAATTAACAGACTACCAACTTTACAGGTTCGACGAGTATATTTCTGACATCTGTGAGTACTTGAAAACTCACATGGATGACAAGATCAAACCGTTCCCACATATCTATTATTCTTGTAAGAACGATGTAATACCTATGATAAGATTCTATCCTACAAGACCTGAACATTCGCTCAAACATTTGGGTCAATTTGTTGATCATATCGTTGACCAGATATATCAATATAATGATGAAATCGATAAGATGCCACCTTTGTCAATAAAGGACTTGACAAGCATTGCCAGACCATCGTACATCATTCCGGTCTTACTCCCAAAGATTGGGACCCATGGTAATGAAATGTTAATATATGATGGCAGGACCAATAATACCACCATATCCAAACTAATAAATTATTATGAATCACTCAAGCAAGGTGATGACAAAATGATCGCACTTGTGTACGCGAAAATGCCAATAACTGGATTTGTTGCATCAGAAATTTTACCGTATGAGGTTAAATATTTCAAAGATGATGATTCATGGATGAATGTATCAATCGAATTCATTGATGTTTTCACCAATAAGAAATGTGTATTCGAATTTAAAGGAGATAAAATTATGGGAATCAATATCAAAGAAAATACATCTGAAGGTGCTGCATTTGAGCAGGCTTTATCTTTCGCGGATAAGAAAAATCGTAAATCGAAAGTTTATCCTAAGAAGGTTCATGCTCACGAACAAGTTGAAGAGACACGAGATCGTCTTTTATATTATGAAAGATTAAGTAATATCGTAAATTGTTGTGTCTTTGACTGTAACTTATGTAAAGATGTCACATTTAAAACAATTGACGAACAACTTTTTGTGTGGCTTTGTTCCTTATTAAACATGATAGTTCTAACGAAAAACACTGATGTTAATTTGGAACTTATAAAGAATGCTTGTGAGCATTTACATTCGAATGGAAACTTGACAGATGTTTATGGTGACATATTAAGATGCATCAAAGACATCGAACTTTGTAGGTGAAATATGGATGAGTGTTGGAAACCTTTAAAACATCAGAAGATATCAGATGGTTACATGATATCATCCTCTGGTAGAATTAAGTCATCTATAGATGACTTAATTCCCCCATATGAAGCGACGTATCATTCAACAAATGGATATGACTATTCCCTGTTTGTGATCAGGGAGGAATACAGATTATCGTCATCTACCATGTTATTTCCGATAGATATTTTGGTTGGTATAACATTCTTACCGGTTGATGAAACATTGTTTGGTAAAGATTTAACGATTATACATATCGATGGAAATACTAGAAATAATCATGTTGGGAACTTGAAGTGGGTTAAAGATCATGAAGTATGGAAGCCTGTAGTCCATGATAATGTATGTCTCAATATGTATGAAGTTTCTAATAGAGGTAACGTTCGGAAGAAAGATACACGCGAGCTATGTATTTTACATACCAACTCGAGCGGATACACCGTTGTACATCTCAAAAGACCAAAACCTTCTGATGCTGGTAATATATTTTGTACTCATAGTGTCCATCGTCTTGTAGCTGAGGCATTCATAAATAATTCAGATTGTGATGTGGTAAATCATATCGATGGAAACCCATTCAATAATTATTTTAGAAACTTAGAATATGTCACTACGCAACAGAATACCAAACACGCAATGATCACAGGTCTTAAGAAGACAATACCCGCTGAAACACTAGACATGGTTAGGGAAATGATTGATATATATAAATATCCCCGTATTGTATATGAAAAAATTGATCATGAAAAATATCCCGAGGTAAACATGAATCTGATCGTCAATCTAAAAAGAAAAAGGTATTATGATAGATCAAATACCAATAAGGAGTTTGATTTCCATATTGGTAGGATGACAACTGATGAGATTGATATGGTCAGAGACTGTATATTGTCATCTAAAAATCATGATTGTAAAGAAGCATATGAAAAGATAGATCATGACAAATATCCGCATATCACGTTGCAGATGGTTAAGGAAATAAAAACAAACAAGTATTCATCATACAATAGATCTAATAAATATGATTTGAATACATTGACGTTTATTAAAACTCCACATCCATGCAAATTGAGTGATAATGAGATAGATATGTTGCGTGACATACTCATGGAAAATGATGGCAATGTTTTATATACACATATGCGAATAAAACGAGATTTTCCGCATATATCAATTGATATGGTTGCTGATCTAAAACGGGGCAAAAGTTACAGGAGATCTAATAAATATGATTTGAGTAAATCATATAGATACCCTTTTACACTTAAGGAGGAATATAAAAATGAGAATTTCAAAAGATGAATATTATCTTGGAATCGCAGAGGCTGTTTCAAGACGAAGCACATGTCTGCGTATACACTATGGATCAGTAATGGTAAAACATGATCGCATCATATCCACTGGATATAACGGAAGTCCCACAGGGGCTCCAAATTGTGATGAGATTGGTGAATGCTATAGGGTGAAGAACAATATACCCCATTTTACCAGATATGAGACATGTGAATCAGTTCATTCTGAAATGAATGCGATAATAAACGCTTCAAGACCTGATATGATTGATAGTACATTATATCTCGTCGGAAAAGATGCATCATCCGAAACATTTGTCGAGGCGGATTGTTGTCCTATGTGCCGTAGAGCTATAATTAATGCGGGTATAAAACAAGTTGTCTTCAGAACTAAGGACGGTGGCATGCGAAAGATATATGTTTCTAGTTGGAAAAACGAATGTGGCTTTTCTAATAAAGAATGATACATGTATTGCATGCAGAGATGAACGCGATCATAAACGCATCCAAAGAAGAAATGGAAGGCGCCACGATGTATCTCGTTGGTATCGAGAATGACGGTTCTTATACAAAGAACGCAGATTGTTGTTCGATGTGTAAACGTGCCGTTATAAATTCTGGTATCGAGAAAGTTGTAATCGCTACCGGAGAAGGGGAACACAAATGTATCAATGTAACTGAATGGATTGTCAATGATGATTCATTAACTCTTCATGAAGGATACTAAGGAGGAATTCTAAATGGAAAACAAGAAAGACAAAGACTATGAAATCAAGATGGAAGGCAAAGAACGTAAGTTTGGTGAAGCTACACGTTACACCAAAGACGGTAAAGGGAGATTTGATCTCATTCCGGGAGATATAATAACCGATCTCATTCATAAGATCGATGACCCTGATAAATATAATAATATACAGCAATCACCATTTCTGCTTGTTCATGCAATCGAGTGTGGTTATGAGGGCAAATATCATGATACTATAATACATATGATGATGTATTATTATTGCGAAGATATCAAGATTATTTCTGTTGAAAATATTCTTGTTACAGCTCTGCCTCAGATGCTGCAGGATCTCGCAATACATTTTCAGAAAGGTGCTGAGAAATACGGCGAGAGAAACTGTGAAAAAGGTATTCCATTATGGAGTTTCCGTGATTCAGGTTTAAGACATCTTGGTCAGTGGATGATGGGAAACAGAGATGAGAATCACTTCATTGCTGCCATTTGGAATTTCGTAATGGCTCTCTGGACAATCAAACATCATCCCGAGAGATGTGGTGATAAGCCAGTTGAAACAAAAATGGGAAATGACGCTGCTGACAAATTCTTTACTGATGCAATTAAATCTTTTAACACCGGCAAAGCAAAGGATTCCAGTAAAACAGTTAAGCGTGAAAATGGAACAGTTAATGTTTCGGTAAAAACAGTTTTTAAGGATTCTAAAGATATGACCACCGGTAAGAAAGATGATGAACATAATTGTGTGTTGATCGGAGGTATCTTAGTCGATGAGAATTTAGCAGAAGCTTTCAAGAAAACCATTTCTGAAGAAATACATGGGCAGAGTTATGAATCGAGCATTCAACGCATCTTGTCAATGTTGCGTATATTGAATGTGTTATGTGAATACGATTTCAAAAAGTATGAGATTAAGGCAATCATGGATGAGTTAAAATCAATGATTGTTGCATTCAATCAGCTGAACAGCTATTATGGAAAAGATAATAATTTCAAACAGGAAAGGATTTGAGCTTATGAAGAACGTGGGTATTTCAATCGGTGTTATCGCACTGGGGTGTTTTATCATTCATGCGATCATCAATCATGTAAACAAAAAGAAAATTGATGATGCTATCAGCATGACTAACAACAATTCTGAACCATCTATCAAGTTCAGAAAATCTTCTATTCGTGATAATTTATAAATTATTTCATATGGGGGCTTTAAGCCCCCATATGATATTTTTTTTATTTTATTATCGATTCCCATTTACCTGTTTCGGAATTATAAATTTTTGCAACAACACCGTTTTCAGTCTCATCAATGATAAGACTTTTTGCGTTAACATTATTGCCATATGAATCGGTAACTTCTGTAACATCTCCAAGATTATTACCACGAATCATATTCATCTTCATAGGAGTGAATTCACGACCATCGCGCAAATTTGATAATTTGAAAGAATTTATTCTGGGGAACACCAATTGCCAATCTCCAATAGGCTGATGCTCTTTTATGATTGAAGATGCTATTGTTCCTTTTTTCAAATCATCTAATTGAACAAAATCAGGTTGTAGATAAACCGGATCAGGATTTGTCATATCAGGATCAAGATTTCTTGCTTGTATAGGATTATTGGTGAGGATGTTATATACCAACTTACCATTCTCAATCAGTGAAATATTTTTACCACTACGAGAATCTCTGATATCTATTTCATCCCAGGATAAATCCTTTTTATCGATATACAAATCTCGTGTTGCCGGGTTAATTCTGTATATTTCATGTTTTTGGTAATTGGGATTGTACATCCACATCATAACACCAATATTATCAACATCCCACACGATAGTTGTTCCCGGGTTAGAGTGTACATACAAATTGCATTTCAATTCATTAATTGGTAATGTCGTGGTGAAATCGGTTGTTAACAAATTATTGAAACTTCTGTGAATTACACCACATATGAAATACAAATTGGATCTATCGCTTTCAGATTCCCACTTCCAGAACACATAAGAATCATAACGAAGTTTATTGTTTGATTTCATTGCTGATATAACAGATTCATCAGTTCTTTTTGCAGCTCTCAATCTCATAACACCGTCACAATAGAATTTACACATATCAACATGTTTGATATCCGAATCATTTGTTGATGAAGATGTTGATACTGGTACTACCGGTGTTTTTGTTTTATCAACAACATTTATGAACGATGCAGTTGATAAAGTTGTTAATGTTACCGGATCAAGATTATCTGTTCCTTGACTGACAGGAACATTCTTCAAAGATGGAATTATCGAATTCATATATGCTTCCGATGTAGCAACACCACCATTAGTTTGATATGTTGTGGATTGTTCAAACTGTGATACAAGCACATTTTTCGTCCATGTACCATTTTTAGGTGAAGCTGTTGAACTATCATTGATGATGTAATTGTACAACCATAATCCATCATTTTCTTTTACAAAAGCATATAAATTATCAAAGATTTCTCCTTTATACGGTAGGATATTTACGTAATCATTGATTATGAATCTGAATCGTAATCCCGTTCCTGAACCGGTAAGTGGTGATGTTCCATACGGTTCGGTTATACCTGCATTTCCATCAACCATATCAAAATTTGATAAGTTTATCATGTATTCAGATGCAGGAGTAACCTGTGTCTTTAGTACTGAACCAGAATCATCTACTTCCATTATGGTATAATGAAATGCGAAACCACCTACAACAACAACACCTATATCATCAACGGAATATCCACTTCCAGGGTCAGTAATACTACCGACTCCAACGTTCATCGGATCTACTAATGGATTTATATTTTCATATTCACGAAAATCGTTATGATATAACAAGTCAACATTGTTGAGTGTTGAAAGACGATTGAAAATAAACTCATTATCTTGACCAATCGTATTCATGAGTGTATTACCATTGGAATCTAGTGATGTTGGTTTAACCCATCTATCACCTAAGATATTATACAATCTGTCTTTATCTTCAACATTGAAAGATGTTTGAGTGCGCACATATTTCTTATCAACAATTGACGTAGGTGCTAATCCGGATATTCCAGATAGTTGCATTACAGACGTCGGTACATCACATATTCTTGCAACTGTCCTTGCTGGTTTTGGATATGTTTCTTTAGCGTTATTTTTGTATTCTGTATCATCATTTGATAGGACGTATATCCTACCTCTCTCATCATTACTCAATGATGCATCTGAATCATCTGTTTTCATTAAACCTGGGTCAAGTAATAATGCTGCAACCTGTCTACTATCTGGAATGTCTGGTGTGTATGTTGGTGTGTTATGTATAGCGTAAATTGCCATATGTTGTGGAACTGCACCATCATCCATATCATTCATCCATTCAGGTAAACCATCCCATTTATTTAGATCATGTGGATATCGCACATATACATCTGATGTCATGTTGGATGAACCCATACTTATTCCAGCATAACCAGTATCATTCGTCATGTTCGTGAATGGAACATCTTCATCAAAATGTACATTAAATACTGAAATCAACGGAGATTTATATGAAGCCAAACAGTTGGAATCAAATACATTCATTCGGATTGAATATGTTTGTTCATCAATATATGTCCATGATTGATTCTCTGACATAGTAATTACGTCTTTATCTGAACAAATGATTCCCAATGCATATGACTGCATTGTACTGGTATCATCGTACATTGATATTGATGACGAATCGATGGGTATATTAAAATCATTATCATTGTTTTTGAATGTGTATCCATTCTTACATTTACAGGTGATAGTATAGTTATCTGTTTCAGAACCATCAGGAGTAGCATTGAAAGATCCATCCACATCAACATATAACTTTGCATTATATTTGGAGGAATTTCCTTCATTTGATATGAACATTAGTTGTTCATTACGTTCGTTTGTGTTGTTTGTAATAGATAATGTCGGTCCCACATTAGATTGGTCGCATGTGAACCAATATAAAGGATAACCTATAAAACCATCATCATTGACAGCCTCGGTAGTATATATGCCTGAACCTTCATCGGTCAAATCCAATGGTTGTATGTTCTCTGTCAGAGGATAATAAAAGACCGGATTCGTAATGTTAGCAGTAAATTCAATACGCTGTTCAATCGAATATTCTCCGGAATCATCCAACATGAGAAGTGAGGGAGGTGTTGTTGTCTTTATCCATTTAGAAGCAAATACTTCGGATGAATTCACACTTCCTCCAAATAAGATGATACATTCAACACAGTCTTTCAATTTCATTTTATAATGTTTGAACGTTGTATTATTACCAACTCTCAATGGGAAGTTGGTCGATGTTATTCTTGCAAACATCAGACCGTTTACCATTGAAGAATATGTGAATGCAGAATAATCAGCTGACAATATTTTATTTGCACTTGGATTGGAATATGCTATTGATTGAATCACATCATTCTTGATAGGAAGTTTCTCTGACTCAATTATGATGTCTGATCCAATGTTGTCAATTTGACCTTGAAAAACATCCCCTGTCTTTTTATCCTGCACTTGTTTTTTCTTATCGGTTTTTAATAACCAATGTTTTCGTTCCTGTTCGAGATTTAATGCCAATCCATTGTATCCCATGAACCATTGTATCTTATCTGGAATCATTTAATTTAACCTCCTTATTCCTCATCCGGCACTACAGTTATCCAATGATCATTTTGGAATATCAAAACATTTCCATTACATATCAACATTGAATATTCTGATATATCATTATCGTCATCATCAAGTATTCGATATTCATTTAACGATTCTAACGTTATTTCATCATCTTCTATGTTAAATACAAACAGTATATCCGCAGTCATACTCTTCTTATCAACCAGAATTTGTGGATCGAATATTTCCGATGATATTATTTCATATCCACCTTTTGGTTGTTCACCTATACCAACGTATTTTCCGTTAACATAATCAACAACCTTTTCACCCTGTCTCCTCAATAAACTGATGTCATTCTTTTTATATATAGGAGAATTGTAACTGTTGTTCATTATATAATCAATGAGCATTTGATCTGTAAATTCGTAATCGGTATCCTCAAATTGTAATGGATATGCATTAATATCAATATTCGTGGATATATATTCAATCAATTCGTCATGTGTTAAGTTGATTAATTCATCATTGAGCTTCTTCATATCTGTTGACAACTCACATTCATTATACGAATAAACATTTCTACTTAATATACCAGAATCTTTATCAACGAAATCGATACCTCTGTACACACCTAATGTATCAATGAATGTTAATTCATTTTTATCAACACATTTCAAAATGTCTGTGGATATAGTTTTAAATTCCTCGATAGTATTCTTGAAAGGATTGTATACTTGTAAAATTGGTTGACCATCTTGTGTCTCATATGAATATGATATTGTATTAGATTTATTATAATACTCTGACAAATTTAATTGGTGAAATCTTGGTAGAATCATTTTATGAACTTCATCAAATTGAGATGTTTTGTTCATTTGATATGTTACTATATCATGATATTGACCCTCATCTGTTAAATCAGTTAATATATACAGAGTGTCCTGCGTATTAACATTTTTGATTGAAGATGATAGGTCTGTTTTGAGATCTATGTCACGTTCTATATCAGAAGATGTTGAAGATATGCTGATGGGTGTCATATTTTTAATAACGATATTATGAATTAATGTGTTCCTCATAAATACATCAACTAATGTACGCATCTGCTGAGTTTCATAATCATCATAATAGTTTTCGATAACAGGATTTCCAGTGAACTGTATATGCTGAACCCAGGTTTTGTTGTTTGTGTCATATTTCCATATCCAAACATTACCAAATTTATCAAATTTGAAAGTGTATAGATCGTTGAATAATGACAATGTTTTTGGTTGCAAGCTCGCCCATGTTATATCGTCAATAGAAAGTGTTAGTTCCAAATCATCGCCAACACCAGTAACAGTTGTGGTTTTACATCTCATATTCTGACTTGAGATATTACCTATATTGATTACTGCATCATCATCGGGATACATAGTTATTCCGACAACAGAACCAGCAACATCTTCAATATCAGTTACTTCACCTTTGATATATACACCACCGAGAATTGTAGTAAATGTATCACCAACAACATAATCATGACCACCTGTCAAAACTGTGAACTCATAACCTGTGGAATCCTTCATGTTGAGATACGTATTCAGATTACCTGTTCTACTATAATTCTCCGAAAGATATGTCTCATCTAATACTTCATCCAACACAGTATCATTAGAAAATATCATTGTTGTTTGATTAGTTGATATTTCTTTCGTTACTAATCTGGAAGATTTATTATTCCAAATATTATCTTTATCCGAAACCATATATGGTACTTCTGAACGAACATAGTTTTCATCGATAACCAATGTTGGTGAAAAGTTTTCAACTTTCAAAAGTTGTACGAATGATGTAGGTATATCACATATACGACATAAACATCTTGCAGCTTTATGATAGTTTGATTTTTCATTATTATCATAATCTATACCATCATTGTTTACATAATAAACCCGAGATGTTTCAAGCTCTGGATCAAATCCTGCCATTCCTAAAGAAAATACTCGATTACCATGATAAACAAATTTATCCAAGTATGTTTGTCTGGATAAATTTGAATTTCCAAAAGTATTCTCATCGACAAAAGTTATTTCAGATAAACTATTTCTTGGTGAAATACTTTCACCTGTTGTGATGTAGGTTCTTTTAGCCGTATTATCATATTTGATGACAACATTCAAATTATCGAGTACAGCCACAATATCATTCTGTGGAATCGCTGAATCAATTATGAGTGCAGCAGTTTGTTTATCAACAGCTGTCTGATTTCTGTTATTAAGATCATCACGTATAGAGTATAGTTCGGTGTGAATTCGATGGATAGTCCTATCCAACAAATAAGTGAAATACTTTGGTAATCCTTCAAATTCTCCTAGATCATGTATGACTCCATTTTTCTTAGAAACACCATTATCTGAATATTCCGAGGACGAATCAATGTGTATACCAGACACAGCATTTTCACAAATACCTTCGTATTCATGGAGATAATCATCGCTGAATTTCACAATAAATGCTGATATTAAATCCGGTCTTGAATCATATGTTTCGTGAATATTTTGATTGAAACTGTCCAATGAAATATATCCATAGCATCGATTGTCATATGATGTACCATCGTAATCATAATCACCATTTGTTGGTCTTTTAAATGACCATTTAACATCCTTTGATAGCATGATTTTTGTGTAGCTATGATCAAATGTGATTTTATGTTCACAGTGTGGTTGTTGTCCCAGCTCATCAACGTTGATAAAATAGATATCCCCTATAGAAACATTGTAGTTGTTTACCGAATAAGATGAGCTTATAAAAGATTCTCCATCAGAAGGAAATACCTTGATGTACCATTTGCCCGATACATGTGTATCAGGAATATTATCATTTCCATATATCAAAGGATATAAACGATTTACATCATGACCATCAGTACCCATGGTCAATAGAGTATTATTATTCACATCCAGATTATTTTCAAAAGATATATCGGGAAATAAACGAAATATGTCAACACATATCCAGATGAATGGTTGTTCATACATATTATCAGTCAATTTCTTGGTTGTTAATATTTTTGAATCTTCATCATAACTTTCCACCATATCAATTGTCGTCTTATTGATAAAGAAATAGTAGTCCGTATCATCACTTTTTCCATCATCTATCAATAAAGGTATTTCTATATTATCCAAATCTGGATTATTGATATCAGAAATAACTAGAACTGGTGGGGTCGTAGTATGTATAAACCTGTCTCGATGAACAACAGGATCACTCCAGCTTTCAGACCGTAACACAAACCTTTCGTCACAATTTTCGAAGCGTATATAGTATTCTTTGTTTGATAATAACACATCTTTCTCCAATAAAGCAACGAGCATATATTGTTGGTCATATGTATTAATCAAATCAGAATACTGGATGTCAAAATAAAAGTCGAAAGTATTATTAACGAAAACATTCTTCAGTGAAGGTTTATCCATTAATATTTTTCTTGCCTCTAATAATAATTCAGAACCAAAGTTTTCTACAACACCCGAGTACTGAGAACCGTTAATATCCTCATATCCACAATTCTTCTTAGTATAACCATTATAGAAGTTTTTCAACAGTTGTAATGTTTTTCGTAAACTGTCAGGTGTTACGAACGGTGAAAACTCTTTTGTCTCATTTATATTGCTCATCCTCTTCATCTCCTTTTTTATTTTCCATATTTATATAATTTTCTTGGTAAGTATAGAAACATTCTTATACTTGCTAAGATTAAGAAAGGGGTTTTACTAATGAAAGACTACATCGTTAAACACATGCAAAATCCATTAGCTGACATCAAAGTGAACTTGGGTGTTGATAAACCTTTATGGATGTATGTGCAAAAAGCCGTCCAAGATATAGAGGTAATAAACATATTATCCCTATATAGTATCAGTAAAAATGCAACAACACCATTCATTCATGTTGGTAATTGGGAATGGAATCCACATCCGCTTGCCGAGGAGATTCAATACCGACGTCGTGAGACTGGTAACAAGTTATCAACTAAGACAATCGGCAATACTCGTATCGGTGTTCTGGATTTCGATATCTATGCGAGAGCTCGTGATAAGAATGGTAATCCAGAATATACCGTCGTCCATAATAAGATATATATTCCAATCGAAGATGAACACGGTCGATACTTAATAGACAACATTCTATATCCGGAGTATCAGCTCGTAGACAAGTTGTTATATCCTTCTGGAAAAGATTCTATAACACTGAAATCCTTACTCCCGGTTGTAATTGCTTGGGAAAATGCGGCAGAAACATCTATGAGTGGATACATCGTCGAATCTAAGATTGGTATGGTTAAAATATTCACAACCATGGAACCCATCCTATCATGTTTCATGCATATACAGGCACCCTTGTCATATCTGGAGGTGTTTCCAATATTACAGTTTTGTGACAGAGTGCTGGATGACAAGGATGAATATGAATACTTCAAACCTCTTCCGGATGTGGAAATCTATATCAAAGGATTCAGAAAAGGTCTGGAGAAGTTTGAATATGTACGGTCCATACTTGTCATGGCTATGTCGTTAATAAGAAAACATAAACCACCGTCAATTGAAGAGTTACATGATTCAAAATGGTGGGTTTATAAACTTTCATATTATGACAATATTATCGAACATAGGGGTGCATGTCATGAAATGCATGTAGCAAGAATGTTGGATACTATATCCGCACAAGTATTACCTATTCCGGAAGTTGATAAACGTGTTATGGTATCATTACTCAGATACGTTCTTCAAACAACATTTGATGATGTGAATATATATTCCTGGGAGAATAAACGTCTTCGACTTAATGAGATAATCTCAACAATCGTGACAGCTATAGTGTCAGACAAGTTGAAACGTATGTTCAGATTTGGAATACAGCTTCCGATGAAAGACATGCAACCACTATTGAAGTTCGGTCCACAATGTATATTGAAAAATATGCATAAACTTGGAACTGTTCATGCTATTGATTTCGCAAATGATCTTGATTATTATCAGCAATTGCGATACACACGTAAAGGTCAAAAGGTGGCCTAACATTTCATATATGCGGGAATGAGTCACACCGGATAAGTGACTATCTGTATTATATAATATGGATGCCTAAAGCTTTAACTACCAAGCTATGTTAGTGATAACTTAGTGGCAATGAGTAACGTCAAAGGTATGGTAATAATGTTAAAGATACATGGTCAATCCGCAGGCAAGGTCTGTATAAAATAATCTGGTAAATAAATCTAAAAGTTGTTGTTCGAGAAATATACAGAAACAGCCTCAACGACTATCCCAGTGATGGGAGTACACCCGTAAGCCAATGACGGGCTTGGAAATGAAATGTAAACGATTGTTGTGATAACAAGCGTTTCACGATATAGTCTGCACATTCAGGGAAAACCTGAAGAAGTTCATAAGAGAACTGCGTGGAATTGCGAACCACGTGAACACCCGGCCTAACAGTTTAGGAAGAGTTGATAAGCATAAAATAAATCGTACACAGAAGTTACCACATCCGAGCATAATTGGTAAAGTAGATCTGCTGAAAAGCTCCAAGGATGTCGGTCAGAGTGGTATGATATCACCATGGACAGATGGCTCCACAATCAATGAATGTGATATAAACAAATATCCGAATGTCAAATTCGATTTATTTACATTCATACAAGAGAATTTTCCAAATCCGGCATTACGACTCAATGCTAACAACATTGTTGAATATAACAGGATTCTGGACAAGCTTGTTATGTCAACTTATATTAATCTTGATTATAAAATAAAGAAAGTGGATGATAACGATGAGGATTGATTCAACACTTTTCAAAGGATTTGTTAATAAGGATTTGCGAGTAGTTTATTCATATAATTTTGAACCTACTGGACAATTCCAAACTATTGTTCAGAAGGATAACGGAAATGTTGTTATACGTCCCTCATTTGGTATATCGATATCCGAAGGTTTTGATAAATCAAGATTATTCATTCCTGCCAATAAGTACTATCCGTTCGTTTCATTATTAAGGAAAACAATAAAACTTATTTCTGATAATCTGTTTGAGATCTTCCCCAACATCAATAACATAGAATTTGAAATAGATTCTCGTGTATTAGAAAGATTTCAAACAGAACAAGCGATGGCTACCAGCGGAATGACAATGGTACCCACGGTATGGGTTGATCAAACAAGTGCATGTTTCCCAGGAATCAAAGTGACTTCAATGAATGGTTCAGTTGATATTCCGTTGGAAGATGCAATACCAATCTCTGAAATGTTGAAATCATTTGAACCAAACATATTTGGACTTTCAATCCTCAGGATAATTGGTAAAATAGATTGATGTAGGTGTGATTATAGGTGGGGATCATCCCCACCTATAATCATCTTTTTTATAGTCTATATGTTCCGGTCATTCTATTTGCAAATGAAGTGAAATCGTTTAGTACTGCATCACCTACATTATGGAAGAAATTTCCTGCAGCTGATGCTGCTAATGCTAGTCTAGAAACTAGACGTATACTTCCATTAACTCTATACTTATCAACACCAGCACATTGTGCAATATAATCAAACATGGTATGGTTATTTAAAAATGTAGATATCTTATTCATACCAGATGTCAAAAGTACATGTTGTAGATCTGCAATTCTTATGGTCACATCAATTGAAAGAGGATATCCATAAACTGATACATCTTTACCATTAGAATTCTTTGTAACTGAAACACTCTCAACCATTCCTAAACGAGTTCCCCATAATCCTGGAATGTTACATTGGATTACTGGTGGATAGGAATATGCTGATGCATTATTTTTTGAAAGCTCAGGAAGCGCCAATCCTAATATGAAGAAATAAGGAACCAACACTTCTGTGAGATATGAATAAGGATCACCAGCAGAAGCCGATAGTCTTATTTTCAAATCCATGCTTGTTGTAGAAGAATGGGATTTGAAGATCTTCGGATATATTGTATGATCACCAATATATGACCGAGCCATGCTACCTGCAATTGCGGCAGTAAATCTACCTGTACCAGCGGTTAGTGCAGACATAACTTTTTCTGCTGCAGATACAGCACCACCTGCTATATTCACTATTGCATCATCAATAGTATTAGCTGACGAACTTGTTATGAATGCTATTTCAGCACCAATGTCATTTCCTTTATTGATTACAGAGCTATATATTTGAGATTCTCCGATAGTATTAGTGAATGTTTCGTTTGCACTCGTAGGTTCAACCATGAATGATACATATTGTGATGTATCCCCCGATTGGTTGTCGATTGCAGTAACCGTTCCTAAGTCTTCTGATGGTGTTATAAAACGATAGTTGCTCCATACATCATTGTCTTTTGTAACATTAACATCCATTCCAATAGGATAAAAATTATCACCTATTCTCACACACGCATTTTGTAATCCTAACATGATAACAGCCGTGTTTATCATCATTTTGACATTATTGATATATGTGTACCAATCACTTTCGAATGTGTAAAAAGGTTGTTGAACAGATAGAGATGTTAACATAGGAGCCAATAATGCTCCACCGTTTAACAGTAAATCAGAAATATTCTCCAATATTGATTTTGCACTTCCTAAACTATCTAAATCTGCAACAGTTGTATCTTCATCGACGTCACTCAATCCTAATGAAGCTGCTTTTGTCATACTGGTAAAACCTGTATCATCCGATAAAGCTTTGTTATATGTCTCCAGATTAGCCTCTTCCAGAACAGATGTTGTCGTGGAAGAACCAGAAGCTGAATTTCCTTTAGAATCATAAACATCATATTTTGAAAGCGCATAAGCATACTGTGATGCTACACGTATGATATTCGCAAGGCTACTCATTCCACCTGTAAACACCGCCCTACCAACAACAAAGTTTGCAATCTGTGCATCCTGTAGTATCTTTGTTAAATAAAAATCACCCACAGGACCAGGTGTGTTTTCCTGATTTGGATTGGCACTCATCAACCTCATATCATTAAGATGGGTTAATTGTGGAGGTGAACCAAATAACCTCGGTGAATATTTATTCAATAATGGTGAGCTTTGATATGGTGTATCACCTAAATCTTCAACCTGTCCACCTATTCCAGGTAAATAATATTTTCCCAATATTTTTCATCCTTTCTATTTTAAAATAAATAAAACCAATAGTCAAAGGGATATCAGTCCTAAATTTATTAAATGGAGGTCTTTTTAATATGAAGGTATTAACCATCACAAATTTGTCGAAAGATAAAGAAACGGAGCTTTTTATTGACACTCTGTTATCTAAGAAAATATTCAATGACGCTGTGTTTGATCAAAAGTTTTTCCAATTAAACATCAAGCTTGATTCATGTGTTGATTATATATATCGAACATTATGGGAAACTGTTTATCTGAAATCATCACGTATTTCAACATACGATGAAAACACAAATACTATTTCCATGTATTTATCATTGTCCGAAGCCATTGGATTTATTTACAAGACAACACCACCGAGATTACAGAATCTCATACCTGATTCAATAACTTCTATAAGTTCAATAATTGAGGTATTGAAACAATTCCTGATGGATGATAATAGTGGACAACTCTTAACATATCATTCATATTTCAGAAATTATACTCATCTTGAACCATTTGAAACTAAATGGACTTATAACATGGAAAGAATGAAATTGTTGAGAAAGAATGTTCCTAGTGGGTTGATTGTTGATCTTGAAGCTTACAATGTTCCATTTGATGAACTGTTCAATGGTTCCATCATCCCATATGAACATGCATGTGTACAGATGACTTTTCATTGTACTAATGAATCTGATGTTAAAGAAATGATTAAGATATTATATAATGAGAAATCATCATCTATTTCAGATTACGAACAACGTTATCCATCATGGCATATTTCTAACGTATACAGTATTAAGATTAATAACAATAATGATTTATACGTAACCGTGTATTCCACATGGGTTGATTCAATATCATTTTCTTTGAAAGAAATCATTCAACGTACATACTCTCCTATTATGAAATAAATCTGCATTTATATTAAAATTTCTATTATTTTTTAATTTCTATATATATATTATTATATTGAGGACAGTGATAGGAATGTAGTAAAAATGTAATAATATAGAGAAAATGGAAAATTACATATAAATCTATATAAGAATACAGATAATGAGTTAGGTTCTTCGCGATGAAAATTAAGGGGTTTAAATGAAAAATTGTCAACTGTTAAAGACGTTAAAACAGAGAAAAGGAAGATGTGTGTCAGATTATAATACGACTATTAAGATGAATAATTTAGATTTGTGATTCATATAATATATCATTGACGGGATTATCCCGTCAATGATATCTCCTTTATTTTTTTTTATTTTTGTACATATATTATTATATTGAGGACAGTGATAGGAATGTTATGTTATTATATATTGAAATTATTCCTATAATTTTTATATTATATATTTATATAATTCTATAGAAATCAGTATGTGCGAATGGAGATATTCCTATACTAAGAAAATTGAAAATAAAGGAGATATATTGTTATGGAAACAAAAACCTTGGTAAAGGTAATAGCTGCAGCTGCAGCTATAGGTTCAGCTATTGCCTCAACAATCAGTGTGATATTCAGAAATGATGATAATTGTACGGTTAATCGTTATTCATTTTCTGGAAATCATTGTTGTAATCAGTCACCGTATCCTCAGACACAATCATATGGATATGGTTATGCGGATCCTTATCAGATGAATCAGTCTCGTGGTAATTATTATAATCCTTATCCGGTTACACCTGAGATGATTAATCGAGTTAATCAGCCTTATTGTGAGAAGTTGAGATGGATTAATGATCCAGAATCTTCAAATAATTATTATGGTATGGATAATGTGTCGGGATATAACTTTAATTCCGGTAATTATAACAGGAACATGTATTCAATCCCGGTAAATTCTTATGGATACGGATATGGATATGGTTATACTAATATTGATAGAAACTATAATAATTACAATAATCCGAATAATTATCCATATATGAATAATTGCAGATATAATTATCAATATCAACCACAAAATCCGACAATGAATTGTTATGATTTCAAATCTCCAAGATATGGATATGGTTACGGTTATGGATATGACAGTTATCCAAATCAATGTATGAATAATAATTATTATCCAACATATCAAACGTATAATCCAAACAACTATCTTTATACCAGTAGAACAATAAATATTCCTGGGGTGAAGAATACTTCTTGGATGGGCAAATATGATTCTGGCGATTGTTACAAGTGGTCATGTAATAATCAATCGGCATATGAAAACCCGTGGAAAAGTGACAAATCATTTGCAGATATGAGTGGTATTTGGAAAAGTGAAGAATCAATTAAACCGACAGAAAACATTTGTTGGTCAGAAGAGGTATCAACTAAAGATACTAACGATGATGAACACAATGATCAAATAATTTCAATGTTTGTTGTACCGGAGAAACAAAATGCTTAGTACAATAACAATTATGAAGTTTAAACACAATAAAGAAAGGTGGAAGAAATGTATGACTGTGAATAAAGATATTATATTCATGGATTCATCACATGATCCCTAGTGGTATGAACCTTATCATGTGATAAAAATTATATGCGAACATGAATTCGCAAGAAAGGGAGGTTACTATGGAAGGTAACATGACAAGAAATGACATCGATCGCATATTCAACGGAATGAATAATGTTACGGGGGCAGCCCATGACATTAGCAATGTCATTGTAGATAGATTCTGCAATGATTCTAATTCCCGAAGAAATTGCTATCAGCAGAATCAGAACCAGTCAGCGTACATGCCTCCTATCCAGTATGGATATGGATATGGTAACAACGGTGGAAATTATGGTTCTGGTATGAACAATGGTGTGATTCAGCCATGTGGTTATCCGGGATTCTATAATCCACATTATGGTGCTACTGGAGGTACATGGTAATGACACCGTTTAAAACAGTTTGTGACCGCTTATCCTCAAATCAGAGGATAACGGTCGAAAGCAATTCTCTTGACATACCGGAAAGATACAGTGTTTCTGTAAAAGCTTTGATTGAAATAATGAAACCGAAGCTCACTGTACTTGACAAAATTTCCATACAGTTCATTGAGGATGCTTTTACAGACATCGAAGCAGTGACAAAAAAGTTGGATGCTGACACTGAAAATGGAGATATACCTGATTCAATTCTTAATGTGTTCTCATCCGAATTATACGGAAAAACAATCAACGAACTTACAGATGATGAACAGAACATAATAAAAGTTCTTTCAACATACATCTGTATACAAAATTAAAGGAGGAATTTCGAATGGAATACGAATACACAACAAAATCTGGCGCAAAGCCTATTGAAGTCGATCTCTACCATTTCTCAACACATGATGTGATTGACTATCTCGAAAACCATGTTCTCGGATTCAAGGTTGGTCACGACTTCACAAAATGGGATGGTGTCACACCTGACCATTCTTATGTAAGGATGCGAATTGTAATCGCATCGAAAGATATCATGGCTGATGTTAAGCCCACTAATTATGTTGACCGTGTACTGTCGGAAAATGCGGCGGGTATAATGTTCAAGGAAGATGTTATCAATGCTCTTGAACCTTTCATGTACCCGAAGACAATCGGCAATATTCGTAATCAGCCAGAGACACTTCAGCATCTGAGAGATTACGGTGTATACGGAGAACGCCTCGACGAGATTATTAAGAATGCTCAGTTGAATTATTCCAAGGAGACTGGATACTGGTGCGTATACCTCAGACCGGAAAGAATCATTGCTGACATGGTCAAAAATGTTGCAACTAACAAGATTGAAGGCAACATGTCGATCATCAAAGTTGAAGGTGGAGACAACACATCCGACATCATCCGTTGGACTGTTCTCGTCGACAGAAGAAACAGCTTTGTCGGCAGTAACTCGATCCCGATTGATGCAATCTTTAACAGATAATGTCAAAGACGATAAGAAGGAGGGGATTAACCCCTCCTTCACATATCGCTCTTGATTAAGGAGTGTGAAAATGAATATTTGTGAGATTCATGAGATGATTGAACTGTTGGAAGATTTCTACAATAAACCTCTTCAACGTACAATTGTTGTTGGTGGAATTGCTGGATCATTCATATTCAAACACGCGATCGATGCTGCATTGACAGTTTATCCGTTTGAGAAAACACTCGTTGTTGAGGGATGTCAGGATTATATTGGTATAGCCAAATGTCAGATGCATAATTTTGTTTATTATGCTGACTTGTTTACTGATGTATTATTTGACCCATTACAACCATATGATCCATTTAAACCTGTTATGTTCAATCCTAAACCGTCATATGGTAAAAGATTGAACATGATGATGATTGAGCAATATGATCTCATAATCATTAATGATGCACATCTTATTCCACGTGTGTATATTGATTCGATTGTGAAGAATTATTACGGAAAGGTCTGTATAATTGTTGATCCATTCGACATTAATGGTGAAATGTATACGGGTTGTCCAACAATAACAGACTCACTTAATAAATTATCCCCGATGATAGGTCTGGCGCGTGAAACATATAATGTTGATACACGTGCTATCGACAGAACTGTCAAAGGTTCGATAACTGAGTCTAAAATTTCAAAACGATCAATTGGTAAAATTGATGATAAACAATATGTTACGAATGATGAGTATCTGTTAGATTTAGTGCGTCACAAGCAATTACAATCTGCTTTCAGAAAGAATCAAAAGTTATTCGTGACATCCGAGAGAATAAATTCAAACATAGAAGAAGGTCAACGCGGACAAGCATTAACAAAGAATTCTATGTGTGTTATTGTCTCAGCATCATCAAAACCATTAATGAAATTGAGACTATTCAATTCAAAGATGTTTTGCTATGGGGATGTATCCTATCTCGATAACCCACCTGAAAACGTTATACAGGTTAAACCGGCAAATATCCTAACACTGGAAGAGAGTGCATATCATCGATACAATTCAACAGTTTTGATTTGTAATGACCCTATAACACAGAGACAGAAATATTCTATTCTGAAAAATAGTAACAATATTACGATCGGTCACATTTAACCAATGTGACCGATTACAAAAAGAAGGTGATGGTTTGTTTGGGTTTAAAATAGTTCGACGAAGAAAAGAAGATGAAATTGAACTCGAAACATTTAGAAAAACTGTGAGATTATTACATGACCAATGTTTGCAATTTGATAAGGTATTGAGAAGAGAAATGACTGTGAGTATGGAAATGACCACTTTCCTAATGTCACATGTTGAAGCAATACACGTCTCAGTGGAGATATATTCTAAGAATAAATTCTCAATGCCCTCGAATGTATTTAACATGGATAATGAATTGGGTAAGATTCATCAAAATGTATACAAACTCGTTAGTACTATGCTTGATAACATAGCTCTGAATGAAAAGATAAACGTAGTAACAAATATACATGGTGATGATATAGATGAAGACACCCTTCATCAAATAAAACGTATCAGAGATATTCAGGCTGAAAGTGTTAACGAAATGAATCACAACATCTTCAACATGTTACTTGCGTTAAAAACTATCATCTTCATAATAAATTACGACTATACTCGAATACTCGTTGGGTGCGATATCATTAAGGAATACTATTCCCAACAGAAACAGAAATTATCTGTTTCTGATATCGAATACACTATCAGTTTTCGTAAAATAAAATTCAACAAAGGAGAGAAAAACAATGGACTCATTAAATCAGCTGAACGCACAGGAGATGGAGGTTCTGGGATACAACCGGGTATATGATTATACTCAGTATTCTCATGATAACCATGTGAACGTCATACCCGAGGAATCTTTTAAGAGGCTCGTCAGTGACACATTTAAGACTATCACTGACACATTAAGATCAACATATGGACCTTATGGTTCAACCATGATTATCTCAGATCAGAATGAAACAACTACTACTAAGGATGGCTACAACGTGTTTGAAGCGATGAATTTTAATCACCACTACAAACACATGGTTTACTTGGCTATCGGTAAAATCTGTGAAAGGGTGAACCGTAATGTCGGTGATGGTACAACATCATGTATACTTCTCGCCGAAAAAATGTTCAATGCTCTGAATAAACGGATTCAGACTCCGGATGATAAGAGAGAAATTCTCAGTATTCTCAATGATATTGAGAAGAGACTGCAGTCTCTCAATTTAATCGACGAAGATAAGATGATGAAAAAGATTCAGGAACTGACAGTTCCTGCTTTTGAAAACCTCGTAATGCTTGCAGGCAATTACGATAAGGAGCTTGTCCATACATTATATGTCGCAATGCTCCCAACGTATGATGAACATAAAGTGATTGAATCAATTCGCAACGTAATTGTTGACACAGAGGTTAACTACGACGGTGACTCAACAGCAACATATGCAATCGATTATCTTCCCGGAGATTATCGTGTAAGAGTTGATATGGGGGTTGAGATTGGTCTGTCAATTCATGAAAAGACCGATATCAAAATAGCTCTGTATGATCATGCATTTGGTCATATAGATTGGGTTAATTTCATGCAGGAGTACGACAAGGAAACTCCAACACTCATTCTTGCGAGAAAATTCACGAATGATATAATCAATGCAGATTACAAGCGTTATATAAAAGATCGTGAACTTGTGAAGAGACCCACGAATATTCTCATCGCAGAGGTAAAGGGTGATTTCATACAAAATGAAATTGCTGATCTTGGTGCTCTCCTGAATACAAATGTGAATGGAGTCAATGCATCTACAATAAAACATGAAGAACTGCCTACGGCAACCGTGCAGCTTTACAAGGGTAACTGTTTATGTTTCTATGATGTCAAACCACCCACGAAGCACATAGACATACTTCGCCAGGAAATGGATAAAGACCTGAGTGGTTCACATGTTAAGAGACAGAATTATATTGACAGAATCAAGGCACTGTCCTTAGAATCAAAGGACACTCTTGTTACTGTGAAAGCTGGTACATCTCTTGAAATCAACATGTTGAAGGATAAGATTGATGACTGTGTGTCTATTGTGAATTCCGCAATCACTCATGGAATCGTTCCTAATTTACTTATATACGGATATTCCAGAATAAAACGAATTGCAGAGAGCTGTGATAATGTTGATTCCGGAGATCGATATTACTCATTGATGAGTCAGGTTGCAGAAGATATGTCCGAATCAATCGAAGGGTTGTTCTCAGATATATGGATTTCAAAATATGGTAATACCGACAGTGAAAGATACAATGATGTCAAAAACAAACTGTTCAGTGGTGATTTCACTTCGTATGATATTGTCAATGATGAATTTGTTGATATTGCCAATTTACCAACGTCATCTCAGTATGACCTGGAGGTAATCGTTGCAGCCATCTCGATTGTAAAGTACTTACTGACTTCTCGTGCCCTTATATTTGATTCATACCTGATGAGACCTCAGGGTGATGAGGGACATTTCCAGTTATAATAATCCGATGTTATAATAGAGGGCTTTAAGCCCTCTATTATAATCATTTCAATAAAACAAATCGAGTTAGAAACCTATTTATACTTTTAATATGAAAAAGGAGAGGTTTCGGATGGCGAAGACCCTAAAAAACAATATATACAAAAATATTGCTTCAATTCTAGCTTCCGATAATGCCAGATTTAAAACAGCACAGAACATTGTATTGTTTTCAAGAGTTTTATCGGAATATCCATCTAAGTCAATATATTATCTCGTCGCAGAAAGGTTGATAAACTTTATTGAGAAAAATGTCAATTCAGTATCTTTAATCATAGAGGTAATGCGTGATGAGGGTGAAGATGAGGAAATAGTTAATAATGTAGAACTCCTGCATGATAACCCGACAATCAAAACTTCTGCTGAAGTAACACGTTTGTGTGTCATTTTAGCTGACTACATTAAATATGCAAAGATATTAAAGATAAAGAATTCATTTATATCAACAATGGACATTATTGATGAAGATGATGCCAATATCAAGAATAATGTTGAGACATTGTACAAAATGTCAACAGACATCGTTAATGCATATAACTCGGTAAATGTGTCATCTGTGACACATTCATTTGATACTTGTGACGTGGATGCAATGAAGAGTGTTGTTGCTGAAGCTAAAGACGTCAGAAGTCCAAACAAAATTATCATCACAGGTATAAGAGGATTGAATAATTTGTTGTCACCTGGTTATCTTCCTGGATGTGTTTATGTATATGCTGCTCTTCCGGGTAACTACAAGTCAGGTATATTACTCGAATCACATGTTGATACCTGCAAATACAATGAACACTTAAAAGAAACTACAAATGGGAAGACTCCAATATCGATGTACATATCGATGGAAAACACCATGGCACAAACAATCCGTAGATTATGGAGTATATTATTTCCTACTGCAGATATGTCCATGTTTACTGTCGATGAAATAACTGAGATGATTAATAATTCTCTAACTGAAAAGGGTATTAGATCTGTCATCTTATATTATGGCTATAGAGAAAAATCCACAAATGATTTAGCTAATATAATTCGTTCGTATAATGATGATGAAAATGAAGTTGTTGCTGTATATCTGGACTACATTAAACGTATCCGTCCTGGTAGAACAGATGCATCTGTTATGGCTTCAGAAAAATCTGAATTACATGCTATCATGAATGAGTTGAAAGTTATATGTGCGGATTTCAACATACCCATCGTAACAGGTCATCAGCTCAATAGAGAAGCTGCTAGAGCTGTCGATACAGTTGTAGCTAATGGTGGATATAATAAGACCAATGAGGTCTTAGGACGTAGCCAAGTAAGTGTAGCGTAGACATACTTGCGCCACATACAGGTGACTGTATGTGCAAACCTTTTTAATTGCTGGGAATTTCGTAACGTAATGTCGGGAGACATAGCAGAATATCAGCAGCCAAGACGCTATTAATCCTTTGATAAGAAGGATGTGATAAAATGAAAAAATTCATATTTCAAACATATATTGATTATTATAATTATATCAAAATGATAAACAGGACATCATATTTCCGACATGTATTTCACAGAAGGATATTTTAAAAAGAAAGAATTAATAGCGTAAGGTTCAACGACTATCGAAACTAACTCAATCATACTAACCACTCGGGATGAGTGCTTGATTGGAATAAGGATAATGTCCGAAAGAAGTAGAGTAGCGCCAAGTGGTTCGGGTGTGAAGTAATAATTCTATAATTCCCGATTAAAGCGAAATGGAAGGGTTCTCGTTAGAGAACGTGATATAGTCTGGACATCCACTGTAATAGTGGAGAAGTTCATAAGAGAACTGCATGGATTAACGATCCATGTGAACAACCCGGGGAGATTATGGAAGTTGCGGATTTCCTCGCTCTCATGAATATCGAAAATAATGGTGAGACAAAAATGTTAATGATAAAAGTGGCTAAACAAAGAGATCTGGATCAGAATACTGATAGCACAATAACAGCTATTCGTCATCCATTCATATCATCACAATCATTTGCATTAAAAGTTGATATAACAGAAAATGTTTCAATGTCTACACCGATTTATTTTGGAAAGCAGACATGTAATTACATGGCTAATATATAACGAAATAATTCTATTTATCGAGATATATATAATTAATGTGAGAAAGAGTTACAGAGTAATACTTTCTCTAAAATAAAGGAGGAATACAATATGTCATTAGTAGAGCAATATCAGAGACAGGTCTTAGGACCGACTCAGGTCGTTGATTACTCGGCGGTAGTAATGCAGGCATATCCGCCACAGGCAATGCAGATGGAGCCGTTTGTAGGTTTCAAGATTTTGTGTAAAGACACAAATGCATTTACAACTGACCCGAGAACCCGTCTTTCTCAGATCGATTCCGGTTTGGGATTCTTATCAGGTAAAGGATGTATAATCCGTGAAACGGATATGTCGATGCCTGATGGTTTCTGGGTTATCACAATGCCTGTTCCTAGAAGTCAGGTAAACCAACAGCTCAACAATCTTATGAATGTCCTGACCATTCTTGAACAGTATTTTGGAATCATCCGTTCGTGTATGGTCGAGATCAACGTATCGGGTAAATGCAATATTGCCGATACAGAGAGATGTCTTTCAGGATTGACAATTCCGTCTCGTTATATGACTGAATTAGAAATGCCTGAAAACACACCCTATCGAATTGGTCATATCACGAGAATTAATGATAACTTCATGGTTCTCAGAACACGGTGGCGGTTCCATAATCCGCCCACAACAGACAGATATGAAGATTTGGTTGTATTATCACAGCTCATATCTTCTATATATCATTAAATTAAATAGGAGGAATTATTATGTACAATCCCGATTACCCCACAATGTGTGGAAGCTTTACACAACACACATACAGACCACTGGAAACAACCAATGAGACATTTTTCTACAGTGGTATCAATCCTTTCGGAAATCAGCCTATGACAGATTCAAGAAGGAATTTCAACATGAACAATGGCGGTTATCCCACAGGAACCGCCGGAGTTCCTGTTGAGACACAGATGAAGATGTCACCTTCATATCAGAATGGTGTTCCTATGAACGGGACTCCAGCATTTAATTCTCTCATCGATTCCAGGAGAAGTATAAATGTTAATACACCGGCGGCAGCATCTTCAAATCCGTGGGCTAATAATCAGCAGAACGTTATCCCGAATAATTCATATGCGACTCCCACAATGGGTGATGCATATGCAAATCCATATCAGAACATGTTCAACTATCCTCCGGTAGAGATGTCTAGTATGGCACTCTACAACGATGCTAGTCAGATTGGATTTGACAGAAAAGCAGGATGTTGGGAGAACTCATATACAAATCCGAGAACAATCCCTGTTCCGAATGTGAATTGGAATCAGGTAAATAATGCTCCGCCAACAACTTATCAGCAGCCGATGTACCCTGTTGCACCGACCTCGACATCGTGGTTGGAAATTGCGGAAAGAAACTGGGGTTCCGGTAATCTTTAATAACAGAAAGGAACAGATTGTATGGATAATATACGTCAGTTCCGCTCTCGATTAAATACTCTTCCTCTTGAATTGAAAATCAAGATTGGAGAGATTCCGTATCAGAAGGGTATGTTAGCATCTTCAAGGAAAAATCGAGTTATCGAACTTCTCAAAGAATATAACATACCTTTTCTGGAGATAGGTACAGGTACTAATCGTTTTATCATTAAATATGACGGTTATGCTATAAAGATAGCTCTCGACAATGAGGGTATCGCAGATAATAAGCAGGAATGGGCAATATGTGATATGCTTCAACCACATGTTGCATATGCCCATGAAATTAGTAAAGGAGGACACCTGTTGGTGTCCTCCTATGCTCCTGCTTTTACCACCTATTCAGAGATGTTCCTGTATGCGAACACTATACGGAATATATTGAAAGAGTGGGGGCAGAGATTCTTACTCGGTGACGTAGGATTAACAAGAATAAATTATGCAAACTGGGGTCTGTCTCCTGATGGTAGACCGGTTTGTATAGATTATGCATATATATTCCCTGCATCACTTGATCTTTTTAAGTGTATATGTGGCAGTCACAAGATGACCTTTTATGATACCACATATTCTTCGTATAAGTGTGTCGAGTGTGGACGCAAATACGAAGACAGAGAGTTACGTTCGAAGATATCTCAACAGGAAAGATTGAGACTGTTTGAGAATGTACATGGCATTGAGATGACGGATGAGATTGAAGAACATCCGGTTGATGTAAAATATATCAAGATGGACACCAATCCAGATGCACCCGACCCATATGATACAGCCATGAATGTGGCTCAACATATGTTTGCTGAACACGGAAAATTCTATTGATAGGAAAGGAGTGAACTAAATTGCATTATTCTCAGCTTATTAAGGTTCCAAACTACTTGGACACAGGAAATCATAACCCTGTGTCCAAAGTAGACTCTATCGATTCGGCTAAAATCGATCAGCTGATAAAGATGTTTGAGACGTATGGGGTTTCTTCACAGGCACCACCGAGTTTGGAAAACTCGGAATTGAATGATGATGAAATTGACAAGGTACTCTGTTATTTATTGAGACTGCAATCAGAGTACTTCAACGACGTACCATTATCGAGGGATTTGTGTAAGAAGTTTATGTGGAACATTCCACGGAATGTATATAACTCATTTCAGAAAGCAATTGCACTTGATGAGCCGGACATATTAAACCCGTTGATGTTCTTCTACATCTTCTGTGTGGACGACCCATATTTCGCAATGGGTAAGTTTGTCAACATTATTAATAATTTAATCGGTCCAGATGAAATGGAATTGATTGAAAATAAGATCGAGTTATACGATCAGAATAACTATGAGGACGAATAACAGGAGGAATTCAAAATGAATGAATTTGTAAAAAATCTAAATGAACATGTAGTAGCAAACTACAACAAAGCGTTCTCATTATTGGACAATGTCCTCAATAAAACAGTTGAGGCATTTGCCGATGTTGATGTATTGTATGATAACAGTAAGAAATGTTTCGTTGTTGAACATCTCAAACAGTCGACATACTCACTCATCGTAAACATCAATTATGATGACTCACCTTCGATAAATGCCACAGTCAAGTTCAACGAATTTGTTGTAGCTAACTGTGGAATGGGTATCAATGGTGAATTCGAGGAACGTTATTCACGTTTCCCGGACGCTGACATGAAAATGGTTGTTTCACAATACTTCACATCACTGTCATCAATAGACATCAACAATATGTCTGATGAAAATGCTGTTGAGCAGCCGGATAATTTGATGACGGTTGATAATGAGGAACCGATCATTGAAGAAGCACCGGAAGTTGAAGTTGTTGCTGAATAAAATATAATTCTGACATTGACGGGGTTGGACCCCGTCAATGTTATCTATTATATTTATTTTTCATATATACATGATTAATATGAAAGGAAGTGATTGGTCATGATAGTTACGTCTAAAAGATGCTATCTGAATATTGTCACACAATATTGTGATTTGAATACGCTATTAAATGCCAATTATTATATAGCGGATGTCAGAACACCTAACGGACTCATTAATTTCGCAGAAGACAGTTTGAAATATGATGAGAATGGTCAACTGACAGTAGAAAACCAAATCACAATACCACATACTATGATGGCAATGGGTAAATACAATATTAAATATGGCAATGGAGAACTTGATCCAACTCCATACATTGCAAATGTGTTAGTTAGTATTGGAGAAGAATATACTGATCCTGTTGACAGATTCATCAAACACCTGAATGATACAGACACAGTATTGTCGACGTATAACTTTTTATTTAAGAATCAATTACAAGGTAATGGGTTACAGATATTGATCTTTAATGATGAGGACACCGTGAAAAATTATGTACACATCGTATGTGAATATTTGGCACACATTTTTGGTTGTGACATAACTTTTATAGACCCACAGTGTAGACCGGAAGTAAAAGGTAAAGCAACATATAAGGGTATTGAAAAATCTATCGCGGAAAAGAATATCATGGATATTCGTGACTGTGACTTATTGATATCATTCAACCAGGCAGTTACACATACGACAGATTTTTCCAGTTGTGTGAATAATTTGATCAGCTTCCTCAGTGGATTTGATTTTCCTCAAACTGTACATCTGTATGAGTTGCTATTTCCCAATGATCCTTTACCTCCCGATAATTATACAGCTGAACACATCAAACAGATAATCATCGGTAGAGTTTCATCTGATGCTCCAAAGAATAACTTTAACAATATCATACTTACTGAAGATTTCAACAAATTCCTCGAACGTTACGAGAATGAACAATCAGAAGAAGATATTGATGATGATTACTATGAGTGAAGTTTGTATGGGGGAGAGTCTCCCCCTATTTTTTTCTAGATGAGGTGTAATAATATGAGTAACAAAAACAAAGCTCAAAATCCAATGTCTGAATATCTTCTCCAATTACAGTTAATTGTCAGCAATACGGAGTTTAAGGATAAGACTGAAGCAAATAAATATGAGACGCGTGAATCAAAAGAAGCCGGAGATATTTATGTTCGTGCTGTAACAAAAACTGATATATTTGAATCATACACATACGATTCAAAAGATGTGTATAAATTATTAGAATCAGAAGGATATAACGAGAACAAGATTTTCTATTTCATCAATAATCCACAAATGATTCCTCAATCAATAAAAGATATTCTCATGAATGAAGAACGTGATAAGGTTATATCATCATATCAAGAGCGGAACAAGTATTATGTCAGGTTAACAGGTAATCCTTTTCCAGGAAATGATGAATATCCTCCGGAAGAAATATTATGTATTCCGGATGGATTTTATGACTTATATCGTGACGAAAATGTCATTCAGAGAAATGAACCAATACATGAAATGCCTGCTAAGTATCAGGAGTTGTTCATGAATTCTGAATATTATCAACAGATGATTGATGAACATCCTGATGCAAAGTATCTACTGTACATAGGTTCTAATTCAATACCTATACATGTTTCAAGAAAAGCTAGAGATGGTGATATACTAAGAATCAATACCAATAAACTATCAACATATAATCCAATATTTGGTAATATTTCTGTATCATCAGATGTTGTTCATGGGTATGTTAATACATATAATGAGACCCGGGATTACGTTTATAACACCTTAAGAGGTGATTTTTCTTCAATATATCCAAACTACGACAGTTTCATTCGTTTTCTAACAATATACTTGTCGATAGGTAATGCTTTAAATGAATTCATGAAGAAGTCGTCCTCTTTAATATATATGAACAATGTAACAGCAAACAACATGTTCATGTTATACGGTTTACCGTCAGTTATAATGGAAGGTTCATCAATGATAGAATTTCTCAAGAAATTCAGAATGATATTAATGGACAAAGGAACCAACGTAGTTTACCGTGTTAAAGATCTGATAGGATATGAATATACAGATATCTATACATTGGTCATGGTTAAACAGCAGGTGTTTGAAAATGGTATTCCTATATACTATTATGATGAAGATGGAAATAAATATCCAAAGCAAGAAATAGTTTTCCGTCGATTAGGAACGACAGATGATAATACTTCATATTTCAAATTCAGAGACAATAATGTTCAATATACTGTTGATGAAATTACATCCGGAGATCCTCGTTGGTGGAATACACCTGAAGTAGAACAAATGTTACAAGAAATGAATTACACATTATCGAATTCAAAATATATACAGTTGTCAACACACTTGTCGATGACTGATATATGGTGGCAATGTGTAATTCTTTTAAGAGGTTTATTGGACAGAAAACAGGAAACCCAATTTACAATGTTGAATATAAATTTCAACGTAAATGGTTCATCTGAATTATCAATATTTGATGCTGTACTCGTACTTGTGATTTTGATGAATTGGCATTTGAATGATAAAAATGGTAGATCTATGAAGGGTGAAATGTATTTACCTAATGGGACTTATAATGGTAAGGAAGCTTGTTTGGATCTGTTGTTTAATGGCTTAAATGATGATGGTTCACCAAAAGAATTGACACTGGGTTTACCATATAAAATATCTTCTTTTGATTTTAAAATAAGAGAAGAAAAAAGAGACTTCTATCTGTCTATAAATAACATGGATTATATTGAACCCAATGTGTTTTTACCTATGCTTGATAAAGTTCTCGATAGAGAGGATTCTAATCTCGGTGAAGTCTTAATGACAGATGTTAGAATGATATATAAGTATCTCGAGAGTAAACTACGTGAGTCAAAAACGATATCTGAATTCAGACAGGTAACAGATATATTTTCAAATCTATTTCTGGTTGATCCGGTGAGAAATTGGAGTGACGATATAGCATTTAATTCCGATACAATAATAATGGATGAATATAATATAACAGCCAATGAGTTGGAATCATTAAAGTCGTTCTTTAAAGAAAATGACGAACCAGAACTCAGTGTTGAATATGAGAAAACATCATACCCAATCAACTTGTATAATGTGTTAAACCAGTATGTTCCCGATATTGAGATCATTGACACATATCCATTCAGAGATGATGGATTCGTATCTGCATTCATTAAGGAAATGGAAAAGTTCTCATCAAATGCGTTACTCACATCATCTATTTCTACAAGTATAAAGAGTAATTATCAAAATATCATCATTGATAAAGTGTTGCTTGATGTAGGTAATTCTGACAATGGTCCAAAAACATTTGAGTCACTGTTATTCCGTTCAAACCCATCACTTTATCGGTATATAACATCCATCAAAGGAAATGGAGATAGTGTATTATTATTAATGAGATCCATCGTCAAATCATTGGAGAATTATACGAGTTCACAACTTTCAGGGTTGGAGTTTAAAGTTATTGGTGTTGAACAATATTTCTATATTCTCAAGGAAGTTATATCATATTTCAAATCATACATGGTTGAATTCACAAAAGATGAATTTGTGTACATATTTGATGGATTGTTTGATAATGGTGGAAACTCTAATATGTTGAGATTATACGATGAAATATCATCTATAGATTTAAATATCCTTCCTAAAGATTCATTAACAATGTATGATGTAAGCAATGCTGATATGTATGTTAAGATGACGGATGATAATGTGGGTGTAATGTATGATGAAGCGTTGTTCCGTATACAAACAACATATCAGACGTTACTCGACACTGGATACGAGATATGGTATGATGATGGAAAAAGAATAACACAAACACCATTCGATATTGATCCAACAACCAATGTAGTTGCTAATGTTGTTTCAAATGATTCTTCTTCTTCTTCAGCATACAAAATAATCATCAACATAAACAATCTTGATGTTATCCCTCCAAATTATGTGGGAAATGCTCGATGAGAATAAAAAAAATAAAACTCCGGGAATTCCCGGAGTTTTATTTCAATCTTAAGACTCGTCAGTTATTGTGTTTATGATACCGACGAATTGTTGTAAGTTTAGTTGTATTCTCCCTGATAAGAATGATAATTCTGCTATAACGGTTAAATATATATCATCAGAAAGTAATGGATTTGATGGGTTTTCGTTTGTCGCTTCTGTAATGTTTTCATTGATGGATGTGAGTAGTTCTATGATTGTCTGATAGTATTTTGTCATAACTGCAGTGGTTAGTGTTGAATCCGATATCATACCATGTGAAAACATAACTTCTTGGAGAGCTTCAAGTTTTGCCATTTGAGGCATAATAAATTTAAGTAAGTTGTCTGTGTTAACGAGATATTCTTTTGTTAATTGTGCCATAATTTACCTCCAAATTTCTCTGTTTTAATGTCTTATTCAGCTGCCGAATTGATATTTTTATCCCGATCGTATTTTGCCTTTATCTGCTCAATAACGCTGTAGATAAAATTCTTAATACAATCGGGAACGGACTCATTGGAGTAATATTTACAGTCATTCACCAAATTTGTCGTAAATTTGGAATGTTTCAATACGACACTTAACAGTGCTCCTTTGAGTATTGAAAAGAGTGCTTCATCACATTTGAGAATAGCGTCGCGGTGTGCAAAATACAAACAGTCGGAATAACTGTTCCAACCCCTGTCAGGTATTGCCATGAATGAATTGGAATTACTATTCCACATAACTTTAGTACGGATATAACATCCGTATTTATCAGACCAATCCACGAGTATGAGCTGAAGTGTATCATGCTTTGAGCCGTCCTCGATGTACACTCTTGATTCGTATCCCTTATATTCGGGATTATATTTTTTCTCTGTTTCGGGATTTTCTGAAGTTTTTTCTAAAGCTATTTCCACGAGTTCTTTTACCTGTGCTATTGTGAGTTCTTCGAATTTAACTGTATTTTTCATCATTTTCTCCTTCCTCCCACATTTGTCATGGGAATAAAAAATCTTTTTGAATATGTAATAAGTTCCACAGAACTATTACAGTCTGTGAATATGGTGAATAAAGAGAAATGAAGTTTCGTGGGTTTCCGCAGTTTTCCTTCTAGGTTCATTCCTCTTTAATCATATTAATAATATATATAGAAAATTAAAATAATAGGAATTTTAATATTGTTTTATTACTACATTAATATGAGTAAAGTTAGAAGGGATGAGCAGGTGGATACGTATGAAGTTACATCTGAAGTATTCAGGCTACTTCAGATGGGTTTAATATGTATTCTGCAATTATCCACAGAATACATCACCGTTTAACGGTTCGACGGGGTTACCATCGCAGATGATTGTTTCATCATTCATATTTATCATCTCCTTTCAGAGAACGATTTCCCTTCTAACTAACTCATATTAATTATATAAATATAGAAAAAGAAAATAATAGGAATGGGACCGGGCTCAGCCCGGTCCCATAAATCTATTAGTTTATTCCTCAAGGTTACTACTAATTTCTTTGGACAAATCAAGAACATGGACAATATGATCATATTGTCCAGGATGAATATTATGAGAAATCAGAAACATTTGTTCCATCTTCAACGTTGCCATTATTTCTTGTAACATGAGAACGAATAGATCTTTCATATGTTCGTCAATATAAGCATCGAGTTCATCTACAAGAGGAATATTGTAAGATGTTAATGACGATGCTAATGACAAAGATAATGCTAACGACAACAATGTTGATTCAGACTGACTTCCATACTTTATATCATTAGACTTATTGCTTCCACACCTGAAGGGTAATGTGAATGAAGATTCATCTATTACAGGAGACAACATTTCGATTTCTCCATCATACATCACATTGAGTAGACGGTTTGTCATTATCAAAGCATCTTCTACAGTTTCTCTTATAGCAATAACAGGTTTACCCTTTGTGCTACTGGTTGCTTCTGAAATAATTTTATATTTATCATCTGATGCCTGATATTTTTCTATTTCATTAACAGTATTATTGTATTGATTATAAGCATTCTCCAAAGTATCCAGTTCAGAAGTTAAAACATAAATTCTATTTGTCATTGATGTGTATTCCTCATTTAATAGAGAATACTCGTTTTCAGATGCATTTAATGTTTCGACCAATTCAGTTAGTTTCTTGCGACGTTTCATTATATCATTTATGTCAACATGTTGAATCTGTGATAACATCATCCTGCGATTATCGTTTAATGACAATTCGTTTGTCATTCGACTGATATCAATGTCTATATTGGATATATCATTCTTCAAATTACTTATATCTGAAGAAATCTTTGACAAAACATCCTCTGTGTCATATGATGTGGTGAGTAACTGTTTCATACTGTCCAAAGATTTTTCGACATCAGAAAGCTGAGAAATATACTTATTCCTCAATTCAATCTTAGCAGCTTCTTCCATCAGATACTGTATGCGATGTACATCTATTCCAATATGACCATTACTAATGTTGGACATAATATTCGATATATCAAATAAATCTCTCAATTCATCCGATATCTCCAGATTGACCAATCTTCTAATTGTCTGGACATTTTTATATGCGTGATCGAATTGTTCTATATCATACTCTGTGAATTCAGACGAAGTGACACTCTGATATGATTTGAAATATGTCTCCAAAGTATTTCTGGTTTTCTTATATATGCAATTATCATAACAACAGTCATCGATGTATTCTCCATCTATAGAGTTTATCATATTGCGTATTCTTGATATAACAGATTTTTCTTTTTCGGTATCCATTAATGCACTGCCTTCTTGAATGAGGAATGCCGATATATCGACACCTCTATCAATCATATCAGAAAACAACTTCAGATGTTTCTCATTCAAACACGAAACAATTTCTTGACACGTGCTGTTGATTGCTTGTGCTAATGAGATCATGCTCATCAGATAATTAGATGATGATGTAACATATTCATGAACTTCTATTTCATCAATTTTATGTTTAATATCATCTCTTAAGGTTTTCATTTCATTGTAATCATTAGCGGCTTTTGTGTGAGCCATCATAGTATTCTCGATGTCATTTTTCTTACCATATAGAATATCTATATCTTTCATAATAAGTAACCGCTTATTTTTCAAATCACTGATCTGACCATTCAATGAAATCTGTTCATCAACCAATCTATTGTATGTGTTAGAGTCAAATTGTCCCATAGTTTTGACGACATTTTCGTATGCTGAAATGGAGTTTGTGACATCATGTAACTCTTGTAAGACATTCTGTTGACGAATAACCGAGATCTTTCCAGACAGACTATCTAATCTAGACTTAGTAGATTCAATTGTTTTGGACAATTGTTCATATTCAGATCTTTTGCCATTTAATAACGTACAAAGATTTTCATATGAACCGTATGTAGATAATAGGTATTCCTTTGTGTTATTTAATGAAGATATCAGTTTGTTTGTATAACGATAATCTTCGGTCGCTAATTTATGAATTTTATCATAGATATCAATACCCATAGCTTTATTCAACAGATTCTTCCTTTGATTGAAACTCATATTAGCAATCGATGTTAATTGTGTTCCATTGCATATTAACTGGAATACATATTTATTCAAACCAAGAATCCTTGATATCAACCCATTGAAGATTGTTACACCTCCCGAAGGGTTTAATTCTTCACCATTACATATCAAAGAAGACGAAACGGTATGACCATTTTTTGTAGGATTGTATGTATGTGTTATATTATACACTTCACCATTAACTTCATATACAATGTTTTTTATTCCTGTTTCTCCAGGCAATATCAGTGATAAATCTGAACGTTCATCTCCATTA